TTACTGGAATAACAGGGCCATATTATCCACCAATAGGACCAAGTGGAGCAATTTATTCAAATACCAACGTCGGAATCCCGAATAATTTGTATATGAATGGAGCTATTGTATTATCCGATAGTACAGTCATTACAACAAACGCTCCATATGGAGTAGACATGACCCAATTTGGTAGAACTTCTTGGATAATAAATACATCCGCGCCTACAAATGTACAATGGTATTCAGTATCATTATCATCATCAGGTCAATATCAAAGTGCTGTTATATATGGGGGTGGTGCAATTTACACATCTGTTGATTATGGTCAAAATTGGATAAGAAATACATCCGCGCCTACAAATGTTTATTGGTATTCAGTATCATTATCGTCATCTGGTCAATACCAAACTGCTGTTATATATAGTACTACAAATGGTTCAATTTACAACTCTTCTAATTATGGCCAAAATTGGATACAAAATACATCGGCGCCTACGAATGTAAAATGGTATTCAGTATCATTATCATCGTCAGGTCAATACCAAACTGCTGTTACAAATCTGGGAGTGGGGTCAATTTACACGTCTTCTAACTATGGTGTAACTTGGATACAAAATACATCTGCACCTACAGGCGCAGAATGGACTTCAGTATCCTTATCTGCGTCAGGACAATACCAAACTGCTGTTATAAATAATGGTAGTACTGCTGGAATTTATACGTCTTCCAATTATGGTCAAACTTGGATAAAAAATACATCCATAACTACTACTGACATATACTGGTATTCAGTATCCTTATCCTCATCAGGACAATATCAAACAGCTTGTATAGGCGGCTTTTATACATCAGGTTCAATTTATACGTCTTCCAATTATGGTCAGACTTGGATACAAAATACATCCCCACCAATGAACGTACAATTGTATTCAGTCGCAGTATCTTCATCAGGACAATATCAATGTGCTGTTATAAAAGGTGGTGCAATTTATACGTCTTCTAATTATGGTAAAAATTGGCTACAGAATAGAAATGTTTCTACAAATGCAAATTGGTTTTCAGTATCATTATCATCATCTGGTCAATATATTACTGCTTGCGTTGATGGTGGTTCAATTTATACAAATTCCATACCAACCACTTTTGGTGGAAGTATAACAACTAATGGAAATATAATAACTAATGGAATAAATGTAAATTCTATTGTAAATAATTTTTCTTTAACAGGACCAACTCTACCAATTGGAGTTACTGGAATAACAGGGCCATATTATCCACCAATAGGACCAAGTGGAGCAATTTATTCAAATACCAACGTCGGAATCCCGAATAATTTGTATATGAATGGAGCTATTGTATTATCCGATAGTACAGTGATTACAACAAACGCTCCAGATGGAGTAGACATGACCCAATTTGGTAATACACCTTGGATACAAAATACATCCGCACCTACGAACGTAAATTGGAATTCAGTATCCTTATCATCATCAGGTCAATATCAATGTGCTGTTATAAAAGGTGGTTCAATTTACACTTCTTCTAATTATGGCCAAACTTGGATACAAAATACATCCGCGCCTACAAATGTAAATTGGCGTTCAGTATCATTATCATCGTCAGGACAATACCAAACTGCTGTTCTATCTAACGGAATGTACAATTCTTCCAATTATGGCCAAACTTGGATAAGAAATACATCCACACTAGCTTCTCTAAATTTGTATTCAGTATCATTATCATCATCAGGTCAATACCAAACTGCTGTTGTATATAATGGTTCAATTTACACGTCTTCCAATTATGGCCAAACTTGGATACAAAATACATCCGCGACTACGGGCCTAATTTGGTATTCAGTATCATTATCATCATCTGGTCAATACCAAACTGCTGTTGTATACAGTACTACAAATGGGGGAATTTACACTTCTTCCAATTATGGTCAAACTTGGATACAAAATAAATCCGCGCCTACAAATGTAAATTGGCGTTCAGTATCATTATCATCTTCGGGTCAATACCAAACTTGTATATCAGATGCCGGCAGAATTCACACGTCTTCCAATTATGGCCAAACTTGGATACAAAATACATCAGTGTCTAGTACATATTGGTATTCAGTATCCTTATCATCATCTGGTCAATACCAAACTGCTGTTAACGGTAGTATGTTAATTTACACATCTTCCAATTATGGCCAAACTTGGACAATAAATACATCCGCACCTACAAATGTACGATGGTTTTCAGTATCTTTATCCTCATCAGGTCAATACCAAACTGGAGTTTTAGATGGTAGTAGCGGTGCAATTTACACAACTTCCATACCAACTACTTTTGGCGGAGATGTGATATCTAATGGAACAAAATTCAGTTCTCTCTCAGATTTTTGGAAATTTAACGCACCAAGTGTACCAAGTGGAATTACTGGGCCTAGAATAGTAAATGTACCAACTGGAATTACTGGAAACATAAATCCTTTATATTATCCGCCTGTAGGACCCAGTGGAGCGGTTATTTATTCTAATAACAACGTTGAAATTTCTAAAAATTTGTATATGGATGGAGCCATTGTATTATCCAATGGTACAACGATTACAACGAACGAACCACATGGAATAGACATGACCCAATTTGGTAAAACACCTTGGACACGAAAAAGTCCTTTTAAAGATAACGCGTGGATCTGGCCGGTTGGCGCAATATCACCAATAGGGATATCATCATCAGGTCAGTATCAAACTGTTCGTATATTTAAAGTTGACAGAGTAAAATTTGTGACGCCTTATAGTAGCTCTTTCGCAAATTCCGACTATGGTGTTTATAGATCTACCGATTATGGTAATTCTTGGACGGAAGTTACTACGCCAAATGATGTAAAGTTACAATATTGGGAGAGCACATACTTATCTCCGTCAGGTCAATATCAAGCTGCACCGGCTAGAGAATCTATTACTAACAAAGAGTGCCTTTGCATCTCTTCCGATTACGGTGTAAGTTGGAAAAATGTATTTCCACCAAACGCAAGTGGTGCTGTATATTTTTCTTCATCGGGTCAATATCAAACCTATGGTATATTTCAATCCCATGGTACATATGAATCCTATGGTACTTATACATCTCCCGATTATGGTAACACTTGGGTACTAACATCGTCATTATCATCATTACCACCATTAGTAAAACCATCGTCATCATCATCAGGACAATATGTAACTACTACTAATGCGAACCACATCTCCATATCTTCTGATTATGGTAAAACTTGGAAAAGAGTAATAAGCTCTGGTCTTTGGTATTCCACCACAGTATCATCCTCAGGTCAATACCAAGCTTCTATTTTAAAAGATGGTACAAACACTGCAATTTACACATCTTCAAATTATGGTGAAACTTGGATAAAAAATATATACGCGCCTAGTTTTCCTTTTAATACTGTATCTTCATTAGTTGGTATTATTAGTGATAATTGGAATTTTATTAAAATATCCGACTCCGGTAAGTATTTGTTTGCTACGACAGCTATTGGTTATTACGTAACTTCCATACCAAATAATTTAAGTAATGTTGTCATATATGACAATGCAAAATTTAATACAAATGTAGACATAAAAGAATCATTGTATATAAAAGGACCAATTGTATTTCCAGATAATACTACAATTACAACAAATGCTCCTTATGGAATAGACATGAGTACATTTACTAATAATAAAACTTGGTTGAGAAAAGGTCCTGAATCAACTAACGTTGGATTTGAATGCATTTCTATATCATCAAGCGGTCAATACCAAAGTGTTTGTGCCAGTGGTATTAGTACGTCTTCTGATTATGGAAATACTTGGATAAACGCCGCAGGTACGTCAGGATGCGTATCAGTATCATTATCATCATCTGGGCAATACCAAAGTGGTTGTGGAAATAATAGCATTTACATATCTTCTGATTATGGTAAAACTTGGATAACTCCTACTATTAAAGTTCCATACGGAGAATCAAGCCCTAATGGTTGGTCTGCAATTTCCGTATCATCGTTAGGTGATATACAAATCGTTTGTATATTTCAGAGCAATAATTCAACTAATGGAATTTATGTATCGAGTGATTATGGTAAAACATTTGTTAAAACTTCAAACAAACCTTTCAACTCGGTTGCGTTATCAATGTCTTCGTCTGGGCAATACCAAGTAGCTTGCACAGGTGGTTTTTCCAATCGTAGGGATCGTACGAGGGCTGAAATTCTAGGAGAAATTTACACGTCTTCTGATTATGGTATAACTTGGAATATAAATACATCTGCGCCTACAAATAAATGTTGGAGTTCCGTATCAGTCTCGTCAACCGGACAATATCAAACTGCTTGTATAAATTCTGGTTCCGTTTACACATCTTCTAATTATGGCCAAACTTGGGTTGCAACTACAATCGCGTTTACGAATAAAACGTGGACTTCAGTATCAATATCGTCTACAGGTCAATACCAAATTGTTTGTATCAGTTATATGGATTTAACACCCCAGGGTAGTTATACGATAAACAGTTCAGTTTATAGATCTTCTAATTATGGTATAACTTGGGTAAATGATACATCATTTGGAAGTGATTATCTTTGGGTGTCCGTAGCAATGTCATCGTCTGGACAATACACAACTGGCGTTGTGTATCCATCCTGGTTTGGTACACCAGAGAGTGAATTTCCGTTTTCAAATAATGGTAGAACAAGAGGAGGAATTTACACAACTTCCATACCAAATATTTTTAACAATATTAACTGTACTAATCTTTATGCATCATCTGCCGTTTATGCAAATAACGTTGCATTAACATCCGATTATCGTATCAAAGAAAACGTCCAAACGTTGGATAATCAATTCCACGTAGATTATTTGAGACCTGTTACTTATGTAAATAAACAAACAAATAACTTAGACATTGGTTTTATAGCGCATGAATTGCAAGAATATTATCCAGAGTTAGTTTGTGGAGATAAAGACGGAGATGAACTTCAAAAAGTCAACTATATTGGTTTAATCCCAGTACTAGTTAATGAAATTAAAATTTTGAAAAATAATTTTTCAATTTTAGGAAAGAAAAATGCGGAATTAGAAAATGAAATAAAAATTATAAAAACTTATTTGGGAAAATAAAATAAAATATGAAAACCAACTATTACACATTTGAACATTTAAAACGCCCACAAAGTGGGAAGTTATGCGTGAGCGATGTGATGCGTGAGCGATGTGATGCTGATTGAGCATTTGAAATGCGCAATGGTGTAAAAGCAAACTTTTATAGTAATAAAAATTATATTATATTATTTTTATAAAAATAATATAATATAATTATAATCAATGTCATCATTTAGTTATTCAAGAAGTTCTAATTATTATAGAAATTATTCCAATTATTTAGAATCTAAAAAATGTTGTGATAAAAATCAGTGTCCTTGTGCTTCATGTCGTTGCGATAATAATGATGGAAAATGTAAACCAGGACCTCAAGGACCTCAAGGTTACAATGGTACCACTGGTTATACAGGACCAGAAGGATTGCCTGGTAGTTCCACAAATACGGGTGCAACTGGTCCTCAAGGTTACACAGGCACGCGAGGTTATACTGGTTTCACGGGTCCACAAGGATATACAGGACCTCAAGGTTTCACCGGCCCTCAAGGTTTAATAGGCTTTACTGGTGCTCAAGGTTTCATTGGAGCTCAAGGATATAATGGAACCACTGGTTTTACAGGACCTCAAGGATTACCAGGTAGCTCTACAAATACTGGTGCAACTGGTCCTCCAGGTTATAATGGAACCACTGGTTACACGGGACCTCAAGGTTCTATAGGTGCAACAGGCCTGCAAGGGTCTACAGGTTCACAAGGGTTTGTTGGTTTTACTGGCGAGCAAGGTTATACAGGTCCACGAGGTGAGACTGGTTTCACAGGTCCTCAAGGTTACACTGGATCTCAAGGAAACATTGGTTTCACAGGCCCTCAAGGTTACACTGGATCTCAAGGAGATATTGGTTTCACAGGCCCTCAAGGTTACACTGGATCTCAAGGAAACATTGGTTTCACAGGTCCTCAAGGTTACACTGGTTCACAAGGCTTTGTTGGTTTCACAGGCCCTCAAGGTTACACTGGTTCACAAGGCTTTGTTGGTTTCACAGGCCCAACAGGCTCAACACTAAATATATTGGGTAGCGGCACTGGATCAGTTCTCGTTGCTGACTCAAATAATCCAAATAATGTCTATTATAATAATATTTTACGTGTAATGGAGACAACTAGTTATGGCGCAACAGGTGTTAATCTTGGTATAAGCGGAAGCGTTGTTCCATTGAGTAACAACACGTATTCATTAGGAACTACGGGATATGTGTGGTCGGAATTATATGTTGGTACAGGTTCTGTTCATATTGGCGACGTAAAAATATCTTCTTCTACCGCGTCATTCACTGGAACTACTGGACCATCTGCAATTTTTAATTCAAACTTACTACCTAGTCTTGACAATACATATACATTGGGTGCTAGTGGGGCATCATGGAGGGATTTGTTTGTGGGTCCAGGAACAATTAATATTAAAGGTCCAGTAGGTGCAAAAAATATAGCAACCATTGGCTCTGATTTACAAGGCATAGTTTACACACAAAACGGGTTTGCTAGTCCATTTCTCAATGTGGGACCTGAGATTTACACAGACCAAGCTGTTGGAGGATGGCAAATAGTTGGAACGGGATATAGCGGCGCAAATGAGTTTGTTCCTACTGATTTATACGCACAAATAAATGGTCAAAGTGGACCAACTGGACCGGTTTATTCTTTAATTTTTGGTAAATATGGACCAACTGGATATACTGGTGAAAAAGGGTCTCAAGGAGTCACTGGTTTCACCGGTTTTACTGGTCCTCAAGGTTTGCAAGGTCCAACTGGGACAAATATATTCATAACAGCATCAACTTTTCCAGGATATACAGGTCCAACTTATCCAATAACAACTCCAAGTGCTATAGGAGGAACTGCGTATTATTTAGACGGCGATAATTTACGCGTGACAACAAGAAATAATCAAACAAACTTGATCAATGCTTCATTTCAAACATACGAATCATCCGCTAATGGAATTAATAATTTATCTGCTACAATCATGCGAAGTTTTGCAGGTATGTCTGGTTTTACTGCAGCAGTTCCTCCTTATTACCCTGTACTCAATTTAGCAAACAATGTATTAGTAACTGGTCCGACTGGTGATGTTCGTTTTCCACCAGATTCAGGTAACGTAATTTCTTATCTAAATACTTCTTTGTGGACAATAAGTACTATACAAGGACAAGGAGGAACTCCGAATAAATATCCAGTAAATGCGTTTACAGTAAATATGCAAGCACTGGATAGAGTTACAAATATACCAGCCGGTCCAACCGGAGTCTATTACGCGCTAAGAGTATCAACAGATGGTAATCAACCAATTTATTCAAACATCAGAATGTCTGCTATTCAACTGGGTTAAACAATAAAAAATAAAAAGTGTTCATAAATTTTATTATAATGAATTCATTATAATAAAAATAAAAAATAAAAACCAATTAACGTTGTTCTATTTCTTCAATGGTGTATACTTCAATAATCCTTCAATATATTCTTTATCATAGACACCAATTTTGGTTGTTCTATCCCAACTACTATAATTCAATAAAACACGTTCGTTCTCAACAACAACACTCAAACAGTATTCAATTGGTTCTCCTTCAAATTTAAAAGGAGCAGAGTATCTCAATAATTGCATATGTTCATCAAAGACAACAATCATATGATAGTAATGTCTTGGACTCTCATAAGAGACCAAATGAACAACAAACCATAATTCACTTTCTTCGTAAGTAATAACTATATTACCATTATCGTTAGTCATCATTTTAGTATATTTGAATCCACAACTTGAACCGCGAACGTGTGTAAAAATATTAGGCATTTCTATGTTTTTAACAAGTGCAAGTGTTTTGGTATCATCATTCAATTTGCATATTTGCAAAGGATACCATTTATAAATAATGTGACTAGAATTATTATAATCAACATAAACCCAATTTTTCTCACATTGGGATTGATTGAAATGTTGTGTAATTTCAATAGGAGATATCTTGTTGGTTTTATTGGAAATATCATATTTACCGGATACTACTCCTAAAAAATTATTTTGATGTAAACCTGTTCCAATAAATAAAACGTCGTCACTTTTAACATCATTAAAAATTTTTACATCTTCTGTTCCAATATATTGTCTACCGTCAAAATCAATATCAAAACATTTAACATTTATAACTTTAAAATCTTTATCTAATTCAATAAATTTATTAGCAGTAATAATATTTTTCTCACAATTAATGTACTGCCCGGTTTCTGTAATGTAATAATTAACAAAACGTATATTCATCAAGTATTTAGATTCATTGAAGCTATTACTATCGCCATTATTTTGTTTTTTATGAATTAAACAACTTGAAGAAGAATGAAATTCTGTGTTTTCACCATTTATTTCTATATTCATTTTATTATCCAAAACATAAATGTGTTTAGGTACTAAAATATCTTTGTAGAACTTCATGTTTTGAAATAAATTAGTATTAATACTACCATCACGCGAATGGTTCAAAATTTCAACTATTTCATCATTAATATTTTTTATATCAAGATAATATGCAGAAATTGAATATTCATAAAATATTTTATACGTATAAACATCATTGTGTAAAAATAAATAATCGTCACGAAATATTTTTTTATCCAATTTTTCTTTTGCTATCTTGTAAAAATTAAATGCTAATCTGTTCTTTGATTCATTTCTGTAATGATGTATAATTTCATAGATTGTTTCTAGCCTATCAGGTAGAATTTCTATACTTGACAACCAACAACAAATAGCATCATTCATTCTACCCAATTGTTTATAACAATGACCCATTTTATAATAACTATACCACACTTCTTGATTCCAACCTTTGCATTCAATTCTTTTTTGATATGATTCTATTGCTTTTTCATGTTGACCATTATCATGATAACTATTCGCCAAATAAAAATAATAACGCTCATTATTAGGTTCATCTATTAATCCTTGAGTCAATAGTCTAATATCTCGCTCAAATTTATCACTTTTAGCACCACCATCTCCAATATCAATAATAAATAACTCATTTTTTTCAAATAAATGATGTCTATTATTAGAAGGTGTATTAATGTATTCATGTGTTACACCTGCATAACTGTATAGCCCGTTATTGCGTACAATTCTAACATTTTGATAATAAAAATGGTCGTTACCTTGAAGAATATAAAAAGAATCGTGGTTTACCAATTTATCCTTATTAAAATGTTTTACATCTAATATCATATCAGCATCTAATAATAATACAAAGTCAGACATTCCTATGCAAGAATTTAATGCAAAATTTCTATTATGTGCAAAATTTTTAAAAGGTTCGTAGACAACTTTACCAGGGATATTTCTTTCTTTGAAAAATGTTTCAATTAATTCTACCGTATTATCAGTTGATCCTGTATCGCAAATACAATAAGAATTTATTATAGGTAAGACCGACGTTAACAGCCTTGTTATGATTTTACTTTCATTTTTTACAATCATATTTAAACATAATGTAGGACCTGACATGGGTATTATAATTTAATAATACTTTGATATTTTTAAACTGTATTTTTATTAAAATATAAAATATAATATAATTATAATAACGATTAATATAATTATGGCTTGTACAAGATTTTTTTATGACCCATGTAGAACAAAAAAACAATTACAACAAGCAACTGGACCAGGACGATATATATTAGATGTACCTGGAAACGGTGCAAATCCATGTTACATAGAAGATCCGCAAATTATTATTCAAAAATGGGGTGCTAATCTTAGAACAAATACAATTAACTTAGAGAGTGATTTAATGGGTGTGAATAAACCATTGAGCAGAGATTGTTTAGGAAAAGATAATTATCAATCTTACAATGTTCCGAACCAAGCAATACAATACCCTAATTGCAATAATTTGTATACCGAACAATCTAGGGCAACTAATCCTGCTTGGTGGTATCGCGATTTAGAACAAGTTGATTGGTATTATCCTCCATTAAATCCACAAGAAAATACATGCTTTCCGTTTGAAGCAAATTTAAGTACAAGAATTTTAGAAAAAGATTATTTTACTCCTAAGCGAGATTGTGTAATAAATCAAACAAATAATCTTTTACCAACTAGTTTTAATTTAATAAAAGAAACCTATGTAGGTGGACCAAATAATTGCACTGGAACAAATTCATGTCAATATGTAAAAAATACAACACTCTAATAGGACATTTAACAAATATAGTAATAATTTTGAATTTATATTATAATTTTTTATATATAATATAATATAAATATAACAACTATGGAAATAGCCATTCCTTTAATAGCATTAGGTGGAATGTATGTAATATCAAATCAAAATAAACAAAATAAACCAAATTATAATGTTAATAACAACAAAAATCAAATGGGAAAAAATAAGATTCAACAAGAAAATTTTGTTAATATGGGGAGAGATGTCAATTATTTACCCAACAATGTTATTCCACCGCAAAATTTTCCTCTAGAAAATATTAATGAATCCGTTGATACTGTAAATAAATACTCAAATCCAAATACAGCAACCGATAAGTATTTTGACCAAAATGTGTATGAACAAAATGTAAGAAAGGGGATTAGTGTAGGACGCGACCCTCAACAAATTTATTCATTAACTGGAAATTATTTAGATTCTGAACAATTTAAACACAATAATATGGTTCCTTTTAATGGAGGAAAGGTAAAAAGTGATACTTTTACTAATAAATTCGCAGAAGTCGTTTTAGATAATATGGTAGGAAATAGTTCTCAAACAATCAAAAAAATTGAACAAGCGCCTCTATTTAAACCTGAAGCTAATATGAATTGGGCATATGGAACCCCAAACAACAGTGATTTTTATCAATCTCGTGTATATCCTGCGATGAAGAACAACCATGTTAAACCATTTGATTCGCTTCTTGTTGGGCCTGGTTTAGATCAAGGCTATGGTGTAAATGGAAGTAACGGATTTAATTCAGGTATGGAAGCACGCGAAAAATGGCTTCCTTATACGGTTGACCAACTTCGTGTCGCAACAAACCCAAAATTGGAGTACGAATTAACAAATCACGAAGGTCCTGCCGAATCAACCATCAAAAACATTGGACTTTTAGGACGTGTTGAAAAACAGAGACCTGATACTTTTTTTATTAATACACAGGATCGTTGGTTCACAACAAATGGTGCCGAAAAAGGTGAAAGATTGAGACCAATTGAAGAATTGGGTGTTATCAAAAGAAATGATATTTCATCTGATTATTTAGGACCTGCTGGTGCAGTAGATAGACAAGCAACCGTGGCTCCATCTAATTTTGAACCTAGTAGAAAAGTGAACCTACCATGTAATGACGTAAATCATTCTACAGCGGTTGGACGTGGACCAATTACAGACGGTGATAAAAGAATTGAAAGTTTAACAAAGAGTATGGTTCCTAATCACCGTTCAAGTATAAAACAACCCGATGCAATGCGAAGCGGATTTAGTAGTGCTATTGGTGCAGTAATTGCTCCTTTTATGGATGTTTTAAGACCATCACGAAAAGAAGAAATTATGGGTACTGTTAGAGTTTATGGTGACGTAGCTCCTAGTGTTCCTAAGAGTTATGTAAATAATCCAAATGATACAACAAACACTACAATTAAAGAAACAACCCTCTACTCACCTCATTTCAATATTAATAATCAAAAAGAGAGTTTATATGTTAATAATTATACACCTATGGATTTGACACAGAGAGACACAAGTAGTTGCAATTACATTGGAACAGCTGGTGGACAAGCAACTCAATATGGTGACATGAGTTACGACGCCGCATATATGCAACATAACAATGATATTAAATCTTCTACAATTGACAACAGACCAAACCAAGGCGGAACGCAAATGTTCAATCAACAAATGAATCTAACTACTATTAAAAGTGATAGTGACCGTTTGGATGGGCGAGTCAACCCAGCATACTCTAATGTTTCACAAAGGCCGCCTTCAGTTAATACTTATGGTGCTATTAAAGCTCCGCAATATTACAACGAATGTATTGGATGTGATAGAATCCAACCAGACATTTTGGATGCATTCCGTTCAAATCCATATACGTTTTCACTAACTAACGCTGTTTAATTTAGGATTATTATATATGCAATGTTGAATAATATTTATTTAGTTCAATAAATATTATTTTTATGGTTATTATATTTTTTAATTTTTAATTTTTATTTATTTATTTATTTATTTATTCACTCCCAAAATAAGCACCCTTTCCTATTTTAAAATCACTTAGTCTAGTAACAACGTCATGATTCTTCTTCATGATTTCTTTAATTAAGTCTTTAATGGAAATCATACCAATAAATTCTTCGTTTTTGTCGTCAACCACAAGTAAATGACGTATATCCTTAAACATCATTTTATTCATGCATGTTTCTAAGGAATCATCTTTTTTTGCAATAATAATTGGTGTATATGTACATATTTCTTTAATCTTAATTTCTTTCATGTCCTTTTCACAAGATGCAACCTTGGAAATAAAATCGCGCTCCGAACAAACGCCAACAACTTTATCATTTTTATCAGTCACAGCAAGACAACCAATATTAAAAGCGGTAAAACGAGTCACAGCATCTTTTACCGGAGCGTCTTCATTGATTTTAAAATCAATTTTATGATAGCAAGATTTTTCAAAAACATTCAAGGCTGAAGTTTTAATCATAGAATTAACAGTGCATAATCCGCGTCGTAACATTTTATAATAATCATACTATCGCATTGTTTTTAAGTTAATTTAATAAATATTTTATCATAATTTATACAATTTTATCGTGTTAGCATAAATAATATATATGTAAGTTATAATAACATATAAAAAATATACAATAATAATAATATTCTATATTTTTAAACAAATTTCATATCAATGACAACAACGACAACAATAAATTTAAATATACATCAAACTATAAAAGACAAACTATCTTACTTTCATAAAATACATAAAATACCAAATATTATTTTTCATGGACCATCAGGTAGTGGAAAAAGAACCATTGTAAACGATTTTATTCATAAAATTTATGACAACGATAAAGAGAAAATAAAAAATTTTACAATGTACGTTAATTGTGCACACGGTAAGGGAATAAAATTTATTCGCGATGAACTAAAATTTTTTGCAAAAACTCATATAAATTGTAATGGTGGCGACATTTTTAAAAGTATAATATTATTAAACGCTGATAAATTAACAATGGATGCGCAATCTGCACTGCGTAGATGCATTGAATTATTTAGTCATAACACGCGATTTTTTATTATTATTGAAGATAAATATAATTTATTAAAACCTATTTTATCTAGGTTTTGTGAAATTTATGTTCCAGAACCAGAATATAATAACAAAATAATCAATCTATACAAATACAACATTGACGAGACTTTCAAAATGAAAGAAATAAGGCAACAGCATCTAGAAAAATTAAAAAAAATGATAGAGAATACTATTATGGTAAAAAAAGTAAAAATATGTGACTTGATTAATTTTTCTTTAAAATTATATGAAAAAGGTTATAGTGCAATGGATGTTATTGAGCTTTTAGAAACAAATAAATTTTTATTAGAGAAAATAACAAATGGGAAAAAATATGAATTGTTAATTACTTATAACAAAGTGAGAAAAGAGTTTAGAAATGAGAAATTATTGATATTATTTATTTTGAATTTTTTGTTTTTAAGTTCAGATTTGTCTCTAGAAAATATTGCTTTTATGTAATAACACTGACAATGGATGATTTCAATATTTCAACGCTTCACGAAAGTAGAAATGAATGGAGTGCACGGTTAATTTCTATACTAACCCCTTTAATTATTGATGGTTATAAATCAATTTTGGATGAAGCTATTAAATTATGCAAAGAAAACAATGAAATGGAAAAATATTTAATGACATTTCAGAATTTTATTACAAGAGTTCCAAAATGGAATCAAACAATTATTGAAAATGAGCGAAAAAGAATTTGTGACAAATCTGGATGTGCTTATTTAGAAGATTTAATAACGTGTGTACATATTATTCAATTGAAAATATTGACTGTAATGAGAGTTGGTCAAAAACAAAAGAAGATAGATATTAACATTCCGAAGTTGGATGATTTTATTCACAAAGTATATATTCATGTTGCAAGAAAAATATATAAAAACGTATATTTATTTGAGTTGAATGTACCTCCATTACAAATACAGAAACATAATAGAGAATTGGAAACTATAGTTCAAGAGTGTATTTTGAACTCTTTGAGAGAAAGTGTACCAGTTGAAGCAATATTAAAAGCTTACATGGATGAAACGATGGAAGAAGATGTAGTAGAAGAGGTTAAAGAAGAATATATACAACAACCTATCAATAATGATGAATTTGATACTAATAAAAACGACCAAAATAAAGTAGATAGTGTTGGAGGTGCAAGCTCAAAATTATCCTTTAGTGATGTTGATTTAGTAAAAGACCAATATAATAAAGAAGAAAAAATTACTGCTCCGAAGGATATAGAAAGATTAGAAGAACTGAGTGAATTAAGATACAATCAAAGAAAACTTGAGACCGATGACGATGATGATTACGGGAAAAATAACCTTACGAAATTGAATATATCAGACGAAATTGCAAGTCTAGATGCACTAGATGTTCACGTGATAAATGAACCAGAATTAGAAACACTACCTGATTTAATTATTGATGACATAGAATTATTGGATTAAATAAATAATAAAAGAGCATAGTATATTTATTTTTATCTTGGTATAATTTATGCCTTATTATAAAGATATTAATACATTATTTATCCATATACCAAAAACTGGAGGGACTTCTCTAGAAGAGTATTTAAAACGTACATACACACAAACATTGTTTTCTATACATAAAATTAATAATTTATTATTTGAAAAATATAAAATACATGGCGTATCTTTGCAACATTTAACGTATAAAGAGATTTATCAATATAAAGAAATGTTAGATATTGATTTTAACGAAAATTTAAAAATTATAACAATTGTAAGGAATCCATACGATAGAATTGTTAGTGGGTTATTTTTTAACGATTTAATAAATGAAAATAGTACCCCGCTAGAGGTATATCAATTTATCCAAAAATATATTTATCAAGATTGTTATGATAACCATAATAAACCACAATATGAATTCCTAATAGATAATAATGATTCTATTGTTCAAAGTATAGTTATTTTTAAAACCGAATCATTAACATGTGATTTGAGGAAGTACGGTTACGGTGATTTTAATTTAAATATTCATATCAATAAAAAAAATATTGAAAAAGATAAGTATGTTAATTACTTGAATAACGATTCTATAAAATTAATAAATGAATTTTACAAAAAAGATTTTGAATTATTTAATTATGATATGAAAATTTGCGTTTAAACAAAAATAAGAATGTACTTTAGTATTTTAATAAAACTAACTATAGTATGGAGAATATTTTTATAATAGCCGCTGTTATTTCTATTATTTTTTTGATTGTGAAATTTATTGAAATGAGATATGTTGAAAAAGATAGTAAACCATTAAAATTGTTGATAAGAGACGCTTTATTAGTATATTTTAGTGTTGTTTCTGGGTATTTCATATTAGAACAATTGAAACCGGTCATGCAAAATGGTGATAAACTAATCGGTGGTGGCGGTGCAACGCCCGTTTTTACTAACAATCCTGAGTTCTAGTCCACCTTTTCCACCTTTAGAAAAGGTGGAGCCAAAAAGCAGTACTTTTAGTTTTACCTTTATAAAACAGTAAAACTAAAATACATATAACATTCACGTTTGAAATAAAACGTGCAATCCAAAATAATATTAGAAAAATTCGTGGAAACGGGTTTGCGTTTTGGCTCCACCTTTTCTAAAGGTGGAAAAGGTGGAAAAGGTGGAAAAGGTGGAAAAGGTGGAAATTAGCGCCCACTCCATACTTTGATAATATGTTTCGGTAATTTTTGTTTAAAAGTTAAATCGTGCGTATAATTGTCATATGTATATTTAAAAGAACTATCATAATTGTGAATACTACCAAATAAAGATTTATGTTTTTTTGTGGTACAAGATTCCAAATTGAATATTAGACCGAAAATTCGTTCTAAACAACATCTATCTGGACGGGAGTTTACTTTATCTAATAAAGTAAACAAATCATATTTATTTACTATTTTACATAAAAAATTGTGATTTATATAACTTTGAACGCCGAAACAACCATACCATTCAGGTTTTCTTCCTAAAATCATTATGTTATCGTCACTTAACATTAATTTTCTATTCAATAAAAATGCATTTTTAAAATTTGAAATTAGTCGTAAAGAATTTAAAACATTTTCTTTATCCGGATTAAAATGCCATAATGGTAAAACATCAAAACCATTAATTAGATCAAAATTAATTTTCTTATGAATAAAAACACTATCATGAATTATAACTGCATTATCAAAATACTTATTTTTAAAAAAATAATAATAAGGCAGAAGTTCACCTCTCCCTTTATATTCAGATTGTATTATCTCAACGTTTTTATATTGATAATCCGCTTTTACAAAGTCGTAATTACTATTATCGTCAATAACTATTATTTTAATATCCGCGTAAAATCTTCTGATGCATGTTATACTATTATTCCAGTAATTATTTGTTTTTTCAGAATTAACGTGTCTTGTCATTATAAAGCCAAAATTATTATTTTTATTCATTTTATATTTTTTAATATATTAATATAAAAAATATAAAATTTAAGTTTATTTTTATTGTGTTATACCAATGAAGGCATTTTATCAATATCAATTTTTAAAAAATTCTCACCCTTTTTCTCTCTTTCACGATTTAAATCATTGTGGTTTTCAATTATAAATTTCTTGAATTCAGGTCTATCTAATTGAAGTTGAGGTGTATGGTTGTGAACATGTCTAGATATCATTTTATACAATTTAAAATCAGGATATCTCTCATCCCCATTGTTTTTATACAATAAATTTATACCATTGTCGTCTAAGCACCATTCTATAATCAGTTTTTTAATTGGATCCTCTATTTTATTCATATCTTTGATTTCTTCTAAATCTTCAACTAGATAATCAAAAATAGAACAAGCTAAACGTGATAAATCAAAACTAAAATTAGGTTCTAAACGCGGTTTTTTCCCATCAAAATAAGGTTCTGTGTTATACTGAGAAGCAGCATCATTTCCGGTTTGAAAACTATCACTACAAAATAGTTTTCCTTGAAATTTATAAATACTTCTACCAAAATCAATAATTTTGAATATTTTACCAAAAGTTGGAACCTTGTATGCTTTTTTGTTATAATAATAAATAATAAATTTCTTAGATGTTTCATTATACATTATATTATTTGTATGTAAATCATTATGCGTAAATGAAAATACTTTTTGATATGTAATTAAAGTCATTATTATTTGCATTAGTGCAGACAACCATTCATTTGTTGATAGATCATTATTTAATATTAAATCGTCTAGAGTATTTTCACAATTTTCCATACAGATTAACTGTACGGGAAATTTACTAATTGTTACATTTATTTCTTCTTCATTGTATTCATCGTCATCGTCATTGTCATCATTGTCTTGATCATCGTTATCATGTTGAGAATTTGAATTAATATCTTCCCAATCGCTCTCAGATTTACACGTAGTGTATTCAGAATCATGTTCAATGTCAAACTCATTATTATTAATTTCATTACTTTCATAGGTTTCACTAATTTCACTGTTAGTGTAAGATATTCTTGACGAACAACTAGAACTAGATGTTGATTTTAAACTTGTATTGATAATATTTATTTCATCAACACATTTAATATCATTAATATCACCGCCATCAAGGTCAATGTTAAAAATATGTTCGGTAATATCTTGAGAAACATTTCCGGAAACATTTTTAATATTGTTATATTTCTGAGTATCATCAAATAAATTTTCAAAAATTTCATTATTGATTGATTTAAAAGATAACATAGATTTTGCGCTTGAGGTATAATCTATTTTAATACTTTTTAATTTTTGCTTTTCATGTTTTATTAAATGCTCATAATCATCTATTTTAAATAAAACATTTTTATTTTTGATAAAAAAATCTGAATTACATAAATAATCTAAATCATCAAAGACATTAATTACAAAATTATTTTTTATAGAAAGAAATGAACCATAATATTCTAACCCATGAGTGAATTTATATTTATTTTTTAATATGGATGTTAAAAAAACGAATAAACCGTCTACGTAAGCCGAATTATTAGTGTCTAACAATTTGTCATGACAATTATTTGTATTGTTATTATTAATACTATCTAAATCAGGTAAATTAAATAATTTAGATTCGTTTATATTTGTATATTTACCTACCAAATATTTAAATGGATCTAATAATGGCGCCAGTTTAATGAAAATGTTTTTGCTTTTTATTTCATCATTTTCTATATTTTTTATGCGACATTGGAATATTTTTTTAGTATCATTATTTGCATCATCTTTATTTTTTATATTATATAAATACCATGTATGATTTAAATTAATACTATTATAATTTGTTTCATTCAATGAAAAAAATCTACTATAAATCGGCACATAGTTTTGGGTTTTTGAGAGAAAAAGCATTTCTTCTTTTTCTAAACTATTGAAAAGTTCAATGTTTTTTCTTTTTTGATAATTGATGTTAATAACGTGTTTTGAAACACGGTGATTATCAAATATATCTGTATTCATATTATTAGGTAATTAAAATATAAATAATATGACATTTAAACTTATTTTCAATTCGTATAAATATATAAATTTATTTTTCTAAATTTAATAATAATGTCTTTAGAATTAAAAAAATTTGATATGAAAAGTATTAGTTTTAAGTCAAATGAATCAAAAGGTCCTGTTATTGTTTTAATTGGAAAGCGTGATACAGGCAAAAGTTTTTTGGTAAGAGATTTGCTGTATTATCAACAAGATATACCTATTGGAACAGTCATTTCAGGGACAGAAGAAGGTAATGGGTTTTATGGTAAAATGGTACCAAGGTTATTTATACACAATGAATATAACACTGCTATTATTGAAAATATATTAAAAAGACAAAGAACCGTTTTGAAACAAATTAAAAAAGAAATGGAAACATATAAACGAACTACAATTGATCCTCGCGCCTTTGTTATTTTAGATGATTGTCTTTATGATAATACTTGGTCTCGCGATAAAATGATGCGTCTATTGTTTATGAACGGTCGTCATTGGAAGATCATGTTGGTTATAACTATGCAATATCCTCTTGGTATTCCACCAACTCTTCGTACAAATATTGATTATGTTTTTATTTTAAGAGAGAATTATATTGCAAATAGACGTCGCATCTATGATAATTATGCTGGTATGTTTCCAACATTTGAATCGTTTTGTCAGGTTATGGATCAATGCACCGAAAATTATGAATGTTTGGTAATAAACAATAATGTTAAATCAAATAAATTGCAAGATCAGGTGTTTTGGTATAAAGCAGAAAATCACAATGACTTTAGATTAGGTTCAAAAGAATTTTGGGAGTTGTCTAAAAATTATAATTCTGATGATGAAGAAGAAAAATATGATCCAAATGCAAATAAAAAGAGGGGCAATGGACAAAAAATTAGTGTTAAGAAAACTAAGTGGTAAATAAAACTTTGCAAACAAATATAAATTAAAGTATAAATTAAAATATAAAAACCTATAAATATAATTAGTTATATATAGTATGGAGTCAAATATTATTGATATTGATAATAAAAATAATAACAATACAGTTTTTGTTTTGGTAACAGATAGAAGTTATTTATATAAGGCACTTGTAACAATCAATGATTTAAAAACTATTGGTAATTGGTGTGGTGATATTGTCTTAATTACTATTGATTTTGATTTGGAAGAGGGATATAAATTATCTCAAAACATAATTGAAAAAAAATTTCCTTCAATAGATAAAACGTTTCTTTTGAATGAAATCGGTTCTAATGGGTTTTCAAATAGCGATAAAAGAGAACTAAATAAATTAAACCAATGGGAGAAATTGCATGTTTTTGATGAATATTTTTTACAATGGGAAAGAGTAGTGTTTTTAGACGCAGGATTGCGTGTTTTAGATGACGTTAAATACGTGTTGGAACTAGATTATAATAATTCTATTTTAGCTCCAAATGATGCATCGCCTAATTTTAAAAGTGACAAGGTTTTTAAATTTCAGTTAAGTTTTGACAATGAAGATAAAATAGAGGTTATAAAAAGAGATTTTGGAGATAATATTTTTGATTCATATCATATGTTAAATTGTATGTGGGTTTATGATACGCGTATTTTAGAAATTTGCAATAAAGAACAATTAATAGATGCTATGAATAAATATACTGTATGCAAAACAAATGAGATGGGAATAATGAATTTAATGTTCCACTTCAAATATAATTTATGGAAAGAATTTCCATTAAAAGCTTCAAATGGTAAATACTTGTTTGAATGGTCTGAATTGAATCATAATTATTATACCACATGGCGGGACTATTGTTTTATTAAATATCCTGTTAGTATTACACTAAACGAGAGACCAAACGTGTAAAACATAGTAAGAATATAGTAAAAATATACTAAAAATATAATATTTGAGTATTTGATGGTTTATAGTAAGTTAACTTATTTACTATATACGAATCTTTAATATTTGGTAAAGAAAATACTCTATAACAAAAAATACAATCTTCTTTTGTATAAAACGATGGTTCTTCTGGAAACTGTACAATATTAAAAATATATTGTTTTATAGAAACATGTCCATGATGTATTTTATTTATTGAAATATAATTATAGTCTTTATGTGTAATACATCCAGAATAACATTGTTTTAATGAATCTATTCTTACATCAATATTTTCATTTTCTATTTTTTTAAATGAATCATTGTCGTATATTTCGCAATCTAAAAAATCATGTAAAATAATATCGCTATCATTTTCTTGAAAAACCTTTAATAATATTTCTATTCTTTGAGGATGCATGATATCATCAGCATCTATAAAAGTTATATAATCCATATCCGAAAGTTTGGCTGCAGCAATATTACGATTTTGTGCAGCACATTTTTTTTCTTCGCTAGTAATTATTTGTATACTAAAAGAGTATTGTTTTGTTTTTTCAGAAAAAAAATCAAAGTCGGATTCTTTTGTTGAAGAACAACTAACAACAACTTTTGCGGGAATGATTGTTTGCTTTTGAATAGAATCAAGTAAATAAATTAATGATTCAATGTGTCCAAAATAAGCAGGAATTGCAACTCCTATTTTCATAATATAATTATTATTATAAATTATATTATGTAGAAAATATTTATATTAAAATAATTCTATAATCAATTTACGTAAAATTGATAGTTTTGGTTTTAATCAACATTTTCCATACCATCTTTATTTTTCTTAATAGCAAATGGTCCACTTACTAATTCACTTTGTCCGTAATCGCTTTTACCGACAACTATATTTTCACCTTCAAATAATTCTGCCCGAATATCAGCGGCAGTTATTGATTCACTAACGGTATCATTATTGGTAAACCCACTTTCTTTTGTACTCATGTTGTTAACACCAATTAAATTTCCGTCTTCGTCAATACTTTGGGTTAGTGTATTTCCACTCTTTTCGGCCTTTTTCATATTTTCCTCAATTGCTTTTTGTTTAGTTTCTTTTACTCTTTGTTCAAAATTTTGTTTTGCGTTTGCCTCATTCTTTTGTTTTTCATGCATTAATTGATTTAATTCTTCTTCCATGTATTCAACACGACCGGTTTTATATGCTTCTGGATCCCAAGGCATCCATAAACCGACTGGTCCGACAAAAACATCATGATTTGGGTCAATTTCTCTCAACAATTTACATCTTATTTCAGCTTCTTCCATTGTTGGATAAACACCTCTTATTTTAATACCTCTTGTACTTGTTTGAAAATTATGTTGTATTCCAAATAATTTATCTAATTCTTCTTCGTTATTATCTAAGAATGTCTTGTAATCATCTTCCATAGATGATTTAGCAAGCTCATCCTTTTCTTCTTTTACAAACTCCTTAAAATCATTTGATATATCATCGAATGATAAATGATATTTATATGAAATGAAATTTAAAAATTGAACAAATTTTTCCATTGATTTGTTAATATCCCACTTCTTTAGGAATTCTTCAAAATAAAATATTTCTTTTTGTTTGATAATTTTTTCAGGCGAGACAAATGAAATACAAGTAAATTTTTGACCTGCGATAGGTTTGTCTTCTTCTAAAAGATCTACGTATTTGCTGTTGACATTGTTTTGATTATCAAGTTTTCGCTCAAAACCACTTTTTGCATTTGTATTTACACCTACAGAATCTTTATTTTTCCCTTTGGAATTTTTACCAGCCATTTAATTAATAATATTTAGCAAACTTTAAGTTTTTATAATACAATATTATATTTTTTTCTTTTTATTTATTATAATATGACTGGTTTAATAAATGTCGGCGAATTGATCAAAAGAATCATTAAATATTTAGTAGAAGGCTTAATGGTAGCTATTGCTGCTTTTGCAATCCCAAAACGTTCTTTAAATATTGAAGAAATTATTTTAATTGCACTAACTGCTGCTGCTACTTTCAGTATTCTTGATACTTACATTCCTAGTATGGGAGTCACAGCCCGTTCAGGTGCCGGATTTGGTATTGGCGCTAATTTGGTAAGATTCCCAGGCGGATTCTAAATTTTTGACAGGTAATTCATTTTTTATAGGATAATAAAAAAAATGAATTAAAAATTAACGCACATATAAAATAACACTAATAATATTATGATTTGTGTTATTGAAGAAAAAGATTTAACAAAATTATCAAAAAATGAACTGTTAACAAAATGTGAAGAACTTGGGTTTTCCAAATGTAAATCAAAAAACAAAGGAGAATTAATTGAATTGATAAATAGTAAGACAAATAAAAATATTATTCAAGAAACGGATGAAAACGTTATAATAAATACAAATTTATCAATTAGTTATGATAGTAATACACATTTGAAGAATTCAAATAACGAAGTAATAGATAATGAGATAATTATCAATAATAATGTTTCGTATTTTAACCTAGATATATTACAATTTACTACCTCCACTAAGTTTGATTTAATATATTTAGATCCTCCGTATCAAACAAATAGAAGTTTTACAATCAATAGTTTAGATGATGACACAGGATTTGAAGATATATGGGAAGACAATAAATACAGTGAATGGATAGACAAATTAGTTGGTCATTTATCTTTAATGCTTACACAAAACGGAACACTTGTATTTCATATATCATCAGAGAATAGTATTATTGCTGAAAATATATTAATAAAGCATTTTAAAACAATTCAAAAAATTTATTGGAAAAGATGTCATGGAAAAAATACTGTTAAAAATAAATTAGGCGAGGTTATAGATATTATATTTGCATGTAGAAATTCAAATAATATTTTTAATCTAATTCATACACCAATTGATGAAAATAGTGTTTGGGCGTTTAAGAATAAAGATGATACAGGTGATTATAGTTTAGGCGCACTTAAACACGACAGAACAAGAAGTGGTTATATGTATTCTATTGAAAAAGATGGTGTTGTGTATGAAAATAAATATGGTTGGAAACAAAAAAAAGAAATAGTAGAAGGTTTAATACAACAAAATAGAATTCATTTTGTACCTAAACAAAAAAACATGTATGTAAAGATTTATAAACATGAACATAAGGGAGTTCCTTTATCTAATTTATGGACTGACATTCATTCAATAACTAGAACTTCAAAAGACCCCAGAGTTTACCCTACTCAAAAACCTCAAAAATTATTGGAGCGAATTATAAAATTATATACTAATGAAAATAGTTATATTTTAGATCCAGTATGTGGTTCAGGAACAACCGGATTTGTAGCCGATAAATTAAATAGAAAATGTGTTCTTTGTGATATAAATAAAGATACTTTGCAAATAATACAAAAACGGTTTGAGGACAAAATTTATAATATTTGTACAGATGAAAATTTACATTCACACGATTAGAGATAGTTATTGGCTATGTTTGTATTTTATTTGTTTATTTGTCTTAATTTACAATATTCTCTAAATTTTTTTACTGCCCTACTTATGTCTCTCCGTAAATTATTCTCTTCACAATAAACCTTATATAAATTGTATAATTCAGAATCGTTTAATTTACTTCTCAATAAAATATCATCATAAACATATTGATTTAACCGAATTTTTAAATCGTTTAAATCGGTTGCTTCAAACAAAACTTTTCTGTAACGAAAACTTAACAATTCTGGGTTTATTTTGTCAATACTTATAAAATGTGATATATCATTAGATTTTTTTAGATTTTCAGTTGAACTAATTAGTTGGTGATTAATTGCTTGATTGGAACCTCCTAATGATAACGGAAATATGTGATCGTCGTGTTCGTCACCTGCATGTTTATTATATTTGTAATTTCCATCAGGCATATAAATTATCCATCTATCTCCAACAGATGAACCGTATTCATATGAACATAACTTACACATATTGTGTAATCCACATTCCATTCCTATTGATAAATTAAAATCATGTAGATCTTTCAAAATTTTACACCGAGAACATTTTTTTAAATCAGTTTCATATTTTAATTTATATAATTCGTATATTTCTTCAGGCGTTTTGTTATTTTTTTCAATTGTTTCTTTATTTATTCGTGCTTTTCTCCGTAGTTGTGAGCATTTCCTACAAAAACCTTGTAGTCCGTCACCATTTTTAATAAAGACATTTTCATCAACTAAATAGGCGTATCTTAATTCAAAATCTCTTATAGGAACATCAATGCAACCTTCGTGTTTTACACCTGTTTTACTACCTCTTTTATGACCAAAAGTACATTGCTTTGTTTTACCAAATTGTTTTTCTATCTCATCATATATTCTAGAATGATCCTTTGTTATATTTTTACCTAGATCCTTACTTACATTTCTTTGTTTTTTTGTATTTGATATAACAATTTCATTTTCATAATGATCGTCGTTTTCAACATTAAATTCAATACTCTTGGTTGACATTTTGAGTTGGTTATTATAATTAAGTAATATTCCACTATAAGTATCTCATTTTTTTTTGTATCAAATGGAAAATAAGTGAAAATTTTGAACTACGTAAAAGATTCAAAATTTTGTGAATATTATATATATATTAAATTTTAAACTATATAAAAAGAGATATATTAAATACTGTATACATACTTTTAATATAATATGTCAAATTTTGAAACCATTGAGAATAAATCATCAAAAAAAATAATAGATTGTTTTACCTTTTATAATGAAATGGATTTGTTAACGTATAGATTGAATATATTAAATGATGTTGTAGATTATTTTGTAATTGTAGAAGCTACACACACTTTTATTGGAAAAGAGAAGATGTTATTTTTTAATGAAAACAAACATTTATTTGAAAAATTTCACGAAAAAATTATACATATTATAGTAGACGATTTTCCATATAAGTATCCTAACATAAATATATATAAATCAGAACAATGGGTAAATGAAAATTTTCAAAGAGATCAAATAAAAAGAGGTCTTGACAAATTAGATTTAAATGATGAAGATATTATAACAATAACTGACTTGGATGAAATACCAGATCCTAATACATTGTTAAAAATTAAAAATAATGAAATAAAAATTGATATAAACACTTTAAGGCTTGATTTTTATTATTATAATTTAAATTCAAAGATTTATAACGAAGTTTGGAATAAAACAAAAATAATATCGTTTAAAAAATACAAAGAATTATCAATATCATGTAATAGTATAAGACATATTGATTGTCAATATATTGATAACGGTGGTTGGCACTTATCTTATTTTGGCGATAGTAAATTTATTAAAAATAAGATAGAGCAGTTTGCACATCAGGAATATAACAATGATCATTATACAAACATAGAAAAAATAGAGACACGTGTAAAAAGTTTTAGTGATTTATATGATAGAAATGGTAATATAGTAAAAACATCTATAAATGATAACAACTATTTACCGCCTGAATATGAGAAGTATTTAACTAAATTTATTGTTGAATAAATAAAATGCATAATAATTATATTATATTATATTTATATAATATAATGCCTGTGAAAAATTCAACCTTTGGGAAAGGTTGAGCCAAATTATCCACCTTTGGGAAAGATCTATCCAAAACTTTCGCAAGGCTTTTGGCTCCACCTTTTCTAAAGGTGGAATTAGATGGTCGGTATAAATTCCCAATTCAATTCAGCACATATTTTTTTCCAAATATTATCTTGTTCAACTCGTTTTTCTTTATCTTTAAGCATTGGGAAATGAGATAAATATTGTTCTTCGCCTAACAATTCGCATAATTTATATGCTGTATAATAATAATTTAAAAAATTAACTCTGTCGTCTGGACAAAATTTAGAATAAGGCGATTGTAGTTCAATAAATAAATTACACAGGGTTTCCTCTAATTCACTACTCATTATAGGGGGTTTTATTCCTAATTTATCTTTAATAAACGGTATATGTTCATAATATTTATTATAACCCAATTTTTTTAGTATTTCCTTTGTTTTTATATTTGAAATTTCACTTAATTCAATTCGCTCTTTTTTAATTTGTAATTTAATATTTTCAATAACATCGTATGGAATCTGAGTTGTTTCTTTACCTTGAAATTGTGCTAATATTTCTTTAAAATGATTAATTCTTTTATAAGCATAAAAACAAACTTCTTTAGGCGGTTCTTTATAAGACGGTTTTTCATTTTCAATTAAATAAGGAATATATCTATAACATGAATTACACATCATGACGCCTTCATCTTCTAATGGTATTAACTCGCCCTTAAAACAAAAATTACAAATATCAGTTGGATAAACATAAGAATTAATATCTAAGAACATGTTATCAATATTTGAAAGATATTTTTGAACAATATTATTGTTATTATTGGTTATTATTTTTGGTTCTTCATCATTTAATTGTTTTATTTTAAAGAAATGGTTTACTATTTTATTTTTACTAGTATTTTTACTACTATTTACATTTGTATTACCATTGGATTCTTCATTAGAAATATTTTTTTTATTTTCAAAATATTCAAAAATATATTTTGAATTATCTAAGAAATATTCTTTTTTTTTATTTTTCATCTCTTTTATTTTTATATTTATTTCTTTTAATTTGTCTGTTAGTTCAAGTTTTAATTCAATAGGTATTTCTTCAACGTTTAGTTGTTGTTTTATTTTACTTCTTTCAATTTGCAATTCAGGTATTCTATTATTTTCATCCTTTGCAAATTCATTAATAAATTCTTTATGCTTATTATCTAATGTTATAGCATTTTTTTTATTAAATTTTATTTTTTTTATAGATTTTGGTTTGAAGGAAGGCATTCAAAGTAAGAGTCTGTTTAAATTAAAAGACAATATTTATTTAATTTAAAATTATATCATATTATATTTATTTTTATTTATAGAAACAAGTTTAAACAAATTTAAATTTTTCTTAAAAATATTTAATGGATTTAACAATAAATCTAGAAGATTATTTAGAAACTAATAAAATAAAGATAACTCCAATAATGTTTCAAAAAATGAAATTAATTTATAATGCATTAGACGAGGGCTGGTGCATAAAGAAAAAGGACACATCTTATATTTTCACCAAAAAACACGAAAACAAAAAAGAAATTATAGAAGATTCTTATTTGTTAAAATTTATGAAGAGCAATTTGGAGTTAAATAAACTCGCAAATTGATGAATCGCCATATATTGTTTAATTATTTTATTGCATAATTAAATAATTAAAATTGAATTAAATTAAAATTTTAAAAATTTTTTTCTTTAGCAATTGTATAAAATGGGAGGAGGACTTATGCAACTAGTCGCCTACGGCGCACAAGACGTTTACCTAACTGGAAACCCTCAAATTACTTTTTGGAAAGTAACTTACCGTAGATACACCAACTTTGCAATTGAATCAATTGAACAAACTTTCAATGGTCAAGCCGATTTCGGTCGTCGTGTCCAATGTATCATCAGTAGAAACGGTGATTTGGCTTACAGAACTTATCTTCAAGTCACTTTACCTGAAATCAACCAACTTATGGGACTTGGTGCCTTTGTCCTTGGACAAGGACAAGGTGTCTATGCCCGTTGGTTAGATTTCCCTGGTGAGCAACTTGTCGCTCAAGTTGAAGTTGAAATTGGTGGTCAAAGAATTGACCGTCAATATGGTGACTGGATGCACATCTGGAACCAACTTACAATGACTGCCGAACAAGAACGTGGTTACTACAAGATGATCGGTAACACCACTCAACTAACTTTCATCACTGATCCTTCTTTCGCCGAAGTTGATGGACCTTGTGATTCTTTAGCCCCACGTCAAGTTTGCGCTCCAAGAAACGCTCTTCCAGAAACTACTCTTTATGTTCCTCTTCAATTTTGGTTCTGTACCAACCCAGGTCTTGCACTTCCTTTAATTGCTCTTCAATACCACGAAGTCAAGATCAACCTTGATATCCGTCCTATTGATGAATGTCTATGGGCTGTTACCACCCTAAGTTGCAACAGTGGCGCTGTTCCTACCAGTAACGCTGGTTACGTCAATAACCAATACACTCCTGGCAGACCAGTCCCAGCCACTATTGCATACAATCAATCTTTAGTTGCTGCTTCCCTTTACGTTGATTACGTTTTCCTTGATACTGATGAACGTAGAAGAATGGCCCAAAATCCTCACGAGTACTTAATTACTCAGCTACAATTCACTGGTGATGAATCAGTTGGTTCATCATCCAACAAGATCAAGCTTAACTTCAACCACCCTGTTAAGGAATTAATTTGGGTTGTTCAACCTGATCAAAACGTAGATTACTGTTCATCCCTTGTATGTGATGCCCTTCTTTTCAAAGTTCTAGGTGCTCAACCTTTCAACTACACTGATGCAATTGATGCTCTACCAAACGCTATCCATGCTTTCGGTGGTCCAGCTGCTCTTGCTCGTGATGAGCGCGCATACATTGATGTTCGTGGACTTTTCAATGATGCCGGTGCTGAAGATGCATACATTCCAGGTGACTTCACCGGATACTGGCACGGTCCAAATGATCCTTACAACGAGGCAAATCTTGGCGGACCAAATGTTCAATATCCTTCATCTGTCACTAACGATCCAGCTCTTCTTGCTAGTCTTGGAAGTTATCTTGATCAAAGTACTGGTCACAAGTCAGAATCAACTGTCTCTGATGCAGGAACATTCGTTCTTACTGAAACCTCCCTATTCATGCACTGTTGGGGTCTTAACCCAGTCGTAACTGCTAAGTTACAACTTAACGGTCAAGATAGATTCTCAGAGCGTGAAGGTTCATACTTCTCATGGGTTCAACCATACCAATCCCACACCAGAAGTCCTGATGAGGGTATTAACGTATACTCATTTGCCTTGAGACCTGAAGAGCACCAACCATCAGGCACTTGCAACTTCTCAAGAATTGATAACGCTACCCTTCAACTAGTTCTTTCCAACGCAACCGTTGAAGGAACCAAGACCGCCAAGGTAAGAGTTTATGCTACCAACTACAACGTGCTAAGAATTATGTCGGGCATGGGTGGGCTCGCATATTCCAATTGAGCGAACTTGTTACGATTTATCGTGTCAAGTTTTTTATATTATATTTGTAAACTTTATAAAAATATTTAATAATTAATTATTGCATTTTAATTATTAAAATGCAATATAGAGATACTATATAAATTACATATATAAAATGAGCGTAGATATTGTAAATCTCATTGAAAGTAATCCAATTACTAAACTATCAGGCAATTATCAGTCAAAATTGATTGCAAAAGTTCAAAATACCTTCAATAATTATGAACAACAACTATTTTTGTCCAGTTTTTATTGTTATTTGAAGTATGATACAAAAAATGATTTTATAATTGATTTAGATAATGTATGGAAATGGTTAGGTTTTCAACAAAAATATCATGCAAAATATTTACTTGAAAAACAATTCAATATAAATAATGATTATAAAATTTTTGCTCCCGAAGCTTCGGGAGCAAAAAAAGTAACAAGAGGAGGTCATAATAAAGAAATAATAATGTTAAATATTGACACCTTTAAAAAATTTTGTTTAAAAGCAGGAACAAAAAAAGCAGATGAAATACATGATTACTTTATTAAATTAGAGAATATTATGTTTGAAATAACAAAAGAAGAAAGTGAAGAATTAAAAAAACAATTATCACAAATTGAAGATTCAAAAAACAAAGAAATGGAAGAAAAATTAATAAAACAAAGACACACAATTTTACTAAATGAATATAGAGATTCAGGTTCTCTTGTTTATATAATTAAAGTAAAAACATTTCCAAATGGCGAGTATGTTGTTAAAATTGGTCATACTACTAAAGGTCTACAAGATAGATACAATCAACATAAAAAAGATTATGAAGAATGTTTAATATTAAATTGTTTTATCGTAGATAAAAGTTATGATTTTGAACAATTTTTACATCATCACGATAAGATTAGATTAAACAAAGTAACTGATTTAATTGGACATGAAACGGAAAAGGAATTATTTTTAATTGGAAAAAAAATAACATATCAAATGGTTATTCATATTATTGAAAGTAATATTAAAAATTATAATTTTACTATTAGTGAATTATTACACCTTTTCTCATTTAAAACGCCCATTTTATAGAGCAAAAAAATAAGAAAGTGTAAAATCAATAGGCGTGCTTACCCATTTGGGATTGTTTCTTTAACGCCGATTGTCTTACTTAACCCTGCTTTTTTATTACCACAGGTGAAAGACGATGCTTGAATTTGAAACTCTACTGGTCTTGTTTGTGTATTTATCCAACATTCAGTTAGTTTCATTATAGAAATAGCAGAATTCTTATCCCTTGTTCTAAATACGATATTTTTGTTTTCGCAACTCACGCAATTAGAACATGTGAATAATCTGTATATTTCCACTCCTTTTGTATCTTTGTAATGCTGTAATGGATTACGGCATTCGCAACATTTTTGAGATGTATAAAATTCATTAATAGTTATTGTATCATACTTTTTATGAATTAATTTCCTTAATCCTTTATTCATCGTAGGCATGGTATATTTCATTTGTGATGACCTACTCCAATTACCATAACCAATTAGGATATTTTCTCCAAATGTTTCTTGTATTTTATTCAAAAATGTATCTATTGATTTCTTACCATAACTATATTGTCTAAATTTCATTTTTCTCCATACTTCTCTCCTATAAAAATCAGTTGTTTCTTTATTCAATTTATCTTTTTCTACTAAATATGTTTTGAATTTATTATAATCTACTGATTTGCTATTATGAGAAGACAATATTGTTTCTTTTTCTATGATTTTATGTTTACTTCTTTCTTGTAATAGTATTCGCTGGTTGCGTTTTCCATAACTTTCTATCTTTCTTTGTGATGCTGTATATTGTAATTTGTTTCCTTGTTTATCCATCATATAAACGAGTGAATGCTTACCAGGGTCGCAACCTACAATATTTCGTTCTTTCAACGTATCTAATTGTTCTATGGATAAATCTTCAATGTTATAAAAATCTTGTTCTTGTAAAACAGGAACTCTTGACCCCCATTTTTTATCTTTCAAATCTTTTCTGATAAATAACAAACAACAACTAATACCATCGGTTTGTATTTGATTATGAAATTGATAATGTTTGTTCTTGAATATTTTGTTTTTCATATCTAAAAAATTACTCCATACTTCATTTTGATTGGTTTTTACATTACTTAATAATTCGCCCTTCTTCACTTTTTTTCCGTCTTTGTCTTTTTCAGGACAAAATAAATTTATCAAACTTGCTGTATCTATGATAATATGTTTTGGTATGATATTGTTTCTTAATGGTAATGGTTGAAATAATTTGCTTTCTTGTTTTTCTAATACAGAATTCATATATAACATTCCTTTCAAATATTCAAATGGTCTTACCTGAATATCATAATATATGTTTTTCTTAATTTCACTTGGTAGTATATTTGGTAAATGAAGAAGTTTCCATGTTGAAAATATTTCGTCGGTTTCATTTAATTCTAACAATTGTTTTTTGAATTGAAATAAAGTTGATTTATCTTGTGTGATTTCATTGGTGGTTTTATTTACAAATCGTAAAAAGTGTTGAATAAAATGTTCTTGAAAATTGTTGTGTAAAGAAGTATGTATTTGCGTTGCTAAATAAGGTAATAAAAAAGTTGTATTTTTCAAATTGGTTTTTTCATAGTTCAGTAATGGTTGATATTCGGTTTTGTAGAATTGTTCTAATGTTTCTAAAAGTTCGGTGTCTTTTCCTTTCTTGCCTCTATTATCACGTGTTCCTAATGATTTGATACAATACAAAATAAATGTTTCATCTATGGTAGGTAATGGTTTATTTTTAGAGTATTGATATAATACATACAACCGAATAAATTGATATGTATGAATAACTAAATCATTCATTTCAAATACTAAATTGTTAATTACTGGTTGTATCGTATCACGATTTAACAAAATCGTTTTCAAAGGTATTTTGAAAGTTTTGTATGCCGATTTTTCATTATTCCTAAATTCTTTGAATGTGTCTTTTGGTTTTTTCTTTTTCACCATTCTATATATTAACTAAATATTTTATTTTTATATAGATTTAACGAATAATCTATATAAATGCCTAAATGTTTTCATTTTCCGATGTTTCAGTTAATTTCTTTATTTTTTCCTTTTTATTCAAATATGCTCGTTTTGCGTATTCTTTTTTCTTTTCAGGAGATAGATTAGCATAATAGTTTGTTTTTTCTTTGTATTCTTTATTTTTTTGTAATACGTCTTCTTTATGATTTTCATAAAAAGTTTTACTCCGTTTAGGTGCTGTATAATTCTTTAATTTTTCTTTCAACAAAGCGTTTTCATATTCTAATTCTTTAATTTTGTTATATAAATTTGTTTCTTCCATAATTAATATAATAAAATATTTTTATATTACTTATCAATACTTTTTCTAAACAATAAAAAATTGATTTAATTTTATAAGTAATTCACAATCAGTAAAATACAACATAACTATTATTCAAAATGTATAAATTAAAACACTGGGTTAAAATTGATTGGATGTGTTTATCGGCAAATCCAAATGCTATTCATTTATTAGAACAAAATCCAGAAAAAATTAATTGGGAGTTATTATCAAGTAATCCAAATGCTATTCATTTATTAGAACAAAATCCTGATAAAATTGATTGGGATTTCTTATCATTAAATCCAAATGCTATTCATTTATTAGAAAAAAATCCTGATAAAATTAATTGGTATAATTTATCATTAAATCCAAATGCTATTCATTTATTAGAAAAAAATCCTGATAAGATTAAATGGAATTTCTTATCATTAAATCCAAATGCTATTCATTTATTAGAAGCAAATCCAAACAAAATTGATTGGGATTTCTTATCAGAAAATCCAAATGCTATTCCTTTGTTAGAAGCAAATCCAAACAAAATTGATTGGGATTTATTATCAAGAAATCCAAATGCTATTTCTATATTAGAAAACAATCCTGGTAAAATTCATTGGGAATGGTTATCATATAACCCAAATGCTATTCCTTTATTAGAAAAAAATCCAGATAAGATAAATTGGGATAAATTATCAGCAAATCCATCTATCTTTGAAATAGATTACGAAGCGTTAAAAAAACGATGTCTTATTTATAGCGAAGAACTCATACAAAAAGCATTTCATCCTTCAAGAATTCAAAAATATTTAGATATGGGAATAAGCATTGATGAATTGGATAATTGTATATAATTTATTATATTTATTATAAAAAATATCATTTATACATAGTTATTTTTTTATTTTGATAATTTATAATGCCTACTCAAAAAAGTAGTGATTATAAAGAAACTGCTGTTAATTATTATTTAGTTGAAGATAAAACACAAGAAGAAGTTTGTAAAATATTTAATTGTTCTCGTAGAAGTTTAATGAGATGGGTTGAAAAATACAAAAATGATGGAAAAATTAGTGGATATGAAAGAACACCGAAAGCATATAAAGTTCATAAAGAACATGTTGATTTTTTATTGGAAGAAATAAAGAAAAACAAAACCATTACAATTGAAGATTTATTGTATTTATTAGAAAATAAATTTCCTGATTTACATTTGAATAAATCACATATTCATAGAATTATCAATGATAATAATATTACTTTGAAACTAACAAGAATACGACACGAACCAGTAAAGCGATTTGGTAAGGATATTGATATAAATAATAATTTGAAAGATTTTTATGATGAACTGAAAAAATACAAAATAGAAGATATTATTTGTATAGACGAGACAAGTATAAAATCATTACAAAAACGTAATCATTGTTATAGTCAAAGAGGAAAACGATGTGTAATAAAAACACAATCACAAGAAGTATTCAAGAAATATACAGGTATATTTGCTATTTCGGTAAATGGTGTAGTTGGTTGGGATTTATATGAAAAAAGTGGTATAAATGCTGATAGAATGGTTGAATTTATTGAAAAAAACATAGTTGGAAAATATAAAAATAAGTTGATTATTTTAGACAACGCAAGTAGTCATAGAAATCAAAAAGTAAAAGAAGTTATAAATAAAGATAATTTTTTATTGTATGCTGTTCCATATCAACATTTTACTAATTCTATTGAAAACTATTTTAGCATGTTGAAATCACGATTACAAAAATTAGATGGTTTAACCCACACAGAACTGAAACAAAATATTACCAATACAATAAGAAATATTCCAAAAGAAAAATATAGAAATATAATTAAAGGTGCTTATGAAAGACCAGAAAAATATGTGTCAAATAAAAATAAGACACGTAAAATCAAGAAGAATTATTTATGAAAATCTCATTTAAAATGGGCGTTTTAAATGAGAAAAGGTGTAAAAGAAAACGAATTATTAAAAAAATTGCAAATACAATCAACGAACATTCAAAATAATAATTGTAATACAAATGATAATGTAGAAATTCATGAATTGTTATTAGAGCTAACCAAAACAGTCAAACAATTATCCAGTAAAATTGATAATCTAGAAAAAATTAATATAGAATTAGCAGAAAAAATAAATTCAACGCAAACAAAAGTATCCACAGGGTTCAATGAACCATTAGTTACACTTGGGCCAAGATTACAAAAAATTCACCCTGAAACTTTAGAAATTGTTAAAGTATATGAAAGTGTTAGTGAAGTAATGAAAGAAAATTCACAAATAAAAAGACCAAGTATCAATAAAGCAATTTCTGAAAATACTATTTATTGCGGATTTAGATGGCTTTTTGTAGAGAGAAATCTAGACCCTAATATTATAACACATATTGAACCTACAAAACAAACAAAAATACAAAATTTAGGATACATTGCCAAATTGAATGCAGAAAAAAATGAAATTCTAAACGTTTATTTAGATAGAAAAACTGCAGCGAACTTGAATGGGTATTCATCTTCATACGCTTTAGACGTACCAGTCAAAAAATATATAATAACAAATGGACATTTTTATAAATTATATGAATATTGTAATGAAGAATTAATAAACAATTATGAGACTAAACATGGGAGTCCTATTTTATACAAAAATGGCATTGGACAATATGATTTAGACGGTCATCTTGTAAAGGAATTCACGTGCAAATATGATTGTATTAAAATTCTTTCCATAAGTGATAAAACATTAACAAAGGCATTAGAAAAAAATATACCGTACAATGGTAATTTTTTCAAAGAACTTGGAACTAAATTATCTAGTATAAATTAACATTTTTATAACTTACTTTCATCCCCTCAACCCAAACTTATCATTCGTATTATCCCTATAAAACGATTCTATGTGATAAACCGATATTCTATTATGCTCCAAATTTTCCAATGAAGCAGCACCAACATCCAATTGTTTTTTTATTAGGCGAATAGTTTCTTGTATATTTTCATTGTTTATTTCTATTTTAGACGCTTCAATATAATTGTTCAATCTTTGCTTCAATTTTGACATTTTGATTCAATTTATTTTATTTTCACTTTAGAAGTTTTAATGAAAATAAAAATACTTTCAATTTTAATTTAAATTGCAAAATACATATAAAGATAATGAAATGATTGTATATATATATTGAAAATATAAATGAAAATCTTGTACAGAATAAGTGACGGTGGAAATTCAAAATATAAATTGAATTTCGTTTATGATAAAAAAAGAATGTTTTTACATTTTTTAAAAATTTTTAAAAATCATGAGATTTATGTATTTGCTGATAATGTTAGTGAAGACACCTATCATTTTTTAAGTCAAAATTATAATCAGGACAAAATATTTAGAATATCTTTAGGAAATGCTCCTTCTTTTATGTATACTTTAAATTTTGCAATTAATAATTTCAATGATAATGATAAAATATATTTTGCTGAAGACGACTATGTTTATATAAAAGGTGCCGCTGAAATTATAGAGGAAGGTTTAACTCTTGCAGATTATTCGTCTGGATATGATCATCCAGATAAATACATCAATTTTAATGAAGGTGGTCCTAATCCATTTATTGAAAAAGGCGGCGAGAGTAGTAGAGTGATGATGAGTAGAAGTAGACATTGGAAATTAACAAACAGTTGTTGTATGACTTTTGCATCAACTGTGCAAAGATGTAAAGAAGATTATGATATATTTCAAAAGTACTGTTGCGATAAAGACCCTGGTGATTTTAGTATATTTTGCGATTTATATAAAATTAATAATAGAACGTTAGTTTCTTGTATGCCTGGAGTTTCAACTCATGGCGAAATACAATGGTTAACCAAGTTTGTTGATTGGGAAAAAGAATTTGAATCTTCTTTTACATAAAAAAAATAATAATATCATATGACGTCATTTGTCACATGATATTATTATTATTATTATTATCAGTTTTATATTTTTGTAATTGTGCAATTTCTCTCATCATTCTGCATCTGAATACCGATTATCTTTCCAAATGACTTTATTGCTGTTAAACAATAAATTCATATTAATAATTTCTGGTTTCTCGGCGTTAGCAGTAAATATTTTCATAATTTGTTCATCGTCTCTAAAACGAAGTGAATATGTTTGCTGAATATTATTTCGCCCAATGCGTCCCATAGCTTGAATAATTTTTTCTTGCGTTAATTGCATACCTTTACTAATATACCCATGACAAAATTGGTAATTAGTTCCATAAATATAGTCACTTGATGCGATGATTAGATACAATCTTTGTTCATCCGCCATTTTCTTCATAATTTCAGTATATTTAATATTTTCATGATTAATGAAAACGCCTATTCCCATCATCAATAAGATTTTCCATGTGTCTTCAATTCCATTAAGCAACATAATATCATTGACCAAAGATTCTTCAATATTACTTGTAAATGCTTTAGATGCAACATCAACATCAACACCAACATTCTCTGCCCATTTTTTGATGTGATGAAGCTTATTCGGTACAAATGTTTCATTCAAACTAACATTCTTTATCATTTGTCTGTATGTCTCAATTTCTCTTATTAGTCGTGCTACTTGACCTTTACTATTATCCACATTATCTGCTTCTCTATTAAATTTTCTTACATTTTTCAAAGATTTGCCTTTGTTTCCACTACCAGCGTCCGCACTAGCAGTTAATTTGGCTTCTTCTGCCTCTTTCAAATAATCAACATCTTTTTCAAGTTCATCAATTTTTTTATTCAAAACATTGTTATATTCAATTTTCTTCATCAAATCATCCATGACCAAGCTGGGAATATTTGCTTGTTGAATACAAAATTTGGCGATTTTTTCAATATCATCACAAATAAATATGGTTGGACCATCTGTCAAAGTATAAGCATCTTTTGTTGTTACATAAATAGCAGATGTTCCTGTATTTGAAGTAACAGAATAAGATACAGATGCACCATTATTTCTCCCTGTAAAGACAGAAGTATCAGTGAAACTTCTCTTTAATGGTTGACCAGATAAATTTAATGTCGTGTTGCTTGAACTCACTGAACCTGGACCAACACTATTCTGTTTCGCCGGCAATTTATTTCCTTTTAAATCAACACTATTATTTTCTATTAATTGGGGAACTCTCCTATTTTTGAATTCTCTATAAATGCTCTCCCAAATAGTAGGAGTTATATTGTTTAACAATTTGATGTAATACATTTTTATATTTTTCATATTAATATCATCCAATGATTCAAAATAATTTTCCACTCGGAATCTTTCAGAAATGACTTTAATATTCATCTCATTGACATATGTAACAAATTTTACGACTTCATTCAAATCAAGATATCTCAGCAAGGTGAGATAATTTTCACAATGGCGAGAAATTTCCAATATTTTTTTATAATCGCCGCTTAAAAAGTGCGGCATCTCAACAAAGCCGTCTTTATTAATTATTGGAATTGACTTTTTACAATCATGACTTATAATACTATGAACTTCGCTATTTGAAAATTTACATTTGAAATCACGAATGGTTTCAGTTAATTCATTTTCTTTTGGTAAAGTCGCAGAAGACAAGACGACAGTAGGTATTTTGTTCTCACTCCAATTATTTTTAATAATAGAATGAAAACTGTGCTCATCATAATCTAATGTAATTGTCGGCTCATCCCAATATACCATTAATTTTTCATCATCATTAAATGCACGCATATAATACATTGCTGGGATAAATGATTTAATATCACTAATAATAATCTCAACATTAATACCGTTGGAATTATCCACTTTTTTAATTCCACCTGTTCTTTTATTAACACTATAATCTTTTGCTGCAAAATAATGTAAACGGATATCATCCGCGCTTGCACAACCAAACGCAAAGGCGATTTTTTTATTTACTGAAATCGCCGCTCGTGCCAATGCTAAACCTACGTGCCTAGCAGCACAAACAAATATAATTCTATATTTTTCTGATAAGCCAATTGGTGTCAATGTTTTGCCTGTACCAGTAGGCGCCATATACAAAATCAATTTGGGTTGCGGATTTTTGCAAATTGTAAATATTTCTTTTTGATGTTCGTACAATGTCATATCAGTATATTTCAACAAACTCGTATTTTTCTCTATTAAATCAACTGCGTTTTCTATTACATTCATAATGTTCAAATCATTTTCAAACGTTTTTACGATAAACTCACAAAGTATAACAATATGTCTATTTATTTTTGTTACATTGTTTTTCAAAAGCTTATAAAGTGTAAAATAACTTAATACAAAACACTTATCATCTTTATTTTTTTTAGCTATTAGTATTTTGTTTACATGTTCTAGTAGAACATATTCATACATATTATTATTTTTTAACCCTTCTGTATTATTTTTTTCCAATCGGATTCTATCTGCTGATTTAATTTGAATATCACTGCTTACATTAATTTTTAAATTGTTGATATCGTTTTTTTTGTCACTACTATTATTTTTGATTTGGTTGTATAATTCAATACCCTTTTCAACGTCTTCTCTCAAATATTTGTTATAAATATAATCTTCCATTTTTGTGTTATATTCTATTTTTAAAAATGTAAAGAGGGATTCGTTATAGTTGATTTTAATATTGACGTCATAGAAACCTGATATGATCAAATTTAAAACGTCAATTTCTGCTTTTGAAAATGGGATTTCAATGGAATCCCATTCTGATTTAATTAATTTTCTTTGATTTAAATCCATTGTAAAATTGTATTAATAAATATGTTATAAATGAATTTGTCTTTATGTTAATTAATTATATCAATTTTATTTCCACTTTTACAAAAAGTGAAGCAAAAATTATAAAACCTATTATTGCCATATAGTAGATTTGAAAATATAATCGCCATAACATTTATATCCACCTAAAAACCCAATGTTTTTAAAATAATCCTTTATTGTAAAAAAAATACGCTCCTTTTTTTTTTGAAATATCCGATTATGTATTTGATCATCTACTGGAAGGTCTATGTATCTGATTGAATCATATAATTCTTTTGCAAATTCTGTAGAAATGCTATATGCAACAAATCCCCACTGAAAATAATATTTCAAAAGATAATCGTTATAAGTTTCATTATTAGGATTTACTTGTTCTGGATGTTTATATAAAAATATTGAATCATAATCTTTCTGTTCTATTGATTCGTATACTTTTTCTAAAGTATTTACACAACAATCATCTGAAATATCCACATCATCTTCTATTATTATATGGATATCATCCGAGTCTTTTCCAGTAATTATTTCCCAAGCTTTCCTATGTGTCAAAAAACAGGCTATTTGCGATTGCGAGATATTAGAGTTTCCAAGTTCTATCTTCATTTCTTTTAAAATATGCAACACATCACATTCTTTCCAGTATATTGCGTCCACGATTTCAACAAAAAATCCTTTTTCTAATAATTTATTAGTTAATTGTTCAACATGAACTCTTCTTTCACAATTCTTAATAGATAAAATATAAATTATAAATTTCATGATTTATACTTTAACTTTTTATATTTCAAACGTTGTTTTATTTCTAAATCTTTTTTTCAATTTAAAATAAAAATTGAAACAAATTGGAATGACAATAATTAGACCAATAAAATAAACTTGACTAACTAACAAAATGTCACAAATTATCACTATTGAAGGAAATATCGGTTCAGGAAAATCAACTCTTTTGGAACATTTAAAGAAAAAATACAATTCAACCGACATTATATTTTTAAGAGAACCCGTTGATGAATGGGAAAATATCAAAGATGAAAATGGAACTACGATATTGCAAAAATTCTATGCGGATCAAAAAGCTTATTCATTTTCATTTCAAATGATGGCGTATATTTCAAGATTGGCGTTGTTAAAAGAAGCTGTTGAGAAGAATCCTAATGCGATTATTATAACAGAGCGTAGTTTAGTGACAGATAAAATGATTTTTGCAAAGATGTTATATGATTCAGGGCATATTCAAGACATTGAATACCAAATTTATTCAAAATGGTTTGAATGTTTTGCGAATGATTATCCAATTAATAAAGTCGTATACGTAAATTCGTCACCTGAAATATGCTTTTCAAGAATTCATGAAAGGTCGCGATTAGGTGAATCAGTGATACCATTGACTTACTTAACTAGATGTGACAATTATCATAAAAATATGATTGCATCTTTTTCAGAAAATGAAAAAATAAATGTTTTGGAATTAAATGGAGACACGAATATTAAAATAAAAGAAAACGAACACTATTTAAGTGAATGGTTAAAAAAAATACACGATTTTATTTATGAATAAGTGGAAACCGGCAAAAAATAAAAATAAAAATAAAAATAAAAATTGAAACAATAATGGTTATTTTTTTTATTTTCAAATTATAATCGTATAACTTGAAAATGAAAGTAATGAATTTTGTCAACCTTATTAATCAAGCATTCCGTTTTGTAATTCAAACAAGCAATGAATTCAACATTGATGAATCACATGCACTCAAACACAGCCTAGAGGTGTTTAATTTTGCAAATACTATTTATGAAAGTGAAGCTATAAAATTTCCTCTTTTAGAAAATCAAAGAGAAATTATTAGTTTAGCATCTATTGTCCACGATATGTGTGATAAAAAATACATGAATGAAGACGATGGAATTGAAAATATGAATAAATACATGAAAAGTTTTATATCCCCCGAAGAACTAGAAGTTGTATCTCATATTATCAAAACAATGTCTTATTCAAAAGTGAAAAAAAATGGCTATCCTGATTTTGGCGAATATCAACTGGCGTATCATATTGTAAGAGAAGCCGACCTTTTAGCAGCCTATGATTTAGACAGATGTATAATTTATAGAATGATGCAAAGCAAATTTAACTACACAGATGCTTTGGTTGAATCAAAAAATCTATTTGAAACTAGAATATTGAATTATCGGAAAGATAAATTATTTATAACCAGTTATTCTAAAAACAAATCGCTTTTACTACATAGAAAGGCAGTGAAAGATGTTGAAAATTTGGATTCTTTGTTGAATATAATAAATAAGTAGAGTCAATATATAATTAGTAAATTAGTAAATACATTTATTTTCTGGATTAGTCTTCATGTAAATATAACCAACCTGTTATTATATATTTATCGTGCGATAAAGGCATTTTACCTCTATGTGGAAATGTCCATGAAGCCGGAAATAATAAAAGTTTTCCGGTTTCCGGTTTAATTGTATGTGTCCCCCAAAATTCCGTTTCACCACCTTCTTCAACAGTATTTAAATACCATAAATAAGTGATAACGCGATATTTTTTATTATGCCAATCACTATGAAAATCATTGTGATAAATGTATCGTCCTTTCTGTTTAGTATATCTCTGAACCATAAAAGATTCATTTGACAATAAAGTACCAAAAGTCGTATAATTAGAATCCGTATTTTCTTTTTCATGATTCATATTTACAAAATTATCTAACCTTTTTACGTATTCTTTTGTATTTTTAGCTAATTCCTTTTCTAGAAATTTATGAATTTTATTCCATTTATCAAATCCTGTTTTATTGGGTGTATTAGGTATCACCAAATCATAAGTATCTTTAATATTTTTATTTAATCCTCCAAAAGTTACACCTTCATATTTTTTATTATCCGAATCAAAGATATTTATTATTGTTTTACACAACTCTTTAGAAATTGATGTTGAATTTATATAAAAATATTTATCTTCCATAATAATTATTTTAATTTAAAAAATTATTTTTAAATTAAAATAATTATCTTTTTTTATTAATTATAATTATAATAAAAAGACAATTTAATGAGCGGGTTTTCATACAAAGGGATTGATATTTATGATATAACAAATGGTTCTGCAACTAAGGGAAACAGAGTTGATGGTTACTCTTTCAATGGATTTACTGCTACTTATAATTCGGAGATACCATTAGATTATGGATTTTCAGATACAAAAGGTACCTCAACCCGAAATTCTACTACTGCAAGAACCCGTGAGTTGACAACTTCAAAAAATCCTGAGGGGACGTTGTTGATAACTTCAGGCTCATTGACTACACCTAGTGGATGCAAACACATTAGTTTTGTTGGTAGAGCTGGCGGAGGTGGTGGAGGGGGTGTTTCTGGTAGTGCTAAACTAAATGTACGAGCTGTAGGTGAGACTACAGCTACTTCTGGTAACGGGGGTATAGGAGGTAGTGGAAACTATGTATATGGCTATTGTTTACCTGTAAATAAGAGTATTATTAATTACACTATCGGAGCGGGTGGTGGTGCTGGTGCTGGAACACCAAGTAGTTCAAATAGGACTACCTCTGGTAATGGTAGGGTTGCTAGCACTCTAACTGCTGGGTCAGGTAAGGTTGGTAATGAAACCATTATCAATTTTTCAAATACTGATTACAAAACAGGATCAGGAGGAAATGGAGGAGCGGGAGGAAATGGAGCCAAAGCAACTTTTAACATTCCTAGTGGTTTTAGAAGTAGCCCAGGCAATCAAGGGGCTCCGGGAAATACACCTCTAGTAGCGCATAATCCATCAACGAAAGATTTTAACTACAATCCTTTAATTGATTACGGTGGTGGTGGTGGTAGTGCTAGTAACGGTGGCGACGGTGCTTTGTTAATAATTTTTTTATACGAGTAAATTATCAAATCAATCAATATTTATATGAATATTTACAAATCCTACTAATAAATACCGAGTGCCTTTTGTAATAGGCAGACCTGAATGGTTAATTTTACTACTATGTATAATTAAATCACCTTGTTCACCCTTCATAATTAACCCATCGTCAAAATACGTTCCACCTCCCTCAAAATCAGAACAATTACTCAATAATATATTAAACGATAAAAATGAACCATCTTTATGTATTTCTAAAAAATTTTGGTCGTCGTGTTTATATTTAACAATAAATAAGTCACTATAATCTAATTTAATATCATCATTTAATCCATATGACAGTCTAATCTTTTCTGTAATTATTTTCAATGATTCAAACACAAAACTCGCAATTGTTGTGACGTTTTCTACAGGTAAATCTGTAGTAGGATAATTAGAATGACGCTTCTTCGTCCAACCGCCGTTTTTTTCTGCGTATTTTTCACATTCATTTATTATCCACGTACAAACATTTGAACAATAAATTTTGGGATATATAAATCGCTGTAAAAAACGGTTATATTTAATCGTCTTAGTATTATCCATTAATTCATTTGCATCTTCCAAAATGTCACCATACTTTATTTTTAATTGCGATTCCAATTTTTTTTGTTCAATAGTTTCATCTAAAAAAACTTTATAATTATGAATTTCAGATTTTGACGATGAATCTCTTTCTTTATGGTTAATTATTTTATTACAAATTATAAAACCGCACTCTGATGGGTTATATAAAATATTTTCAAATAATTTATAATTCATTACATCTTTATCAAGACCTATAGTTAATATATTATTAGTTTCTTGTAATTCTTCAAATTCTAACTGAATCAATGGGTCGTTACTTTTATGAGCGTCATCTATTATATATATAACTTCTTCAGACTTATTATCATTATAATAACCAACATTTGTAGGTTTTTTATCCCACAAATTAATTGCTATTATATATCTATCTTCATTTTTCCCGACATCATTGTCAATTTCATCTTCCAAAAATGCTGAGCCGTGAAAATATTTACCATCAAAAGTAATTTGTTTTCCTTTTTTTGGAAATGAAAAAAAAAGACTCAGATTTTTTTCAAATTCTTTATACATATATCTATCCATGTCAATATTTGTAATCACTGTTGGAATTTTAGAATCATTTAAATACGTAACAGATGAAAGAAATGGATAATTATATTCCAATAATTCTTTTTTAAGAGCTTCATCGCAATCAACGTGCAGTGCAGATGTTTGATATTTATCTTTTACCCAAAATTCAACAAAATATGTCTTGTTATTTATATCGTAATCTTCGCTTATACTATTTTCACAATTTTGCAGCCTTTTAAAATGAAAGGTTGCAATGTCATGCACATATTTTTCTAGCACACTATATTTTGATTTATTCATATCTAATAAACACGTTTCATTATGCAAATTATTATTAATTTCTTTTATCAATTCATCCATATAAGGTTGTTCACTCAATTTCCAAATATTTATATTTTCCATTGCAAAATATAATGATAATATATGTGTATGTATTTGTGATTATATTTTTAAATAATTATTATTATATTTAAAATTGAAATATTTTTCTATAAAATAAAAATAAATAACAATCAAAAATACTTGAAAATCAAATATGTCAATGTTAATGAGAACTGGTTTTACAAATTTAACTGCAGTTTTACATAAAAATAAAAAAATATTTCCAAAAAAATATTATCTATTAAAATTTGATGGTTGCAGCAAAGGTAACCCTGGTATGGCTGCCGCCGGCGCAGTTTTGTATAAAAATGAAATTGAAATATGGTCAGGATCAAAATTTCTAGGATACAATGAAACCAATAATTATGCGGAATATATGGGGTTAATTATTGGACTAAGTAAAGCTATTGAATTTAACATTGACGAGTTAGAAGTTGAAGGAGATTCAATGTTAATAATTAAACAAATGAATGGTAAAAATAAAGTAAGGTCAAGTAACATAAGTGAGCTGCATAAGCTAGCAATGGAATTGAAATTAAAATTTACGCATATCATATTCAATCATGTTTATAGAGAAGATAATAAAAGAGCAGATGAATTATGTAATAAAGAAATAGAAAAAATAATGGCTATGGATGAAAATATGTAGTGTAATAGTAGCAGAAATCAATCAATAAAAATATCAATACTCTAATAAATGGACATTCAATTTTTTTTGCGGTTTGTACTTCAAAATATCTAGTTCTTTTTTTGAAGTTGGAAATTCTTTCTCTCCATAGATATCTTGTAACATTAGCCATTCAAACAAACCTCCAGTGTAAACATATACATTATAAAAACCCAAAGATTGCAGCTGGTTGTATTTTTTATATATTTTATCATCATTACAATTTTTACCATAAATCACGAGTTTGATGTCTTTTTTTCCATTTTGAATTAAATGATTAATAATCGCAGTCTCTTTTTCAGGGCTAACTGTATTGGGTAATAAACAATCTTGTGAAGTTTCTTCTAATGTATTTATTAATATATAATTATCTTTATTATGCAAAGAATATTGAATATCCTCAAAATTGATTTTATTCATTGAACTTGTATTTCCCATAAATTTGAACAGTTTAAAATAATTTGGTTAATTAATCAAAACAAATATGTTTATATTTGTATAATTTAAATATTATAATAAATTAATTTTATTTCAACCATTTTGAATACGCAATCAGAAGAAGCAACCCTATTGGTAAAAACAACGGTTCGTAATAATTTAGATATACCCAAGTCATTACAAATACAATAGGAAATATATGCATTCTAGGTATCAATTTATAACAATCCGAAGTTCTGTAATAAATCCAAAAACCACTACAAATAACCGCAATAATTACTTTGCTATTATAACTCAAATATTTATCTAATAGCATTGATATATATTATATTTATATTATATATAAAATAAATATAATAACATGTTTACAAAATTATATTTAGACACAACAAACCCTAAACTTAAGCTTCATGAAATGTTTCAATCAGCTATATTAATACCAATAGTTGTTTCAGTCGTATTTCATACCTTTATTTACACATTGCTCTGTAATATGGCAAATTATATATTTTTTAAAAAGTTTTTGTCAAATGATACGAATAAACGATTACTGACGTGCTTGATACCAATTATGTTTTTAGGGTTTTTTGCAAGATTTTATCACGTTAAAGAAATTTATAAAGCATACAATGGAGATATGATAAAAACACGAAATCATCTAGATAAATTGTATATATCCTGGATTTTTATCTCATAAATCATAATATAGTATGATAATAATAGTGATAATAATACTAATGAAATTGCACAACAATTTCAACCTCTTCCTTTTTAATACTTTTCGTAGCTGAAATAGAAAGTTCTTCCCTCTTCTTTCTTGTTTTTGTATTATCTATCTTTAATTCTTTTCGTTTAGATGTACTATTGCGTGAATTCATGTCTTTTTCAATAGTGTCATAATTTTCTTCAATATAATTAATGACTTTGTTTTCAATAGCCCATTTAAAAAAGTTGAGTTGACCAATGGTTGTTTCAATATATTTATCTCCTTTGTATGGAATAGTTATTCTTTCCCATCTACAAAAAGGATCAAAACGACGTTTTCTATATGCTTTTAATTTCAATTTATAATCAAAATAAACCTTGAAACGTTTAACATTATCATTGTTGTCGTCAATAGTATACAAAGTATAATATTTCTTAGCATAATTTGTTGCAAACCAGTCAACAATTCTCAGTGAAATTTTTGAATCTCCTGTAATAATTTTCAACATTTTATCCAAATATTCTTCATTTTTGTAAAAATCCATTAAATTATTCAATAGTAAATCATTTTGTGTTGTATACGTTGTTAAAGCATTTGAATTCATGATATTATTGTATTTATTAAATCTAATTCAAACATATTTAAGTCTTTTACAATAAAAATATTATTTTGTATTCTTTTTCTCTAATTTATACGTTTTATGCATTTTGTTGATTTTCTGTGGTTTCTAAATTTTCTTTATAATTTGTTGAAACTGGCTTCATATACTGGTCATGAACGGATAAATCTTGAACATAAGTATTATTTGTTAAATAAGGATTCATGTTTACTTGACACATCATCTGTCTCTCTGATAATTTTTTATCAGTGTCTTCCCGTTTACTATTTTGAACAAAACCTTTATCAAATAAATTATTATTCATTATTTCCCATGTGTTTTCGTCATGATTTAATGATGAAGTATATGCGGTTTCTTCCACAATTTTATTAAAATTATCATCCATTGATTCTTTAACTATTCTTTTAGACCTATCATAGTTCAAACCTTTACTCCATTTCCATTCAATTAATTGTTGACTGTAATTCATTTGGATATAATGTCTTTTTAATATGTATATGATTTATACATATTAAAAATTAGTAATTATAACTTACAAATTATATTTTAGTAAAAATAGAAAACTATTTTTTTCGTTGTTTACTAATATTTTATTTTATATTATATTACTATACAAATGACAGTTATTAATGGAATAGAAATAGACGACATTAATTTTAAAATTAATGAACTTAAATTAGCATTAAATAATAATAATCCAATTGAAAAAAAGTTAAATGTAATAGTAGTTATCTCTAATCCTTGTCTTTATGCTAGAAGATATCAACTATTTAATCAATTTATCAATAGAATGAATGAAGACGATAACGTAGAATTGTATGTTGTTGAAATGGCGTACAAAGAACAAAAATTTATTGTTACAAAATCAACAAACCCGAAACATCTTCAGATAAGAACACCTACGCCAATCTGGCACAAAGAAAATATGATAAATTTAGCGGTAAAATATTTGTTGCCCAAAAACTACAAGGCTTTTGCATGGATAGACGCTGATATTGAATTTGAAAGTAATACATGGTCTTTAGATACACTTAAACTTTTAAATGGATACAAAGATGTTGTTCAAATTTTTAGTCACGCTGTAGACATGGATAAAGATGAAACAACACTAAATATTTTTAATAGTTTTGGATACAGCTATGCAAAAAATAAACAATATACTAGCAAGGGGTTAGATTATTGGCATCCAGGATTTGCATGGGCTATTACGCGTAAAGCTTATGAAAAGATTGGTAAACTGTATGATGTAGGAGTACTTGGTTCTGGTGATAATATAATGGCGTTTGCGTTAATTAATAAAAGTAAGCATTATACAAATAAAAAATATAGCGACGATTACAATAATAGTATGCTAGAATTTCAAGAAAAGGCCAAAACTCTACGTTTAGGATATGTTCCTGGAGTGATAAGACATTATTATCATGGAAAAAAGAAAAATAGAAATTATGTAGAGAGAACAACTATTTTAGCAAAATATCAATATTCTCCGATTAAAGACGTTACTTACGATAAAGATGGTATTATTATACCAACTGAAAATTTTTCGGATGAATTTAAAAAAGATATAATGAGTTATTTTTGGGAAAGAAAAGAAGACGAATAATTTTCTGTAAATTTACATATAAAATAAACCTAGTTTTCATCATCAGTTTCATTATTTTTATTTCTTATTGTTTTATGATTCACTACATTTTTATTTGATTTACTTTGTGGTAACGATTTTAATGTGGATATTCTTTTTTCAATATTTTTTAGTGTGAAATGTTTTGTTGTTCTTACATAAGTTAATGCGGGAATTTCTTTTATCATACCATTTTCTTTATCATATATTACATCTTTAATGCGTTGTAATTTTTTTCTATCCAAACAATCTTTTAAAAATTTGATCAAAATTTCACATTCATTTTCGTGTAATTCATGTTGTTCTTTATAAATATCTAAAACATACTCTATTATTTTTTTTATTTTGATTGTTTTATTTAGTTTACACCACGGTTCATTCACGCTACTATTTTTTTCATTTTCTAAAAATTTTTCCAAATTATCCATACTTTGCGATGCCTTAGAGTCATTAAGTGAAACTCCGTTAATTAGCATGGTTTTATATTTAATATTTTTTAATTCAATACACTCTTCTTCTTCTGTAGGATTTTCTAGTTCTTTATTTTTAATTTCATTAATATCTTCTATTTCCATTTATTCTTATATATATACATATAAGAATAAGTTTAACTCTTTTTCATGAAAATATAATATAATATTTTATGTATATATCAATTTCAAATATAATATAATATTATATGTATTATATAATTATAAAATCACAAAATTAAATGGAAAAAACTGAAACAAATGATAACGATAAAAAAATATTAATTAGTGGAACAAATAATAGATATTTAATAAAACGTGCAAATCGGATTAAGAATGAAATAAAAAAGAGAGAAGTTATTAACAAGTATAACATAAATCCGATTTTTTTAAATCATGATAAACAAATTAATTTAATTAAAGAAATATACAGCAATCACAATCAAAATGAAAATAACCTTGTAAAAACTATTTTGAAACAAGAAATAGAAAAAAAATTATCTAGTTATAGACAACAGGATTTAATTAAAAATAAATACAATGAATCATTGTTTCTTGATATAGATACTATAATGCAAAAATTAATAGATACTAGTATGCAATGTTTCTATTGCAATTGTCCCGTGGTTATTCTTTATGAAATTGTGAGAGAATTAACCCAATGGACTATTGATCGTATAGATAACGATAACGGACATAATAAAGATAACTTCGTGATAGCCTGTTTAAATTGTAATATTAAAAGACGCAACATAAATTCAAATAAATTTTTATTTACAAAACAGTTGAATTTAATAAAAACTGATAGATAGTAATAGTAAAATAAATTGATATAAATAATTACAGTTATTATAATATATAGTTAACGTATATATTATAAAAGTATGGATATTATTAATTCAATAAAAAATTTAAATCAATTAGACGATCTGGAAAATATATTGGAATCATTAGTTTTTGAAGATGAAGAAATACCAGTTATAATTGATGAAATAAATGGGTTGGAATTAATTGAATCCGCATTATATTTAATGGAAGACTATATGAATGAAAACCCAACAGCAATTAGCGAACCAGACTTTGAAATAGAATTTTTAGAAGATATTAAAGAATTGTTTTACATACAGTTTGAAGATGATATCCTAGAAAATGAATGGTTAGAAGATGACCTGGATGATTTATTAGATGAGGCTTTTAAAATATTTATTGGTACGTTTTATCCGGAGCGTTCTATTAGTAATAATGTTATATTATCTGAAACAGAAATTATTAATAATTATAATTATAATGACGATATTGAATCCCAACTTGATAAAAATACTAAGAACCAGATTATTTTAGATAAAATTGAACTTATTAAACAAAAACCACAGCCAACTCAACGAACTGATGAATGGTATAAATTTCGTCACAATTTAATTACTGCAAGTAACGCATATAAAGCATTTGAAAGCCAATCTACGATAAATCAACTTATATATGAAAAATGTCAACCGTTAAAAAGAATTGATCATGATAATAATCTTCAACCAAATATACCGACTATGGTAAACATTAATACACCTTTCCATTGGGGTCAAAAATATGAACCTGTTTCTGTTATGTTGTATGAATATTTATATAACACAATGGTAGCCGATTTCGGTTGTATAAGACACGACAACTATCATTTTTTAGGAGCATCTCCTGATGGTATTAACGTAGACATCAATTCTGAACGTTTTGGACGCATGTTAGAAATTAAAAATATTGTAAATCGTGAAATAAATGGAATACCAAAAAAAGAATATTGGATTCAAATGCAATTGCAAATGGAAGTTTGTGATTTAGATGATTGTGATTTCTTGGAAACAAAATTTGTTGAGTATGAAAGCGCTAATCAATTTTTCAAAGAATTAGAACTTGATTCGCAAGAAACTAATGTGAAAGCTCTTGATAAAAAGGGCGTTATTATTTATTTTCACAATATTTCAGAAGCAAAACCTTTTTATATTTACAAACCGTTGAATATAGTAAAAATGGACGAAATCTTAAAATGGGAAGAAGAAATGATTGAATTATATCAATCTCAGGAATATAATATGACGTATATTAAATCAAACTATTGGAGATTAGAAAAGTTAAGTTGCGTTCTAGTTTCACGTAATAAAAACTGGTTTAAAAATAATATTCAAGCAATAGAAAATGTATGGAATATTATTGAAAAAGAGAGAGTAACAGGATACGAACATCGGGCACCTAATAGAAAACCAAAAATAAAAAAAGATAGTAATGCAACCACAATTGACAGTTATTTTAATAGTACTAACAATAACCAACAACAAGGATGTTTAATAAAAATTGTAAATATGAATTAGAAGAATTTTGGTTTAATAGTCTTTTAATATTCTAACATCGTGTCCACAAGTATAAAAGTCAAATAATTCAATATACTTCAATTTTACCAAATACCAAATATTTATTTCCCACATTATTGATTTTTTTTCTTCAATTGTTTTTAATACTTCATTTTTAGCCAAATCCGCAAATTTGATTAAAGCATCTTTATGACCACCAAAAACAGATCCCGCAAATGTCCAAGTAATTATCTCATAAACATTATAACTTACAGTATAGTCTCTATATTTACATGACGCAATTCGCAGGTTGTTATAATATTTGTTTGTCATAGACAAAATCCCATCATTTAATTCTTTTTCATTTTTAATCATGTGATAAATCCCGAAATCAATCCAAATATATTGATCAGTGTTATAAATATTCATTTGAATAGCTTCTCTTACCCATTCAGTTTTATTATTTTGTACAAATAAATAATCCAGTGTATTTTTATCATGATTATCTGTATTTAACTTGAAATTTGTTAATTTATCCAAGTACTTGTATAAATACAATTCCTCTTTATTTATTTTAATAAAAGTTGTATTAGGATATAGCCCGTTTGAATAACCATTTTTAAAAAAAGAATTATATGATTGACAATCTATAAATATTATTTTGGGATTTGGAATATTAACCAATAATTTTCCATATTCAATATATGTTTCAACTGATCGTGAATTATTTTTACTAATATTTGCAATAAATCCAGAAACAATTGTTGTTGTAAATTGTTTAAGCGGTGAGTTTAATACCACATTATTATTAACAGCGTGAATAGTATCAATGTTATTGCTATCATTGGTTTTTGAATAATCAAAAACCTCAAAATCTTTTTTATAATATTCATAAATTAAATCCATTGATTTTTCATTTAATAGTTTCATATAATTGATATTTTTTTGTTCATCATATTTATTTTTATTTATAAACACATCAAAATCACTGTATCCCATCTGAATCATATCTTGTTGTAATGTTTCTGTCTTTATTATTTTAATGTTTTTTACTAAGTTTTCATTCTTGTCCAATATATATTTATATTGTGGAACTCTATGATTATCGGTATCTTCTTCTATATACAAATATTTATATATTATCTCGTACAATAACTCTTCATCTAATTCGTCAATGTTTTGTATTTTGTTTCCCCAAAATAAATCAGACATTATTCTTTCATATGGGTTTCTTACCGAAACTAAAATAGTAGTGTTATTACTGTCATTTTGTTTATAATCAAAATATTGTTGGTAGTGATTAATTTCTTCATATGTTAGATGTTGCAACGAACGATTATTTGGATAACGTATTTTTTGTTCCTTATTAAGATACCAACCAGATATGTTCTTGTCACATCTAACCAAATTACATTTTTTATAAAAATATTCTTCTATAGACATTCCACCAGTTTTTGGAATGTGAATATATAATAAATTTAATGGTTTAAAATAAGGCATTTTTTATTTATAAATGCATTATTTTTAAATAATTATTTTTATTTATTAATATCTGCGTAAAAAAAAGTCCCGAATCACTTAATACAAAATGTTAGACATGTCTGTTCTAAATGGTAACAAATTAATAGGCGTATCAAAATAGCCTACTCTTGTTCCACAATTTGGATTGATCGGTGGTAGAGGTTTAACATAATTTGTTTTCAACTGTTTTTCTTTGTATAATGTTTGGCACATACTAGCAGGCATACAGGTACCCTCATCTGGATTATTAGGGTATCTAATGTTATTTGTTATTTGGTCATAAGACCCTAGTTGAAAAATAGGATAATGCCACCATATATTAGCAGAACCATTATTTGATATTCCTTTTTGTCCGGTTGGTGGATAAGTATCCTCTACAAGAAGATCAGTTTCAGGAAATGGATATTTACCTTCATCTCCTCCTAAACTAGTGGTCATACTACTATTTATATTGTAATTTTGATAATTTTCTATCATTTTGATGGATTTAAACATATTATAAAATAATGGTGTTCCTAGTGTTATCACTACTGCTATTATTATGAATAATATCAAACATATATTATACTTCATTTAATATGGTATATTTTTATTTATATATATATATATTTTATATAAAAATAAAAACATTTAAAACTATTTTAAAATATGTATATTATAACACTTTCGTATGAATATGAATAAAAATATTAGTAATACGGACAATGACATGCGCGTAACAAAGCGAGATGGAAATCTAGAAGAAATGTCATTTGATAAAATATTAAACCGTATTAAAAAATTAGGCCAAGAAGTCGGTATTCAAATTAATTATTCTTCTTTGGTAATGAAAGTTATTGATCAATTATATGATAAGATTGAAACGGCTAAAATTGACGAGTTGGCCGCAGAACAATGTGCCTCACTTTCAACACAACATCCAGACTATGGAGTTCTTGCTTCTAGAATCGTAATTTCAAATCATCAAAAAAACACTGAATCGTCGTTTTCAAATATTATGAAGAGTTTATATGAATTCACAGATATTCACGGAAGCCACAAACCGTTGATAGCGGACTACATATGGAAATTTATAGAACAAAACGCGAAAGAACTTGATATTATGGTTGACCACAATAGAGATTATTTGATTGATTTTTTTGGTTTCAAGACATTAGAGCGCGCGTATTTATTCAGATTGAATAATAAATTAGTTGAACGAGTTCAGCATATGTGGTTGCGCGTTTCAGTTGGTATTCATGTGAATCCAAACAGTTGTTATAGTAGTAATAATACTAATAATAATAAAATTCTGGATATGATAAAAGAATCATATGATTTGACGTCACAAAAATATTTCACACATGCAACGCCAACTCTTTTCAATGCAGGAACCCCGCGTCCACAATTAAGTTCGTGTTATTTGATTGCTTTAGAAGACGATAGTATTGAAGGTATATTTTCTACTTTGAAAGATTGTGCTCACATTTCCAAATGGGCAGGTGGTATTGGTTTACATATTCATAATTTAAGATCAAAAGGTAGTCATATAGTTGGAACTAATGGAAAATCTAATGGAATTGTTCCCATGTTACGTGTGTTCAATAACACAGCACGCTATGTTGACCAAGGAGGAAATCGTCGCAACGGTTCCTTTGCTATTTACCTAGAGCCTTGGCATCCTGACATTGAAGACTTTTTGGAAATGAAGAAAAACCACGGCGATGAAGAATCAAAAGCACGTGATTTATTTTATGCTTTATGGATTAGTGATTTATTTATGGAACGCGTAAAAGAAAACGGTAAATGGTCGTTATTTTGTCCAAATGAGTGCCCAGGTTTATCGGACGTCTATGGCGAAAAATTCGTTGAATTGTATACAAAATACGAGGTTTCCGGAAAGGCTCGTAAAACCGTGAGTGCTCGTGATTTGTGGTTTAAAATTTTGGACGCTCAAATGGAAACCGGAACCCCTTATTTACTTTTTAAAGATGCTGCAAATAAAAAAACAAATCAACAAAATCTCGGCACGATAAAATCGTCTAATTTGTGTTCGGAAGTAGTACAGTACTCAGACGATAAAGAAACCGCTGTATGTAATTTGGCTTCTATTGCTCTTCCAACTTTTGTAGATGAAAAGACCAAAATATTTGATTACGATAAATTACATCAAGTCACCAAAGTAGTAACTAATAATTTAAATAAAGTAATAGATGTTAACTTTTATCCAACTGAAAAGACACAGCGCAGTAATATGTTACATAGACCTATTGGTATTGGTGTTCAAGGGTTGGCTGATGCATTTATTTTGATGGATATTCCATTTCATAGCGATGAAGCAAAAGAAGTCAACAAATTAATTTTTGAAACGATTTATCACGCAGCACTAGAAAAAAGCAATGAAATATCAATTGCAATTAAAGAGCAATATTCATCTCAAATAGATTTTAATAGTGACGTTCAATTAATTTATGAAACAAAGTATACAAATGGATTAAAACATGGATTGAAAACCAAACATATTGGCGCGTATCAGTCTTTTGATAACTCGCCTGCATCAAAAGGAATATTACAGTTTGATATGTGGGGTGTAGAGCCTACGCCCGGTCGTTATGATTGGGATGCTTTGAAACAATCCATAGTCGCGCACGGAATGCGAAATTCGCTTTTACTTGCTCCGATGCCAACCGCGTCAACATCACAGATTTTAGGTTTCAATGAATGTTTTGAGCCGTTTACAAGTAATTTATATAGTCGCCGCACATTAGCAGGTGAATTTGTTGTAGTAAATAAATATTTGATGAAAGAACTTATTGACTTGGGATTATGGAATGAACAAATTAAAAATAATATTATTGCAAACAAGGGAAGTATACAACAATTATCCATGTTGAGTGACCATGTTAAAAACAAATACAAAATTGTATGGGAAATGCCGATGAAACATTTAATAGATATGTCCGCCGACCGTGGAGCATTTATTTGTCAAAGTCAATCTATGAATTTATGGGTTGAAGACCCAACCTACAATACCCTTACATCAATGCATTTTTATTCATGGAAAAAAGGATTAAAAACAGGTATTTATTATTTGAGACGAAAAGCAAAACATCAGGCTCAACAATTTACAATAGAACCGGAGAAGAAAAAAGTGGAAGAAAAGGATGAGATTTGTGAGATGTGTTCTGCCTAGCAACTTTTAGAAAAAGTTGTGCAAATATATATATATATATATTTAGATCGGTGGATCAAAATAATTGAAATTTGTTTTAGTCTACTTTTTCTAAATGTAATTTCGTTTAATAATAATAAATATTTACACTATAATCTATATAAATGTCCAGAATATTTTTTCAAATTGGTACAAACAACGGAGATGATTTATTTAGAAATAAAGTAAAAGAGATAAATCCTGACATGGTTATTTTAGTAGAACCTAATCAAACACTGATTAATGAAATAAACGAAAATTATAAGGATGTAAAAAACGTGTATATTTACAATAATGCTATATATTATAATAATGATGAAATTGTAGAATTGTACATACCAGCAAAAAATGGTATAATTGGTTCAATTGCTGATAACGGTCACGCATATTGCGATGGTAATTTTTCTCTATTGCCTATGAATGATTGGGGTACAAAGGATGATATGGTCAAATTTACAGCAAAAACAATAACATTTGATGAAATATGTAAAAATCATAATATAACAGAAATAGAATATTTACAAATAGATACAGAAGGGTTTGATACTGAAATTATAAAAATGATAGATTTGTCAAAATATAAAATTAAACAAATAAGATTTGAAAAATGGGTATTTAGTAGTGAATGCTTCACACATTATAATAATGATATTGCGAATGAATTAGGAATAAACGGAATGAATTTTGTTATGAATAAACTCAAAAACAATAATTATATTATAAATGAAATATCTGATAAAGATGGCGATGATATTATAGCAACACTTATATAAATATTAGGATTTAATAACTTTTTTAACTGCAGCAGCAGCTAAAAGTCGTTTAGACCTTCTTCTTTTGGTTTTTGCCTTTTGTTTTTTATTTTTTTTGCCGCCTTTTTTACTTTTTGTTTTTGATTTTGTAGTTGAGCTCGTTGTTGTTGTGTTTGTCTTTGTAGTTAAGTTGTCGTTTTCGTCAAACAGATCTATAATTTCTAATTTTATATTTTCTATGTCAAGGTCGTTATCCATTTTTGCTTTTTCTAAATTGCAAACATAGCCTTCAGGGGATAATTTTTTGATATATTCTGTAATAATTACATTTTTACCGCAAATGTCTTCATTGTATTTATATTTAATGAAAACTCTTAAGCACAATATTACATCAATTAAAGCATCATGCAATGCATCACCGTCAGGTGAATAACCAAAATAGTATTGGTATGATTCTATTAATTTGGGGCTTTTTACTTTGTAAAAAACTTTATCTTCGCCTGTCTTTTTATCTTTATAATTTACTGCAATTTGTATATTACAAATAGGAGCTGTTACTTCCATGCTACACGTGAATTTCTTATTATTCATTAGAAACTGCAATTGTTTTTCAGTTTCTGCTCCCACATTTGCACCCGATAAACGCAATAATTCAGCAATGACTGCTTTACGGTCAAATTGAACATTATGGCCTACGACTGTAACAACATCGGGGTCCATAATATCATTCATGAATTCATCAACAGCATCTGCAATTAGTGCTTTTTTTTCAGGTGGTTCGCGACTGATTTTGTCTCTGTCAATATGATGAATTGCTGCAGAAGATTCTGCGATGACTATATCATCAGTGATGTCAATGTATTTATTGAATATTTTGCTCTTGCTAGGTGTTTCTAAGTCATAAACAATATAACTCAACTGAATAATACTAGGCCATGAAGATAACACTTGTTTCCACACAGAGGAAGTTTTAATTAAATCGTCATAATCCAATAATTTCATATCATTCACATTTCTCGCATTCCAATCTTTTCCATCTAAAATTGGAGGTAGTCCGGTTGTCTCAGTATCAAATACACAAATCTTAACCATTTTATATTTATTTGTATATTGAATAAATATAAAAAAAGATTTCAATTTTTTCTACCTTTTAGAAAAAGGTAGAGCCAAAACCGTGAACTTTTAGTTTTCAAAAAGTAAAGCAAAAAAAGTGAAACTTTGGCTCCACCTTTTCAAAAGGTGGATTTTAATAGGTTGAAAAGGATTTACAAATACCAAAACTTCTGCGATGCCAAATTGTAATACCATGTTCTTTAATTCCATCAATATGACGTTTAGCACCATATCCCTTATTTTGGTCAATTCCATAATTTTCAATTAGTTCAGGGTGTTCTTTGCATAAATCTTCAATATATTTATCGCGTTCAACTTTTGCCAAGATAGATGCTGCCGCAATCGCCGTATATTTGTTATCGCCGCCTTCAATGCAAGAATAAGGTATTGTTTCTAGCTTCGTTGCAACTTTATTAAAATATGTTATAGGATTAAAATAATTTCCATCTATCAACAAATAAAATTTATAATCGTCATTCTCCTTTTTTTGTTGTTTTTTCATTTTTTCATTATACTGATTGCGTGTTTCCAAAATAGCATTATGCATTGCTTTTTGTGTCGCTTGTAATATATTGATTTGGTCAATTGTTTTCTCATCTTCAAAACTAACATACCATGCGAGCGCATTTTGTTTAATATAATCTGCCGCATCATCAATTTGTTTTTTTGAATGAAATTTTTTGCTGTCTTTCATTTTAGAATGATCAAAACTGTCATCTTTAGGTAAAATTACAGCTGCGCTGTAGACTCTTCCAAAAAGGGGACCTCGTCCCGCCTCGTCTGCACCTATTTCTAATATATTTGTATCATCTAAATAAAAACGATTCAAATTGAATACTGAACGCAGTCTTGTTTTTTTTACCTTTGTATCAGGGCTTGAGTTTGTCTCTGTTAGACCTTCGTCAATTGTGATTCCTTCACCGATAATATAATCATTTTCGCTAGTCATTTCCATTTTGTATTGAATAAATTTAACTTGTTGTGTTATTGGTGTATTTTATTTATTTTGAATTCAATTATTTTTTAAATTAAATTATAATAAACAATAATAATAACATTTTTTTCACTATATAAATTATACAATGAATACTGAAGCATTATGTCTAATTTTAATATTATTATTAGGTTTAGTATTATCTTCGTTTTTAGGAGGAAATTACAATAAAGAATCTTTTACAGGAAGTTTCAATGGTATTTTTACTGTAAATCCAGAAGACAAAACTAATAATACTATTGCTAGTAGTAGTAATAATAGTAAAACAAACAATAACTATGACAATTATAATCATTATTCTGGTTTATCTTCTCAATTAACAAATGGTGCTACTTTCTATGGAGAAAACGGTGGTTCAGTTAAAGTAAATGTGGAAAGTAATGGGAAACCAACACTCCTAGTAACATTATCTAAAGGAGACACTCCACAAACTTTTAAAAATCATAATAATGGACAACTTAATACTTCAACATCTATAACAATAACTAAAACAAAAGAAAATTATTCTAATTTTGCAAGTAATTCAGATAACCAACATTTTGATGGACCAAACGGTGAAACCGCTTGGGTAATAAATTATCAAGGGCATCAAGCAATTAAGGTGAATACTCCGAAAGGTTCATATATTTATACAATAAATAATCCAAACCCAATGTCGTCAAACCAGAATGTATCAAGTCCGTTCAATTCAAATTATAGCAATTACAATAATACACCTTCAACTTATTTTGGAAGTACAGGTGTAAATGGTGCAAATGTAAATAATAGTAACAAAGCTTACAATAATTCACTTTCATCATCAGCGTCATCGGAAGCAGCATCATCGCCATCATCAACATCATCGCCATCATCGTCATCACCATCATCGTCATATGATTATAGTAGTTCATTACCACAAGGTATTCCAAAAAGTCAAATTCCTCCAGGACGCGAAGATTTGTATATTTTAAAATCAGAAATTGTTCCACCTGTGTGCCCTGCGTGTCCTGCGTCGGCGGCATGTCCAAGACAAGAAAAATGTCCGCCTTGTCCTGCCTGTGCTAGATGTCCAGAACCATCGTTTGAATGTAAAAAAGTGCCTAATTATAACTCTCTTGGTAATAATAGTAACTTTTCATCCTTTTCACCTTTTTCAAGCTCTAACTCTAATTCTAATAATAATTTTTTACCCGTTCCTGTACTAAATGATTTCTCCAGTTTTGGTATGTAATATAATTATAATATTTTGAATAAGATATAATATTATAATTTTTAACAATTTTATATATAATATAAAAATATAATAAAGTTACATATATTACTGTAACACATTATTCCCTAGTCTTAATACATTTTTCATCAATTTGAATACTAGGACCTTTTTCTTCTTGAGGAACAATATTAATAATACATTTGGATTTTTTTCCATATAAAGGTTCTGTACAACCTTTTTCCTTACTTTTTCCTTTATTTTTTCTTGTTTTTGAAGAAGGGTTAAATTTAAACAACTTGGGTCTCTCATCTGTGCAACGCGACCTAAAATGTTCATATCTTTCTCTCACGTCACAATAAGAAAGATTGGATTTTTTATTTAACATCTTATTCACTAATTCATGTAAATTATAAACATATTTTGAAAATGTCTCACGATTTTTCATATCGCACATTTTTAACGGTAATTGTTTAAAATTAGTTTTTAAATTCATTCTACAAAATTTACATGGTAAAACATATTTAAGGTTTAAAATAAAATTTCTATAATGTACTTTGTCTTCTAGTGTAGGATTTACTGGATAATTGAAACTCATTGTGTGTAAATAATGCCATAAAGGCGGTCCCCATACACTTGTAATCATTCCATCACCTGCATTATAATCTTTTCTCGTAAATATTCTATTTTTTTTTGTTTTTCTTATTTTATTTGGTTTAATTGATTTATTTGCTTTACTCATTATATATAATATAATATTTTATATATAACAAACATTTTAATTTCATATGGATTTTTCATCAACAAAAAATATTTGTCTATGTTGTTTTATTTCTATTTTTCTAATTGTATTGTTTGTAATCAGTCCGCTTAGTAATTTTTTCAAAACATCCATGTTTATGAAAATTATAATCATATTCCTTTTGAGTTATACATTCTATTTGAATGTATTACAAACGAATCAAATCAAATTATCTTATAATAATTCTAAAACACAAGAAATAACACATCAATTAAACGCGAACATAATTTGTAGTTATATTTTTACTTTTTTTCTTGGATTATTGATTATTTTTGTAACCAAAAGTTTATTTTAGTCAATTTGAACATTTATAAAATTGCTAATAGTATGCAGTGAAGACGATTGCCTTTTATCACTCTTTTTAGGCGAAAAGAAATTACTTGCTTTTTGAACAACATCGTCTTCGCAAAGTCGTTCTTTAGTAAATTCTTTTTTAATATTCATTATTTTTTCATAATAAATCATGTCATTTGCATAATCATATTTATTTATTTTAATTATTTCACCATTTATGTTTCGCACAATCATGATAAATTGTATATAATATCATCAAAACCTCTTTATATGATATTCAAATAATCTTTGAAGATTTTATTCGTTTAACATCAACGTTAATTTCTTTTCAATTATATATATACAAATATGAATAATTTTGTAAATATGAATAAAATGGCTGGCGCAACCCCAATGGTTAAAACTCCAAATTCTTTTTATTCAAGAATAATGTCAACTGGTGCAAAAATGTCAACTACTACTTTATTGATTATTGTTGGTGTTATTATATTTATAATTTTAGCAATTTACTATTATTATAATCACGTTTCGCCAAAATTAAAAACGAGCTACCGTGCAAATATGGAAGGACAAAATGGTTCAGGTAGTTCAGGCCCAACAAAACAAGCCGAATTGATGTTATTTTATGCTGATTGGTGTCCTCATTGTAAAACCGCCAAACCTATTTGGAATGAATTAAAAACACAATACCAAAACAAGACAATTAATGGTTATCAAGTAATATTTACTGATGTTAATTGCACAACAGAAAGTGCTGAAACTGAACAAATGATGAATAAGTATAACATTGAAGGTTTTCCTACTATCAAATTATTAAAAGATGGGCAAATTATTGAATATGATGCAAAGCCAACAAAGGAGACATTGAATGAGTTTTTGAATACTGTACTCTAGCAACTTTTTCCACCTTTAGAAAAGGTTGAGCCAAAAGTTTTGCGAAGTTTTTTTGTATAGGGGACAAACTATTTTGGTTTTACCTTTTTCTAAAAGATAAATTATATATTCAAATGATTTAAATATATAATTATATATAAAAATACGGTTCTATGGAAAAAGAATATATTTCTGCTTATGAGTATGAAAAAAATGTGAATCCATATCTAAATCATATTCCTTTTTACGAAAAAAATATTAATGAGTGCAATTATGGTATCAATGTCGTAGATTTTTCAAATGTATTCAATGTATCATATAAATCAACAACACCAAATTTGCTAGCTTCATTTATAAAGTTAACTAGAAAAGATACTATAGAGTTAAATAACATTCAATATAATGAATTTAATGCAACGTCTCATTTGTTCTATATAATAAATGGAAAAGCATCGTTCCATCTTAATAATGATAATACTGATAATAGTGATAATAATTGTAACGACGATGAAAAAGTTGTTTCTTCAGGTGATATACTAATTAGTCCATGTTTTTCTTCACTAAAAATAACAAATTTAGGCGACGAAGAAGAATTGCAAATTTATTATGTAAACGATAGTCCTTTAGTAAATTATCTTGGAAGTAAAGCGGAGAAAAAAATATTCAAAGCAGCTATTTATAGTAATGAATTTCTTCTTCAAAGTTTGGACGAGTTATCAAATAAAGATAACAATAGAAAGGGCATTTTGCTAAGCAATAAAGACACCGAAGAATTAGGTATAAATACAATCACGCCAATATTGTGGGCATTGTACAATGAACTTCCACCTAAAATTACCCAAAAACCACATAAACATAATTCAGTTGCTTTAGATTTGTGTGTAAAATGCAGTGACAGTGAAAATATTTATACTTTAATAGGTAATGAATTGGATGAAAATGGAAATATTTTAAATCCAAAAAAAGTATATTGGAAAGAAGGCTCTATGTTCATCACACCACCTGGCTTATGGCACTCTCACAATAACGATGGTGATACATGTGCGTATATTCTTCCAATTCAAGACGCAGGTTTGCTTTTATACCAAAGAATTTTGGGGATCGTTTTATACCGTTGAAGATTTTAATCCATGGTACGTGATAAAGTTAGTTGCGGATTCAATACCTTTTTGATAAAGTTCTTTTCTTGTCTCCATAGAAGTTAAAGTAGATTTTAAATATTGCAAACTTATATGTTTTACATTGCAAATTACTTCGTATTTAATTTTCGGATTAACAATCTTAGAACTCAAATTGTTAAACATTTTAAAAAAAAAGCATAAAACTAAATCTAATAAATTAGAAGTTGAATCAACATGATTTTTTTGTTCGCTATCATATTGATTACATAACCCTAAGACATTATCTTCATTCTTACCCGAATCTATACAATATTTTAATGGATAATTAGCAGAAACACCGCCGTCCATATAACATTTATTTTCAATTATTACCGGAGTTACTAAAATAGGCAATGCTGACGACATCATTACAGCATCTATAAGTGAAAGATCCGGGTGTGTTAAATAAGAAATGTCTTCTATATTAAATTGATTAATTTCAAACGAATACAAATGCAGTTCTATTTTTGAATATTCATAAAATTCTTTCAAGGTAACATTGATATGTAGATCTTTAGCATCTAATAATGGTTTAAATGCTTTTTCAATGATTTTTTTACCAAAAATACCTCTGTTTTTATATGCTTCAAAAATATTACTAATTTTGATATGAAAAAGTTCATGCCATGGTCGCATGATCGCGTAATCATTCAAAGTTTCCCAGTCATATTTCAAACATAATAGAATACCTACAATACCACCGGCAGATGTTCCGTATATACTTTCAATTTTCTGCAAATCTATAACTTTATTTTCATCCAAGTGTTGAATAGCTGATATATATTGAAACAAAGAAGGACCTCCGCCTGAAAGGACAAGATGTTTAATATTCATGTTATTGTTATTGTTATTCATTTATTCAAAAACGTAATTTGATATTTTTATAATTATATAATACATTTATTTTATATAACTTTTTTCTTATTATCTTTTAATATGGCGAGTGTTTTTACTTTGGAGAATATAGAAGATTTTTCAGAAAAATTGAATATAGATGAATTGTACGAAAAAAAACGACAATATGATCTGAGCAAATTGGCTCTTTATAATAAAATATTGAACCGTATTCACGTTAGGATAAAGACAACATCTAGACAAAAAATGGACGAACAGTTTTGCTGGTTTGTTGTTCCTGAATTAATAATTGGCGTTCCAAAATATGACCAGGCATCTTGTATTGCTTATTTAATGGATAAATTGAAAGAAAATGGGTTTAATATTAGATATATACATCCAAATACATTGTTTATATCTTGGTTACATTGGGTTCCTTCCTACGTAAGAACAGAGCTAAAAAAGAAAACAGGTATTGTTATTGACGAATATGGTAAAAAAATAGATGGTAGTGATAATAATGATAATAACGGGTTAGGTATAGGAGCCAATAGAAACAACAATAGATTAAAATTGGAGGAGAGAAACCCGAACGACTTGATGTTCAATATAAAAAATACAGCAGAGAATCAAGGGCCAGACACCTTAAAGCAAAAGAAAAATTACACTCCTATTGCGTCATATAAACCTAGTGGTAATTTTGTATACAATGAAGATTTATTGAATAGAATTGAAGATAAGTTTCTTTAAGTCGGTTGAACCATTTATTATATTTTAACGATTTTATTTTCCCAAAAGTATTTGGGATTTTCAAAAATGGACAAAAAAAATGTCCAAAATTGAAAAAGGGCGAAAGACTTTGGGAAAAAGCATGTTTTGTGACTGAAATGTAATTTTAGCATGTGGCGACAGAAAAAATAATTGTTGAAACGAAAGCATAAAATTTTATTATTTTCCCAAAAAAGTATTTAGGCGTTTTTTAATGTAATCCTAATATATGGAAAATGGATTACAAAATGGATTACAAAAAAACGCCAAAAAACGCCGAATATTTATTTGTGAAAAATGTGACTTTAAATGCAGCAAGCATTCCGAATGGGAACGGCATATAACGACATTGAAACATATTAAGGATTACAATGGATTACAAAAAAACGCCGAAAACGCCGAAAAGGGTGGCGAAACAAATAGTTCACAAAACTCAGAGTTTTTATGTTCATGTGGTAAAATTTACAAACATAGACAAGGTCTCTTCAAACATAAAAAAATTTGTAATTTTGCATATTGTGTTGAAAACGATAATAAAAATTTTGATAATGTTCCTGAAGAAAGTGATGTAAAGTATTTGACGTCTTTGGTTTTGGAAGTTGTAAAAAATAATAGTGAATTACAAAAACAAAATTATGATTTACAAAATAAAATGTTAGATATTTGTAAAAGTACTAATACTGGATGTGGTGTAATTACAAATAATGTTAACAACATAAACAGTAATAATAAAACATTCAACCTTAATATATTTTTGAATGAAACCTGTAAAGACGCCATGAACATCAGCGATTTTATAGAATCTGTAAAATTACAAGTATCCGATTTAGAGAATGTAGGGAAAGTTGGTTATATTGAAGGAATATCCAATATAATCATTAAAAATTTAGAGGCTCTAGAGGTGGAAAAACGACCAGTTCATTGTACTGACAAAAAAAGAGAAATTATGTATGTAAAAGAAGATAACATTTGGGAGAAAGAAGATGAAACGAACAAAAAATTGAGGAAAGCTATAAGGACGATTGCTCATAAAAATATTTGTATGTTTAAAGACTTTAGAGAGAAATATCCTGATTGCGAAGAATATGATTCAAAAAAAAATAGTCAATACAATAAAATTATCTATGAAGCCATGGGAGGAAAGGGAGATAATGATTATGAAAAAGACACCAAAATCATTAAGAAAATAGCCAAAGTAGTTGGAATTGAAAAATAATATTCCAATAATATAAGAATAATTAATTATTATTATATGACTGCAACTACAAAAAAAATATATAATAACATGAATAAAGATAGCAAAATCAAGAGAACAAAAAACAGTAAAAAGACAATTAAGAACAATAAAACTTTAAAACATAAGCCTATAAAACAATTTGATGTTATTGACATATTAAAGGGGTCCAAAAACTACAATGAAGATTATATAAACCCGTTTGACACTTTTGAAGATAAATATGAAGAAGAATTAAAAAAGCAGAAAATAGACATTTTGGTAAGAAATCACAATTTGGAAAAAAAAACTCTTCGTGAAATTCATGAAGCCTTAAATACTAGTAAATATAATCCAGTAAATGATTTTTATTCATATATTAATGATAGGTGGATAAAAGATATCAAAGTAGACGAGAGCCAAAAATACATAGTTCAAATTGACAATTTTAGATTAACACAAGATAAAATATATAAACAATTGATAGTTCTTGTAGAGAATTATCTGCAAGAACATAAAAATAGTAAAGAACCATTTGACGTTTCGTTGAGAAATTTTTATAATTCTTTTTTTAAGATTAAACTAACAAACGGCGACAAAAACAGAATGAAAAATCATATAAAAAATTATTTAAACGACATTGATAATTTGATTCAGGAAAACAACATGTGGAAAATGCTAGCATATGTTAATGAATTAGATGTTGTTAAGTGGGGCATTCCTTTAATATGGTCAAACAAACCTGATCCAAAAGAACCAACAATTTTTAGATCATTTATAGGAGGACCAAAACTAACATTGGTTGATTTAACCGTCTATTTTGACGATGGAACAAATGTAGAATACAAAAATATATATAAAAAAAGATATATTAAATATTTGAAAGATTTATTTGAATATTCTTTTGGCGAAGATTACCATAAAAACTTTAATGTCCACGACGTTTTTGAAGTTGAAACAAAAATAGCAATGGCTTACGCATGCGAGAGCAACATTAAAAGACAAGATAATGAAACTTTTTACAATAAAGTAACTACGAAACAGGCAATGGAAGAATTTAAGTTTAATTGGATTGAATTTACAAAACAACTAGGTTTCACAAAAACACCGGAATTTTTTATCACTCCAGATTTAAATTATTTGTTATGTATCACACAACTGCTAATAAAAGAATGGAACACTCCTCAATGGAGAACATTCTGGATTTATCTTTATGCACGACAACTAAATCGCTTTGATTTGGGAAATACTCACCCCATATATTGGGAATTTTTTGGTAAATTTCAAAAAGGAATAGATGGAAGAAAGGATAAAGCAAAAGATAGAAAAGACATGGAAAAACGTTTCGGTACTTTCAGAATACTTATGATTTCATACGCTTTCAATACATTTGTATCAAAATTATACATTCAAAATAATTTAAACGTCAATAATGTAAATTATGTTAAAACAATGGCTGAAGATTTAAGAACAGTTTTTATTAGAATTATAAGAAAAAATAAATGGCTTGATTCATCAACGAAAAAGAAGGCATTAGAAAAATTGACGCACCTCAAATTTATAATAGGTTATCCAGATAAATATATACAACCAATAGTAATAGATTTTGTAGACAATGACTTTTGGGTCAATTTAACAAAAATAAGTAAATTTCGTATGAGTAAAGGTGTTACATTAGACGGAGCTCCTGTTATTAATTGGCCCGTTGTAGATTGGACAGAACTACCTATTGCACTCAGAGGCACACAAGTTTATAATGCTAATGCGTTTTACACACAAACAAATAATAGTATCTATGTTCCTTTAGGATATATTCAAAAACCCTTTGTTGATTTAGATCAGAGAGGTCTGGAATATAATTTAGCACATATTGGGTTTACTTTAGCACATGAAATGTCGCATGCTTTAGATAGTTCGGGTAGCAAATATGATCAAACCGGAAAATTACATAATTGGTGGACTGATAATGATAGAAAAACATTTAGAAAAATACAAGAAGATGTAGTTAAACAATATGAGGTCTTTGCTGGTTATGATGGAATTAAGTTTGATGCGTGGCCGAGTATTGACGAAGATTTAGCAGATATTTCAGCTGTGAATATTTGTTGTGAATATTTAAGAGATTTTCAAATGAAAAACAATGACATTTTACCTATTGTAGATTTATCTTTTAAGATTTTTTTTGTTTACTTTGCCTATCAACAAAGACAAAAAATAAGTAAAAAAGCTCTGAAAGTTCAATTAATAACGAATCCACATCCTTTAGACAAATATAGATGCAACGTTCCATTGTCTAGATTAGAATTATTTAGAGCAATGTATAATGTTAAAAAAGGAGACAAGATGTGGTGGAATTCAACAAATAAAATATGGTAATTATAGTAAATACCTGTCTATAATTATTTAGTTAAAAGTAAAATAAATAACAGTTATTAATTTTTATTTATTTAGCAATTCTCAACAAAAAAATTTTTTTTGTTGAATATATATATATATAAAATGGCACATACTCGTCGTCATCGCTCAATGTCTCGTTCTCGTTCAATGGCCCGTGGCCGTGCTCGTTCTGCTGCTCGTGGTGCTTCTGCTGCTGCTTCAAGAGCTGCATCAGCTTCCCGTGCTGCTTCCGCTGCTGCTTCCCGTGCTGCTGCCGCTTCAAGATCAAGATCAGCTGCTAGATCAGCATCTGCTTCAAGATCCGCTGCCGCCGCTGCTTCCCGTGCTGCTGCTGCCTCAAGAGCCGCCTCAGCTGCCGCTGCCCGTGCCGCCGCTGCTTCCCGTGCTCGCGCTTAAATTCACCCTTTAGAATCAACCTTTAGAAAAGGTTGAGCCAAATGTTTTGAACCACTTTTTTGAAAAGTGGTAAGGTTGAGCCAAATCGTAGTGTCTTTTGGGTTTACCTTTTTCTAAAAGGTAAAGTTGAGCCAAAACCCAATGTCTTTATTTAATAAAAAAAATGAAATAATTATTCATTATTGTAATGTCTATAAAAATATTACAATTATGCTTGTTCTATTATTTGCTTATCAAAAAATGATATTAGCCCTTTTATTAATTAGTTTATTACCATGTTTACATATGGTTTTGTTGTTGATATTAGATTTTATTGTTACAATTGTTTTTGGATAACAGGAGGTGCAAGAGGAGCCATAGGAGCAATAGGAGCAATAGGTGAAGGATCTTGAGTTGCAGGTGGTATAATAACTTGATTTACCGGTTGAGAGCCTTGTTGAACTTTTCTATTTGTTTCACTTAGAATAATATTCGCTTTTTTTTCCAGATTGTCTATTTGTTTTTTGGTAGTTTCCAAAATTTTTGATTCTACAATTGCTTCATAAACCTTAAGGTTTTCTACGTAATCCATTTCACATTTTACATACAATTCTATGATAATACCACGTGTTTTCTCAACTATTTTTTGTAACTTATCTTCAGTCAAGGTTGGATTTACTCTTATTTTCTTTTTATCGCTATATGGATCATTAACAAAAATAAACAAATCGTTGATAACACTTAACAATTCACTCTGTTTATTTGACGCAGATTGAATCATCGTTTTAATATTTTTAGCATATTCCGTAAATAATTTGTCGCTGTTAGATAAAACGTAATTTTGTTTGAATACCGGGTTATCACCTTGACAGCTATTTTTACTATTATAATCACGCAATTTGATGTCGCTGAATTTTTTAATTTCGGCAGGCATGTCAACGTTTCCAGTAAAAGCGCTATAAAAGGTTTTCAAATCTTTTTCAAACTGTTTTTTTGTTGAATCTGACATTCCAGTAAAGGTTCCATTGGAATAATCGTAATTATCGTCCAAATACAATTGTAATAGTTCAACAATACCAGGTTCGTCTTCCAAATTTTTTACACTTCCATCCTTGTTCAAATTCATACCACATATTTTAGGATGTAAATTAACCTCTTTTTTTGCTTCATCTGCATCCATACTATTTAAACTCCTTATTCTGTTATCACAAATATTCAATTTAAACAATTTTCTTTGAACATTTTTAGGGATTTTATCTTTTTCTAATAAACCGTTTTTAACGACATTTCCATTTTCATCTTTATAAACATAAACAGGATTAATTGTTTTCACGATTGCAGCAAATATATGGGCAATTTTAACATAAAATTTTGCAATACCAATGCAAACCCTTTTCTTTTTGATAGATTTATTTACATCATTTTGAATGTCTAAACTTTCCAATTGATCTTTATTCACAAATAGTACATTTTCTTTGGCTAATTCATTAACTTCTTCACCATTTTTTATTCTTTGAGCTAAATAACTAATTTGCACATCATTGAAATAATTTTTAATTATATCAGAAGTTATAACAACAAGTTTATCACAATACTCTTTATTAGATAAACTGGATAAGCTCTTAAAATCCATTGTCAAAATATAATATGTTGCAATGTAATCAATAATTTGATAAAAATTTTCAAATTGTTTTTCATTGTTTGTTTTAGTATTTGCAGAATTTGTAGAAGTAGAAGGTGTATTTCCCATATATCATAAACATATAAAATAAAAATGAATTTAAAAAATATTTTCTAATGAAAAGAAAAGAAATGAGTAAAGAAGGGAGCAAAAGAAGAAAAAATACTGTAATAAATAAGAAAGAATTGTGGAGTATTTTTGATTCTGAGATCAACCCCGATAATCATGCAACAAATTTAGAATGTATTTATAGAGCATGTGGTAATAGAGATTTCTGTGAATATTGTGAATCTATTTTAGCATTTTCAGATGAAGGTTTCTTAACTTGTACAAATAAAACTTGTGGAATCATATACAAAGACATAGTTGATCATTCTGCGGAATGGAGATATTATGGAGCGGATGACAATCAACATTCTGATCCCACAAGATGCGGGATGCCGATTAATCCACTTTTAGAAGAATCTTCATATGGTTGCAAAGTATTGTGCTGTGGTGCAATGAGTTATGAAATGAGGAAAATACGACGTTATACAGAGTGGCAGTCTATGCCGTATAAAGAAAAATCACAGTACGACGAATTTCAATTCATTACAATTATGTCACAAAATGCAGGGATGCCTAAAATGATTATTGACGATGCAGTCCGATATCATAAAAAAATTTCGGAGTATGAAATGACATTTCGCGGTGATAATAGAGACGGGATTATTGCAGCTTCTATCTATATCTCGTGTAGAATCAATAATTTTCCTAGAACAGCCAAAGAAATTGCGAATATATTTCATTTAGACGTAACTAGTGCTACAAAAGGATGCAAAAATGCGTTGGCTATTATCAATAACATAGAGAAAGATATGGATAATAAAGAAAAGACCAGTTTTTGCAAAACAAAACCAGAAGCATTCATAGAACGTTTTTGTAGTAAACTAAACATAAATAATGAGTTGACCAAATTGTGTCAATTTATATCTATGAAAATTGAAAAATTGAATATTATGCCTGAAAATACGCCTCACTCTATTGCTGCGGGAGTTGTATATTTTATATCTCAATTATGCAAGCTGAATGTAAGTAAACGAGATGTTAAAAATGTAAGCGAAATAAGCGAAGTTACAATTAATAAATGTTATAAAAAATTAGAAAAAATAAAGGAACAACTGATACCAGATATTATATTGAAAAAATATTCGTAATACTCGTACTACTCCCAATACATAGTAGTAATTACAAGTGATCATCATTTCTTAGAAACTTGTAATAATCATTTATTAATTTTTTCATTTCATCATCCATTATTGATGGCTTATTTTCAGGAATATTGTGTGCTGTGTCATTTTTCTTTGGTTCCACGTTTATCGTAATAGCGATTCCTTCATAAAGAGAACCATTTTTACCACATAAATTTTCATCATCTCTACAGTGTTGTGCAAAATTGTATACCATTTTTTCATTCATCTTATTATTTTCATTACTATTAACTTTATTACCAAACATTCTACACAAACCAAGACTAACTATTTTATTATTTTTATGTGGAATAAAATACTTACAATTTGTACATTGTTTATTTTGTGCATAAATTTCACAATTCATATAAAGATATAAAAAATACAATAGTGGTAATAATAACATCCTTTACTAGTATATAATAATAAATATTTTTATGTTATTTATTATTATTATTATTTTCATAAAAAATTTTTCTCTACAAATTTAGCAATCGTCTAATTTGTAAAATAAAAAAATACATATTTTCATATAATGAGTGAAAAAATAGAAACATTACAAACAGCACAAACAGTACAACTAACACAATCAACGCAACAACAACCAATTCCCAAAAGAGTATTCATAGTTCCTTATAGAAACCGCATTCAACATAAATTCTTTTTCAGTAAATACATGTCTTTTTTATTAGAAGATAACAAAGATTATGAGATTTATTTCTCTCATCAATGCGACACAAGAACATTTAATAGAGGCGCTGTTAAAAATATTGGGTTCCTAGCAATTAAAAACAAGTATCCCGAGCATTACAAAGATATAACTTTTATATTCAATGATATAGACACAATTCCTTTTTACAAAATTTTTGATTATCAAACAACTCACGGTGTAGTTAAACACTATTATGGCTTTAAATATGCTTTAGGTGGAATTGTTGTCATGAAAGGCTCTGATTTTGAGAGAATAAACGGATATCCATGTTATTGGGGCTGGGGTATGGAGGACAGCACATTACAAAAAAGATGCGAAAGGCATAATTTGGTTATAGATAGAACAAATTTTTATGAAATTGGAAAACCGCAAATGTTACAATTATTTGATGGTATTTCTAGAATTATTAGTAAACAAGACCCGTGGCGCAGTGAAAAAGATGACGGTATTGATGGTTTACGAACCATCACCAAATTGGTTTTTACTATTGACGCTTTATCAAGTAACCCGAATGACAACATATTTTCTTTTGACGATTCGCAAACATTCTACATAAACATTAAAACATTCTTTACCCATTTAAGATATGAGAACGACGAATATTTTAATTATGATTTGAGAGAACCAAAACGAAAAATTATACGACCCGACAAAGTTCTTCAGCAGACAAATAAAGTGGTTACTAACACAGATGATTGGTCAAATATTCCTTATTATCCAACAACTAGAGAGAAAAGAATGCAAACAATGGAATATTTGATTAAAACAGGTAAACAAGTACCAGTGGATTTATTAAGACAAATTCAAAAAGATAAAGAGGATTCTATTAAAAATGATGTTTATAATATAAACACCTTGAACGTAGATGATGTTAGAGATGCTTACAATGGCGTTGTAAATAATCAACGCAAATATCGCCCGCAACCACCGAGTTACACACGACAACCACAACATCCGCCACCACATAAATACTCCCCGCAATACGCAAATTATATTGGTGCTCCACAACGTGCGACTGCAAGTGCAAGCGCAAAGATAAGATTAGGAGGTGTTTATTAGGTATACGGCTTTTTATTTTGTTTATTATTTATTGTTTATTGTTTATTTTTTCCAAACATAAACGATTTCATCATAATTATTCTGACGTTTGGATTTTTTATATGGATAACTATCATGCGCGGGACCAAACAATTTTACGCAAACGTTTTCATAAACTTCTTTGTTTATATTCAATGCATATATACCATTTGGTTTCAAGTTTTTATAAGTATTTGAAAAAAGTGGAATGTAAAATGCAATATCCATTTCTTTTTTTGATACATATTCCGCATTGTTCTCGTATTTTTGAATAAAATAATAAGGAGGTGATGTAAAAACAAAGTCATATTCTAATTTACTATAATCAACATTTAATGCGCTATCAAAAATCATTTGCACATCGGTTTTACTTCTCTCTTTCAAGAATTCTCTAAGCTCTTTGTAAGGTTGAATTAATGAATTGTTTAGCTCAATACCAATATATCGTGGAATGTTCAAAGCAGACGCTGCGACAGCAGCTCCACCCCAGCCAGCACAAAAATCCAAAACGGTAGTTGGATTATATTTTGCATAAATTTCCATGTATACTAGCGGTCGTATTATATTGATTGCGCTTATACATATATTATATACCTCTTTAAGAACAGTGTAATAAGCCTTTTTTTTGGTTTTATTTTTAACAGTATCATAATAATGTAGCATGTTTTGTATGAACTTCTTTTTTTTGAATTCGTCAATATTAACTATGAATTCATAAAAATTTATATTGTATTTTCCTCGCGTGGACAACCTTTGAGAAAAAGTAAAATAGTCTACTACATTGTTTCCGATTCGGGACCTAGGTGACATAGAATACGCGTTACTTCCGATTTCAATTAGCTGTTTCATCTCTTTATTAATATCGTGCAATGTGATATTTTTGATTTGTTTTGAAATTTCGGTTTTTTCTTCTTGAGTAAACGTCTCTTTTAACATTTTACATTCATAAAATATTAAAATTATAATAAAATAATTCAACAACCATAATTTACTTCTTTTTTTTGAATATCAGAATAATTTGCAATCTGTTTACCTATTTTTGGTTTAATGCAATACCATTGTGAAAGTGGTTGTAATTTTTTCATATACATATCTAGACAATAATCTGGAAATTCATATCCTAATGGCTCCAACAATTTAATTGATTCCTTAAAATTATCTAATAGTATATGTGCAAATTTTTTGCTAACAGCATATCCTGATAATGTTTGTGCATCAATAATTTTTGTAATAAATGGATAATTTGTCGTTTCTTCAACAAGTGTATTTGATGACAACATTAATACATCAAAATTTATTGTATTATTAAATACTTCATTTATTAATTCATTTATAATATTTTGCGGTTCAGTAAAGATGAAATCATCTTCAAAAATAATACATGTATCTTTACCAGAATTAATAAAACTTTCTAAAGCCATAACATGAGATTTAGCACAACCTAAAATACCAAAGGTTTCATAATAAATTCCTTCAATTCTATTAATTTTATCTTTTGAAATATTAGTTTTATTTAATTGGTTAGTAATATTTTCTAATCTATCTAATCTATGTTTTAAGTTAATGTAATAAACAACATCAAAAATATTTAAACCTTCTGTATAGTTAAACATATAAATATGTTTATATTTAATAGAATATCATATAAACGTAATTCACAAATATATATCACAATCGTCTAATTTGTAAAATAAAAAAATATATTATAATTAGATGAAAATAGTAATTAATTCATATATAAAAAATAATGTTGCTTTGAATCATTTGTTAGAGAGTATGAAGAAACAAGATGAGTTTAAATTATATGATATAATTGTAATGGTAGGTGGTTATTATAATAATAAATGTTATGAAATTTATAAAAATATTGAAAAAGTGGATAATATTACATATATTAGATGTAATCATAATAGTATTGATTTTACAGGGTTAATAACGTTGTTAGAGTTGTACAATAAAAATGAAGATGAATACTACTTTTATTTACATGATACATGTAAAATTGGTGATAATTTTTATAAAAAATTACAGTCAATTGACTTAACAAATGTTTCGTCCATTAAAATTAATAAATGGTTTTCAATGAATATGGGAATTTATTCACAAAAAATAATAAATTCATCCAAAAATTTTTTGTTGTCAAAAAAAAATACTGATGAAAGTAGAAGTATGGAATTTAAAAGTGTAAATTTTCAAGAAGATTACATATTTAACAATGATCCCAGTAATATTTTGTTGGATAATTATGACGGTCCATATTGTACGGGAGAACAATTTGATTATTATAATACCGGTACTATGCGTATTGTAGAATATTATGCTAATATAGATTTATACAAAATTAAAGCAAATTGGCGACAGAAATCATTAATAGATGGAATATGGACGTTAAATGTATAAAATAACTAATTACAATGTTTATTATTAGTTATTTTCGGTTTAAAAAAATATTGTTGTATAAAATACATATTCATACAATAATAAATAAAAATAATGAATTCTATAAAAAATATTGAACATGCATTTTATATAAATTTAGAATCAAGAGTTGATAGAAAACAACACGTTGAAGAACAACTAGCCAATATTGGAATATGCGCTACTAGATTCAATGCAATAAAACTTACTAATGGAGCAATTGGATGTAGTATGAGTCATTTGAAGTGTCTAGAAATAGCTAAGCTAAATAACTGGGAACACATTTTAATCGTTGAAGATGACATTCTTTTTTTAAATCCGGAGTTGTTTAAAAATCAAGTAGATAAGTTTTTAAAAAAACATACAAATTTTGATGTTCTTCTGATTGCAGGAAATAATGTACCTCCGTATCAAAAAATAGATGACTCGTGTGTAAAAGTATACCGTTGTCAAACTACGACAGGGTATATTGTTAAAAGACACTATTATGATACAATGATTTCCAATGTTAAAGAAGGAATTCAAAAATTGATGAAAAATCCTGAACAACATGTTCAATATGCAATTGACAAATATTGGTTTAGATTACAGGAAAAAGATGATTGGTTTCTAATTACACCACTCACAGTAACACAGCGTGAAGATTATAGTGATATTGAAAAAAGACATACAAATTATACGCGTGTCATGGTAGATTTGGATAAAGAATGGATGTTCAAACGACAACCACTCAGACAACCACACCCATCACAGTATCAACCATTTAGGAAATAATTTCTGGATAATCACATAAGTTTACGTCAGTAAATATTTTATTGGTTGCAATATTCAGTATATCTATTTTGTACTTCTCATCTAAATTAAATCCAATAGCATAATCTTCAAAATATTCATTCATAATATTTACCTTTTTAGCGATTAAATCTTTAACTGCAAATTTAGATAAAAAATAAAATCTTCCATTGCAATATTTTGTCGCGTAGATAGGTAAATATTTTGGTAATTCAGGATGAATTATATGATATTGTGATAAATGCGAAAACGGAACGTCAACTACGTAACCGCCATAATGAGAAGTAGGTTTTTTATTTGTAATTAATTTTGTAATTGTATTGAAAAATTTAGTGTTTGTCAACATTTGATCATCATCTGTTTTAAAAATATATTTATAATCAAATGTTGAATTGACCGCAATATAAGATTGTATCACTTTTTTGGGCAATGATTTGTAATCATCAGGTGTTTTTACCCATAAAATGTTGTTAACATTGTCAAATATGAAGTCGCTATCCAGTGATTCGTTACCAATAACATGATAATATTTTAAAAAAGGTGGTATTGACCTGAGCCATGTATTTTTTTGAATGCGCGCTTTATTTTCATATTTTTTACAATTCATTATGAGTAGGATGAAATTTTGGTTTATCATATAACATAAATTTCTTATTATACGTTATATATGTTATATGATTTTATATTTGTTTTTTATTTAGTTATTATTTACATATTTTCTTGAATTATTTGATTTGTCATTCCTTCAACTTCAAATAGATATTTTATTTCATGGTAATAATCAAGCATTCTATTATATTCTTCTTCTGTAATAGATTTTAAAATATTTTCTAATGAATTAATTTCTGATATATGAATACTAATACATAAACGTGTATAATCAATAATATTTTTAAAAGGAAGCCATTCTATATCATTCCAAATATAAATAGGTATAGATCCTAATTGAAAACATTCAAAAAATCTAAAAGAACCGCGACCATATCCTCTAGGGGCTAATACAAATTTAGAATCAACTGTTGTATTTATAAAAATATTTTGAAGAGTTTCATTTACGTTTGGTGTCCATCCACCTGAAGCAAACATCTTAAAATTTAGATTGTTAGCTAAATTATTAAACATTTCTTCTCTAACATTTGGTAATACATTGTTACATGTAATATTTCCAACAAAAGAGCATAAAAATGGTTTGTCATTAAATTTTTTTTTGCTTATTAATTCTAATTTATTATCTACGTCCTGATAAATTAAAGGAATTGCCGAGGTTCCTGAACAAGCGCCATATATAATTGTATTTTCAGGTAAAATTAATAATGGACCATCATCATATTGAACTACAGTAAAATAACCATGTTCGCTAGGATTATTTCCAATCCATTCATTTAAACATTGTTGCATTTCATTTTTCATATTTTGGAACCAACCTTCTATTTGAAAATTTGTCCATAAAGCAGGTATATATTTCCTTTTTAATAAAGGTTCTTCATTTTTAATCTTATTCAAAAAATATTCTTCCAAATATAAACCATTTTTAAAGGGTGGATAAGTATCTTTATTTGAGCAATAAAATAGCGGATTGTTTATTAACATATAAATTTATATATATGTGTTTTTATATAAATTTATATGTTAATATATTATTTAGCGAGTTTATGCTAGTTTAATTTTATAAAATTAATTATACGGTAATATATATTTAATTATATGAAAGAAACTATTTTTTATTTAGAAGGACGTGGTGGAATGTATTTATATCATTTTTTTGTTTATAATTTGGGTGGTTTATTTTATATATTAAATGAAAATTATAATACAAGAGGTCAACCAAATTCAAGTTATCTTTTAGAAAGTGATAAAATTATATCTAAGCCAAGTAACAAAATTGAGTTTCCTATAAAAATTCATATGAAAGATATTTTACCATTTCAAAGAGAAGCATTTGAAATAATAAAAGATAAATTTGAATTGATTGAAGATTTATCAAAAATAACAGATTATGAAATAGTATCTATTTATGGAGAAACCTGTGTTAGAGATGGTTACGGTGATAATCAACAAATTATATATCCATTTGTACGCAATTTATTTTTAGAAAAATTGAATTACAATGTTATTCCAAATAAAAGAATTTTTATTACAAGAAAAAATTCTGAATCTCAACATTATGATATTTTAAAACGTTCTATAATAAATGAAGAAGAGTTTTTTAAAAATTTGTCAAAATATGGATTTGAATATATTCAACTTGAAAATTATAATATACATGATAAAATCAAGTTAATTATGGAAAGTGAAGTAATAGTTTCACCACATAGTTCTGCTTTAACATTAGCATTGGTTGCTAACAAAAACGCAAAAATTATAGAAATAGTAGATAGAGGTGACGGGACTAGAAATCAACATTACATAAATATTACGTCACATTTACAGCTTAATTATAATAGATATAGTGACATTCAAGAAGATTATTATGGTAATTTTAATATAGATTGTAGTAAATTTGAGGAATACTTATTGAAATTTTTATAATTCAATGTATTATATGAAATCCGCATTATTAATAACTGGATATTCAAGATGCTTTAAAGAAAATATTAATAATATAAGAAAATATATTATTGATGAAAATAACGTTGACATTTATATTCATTTAACCATTGATAAAGAAAACAAATACATTAATAAAGAAATAAAAACGGATGAGGTCTTTAAATTATTAAATCCGAAAATTATGATTGTATCTAAAAATATTCATTTTCACGAAGATAAAAAGGTCAATAATTTACTAAATCAAAATTATAAATTATTATTATTAAATGATAAAAGAAAAGAATTTGAACATTTAGAAAATATTAAATATGATAACATTATCAAGATAAGACCTGATTTATATTTAAAACAACATATAAATTTAAATATTAAATATGACAAAATACAAATTCCAAAAGATTCAAAAATGGATCTAGCTAAATTAGAAAAAATAACTGATAATTTTTTGTGTGATATAATCGCATATGGCGCCAACGAATTAATGGATAAATATTTAAATTATTATAAAGATTTAGAAATTTTAATGATAAAATATGGTTATATAAATGAGACACTTTTATATCATTACTTGAATGAAAATAACATTGTCTATGATGAAGTAGATATAGATTTTCATGTTGTGTTATCATTATGTAATACTATTGCAATAACAGGAGATTCGGGATCAGGAAAAACTAGACTTTCTAATATTGTTAAAAATATATTTAACGATAGTTTTGTATTAGAGTGTGATAGATATCATAAATGGGAAAGAAATCATGAAAATTGGGATGAATTTACTCATTTAAATCCAAATTCTAATTATATTACAAAAATGCAACAAGACGTATTTGATTTGATAATTGGTAATAATATTTATCAAGTTGATTATGATCATAAAACAGGAAAATTTACTGATAAAGAATTAATTGAAAGTAAAGATAATATAATTGTATGCGGGTTGCATTCTTTGTATATAGAAGAAACTATAATAAATTTGAAGATATACATAGACACTGACGAAAATTTGAGGTTGCCGTGGAAAATTAGCAGAGATATTAAAAAACGTGGATATTCTATTGAAAAAATAATGGAACAAATAAATAATAGAAAGGAAGATTTCAATAAATATATTTTGCCGCAAAAAAATATAGCAGATATAATTATTAATTTTTATACTGACAAATTGTTTCATCTAGATAATTTCATTCCCTATGAAAAAATAAATATTTTTTTGCGAATTGGAATATCAAATAATTTTAACATAAATAAAATTATTACATCATTAAATATAACTAAATTTGTAAATGAAAAAGGATATATATATTTGTACTTTAATGATTATGTATATGAAGATATTATAAAAACTATTATAAATAATTTGTATAAATAATATAAATTTAATAATATTATAATTATTATAACACTACTAGTAAATTATGTTTTACAAAGGAATTATTCTTGATTTAGATAATACATTATACAATTACAATATTTGTCATTCAAAAGCATTGAACAATGTATTAACATTTTTACAAAAAAACTATAATAATAAAAAAGATATTGATGAACTAAACAATTTATATCATGATATTTCAAATAAATTAAAATACGAATTGAATTCAACTGCTTCTTCTCATAACAAAAATATTTATTTCAAACAATTGATAGAACAATTAAATTTAAATTATTCAATTGTTCAAATTTTAAATGATTTGTATTGGAAAACATTTTTTGAAAATATGGTTTGTTTTGAAGGGGTCCACGATTTTATTGTTTGGAATAAAAATATAGAAGTTAAGATCGGGGTTCTTACAGACTATGAATCTGAATATCAAATACAAAAACTAGAAAGATTAGGTTTAATAAATTTTATTGATACTATTGTAACCAGCGAAGAAGTAGGAATTGAAAAACCTAGCTCTCAAATGTTTCAAACAATTTTAAGAAAGATGGAGTTAAGAAGACACGATGTTATAATGATAGGTGATGATTTTAACAAAGATATTAGGGGCGCATTGAATATGAATATACTTAGTTATTGGTTCAACTCAAACAAAACAATTAAAAATGTTAATAATAATAATATTAAACACATTGAATTCACTTCTTTTCAAAAATTATATAATGAATTTAATGAAATTCATAACGAATTGATTAAATTAAAACAAATATCCAAATATTGTGGTGAAAGATTTGATTTGGTTCAAGCGGGAGGCGGAAATACTTCTGTTAAAATAAATAACTTGATGTTTATTAAAGCTTCTGGTTACAATTTGACTAATATAGACGAAAACAATGGTTATGTTGCAATGAATAATGAAACATTATTGAATGATATTTATAATAATAATACTATAAAAGAGGTGACAGAATACAATTTTATAGGAAATAAACGAGGCTCTATTGAAACATTTATGCATTCTATTTTAAAAAAATATACAATCCATTTACATCCAATACAAGTAAATCGTATTTTAGTAACCAAAAAAGCAAAAAGTATAATAAAAGAAATATATCCTAATTCATTGGTAATAGATTATTTTACTCCTGGAATAAAAGTATGTAATGAAATTAAAGAAAAATATAATAATGAAAATGTAATATTCTTGATAAATCATGGTATAATCATTACAAGCGACAATTATGATGAATTATATAAAATATTAGTAGAAGTGTTATATAAATTTGAAATATATCAGTGTATTGATTATCATTATGAAAAATATAAAAACACAAATAAAATTAGTTCTCTTGTGAATAATCTATTTAACACAAACAATGTTTCTTATTTATGCGAAAATGCTACGATAAAACATTATTTAAATAATAAAATAGAATTATTTAAAGAATCAATAACATTTCCAGATTTTTTAATATATTGCGGTTTAGAAATACTATTTGGGTTGAACTACATTGAAGAATATAAAAATAAATATAATGAACCACCAAAAATAATAATTGATGACGGAAACATTTATATCAATAGTATTTCAATTACAAAATGTAAAGAAATTGAAGAGGTTTTGAAATCAAATTTGATTATAGTGGACACAGATTTAGAAAAAAATGTGTTGTCATTTGAAGAAATTTGTTTTTTAAATAATTGGGATGCAGAAAAATATAGGAAATTATTATAATAATAAAATAATATAAATGTTATATGTTCATTATTATATATTATTAAACGAATGATGAATTACACTATTTTAATTCACACACACTCTGATTACTCTTATTTATGGCCAATTATAAATGATTATACAAAAAAATATAAATTTAATAAAGTTTTAGCATATGATAAAATACCTAAAGGAGCAATTCTACCTGATTGCTTTGATAAATATATAAAATATGATTCTTCACTTTTATTTACAGATAGGTTAGTTCCCATTTTACAACAATTGCATGAGGAATATGTTTTCATTATATATGATGTTGATATCATTATAAATATAGATGAAGACGCGCTACAAACATACATTGAAATAATGAAAGAAGACAATATTGATAGGCTAAATATTGCTGTATTTGATGGTTTTTCGCAAAAATATTGCAAAAAAAATATTTGGGGTTTATGTGATTTAAATTCTATTTTAAAACAAAAATCAAATCATTTTATACCTATTGATTGCAATCCTACAATTTGGAATAGATTATCATTTATAAATTTATTAAAACAATTTCCAAATAATAAATACAATTCTTTTGACTCCAATTTAGATATTATTAATCATTGTAAAACAAAATTAAAATGTTATGGAATTCAATATACTCCTAATTTAAAACTTCTTTATAATAGAGGGCTTACATATTGTAATAAATTATCATTTTTACATTTAACAGTAAAAGGTAAATTTTTAATACCATTCAGTAGTTACCATGATTATGAAAATGAATTATATGAAATTATATCAAAATATAATTTAGATGTAAATAAAATAGGTACAGAAGAAGCAACACATGGTTGTTTATATTTTGATAAATTAACTATTAATTAATAAATATTTTTTATATTAAAGATTATTTATTATTTTATATTAAAGATTATTTATTAATTAATATATGGAATTTAATAAAAATTATTCACTGTGTGATTGTAACAATGTATTTTTAGATAGTAAACTAGATGAATTATTTGGACAAAAAGAGAATGGTTTTTTTATAGAATTAGGTGCTAATAATGGATTATTACAAAGTAATACTGCCTTTTTAGAAAAGAACCGAAATTGGAATGGAATATTAATTGAACCTAATGTACAAAATTTTGAACTTTGTATTAAAAATAGACCTAACTCAATTTGTTACAACTATGCATGTGTGGCAGATAATTACGGTCATAATTGTATATATGGTGATTTTAATTTACCACATAATGATAATATATCTTTAATGTCATCTGTTAATGGAGTTAGATTACAAAACAATACAAATAATATAGCAGTTCCAGCAGCAACATTAACTGACATTTTAGATAGACAACCATTACCTAAAATAGATTTGTTATCATTAGATGTTGAAGGTTATGAATATTCTGTGTTAAAAGGTTTAAACTTTAAAAAATATAAACCAATATACTTATTAATTGAAGTTTATGATTTTGATTTTGATGAAATTGTAAATTATTTAATAAATAATAACTATCATCTTGTATGCAATTTTTCAAATTATAATAAACAAACTAACCCAAACTGGGATGGAACTCACAATGATTTTTTATTTAAATTAAATGATTGATAATAATTATTCTAATTGAATAAAATTGTCCACGGACTATTTAACCCATTATCTAATTTTTCAACGTCTTCCATATTTAATTCTATTTGTTTATATTCATTTTGCGCATTCCATCCTGTATTTGACCCATCTGTATATGATACCAATAATTTATTATCATATATTTTTTCTATTTCACCAACTATATTTCCATCTTTTGTTTTGACACGCATATATTTCTTAAATTCTTTTTTTTCAAGGTGTTCTGTATTAAAATTATAATATACGTCAACGCAATCTAAACTATATCTAAATCTTTTATTAACATCTAAAAAAGTGGGCGAAACAATTGTTTCTAACTTGGTTGTTTTTGGCGAGAATAAAACATTAGTTATTCCTCCACCAATTGCACCTACAACATGTGTCGCATTAGAAAAATATAGGATTTTTTCTATACTAGTTAATTTTTCAGTAAAAACCTCTTCGTAACCTTCATTTTTAAGTTTTTCAACTAATTCATCTTCATTAACTAGCCTTCTTCGTGTAGTATAATTTGTCCCTATATTACTAAAATCATTATGTAACCATGTTCTTCGCGAAACATATATTTTTTTGGGTGTGTGAATTTTGGTTTTATCGTATTTTTCATTGACAATTTTTACTATGTTTTGATAAAAGTTATATATTTCTTTTCTAGGAGGTAAATTTGAATCAATGTCGTGTGTATATGATGTTGAAATATACAATTCTTTATATTGCGTAGATTCATCAAGTAATACAATATCAGTTTTTTTGATCTTTAAAATTTCTAAAAATTCCAATACGAAAGGATACATATCCTTTTTTTGTTCATTTGGATATTGCATAAGTAATTTTAGATTTGGTATGTCTTTTTTAACTTGCAAATATGAAATTAAATATGGTAACGAATCGTAAATAAAGTGAAAATAATTATCAGTGTTGTAAATAAAAAAAAATAATGGTTCTTCACAAAAAGTTTCAACCACTTTTTCACAATAATTAAAATTCATATTTTCTTTTTCATAAATAGTTCCACTCTTTAGAGACATTGTTCTTTCTAGTAAAGGTAAAACAATATTATTTTCTGTTTTAAGTAATACATTTGGATAATAAAGATTGTTACCTGTGACAATTGAATTGTTTATTTTATATACATTAATTTCACGATTGTTATCATCAATGGGAAATATGTTTTTGTATAATTTTATAGTATTAAATAATTGTATTTTCATTATAAATAGTTTGCAACAATGTTTTTAGATATTATTATTATTTGTTATTAAAATAATTTTATCATTTTCCATTTTTTCTTCATTTACTATATATTCATTCCATTTTTCTATATAAACATCATTATCAATTAATAAATTTGTATTATTATCATAAATATGATTAATAGTATCACAATGAATTCCAGTTTTATTATAATGTAAATTATAATATCTTCCAACTTGTACGTATAATGGATTCCATGATAAATCAGTACTACAAACGTGGAGTGTATTTACAAAAAATGAAATATTATCATTTGAAATATTATTTGCAAATAAATTGTCATATATTCCATGAGTTGTATTATAAATTATTTTGTTTTTGATTACAAAGTAAAAATTTTTAGGAAAAATCATTATTTGTTGACAAATATTTTTAAATTTTGTAGCGTTAGCTTCATTTATGTTAATAGCAGAATCAATGTGTGCAAATTTAATTTTATCATCAAAAATTATATTATCTCTAAAGTATTTTTTTAAATATAAATCAATTCTTATAAATAAAATAAATTCATAATCATTTTCTTTACTTTCTAATAAATTACAAATGTTATCATAAATATCATTTAATAATATATGTTCACCAGGAAATACTTCGTTGTAAAAATTATATTTAATCAAATTAACATTATTATTTTTGTAAAAATTTATTAATATATTGTCATCAGTATCATTTAACTTATATGAATTTATGAAAATGTCTGTTGAAATGTCAAAAGTAGTTTTTATTTGTTCAATTAAATCAATATGTGACTGCGAAGCAAATAATTGCCTTTCGGAATAATTATTTGTTCCTCTAGTTCTTGACAGTTGAGGACCGCTTCTATAACTTTCTCCCCATAAACATAGTAATAATTTTGACATTATAAATATATATATATATATATGTATATATTTATATATTTATTTTTACATATTTTTAGAGTGTTAAATAATTGTATTTTCATTTTATACATATAAAGATTATATGTATAACTTTTATATGGTAAAATATCCTAATATAATTTTAATACCTCCATGTAATACATACGGTGATATTTTATCTGTAATATCACTTATGAATTATTTAAAAATTTTTTATGAAAAAGTAATTTTATTTTTCTTTCATCCATATTCAGAAGTATATAATTTTTATAATAATTTTTTGAATAAAAATATAGATTTTAATCAAAGCTTATTTATAACTTTTGACTACATAATTAATGATTTATTAGACAATAGTAATTATGATGAATATCATATTTGTAATACACACACTGGAAATTGGATACATGATTTAAATAATTACATTTGTTTAAATCATCCAAAAATAAATAAACTTCACTATTTTTGTGATGATAACCCTTTATTTAATCTACACAAAATTAATGATAATCACATCTGTCTTCCAAATTCAAAATTACCATTGACATCTGTAGAAACCAATTCAATTATATATTATAAAATGGTTGGTCTAAATAATAATGTTAGAATGGATTATTTTCATTATTCAAGAAATTATGAGAAAGAAAAAGAAGTAAAATATATGCTATTGAAACAATTTAATTTGAATGATGGAGATAAATATAATATAGTAAATACAATTGGTTCTCAAGGAGAATTTTGTGATATAAATAGAATTAAAAAAAAAATAAATAATAATTATCAGTGTATTGATATTAATCATTTAATAGAATTTCCAGGTTGGTTATTTTTACTAATAGAAGAAGCTGAAGAATTACACCTCGTAGAAGGTTTAAATGTAAATTTTATTTATTATAGTCAGTATAAAAATATTATTAATTTAGATGACAAACAAATTTATCTTCATATATGGGCTAGAAATAGGAGATGGGAAAATTATAATCTTGATTATTCCTTCAAAATGTTTGACAATCCAAAGTTAATTAATTGGAATTTTATTCACGACGAATAATATAACAACAAATATCTCATATTGTAGTAAAATAAAGTGTTTGAATATAGACAAATATAAAAATAAAACAACATTGTAATTTATAATGTTGTTTTCTTGTCATCGCATTAATACTATTCAAGAGTTGAAAGAAATACCAAGACATTATGGTATTGAAATTGACCTGAGAGATGATTTAAATGGTGCAATACATTTGAGTCATGATCCATTCCAAGAAGGCGAATTGTTCTCTGAATTTTTAGAATATTACAATCATGCGTTCGTTATTTTGAATATTAAGAGTGAGAGAATTGAATACAAAGTTCTTGAATTAATAAAAAAACATAATATAACTCACTATTTTTTCCTTGATTCATCATTTCCAATGATTTATAAATTGAGTAATGAAGGTGAAAAAAACATTGCTATTCGTTTTTCAGAATTTGAAGGTCTAGATACTGTTTTAGCTATGCAAGGAAAAATACAATGGGTTTGGGTTGATTGTTTTACCAAAAACCCGTTGACATCTGAAGTGTATAAAATATTAAAAGATGCCGGTTTTAAACTCTGCTTTGTCTCTCCAGAATTACAAAATCAACAAGAAAAATTGAAACAATATAAAGATTTTTTTAATAAAGAAAATATAGTATTAGATATGATATGTACAAAAAAATATAATATAAATAAATGGTATAAATAATATAAATATAAATATAAATATAATTGATGAAAAAAATAGGTATAGTAATTTATCATCAATGTCCTACAGATTCTATAGTTTGTTTCGGATTGCCCATATATTATTCAACTATTTATGATAGTATTATTTTATTAGTTACAGAACATGCTTCTAGTATTTTTAAATTATTTCCATATGCATATAGAAATATAGATTGTAAAATTATATATATTACTTCAAATCAACTAATAGAAACTGTAAATAATATAATAGAAACAGATAAAGATAATTTTTATGAATACTTGCCTCATGGTATTTGGTATCAAACTCAAAACCCAAATTTTATTCAAAATAAATGTATTACTGAAAATCCAGAAAGATATTTGGCTTGTTCACAATATTTTTATTGTAATTATTCAAAATATATTTTAGATTCAGAAATATGTTTCAAATATTTTGTTATAGATAGAAATATTGATTTAGAAATAGAAAAATATAAATCTATTACAAAAAAAATAAGTAATTTTTATTACATTACAAATGCTGATATATCTGTATTTAATAATGAAAAAATACCACTGTATAATTATTTTAATTTAGAGTATTCTAGCGACATATTATTTGATATGATAACACTAATAGAAAACTCCCAAGAAATCCATTTAATTGGTTCATTCTGGTCTTTAATTATTTATTATCTACAATTAAAATATAACTTATTTTCAAATATTAAAATTTATTTTCATTCATACGTTAGACACGGTAGATTAGAAGGTTTTTATCATGAACACGGTACCTTATCAAATTGGATATTTTATAGATGTCCGGTAGATTGCATAGAAAATGAACATTCGATAAGTGGTATTTAATTTTTAATATAAATAATATAAAAATATTATTATTATTTATATAATCACATGCAAATAATAATACCAATGTCAGGAATGGGCCAACGTTTTGTAGAAGCAGGTTACATTGACCCTAAACCACTTATTCACGTAGACGGTAAACCAATAATAGAACATGTTGTAAATTTGTTTCCTGGAGAGCAAAACGTTACTTTTATATGTAATGAACAACATTTAAAAGTAACAAATATGAGAGATGTTTTAAATAACATATGTCCGTATGGAAAAATATATGAAGTACCTGTTGAAGGCAGAGAGGGTCCTGTCCATGCAGTATCTTTAATATTTGACAGTATTGATGACGATAAAGAGGTTATTGTTAGTTATTGTGATTATGGAACATACTGGGATTATCCGGAATTTCTAAAAGATACACGAAATAGAAATGCTGATGGAGCAATTGCTTGTTATAAAGGGTTTCATCCACATATGTTAGGAAGTGATAATTATGCATTTTTGAAAGAAAGTGAACCTGACTCTAGATGGATGGAAGCTATACAAGAAAAAATGCCGTTTACAAATGATAGAATGAGCGAATACGCATCAAATGGAACTTATTATTTTAAATCTGGTGCAATAATGAAAAAATACTTTCAACTTTTGATGGATAAAAAAATGAAAGTTAAGAATGAATATTATGTAAGTATGGTATACAATTTATTAGTTGAAGATATTTTAACAGTAAATATTTTTGAAATAGAACATATGTTACAATGGGGAACACCTTATGATTTGGAAGTTTATAATGATTGGTCAAGATATTTTAATAATATAATTAAGAAGCAAGACGATTTTGTTGATAATAATAATACTACATTAATTTTACCTATGGCGGGTGCAGGTAGTAGATTTTCAATAAAAGGATACAAAAATCCAAAACCGTTGATTGATGTGAATGGTTTACCAATGATTGTACAGGCTGTAAATTGCTTACCTAGCACAAAGAATAAAGTATTTATAACTTTACAAAATCATATTAATGACTTTAGTTTAACAGATATTTTGAAATCACATTATAACAATATTGAAATTTGTAGTATAGATAAAGTAACAGAAGGACAGGCATGTACTTGTGAAATAGGAATAAATAAATCAAATATTGACTTATTTAGTCCTATATTAATAAGTGCATGTGATAATGGTGTCTATTATGATGTAAAAAAATATCAAGAATTAGTTGATGATAAAAACAATGATATAATTGTTTGGAGTTTTAGAAATAACCCAACAAGTAAAAATAACCCAAATATGTATGCCTGGATGGAGGTTGATGAAAATAATAATGTTATTAGCGTATCATGTAAAAAATTTGACGAAAATAAGCATAATATAAAAACAAGTCATGTAATTATTGGAACAATGTTTTTTAGAAAAGCAAAATATTTTATGGATGGTATTAGTGAAAATTATAAAAATAATATTAGGTCAAACAATGAATTTTATGTTGATGATGTAATAAATCAAAATATTAAAATGGGATTAAGAGTCAAAGTTTTTGAAGTTGAAAATTATATCTGTTGGGGAACTCCGAATGATTATGAAACCTATGTATATTGGCGAAATTTTTTTGATAAATGGCATTGTCACGCTTATAGAAAAATAAATGACGTAACATACAAATAAATTAGTTCATTTAATTAAATAATAAATAATTTATAATAATATTATAATTAATAATATTGAACATGTTCAGTTTATGTATTCCAACGATGAATAGATTTGATAATTTTCTAATAAGGTATTTACCAGAATATTTAAATAATGAATATATTGATGAAATTATCATTACAGATGAAAATGGAAGTGATATAGAAAAAATTAAAAACTATTTTCCAAATAATGAAAAGTTGATTCTAATTAAAAACGAGACTGTTTTAGGTCCTTTTCTAAACAAATACAAAGCTTGTTCCATTGCAAAAAATGAATGGATTGCTTTAATAGATTCAGATAATTTTGCCGATAAAAATTATTTTATAACTGCAAAAAATTATATTAATGAAAATAATAATAAATTACAAAAAAATGTAATTTTATCGCCTAGTATAGGCAAACCAATTTTTGATTTCTCTCATTTGTCTGGATTTATTTTTACAAAAGAAAATATAGAAGAAATTAGACAAAAAGAAAAAGTTATTATAAAACCTAATAATTTTACAAGTGAAACCCTCTTTAATTTGGGTAACTATATAATTAATAAACAATTGATTGACAATTTAAATATGAATAGTGAAATTATAAATATTCATAAATCATCTGCTTGTGATGTTACGTATTTCAATGTATTGTTGTTTGAACAGTTAGATTTAAACTTTCATGTCGTGACAAATCTTGAGTATGAACATGTAGTTCACAATGAAAGTATTTATATGTTAACTAGATACAAAAATGAAGATGTAAATAATAGTATAAAAGAAAGATTTTACAATTTACATTAAAGTTACAAAAATTTGAAAAACAAAATGTTTACTCTACTACATAATGTATTTTAATACAAAATAGTATTATCAATAGGACTTTTGCATGTCATAATATCAGGATGAACTAAATTATAATCAGGAAAATAACAGGTTTGTATTTTATCTGAAAAAAAAGCGGCACACCATGATAATGTGCTTTTAGAACAAATCAAAACTTCGGCTTCTTTCATAATATAATAATCAGTAAGAACATCATTACTTTCAAAAATAGTATTAATATTTTGTTCTTTTAAAAAATCTTGAATATAATTAATATAATCAAATTCAAACGTGGTTTCAGGTTTATTGCAAACAATACAAATACTATCAATATCATGATCACTGTGATTTATTTTGATATATCTTAAAAGTTCAACTACTCTTTCTTTTGTAATATATAAATTATGTGTTACAAAATCTTCCAATCTTAAATGTAATACACATTTATATTTTTTATTGAAGTTACATGGTGTATTCAAAATATCTATCATATAAAATTTTTGACAATTTAAATCCCCTGCTTTAATACCATCTGTTAAAACATAATGAGTTGGATTATTTTTAATAAAGTTTAATATAGATTCTTTATGTTCCTTATAAATAGTATCATGTTGATAATAACCGTACATGTTGACAGAAGATATATTATTTGTTGCGCAGTTTCTAATAAAAATATTATAGAAATCTTTGTCTGATAAATTAGAGCATTGATTTTTATTAACAAAATAATTACCATTACATAACATGCAAACTATTGCTGAAGCCATATATCTATAAATAGCATTACCTAATCTTCCTAATATTACAAAGTTCACTTCTATCATTGTTTGTATATACAAACAAGAAATATTTTTTAAATAATATAACTTAAAAACTATTTATTGTTTAATTACATAAAAATGTTAATTGTGGATGTCCCGTTAATTTTTCAGCCAAAATATACAAGTGATTATCCTTGCTATAGTAGTGGGAAAAATATGGAAGAAATATGCTATGATTTTTTTTCTATACATAAAGATACTATTGATAGTGACTACGTTTATTTGCCTGTTTTTTGGACATCATATTATATTATAAATGACTATGCAAATAATATTGATGAACTTTATAATTGGCTTGATACTTTAGATAAAACCAAAAAATACTTTACTATAGTTCAATATGATGATGGTATCTTTGTTAGAAATTTTGAACTAGACATATTAGTATTCAGTGGTGGAGGTGGCGGATTAAACATTAAAAATGATGAAATACCATGGGAAGTGTCATTTTATGGATTAAATAGGCATATAGTTTTTTGCAATAAAGCTGATTATGATATTCCATTATTATGCTTACCAGTATTTCCTGAGATAGAAAGCGTTAAAAAGGATATTTTCTGTTCATTTATGGGGAGATTTGATACACATAAATGTAGAATTGAAATGAAACATTTATTAGAAACAAATACAACATTTCAATTTTTAAATTCAGAAAATTTTGAACAATATAAAACAATAATAAATAGAAGTATTTTTACTTTAGCTCCAAGAGGATGTGGATATACATCTTTTAGAATATATGAAGCTATAATGGGAAATAGTATTCCAATTTACATATGGGATGATAAACAAATATTACCTTTCTCTGACATAATTAATTGGAATGATTTTGCTGTTGTTATTCATTCAAGCGAAATAGAGCAATTACCAAATATATTACAAAATATCAATATAGATGAAAAAATGAAAAATCTTTTGAAAGTAAAGCATATGTTTACATTCAATTACATTTTTGAATATATTACGCGAAAAATTGAGAAACAAAGAAAAATTTCAATTGCTATACCTCATTATAATAACAGTAGTTATATATGCGATGCTATAGATCCGTTAATTAATGATTCAAGAATAAATGAAATTATTATTTGTGATGATAAATCTAATGACATTGATGCATTAGAAAAAATAATATTAAATTATAATAATCCAAAAATTAAATTGTTTAAAAATGAAACTAATTTGGGATGTTATCATAATAAAATAAATACAGTTTTAAAATGCACTAACGATTGGGCTATATTATTAGACTCGGACAATATATATGATAAAAAATGTATTGATATTCTTTATAATATACCAAATTGGGATAAAAATACTATTTATACACCATCGTGGGGAATAACTTTTCCGAATCATCCGTCGCCAATGTTGAATTATTTAAAATACAATAATCAATTTATTACAAAAACAATGTATTTGAATAATTTTAATGATCATAATTTTAAATGTTTAATGAATAATTGTAATTATTTTTTACCTGTAAAAAAATTTATTAATTGTATGAATGATATACAAAACAATTATAAGCGTGAAATCATTGATGCATTAGATTCTGCTGTTTTATTTACCGATTGGTTACTTAATAACAACCATATTTTTGTAGTTGAATTGTTGCATTATAAACATCGCTTACACGACAAATCAAATTATATATTATCAAATTCTCATTCACATAGTGAATTTGTAAATAATATGTTGTTTAATAAAATTAAAGATTCATTATAATATATATAGACACTTACACTTTTGCACATTCAAAACGCCCACAATGTGGGCACTTATGAGTGAATAAGGTGATAGTGATTGTGAATTTGTAATGCGCAATGGTCTAATGATAATATCATTAGACCATTTGGTAATTTCATGTTATTCTGACCCATTCATCCGGAAATAAATCAGACACAACTACATCGCTCATTTTAGGTCCAAACCATACAGATGGGTAACATATAATTTTCGTAGGGTTCGCGTTAAAATATGCTGCCCACCAACTAAAAGAACTGTTTGCAATAATATTATGATTGCAACACGACATTAATAACATTTGTTGCCAATCATCCAATGTATTTGTAGCTCTTTCAAATTCAATTGCTGGAAACTCGTTTTTTAATAATTGAATAGTTTTATTTACTGATTCTACGTCTTCATTTTCACAAAAATATAATACATTTGGAGTGTAATCAATCTTATTTACAATATACTGTAGCGCGTTTTTATAATATTCCACAGACATAATTGGATGATAATCTGGTAAATTTTTATAATCGCCTAATCTGAAGTGCATTGAAATACTTTTCTCCAAAAATTGTGCTGTATGATAATTATCAACTACTTCTTCTAGTATGTCAAGACGTTTTTCAGCTACATTCAACATGCGACAAATGATATCGTAGTTTTCTTGAAAATATTTATAACTTTGAAAATATCCGCTTAACATAATGTTAATATTATTATTGTATTTCAAATGGTCATACGGTAATTCCTTAAATTGAAAACCATCTTCATTACAAACCACGTCAAAATGTGGGTAATTATCCATTAAAAAACCAGATAATTTGAATAAAAATGTTTTCCAATATGTTTTTCTCTTAGTACATCCGTATTCTCCTAATTCTTCGGAATTTATAAATTTAAACATATGTTTATATTTTATAGCGTGTGATATAACTGTAAAAATTTGAAAAAGCTGGTTTCCTAGTCCACCCATTAGTCTGCATGTTATCATTGTTGTGTATTATGTATGATATAATAGATAATGTTTAAATTTATTTTTACTTTAATTAAAAAAATGAATTTTATATAAAATTATATACTGAACTATAATAATAATAGTTGTTCAATGTTAATTCATAAATACAAGCCTGAAAATCTTGAAAACATAATCGGAAATACAGAATGTATCAAATCTATTCAATGTTGGTTTGAAAATTGGTATAACGAAAAAGAAACCAAAACAAAAACAAATGCTAAAAATATATGCGCATTATTATCAGGACCCAATGGTATAGGAAAAACATTGACTATTGAATTATTAATCAAAAAATATAATTTAAATCCAATATCATTAAATCCTGATGAAAAAGCAGATAAAGACTACATCACGAAAACCATTATACCATCTATTCAAACAACCAAAAATTTCACTAAAAAACAAAATATATTTGTCATACATGACATTGATTGTTACGATGATTACGGGTTTATTTCGTCTATTGTAAATTGTTTGAAAGAAACTAAAATACCGGTTATTGCAACTTGTAATAATCGTTATGATCAATCTCTGAAACCATTGATACTGTATTGTTTAGACGTGAAGTTTCAAAAACCAAAAGCAACCGACCTAATAAAATTTATAAAACATATTATAAAAAAAGAATCTATAACAATTTCCGATGCAAAGTTAAATCAACTCATAGAAGATTCAAATTATGATGTACGCAACGTGTTAAACAATTTACAATTACTTTGTGGAAATATTAATATGAAAAATAATGAAAACAACACAAATTCCAAAGACAAAACAAACACGAATATATTTGAAGTGACAAAACAATTCATGTCTCAAAATCTTGAATTGGAAGATAAACAAAGATTATTTTGGTGCAACAATGACATTCTTCCGTTGATGATACATGAAAATTATCCTGTAAACAATATTAAAATGAAAAATGAAGCGACACATTTAAATAATATTGCAGAATCTATTCATAGTTTGAGTGATATAGATTTATTTGAAAAAGACATACATATGAATGGAAATTGGGAACTATTACCATATACAGCATGGTCTTCAATAAAATCAGTTGCAAATTGTCATTCAAAAACTATGATAAAATTTACTTCTTTCTTTGAAAAAAGAGCATCAAAGAAACAAACTATGAATTACGATGGCGTTCCAAAAGTAGAAGAAAAAGCTAAAAAGAAAAGTTCTCCAAAACGCAATTATTCTGTGAAGGAGCCAAAGACACCTAAAGTTAAGGTAGCTAAGGTAGCTAAAAGTAAACAAGAACCTAAATCTAAATCTAAATCTAAATCTGATAGTATTGAAGTTCAAGAAAAACCTAAAATTGTAAGGAGAAAAAAGGTAAAATTGATTATTGAAGAATAAAAGTGAACGATTAGATGCGTTCTTCAATAGATACTGGCTGTTCAACTACTACTGGTTGTGAGACTTGTTCTTCTACAATTACGTGTGATTCTTCAATAGCGACAGTTAGCTCTTCTAAAATTACTTTTTCTACAGCTGATTCTAGTTTTTCTATTACAGGCTCTTTCATATTTTTTAATTGTTCAATAATTTTGGTTGGCTCGTCTGTACTATCTAGTGTCTTTGTGGTACATGCAACCAAATTCATAAGTTTATTGTAAACATAAGACAATTTTGTTTTTAGTGAAGAAATTAGTGGGCTTTTAAATGTCACATTTACTTTGATTTCTTCATTATTAACTTTAGTTTCTTCGCATATTTTAATTTCAACAGTTCCAATTTCTTTCTTTTCTAAATTTAAATCGCTTGTTTCGGTTTTAGTTTCCATTTATTATATATAAATATAAAATTTACTTTTTATATTTATTTTTCTCATAATAATTTTGAAAACGTACATTATTATTATTCTATTAAACCTTCGCCTCTAAACCAGCACTGAACTTTTGATTCGGCTTGCTCACGTAATGTAAGTTCATCGTCAGGATGTTTTGGAAGTTTTGAAAAAAAACAATCTTCTGTGTAATTAGGATCAAATTTTAATTTTTTCAATAATTCTGTTGCTTCATTTCTTTTGGCTTCGGTCATATTACTACCAAAGTTATTTAAAATTTCGTCAATTTCAGAATCACTTAAAGTATCAATAATATTACTACCACCAAACATTTTTTTACTATGTTTCTTTTGTCTGATTTGTCTGCTATGTCTGCTATGTCTGCTTCGTTTCATTAAAGTTTTACGTTTTTTATGTGTTCTTCTATGTTTGTATTTTCTTAACGATCTTTTTTTAAGAGAGTTCTTTTTACTTGGCATTGTTATATATTTATATATATACATGTGATTTTTTTTACATAAGAAAAATATAAAAACATCTAAAAATCTTCTGTTAAGTCAAAAGTACTATCGTCTTTGGTTTTTGTCGCAAGCGCATAAGAGTCATTGTATCTTTCAAAGAAATTGACTTTTCCTTCTAAACTAATCAATTCCATAAAATCAAATGGATTACACACATTGTAAATTTTATCATATCCAAGTTGGACGCACAACCTATCCGCGCAAAATTGAATATATTGTGTCATCAACTGTGAATTCATACCTATAAGACGACATGGTAATGCTTCGCAAATAAACTCATTTTCTATTTCAACGGCCTCTTTAATAATTTCATGTACGCGTGATTTTTTTACCTTGTTAACAAGTTTACTATATAATAAAACAGCGAATTCACAATGCAGAGCTTCGTCACGTGAAATCAGCTCATTTGAAAATGTAAGACCAGGCATCAATCCACGCTTTTTCATCCAATAAATACTGCAAAATGCACCACTAAAAAAGATACCTTCTACACATGCAAAAGCAATTAACCTTGTTGCAAAACCACTTCTATTATCCTTAATCCATTTTTGAGCCCAATCACCCTTCTTTTTAATACATTCAAAATTTTCTAGAGCGCGAAACAACTTGTCTTTTTCTTCGGCATTTTTAATATATGTTTCAATCAATAAACTATAAGTCTGACTATGAATATTTTCCATTGCAATTTGGAAACCATAAAATGCTCTAGCTTCTGATATTTGAACATCGTTCATAAAACGTAAACCTAAATTTTCCAATACGATTCCATCACTTGCAGCAAAAAACGCCAGAATCATAGACAGGAAAAATTTCTCTTCTTGTGATAAGGTGTCCCAATGAGCCAAATCTTTTGACAAATCAATTTCTTCGGCTCGCCAAAAACAGTCAACTTGTTTTTTATACATTTGCCACACGTCATCGTACTTGATTGGAAACATTACAAATCTATTATCGTCAGGATTCAATAAAGGCTCGTTTACGTTTTTAGACATCCTAAATAATATATAGCGAAGATTTTAAATTTTTTCAGTTAAAAATTATAAATTAAATAATAGAAAAAATATAAAATATATTTATTATTTAAGAATAACTATTTTAAATGGAATTGGTAGCCTTCAAACGACCTATGGAAATAAATAATTATAATAACAATTATAATAAACAAGAAGATGAATATTTACAATTACAGTATGTTATAGAAGCAAAAAGAAATATGTTACTTAAAAAACAAAGGAAAATACAGACAATAGCAAAACAGAATGCCTTTTTAGAACACATTAAAAATGATTATTTAAATTACAATAATTACATTATTAAACAAAAACAAGACCAGATTAGAGCACTTCAATTATTGGATACTTATTTACAAGATCTAAATAGGTCAGGTCAATTAAGTGAACATAACATTCAAGATGCAAAAATAGAACAACAAAAAATAGTCAAGGAATTAAAATCCATAAAACATGGTTTAGATAAAATTATGAATGATAGTAGCGAAATAAATAATTCGCTACTCATGGAGAGAAAAAAACAAAAATCAATCAGGTAAGATAAAAATAAAATAAAAAATAATATATTATATTGATATAATATATATAATATATTATTTAATATGGCCCAAAATGCAAATGATAATTTTTTAGCGAAATTTGAAGAAAGTTTAAATAGATTAAATAATCTGAATGCATCAATAACAAAAAATACAGAAAATAAACAACAATTTACAGGATTTGTTCTCTCCAAGTTGCAAGATATCAGTGCAAAAATAAGAGCAGTCGTTGAAAAAATTAAGGCGATTAAGGGTCAGGTTGATGCGTTGCAGGGTCAAGTAAATCAAAATAATAACGGTATTCAAGGAAAAGACGCTGAGATTGCTAGTTTAACTCAACAATTACAACAATTAACTGCAGAGAGAGACAGTCTGAATTCACAATTGAATGAAGCAAATAAAACCACATCTCAAAATACAACTCGGTTACAACAACAAATTGACCAAAATGAGGCAAAATTACGCGATTTAGAAGGCCAAAATGCAACATTAGTGAATGAAAAAAATGCTTTACAGCAAGAGTTATCAAATCGTGGCGACGCTCAATCACAACACGCGGAAGAAATCAAAAAATTATCAGATACAAATAAAGCGCAACTTGAACAAATGCAACAAGCAAATGCGCAACAGATGCAAGAGTTGCAAAAACAAATTGCTGATAAAGATTCACAGTTACAGGCAAATGCACAACAAATGCAAGAGTTGCAAAAACAAATTGCTGATAAAGCTTCACAATTACAATCCAATGCACAACAAATACAGGAACTGCAAAAACAAATTGCTGATAAAGATAAGCAAATCAGCGACCACCAATCAACTGCAGCTAACGCGCAACAACAACAACAACAAAATGCTTCTGCTATTGCCGACGTTAATAATAAACTTGCCCAACTTGAGCAAGAGAGAAATTCTTTACAACAACAAAATGATGATCTTGTTCAGCGAATTATTGCTGCAACTAATGCTATTAATTCTGCGACTACACAATTAGAAGAATTGACAAATGAGAATTTTTACAATAAAAGTAATCAGGATGTTTCTAAAATTATTGACGAAATTGAAGCCTCATTACAAGAAATTAGCAATAGTATTCAGGGTAGTTCAAACCCTCAAGCAATTTCACAAGGAGGTCCACCGCAAATTCCTCCAAGAGAGCAACAAAATTTAAATCTTAATCAAGTCAGTATACGTGGTTATACATTGCAAACATTAAAAGCTGCTTTAAAAACAAGAAGTTCAAAAGAAAGTGATGTAAGAGGAAATAAGTATAACCAAGCACTCCTTGAAATTGAAAACTTTCTTGCGAGTCTTGATAGAACAAAAGCAACAAATAATAGTGTTAAAAATACAATAGAAAATATATTAAACAATAAAGGTATTCGCTTTGGATCTAATGGTGCTGTAATGGGCGGTTATAATAAAACAAATAAAAAACATAAAAAACATAGAAAGTCTGTCAAATTTACGCGCAAGCAAAAAGGGGGGTTCTTGTACGGAAAATACAAAAAAACACTAACACCTGCTAGTAAAAATAGTTCTTCATTAACAAATTCTAGCTCTAACGCAAATTCTACAAAAAAAGACAAAAGAAATAGAGGTAGAGGTGTTACAAAGAGACACAAATAATTATTATTAAAAGCGCCCAGACATAAATGAACCTTGAAACTATAACATCAACATTCCTCTAATGGAAGGCATAAAATTACAATTATTCAACCATTTACCAGTAATTTGTCTATACATGATTGAATCAGGTCTATGTCTCAATTGCATAATTCGTTTTCTCATTTTATAAACTCTTTTCCAAGCTCGTTGTACAAGTTTTAACCAAAAAGTTTTAATAACACAAACACATTCATCGCCTTTTAAATAATGAATTTTACCTATTTGAAGATTTAAATAATTTGGGTTTTTAATCATATCATTATAATTTCTCAATAATTTGTGAGATAATGATGAATCGTAATAATTTTTTTCATAATATTTTTTATAAAATTTACACAAGTTATTTGCATATTTGAAAAAATCAGAGATTCTAGTAGTTGGATTAAGATAAAATGATTGAAGAACCAGAAATTGACCTTCTATATTAGGGTCGCTGTCAACAGTTTTTCCGTGAAAATATCTATTATATATTTCAGGTATTAACAATACATTTTTATTAAGAGTAATATTTATTTGTTCATTTCTTTCGTATGTATTTGTACCATCATCATCACTATCACTCGTGCTATCATCAGTGAAATCTGTGTTTTCCGAAAGTGTTGATTCAGTTTCTGTATCTGTATCTGTTTCAGCGTGTGTATCAGTATATCTATTATAATTCATTGTTTAGTTGTATGTATTATTTATTAATAATAATATTTTTGTATTTATTTTATTTCAACTCATTTTTTTTTAAAACAATATATATATATAAATGAAAATGAAATATAACTTTATTTCAAAATTTGAAAAATTTCTATCTAATAAAACATTATTAAATATTGTAGTTGGTATTAGTTTTTTGAATATTATAGGTTTTGTAATGTTCAATAAAACTATTGCAATCGTATATTTTATTTTGATTGGATTACTAACATCAATGTTTAGTAAAAATATGGTTATTGTTTTGTTAACTCCTTTGCTTTTAGTCAACTTATTTGTTATAGGTTCAAACAAATATTATAGTCGGGAAGGATTAGAAAATAAGGATGATACTACTACTGCTAGTAAAACTGCACCTACTCCAAAAAATGTAAAAAAAACATCTACTAGTACTAGTAGTTCCAGCACTAGCTCTAGTTCTACAAATCAAGGATTACCTATTACACCGTTAGAACATGTGCAAGACAATGTTCAAAATACAACGACAGATGAAAGTAACGTTGACGAATCATTTGAAGTCGGAAGGGGTAAAAAGAATAGCCAAGGATACAATATTGATTATGCATCAACCGTTGAAGATGCATACGATGAATTAAATAAAATTTTAGGAAGTGATGGAATCAAACGTTTAACAAATGACACTCAAAACTTAATGAAACAACAATTACAATTAGCAGAATCTATGAAAGGTATGCAACCACTTATAGCAGGAATGGCGCCTATAATGCAACAAGCACAAGGATTATTACAAGGTATGGGAGACAATGGTAATTTAGGCAATTTAGCAGATATTGCAAAAAAGTTCACTGCTGGTTTAGAAAATAAACCAAAATAATCAACAAGGTTAAAAATGTCGCGTTAACTCATTATAATGATTTCATAATAATAATATCATATTATATTAGTATGAAAAAAAAATGTCCTCCAGGAGTTATTTGTATTGAAAATATTACTATGGGTTTTATAGCATTTATTATAGCAATTGTTATTTACTTTTTATATTCCACTCTAACAAAAGAGACTGGAAATGAATCAACTGAGAGAAACCCTAACAACCGCGGTAATTTGGAGAATCGTCAACCACCGCGCCTAGGTTTGATACCGCGATTTCCAAATTTTCCATATAATAATAACAATTTGGCTCCCTCTGTTCCTGGAGATGTATTATTAAATCCGTATAATCCTCCTTTAAGAGACGAGCGTTATTTCTTACCGCAAATTAATGTGATTCCTCCTGGAACTATTCCAATTAATGTTTCTACAAACGTCGGTGCAGTTGATACAAACTATAGACAAGTAGGTATTTTAAATCCAACAAACAAACCAAACAAAGATAACGTTCTTCCATTAATGGGAAGACCGGTTTTTACTAACAGAGATAAGTGGCAATATTATACAATAGGTAATCAATTCAATAGTGTTAAATTACCTATTATTGTAAAGGGTAAAAGTGGATTAAATGAATATGGAGTAGATAGATTATACAACAGCGACACTATTTATATTGAAGGTTTGAATGATGTTTATAGAGCAACAATTTATGATAATGATACAATTAAATATTTACCGTTTATTTAGCTTGACCGCGCGATTTTTTAGTCAATCTAAATTTCTTTTTTTTCCCTGCATTTTGGGAGTTGGATTGTGTGGATGACATTTTTTCAGTGGCTTCATTTACAGCATCAAACCCATTTTGAACATTCTGAACATTCTGAATATTTGATTCACTTACATTAGATGGAATATTTATATTTATTTTATTTGCGATTTTAGATGTTACAAAATCCATGACCGTATTCATTGATTTAGATACGTCTTCAGGCAATTCATGTTTGGTTTCAAAATCGTCATTTGATTTTTTTTCAATATTTTCATCTGACTTAACATCGTCTTCTATTATCATAGGAGTTGATGGTGTTGGTGTTGAGAGTGATAGATCTTCTTCTTGATCATTTTCATCAGGTTTAAAAATATCTTCACTTGTCATAGCAGTTGTTACAGGAGTTGTTACAGGCATTAATTTCGGTATCTTTTCAACAGGCTCAGCAGCTTCAATAGGCTCAACAGCTTCAATAGGCTCAACAGCTTCAATAGGTTTAACATCATCATCTAATTCCATAGGTGTTGAACGTGATTCAGGAACTTCTTCAACAGGTTTAACATCATCTAATTCCATAGGTGTTGACGATGGAGTTGAGACTGTTTTTTCTTCATTAGTTTCAAGAGTTTCAAGAGGTTCAACAGGTTTAACGTTATCATCTAATTGCATTGGAATTGGTGTTGGTATTGATGAAGGTACTTGAGGTGTTTCTTCAACCGGTTCAATAGGTTTAAGGTTATCATCTAATTCTATAGGTGTTGACATTGGACTTGATGTTGGTTCTGATAATGGTTGATCGTCAATAGTTTCAACGGTTTCAACAGGTTTAACATCATCTAATTCCATGGGTGTTGGAGTTGGCGTTAGCGTTGGCGTTGGAGTTGATGGTGATGTTGATGGTGGTTCTTCTTCAACAGTTTCAACCGGAGCTTTTTCTAATTTTGAAGATTTCTTTGATTTTGCGTCGTCTTTACCTTCTCCACCTTTCGTTTTCTTGACCTTTAAATTTTTTAATGTTTTGTTAGACAAATTTACACTTCTTTTTCTTCTAAATGTTCTAGCATTTTTTGTATTTTTCACCATTTTTGGTTTTTTATGATTCGGATTTTTTCTACTTTGCTTTTTTTTATTCAATAATTTAGATATTTTACCTTTAGTCAATTTCATTTCCTATATAAATAAATTAATATTTTTATTTATATACTTATATATAATGACATCAACAAATACAAAAATAAATATTTCTTCTCAAAACGTTTATGGGGATTGTGATTTAAAATGTTCATATAATTATAAATACACTCAAAGTAATTTAATAGCAAAAAATAATGGGAGTTTCGTATCATTTTCTCATGATAAAGGAAGCACAAATCCTGTAATATACAATACTCGTAATTATAATGTATCAAAAATAAATTTATATTCACCATCGCTACACAATTTTAATGGAAACTCTGCAAACGCGGAATTTGTTGTTGAGCATGTTCCTGTAACTGGAGGTGAAATGTTATATGTTTGTATTCCAATTATTGCATCCACAAATTCTTCAGAAGCTTCTAATATTTTAACTGAAATAATAAAAAGCGTAGCTAATAATGCTCCGGCTGTGAATGAATCAACTAATTTAAATATTTCAAATTTCAATTTAAATACAATTGTCCCCAAAAAACCATTTTTTGCGTATACTGGAACACAAGGTTTAACTGGGCAAGTAATTGTATTTGGTAACAATCAAGCTATACCATTAAATCAGCAAACATTGAACATTTTATCAAAGGTTATTAAACCTTACCCAATAACTATTAGCGGTGGAAGTTTATTCTTTAATAAAAAAGGGCCTAATAGTGTTCAAATTAACGGTACTAATGGTATATACATATCGTGTCAACCAACTGGGTCATCAAAAGAAGAAATGCAAATTACCAATAATAAAAATCCCATTAATTATAATATGGAATCCATTTTCAATAATCCGACTGTACTATTAATTCTACAAGTCATCGTTGGTTGCATTGTATTTATTTTGGTGTTTTTAATGTTGAATTATGGATATAATTATGCGATATCAGGTAGTTCGCCGTCACTTAAGATGCCGACAATGAGTTCGTTAAAAACATTTTACAAGTAATATAACCCGCATATTTTTTATCATCATGATAAAAAATATAAAAAATTATCAAAAATGTTTAATCACTAATCACTAGTATTCAAAGGTGATGCGTTGTATAAATTATCCAAAAGAGGTTTATAACTGGCTTTGTTCATTACAGAACCGGATTGAACAATTGGAGCCATTTTTTTGACGACTTCTTGTTCTAAAGTATATGGAAATTGATTAAAAGCAGTAAATTGTCCCATTTTGTTCTCTTCAGAAGGAATATAGGTTTGAAGTAAGTTGTTGTATACACTATTTGACGAGCGTCTAATCAAATCAAAAGCAGCGACCAATGAAATAACTGCTAAAATTGGATTCATATGTAAAAACATGTAAATAACAATTAGAAAAATAACAATTTTGCCTACCATATTATTTACCAAAAAAGCAATTGGCTGAGGTGTTTGTAAACCTAAAATTAAATATGCGATTAAAATTATAGTTAAAATTAGTTGACTTCTATGTTCTTTATTTAATAAACTTGAAAAACTGTTCATATATCATATCAATAGATTTTATTTATTTTATTTTTAAAAATGATATTAAATATATTTCATTACTAAATAGAACAAATTCAACATAATACCTAAAGAAGATATGCAAAATAATGCTAGTGTAAACATAAATTCTTATTTGGGTCAAAAAGGATATACTATACTTAAATCAGAATTGACTATTGAGCAGCAAAAAAAAATCAGAAATGATTTGACTATTAAGCCGTACATCGGCGGCGCGATGGGAGGCGCTACTAACCAGGTTACATATCCTGCGTATCGTGAGTCAGATAAAAAAATCTATGTTCCTCATCATTATGGAGCGGAGACATTTGGACCGCCGAAAAAATGCGCGATTAGTGAAGGAGATGATATTGATTTGGAATTCAATGGGGTGTTGAGAGACTATCAAGAACCGGTTGTGAAAAAGTTTTTAGAACGTGTTTCTAATGGTACGGGCGGCGGAGGCCTCCTTGAATTACCTTGCGGTTTTGGTAAAACTAGCATCTCTTTATATATTTTATCACAGTTGAAAAAAAAGACTTTTGTCATCGTCCACAAAGAATTCTTATTAAACCAGTGGGTTGAACGCATACAGCAATTTTTACCAAAAGCGCGGGTTGGACGGATTCAAGGACAAATTATTGATATTGAAGACAAAGATATTGTCATTGGAATGCTGCAAAGTTTGTCCATGAAAGAATATCCGTCGTCGGTATTTGAGAGTTTCGGATTCACTATTATTGATGAAGTGCATCATATATCAAGCCAGACATTCTCCAATGCGCTTTTTAAAATTGTTACCAAATATATGTTGGGATTATCTGCGACGATGAACAGAAAAGACGGTACGACACGTGTATTCAAAATGTTTTTGGGAGACGTTATTTTTAAAGGGAAAAGAGATGAAGGACATAATGTTCTCGTAAAAGCAATTGAATATCATGTTGAAGACGATGATTTTAATCATGTGATTACCGATTTTCGCGGTAATGTTTCTTATAGTTCAATGATTTCCAAATTGTGCGAATACAACCGTCGTAGTGAATTTATAATCAAAGTAGTTGTTAATCTTTTGAATGATGACTCTAAACAACAAATCATAATTTTAGCTCACAATAGAAATTTAATAAAATATTTACATGATGCTATTCAGCATCGTAAAATAGCAACGGTTGGTTATTATGTGGGAGGAATGAAAGAAGCAGCGTTGAAAGAAAGTGAAACGAAACAAGTAATTATAGCTACATATAGCATGGCGTCGGAAGGTTTGGACATAAAATCTCTCACTACATTAATCATGTCAACTCCAAAAACGGATATTCAACAATCTGTTGGTAGAATTTTGAGAGAAAAACACGGGCAACCAATAGTAGTTGATATTATTGATAGCCATGAACCGTTTAAAAATCAATGGAAAAAGAGACGAGCATTTTATATGAAAGAAAAATATAAAATAATGTATACAACCAGCGATAAGTTTCATAGTTTTGGTGAATCTGAATGGACGACCGTTTTTGATATTAATAATCCATGTAGTAAAACTAAATCAAAACCAAAATCCGTTGGTAAAAAGAAAAATAATAAAAGTCATAGTTCTACTGATAAAAGTATTACAAATGATTCGGATGAGTCAGAAAATGAATCAGATGAAGAGGAACCGATAGATATTAAAAACAAAAACGTTTTTGCAATGGGAAAATGCTTGATTAGTATTAAGAAATAAATTTCTACAAATGTTAAAGTATCTGATTTTTTAATTTAATACTTTAACTAGCTGTTGCGTTAAATGTCAATGCATTATTATCAAAAGAACTTGATGTACTGTATGCCCAATTAGAATTTGTATTCGCTACATTATTGTTATTTGAATCAACAACGGAAACAAGTAAACCTGCAGGATTAGCACCAGGACCAATATTATAAGCAGAAATTTTCAAATAATTTAATCCTTTTTTAATAGTAACATTATAGCTAGGTACATTACTATCACCCCATCCACCGCCATTTTGAGCAATAAAATCATTATTGAAATATATTTTTCCAATATTATCACAAGCTGAATATATTTTACCCAAATTTTCTGAGTCGTTATAATAAAATGTATAATAAAACCAGTAAAAAATACCATTATAATCAGTTGGAGCAGAATTATTCGCATTACCTGTTGGCCAAATCCAATATGTATTACTATTCATCCCAGTCGCTCCTGTAGTAATATTCCATGGCGCCATATCATATGAACCTAATTGTTGTACAGGTAAAAAAGAATCTTTTTGAAAAAAATAGCCTAAATCGTATTTAACATTATCAATAGTTACATTATAAGAACATTTTTCACGCGTTCCATGCATATACAATGTAAATTTAGTTCCTATATCTGTTCCTGATTGTAAATATCTTGTAACAGGTCCAATCTGCGGCTTCGTAGTATTAAAAATACTCATTAAACTAGTTCCATTGCGCGAATAATTACTCATATTTTTATAATTTTATTTGAAATATAAAAATATTATTTTATTTAATGGCCTAAAGATTCAAAACCTTTACCTGTAAAATGGTTATAATTATCAGTGCACTGACCATAATTAGGTAACACCTGAATAGGTGGTGGATTGGCCAATCCCAATTGACTTGCTGGAATGACTCCACCGACTGAATAGGTCGGCGTCATAGGCAAATTGTTTTGGTATTGTGAATAGCCACCTCTTTGTCTGCGTCTAGAACCGGCACGTCTGCGCGCACTCATTCTAGACATTCTCACGGTTCTTCCTCTTCCTCTTCCTCTACTACTAGATCTTGATCTAGACCCATATTTTGCCTTAATCCTTGATTTTATAGAACGCAAATGTTTTTTACCTCCTTTCATCCCCATTTTTCTCTTATATCTTTTAGTGATATTTTTTATTTTTCTTTTAAAATGCTTAGCACCGCCTTTAAATACTCCTCCTTTAAAGATACCAATCCCAGGAACAATGCCGGAAGCAGCATCAATATTATTTTTTGCTCCCGCTAAACCAGGTAACCCTGGGACTTCATTTGAACCAAAATTAGCAGGATTATTAGAACTAAATTTATTAACAAACGCTGGATTTACATTTGAACCATAAGGATTTAAATTTCCGTATCCAAAATTAGAATTATCTGAACCCGCTGACATATAATATAATGTAATATTATTTTTATTTTACCTTTACATAGTTAGGTTTTTGATTGCGGTTCTGGGCGTGAAATGGACGTTTATTTTGATTCTGATTTTGACGTGATGCACTATTGTACTTTTTATTTTGAAAATTTGTATTAGTGTTATTATAATTGTAATTCTTATTATGATACTGACCATAATTATTTTTTTCACAATCACCCAAATCTTTTTTCTCCACTATCAGCGGGTTTTGATTTGAAAAATCTTTTACAGGATACCATTTTTTGAACTTGTGATTAAATTTACAAATCATCAAATGTGATTTGTTTACATCTACAAACCGGTCAATATTTTCATTTTGAAATTCTTCTTCATCATCACTTTCTTCCAACAAATCTAAATTATCATTTTCTTTAATATTTCTAAATAATTTATTCATCATAACACTAGTTTTGTAATCAGGAATGTAGGCAACATTGTAAAATATTTCTTTATTATTTTCCATGCAATATAAGTGATAAATATCGTTTTGAATATCAGCTTTCACTTTAAATATTATATTTTTGGGTAATGTTTGTGTGATGGGTTGTGTTTTTGGCTGCATTTGCGGTTGTGGTCGCATTTGTGGTTGTGGTCGTAGCGGTTCTTGTTTAGATTCTGGAATTGCAGGTGTTGCACCCGATATTTTTACAACATTATTAATCCCACTCAATAAAATAGAATCCAAATTATTTGTTTTATCAAAACAACGAAATTGAACGTTGTAAATCTTATATTGCACATCTTCTAAAAGTGTTTTTAATTCTTCAGTATCTCGCGCCATTAAAGGCAATCCAAATACTACAAACGTTTTATTATAAGCAATTTGTTTGATGTCATTTGAAAATACATTGCTTAAAATATTGAATTTTCTTGACCAGTTATTACTACTAACGTCATGTCCTTTGCAATAAAAAACGTCTTCTATTGTAAAAAATGGCGTTTGTGAATAATGAAACAATGTACCATAAAATATGGTACCATATTTACCATATACTAATTCATTATTAAAGACACAGTTATATATTTTAATGTCATTTATGTTTTTTTTATCAATTAATTCTAATACCAAACAAACATTTTTATCTCGTATCTGCGTAAACCACGTAAAACACTTTTTCCCACATGGAATCGCACAGCACAAATCATATACAACATTTTTTGTAACGTTTTCAACTTTGTTATGTATTATATTATCATAACAAAGTTTGATATTTGGAAAACTAGACATTAAATCTTGTTTATCTGCATAACTTAAATTCTGACCGTGCATTTGCATTATGTATAGTTTGTGTATTTATCTTTATATTATTATTGTAATATCATTTATCATAATTTTTAGCATTATGGTAAACCACTATCGCTAACCAATTGTTTTTTTATGAAATTTTTTAGTTCATTTTTCATATTATTGCTATGTGCAGTTGCATTTGTAATACTAGTAGTGTTTGTATTAGGTGGAAGTATATCTTCTAAAGTATAGTTAATCTTATTAATATTAATATTCGCGTCTCTATTATTATCATTTTCTAAGTGGTTATCATAATCACGACGATAATTATTATGTGAAATGGTATCATATATATTTTTATATTTTTCATTAGGACTATTCACTAAATCTTTTATTTTGGGGACTGTTAATACAGATTTAAAAAAATTTATTAAATGATGAACTAAGAATATTAATATAATTGAAATAATAGTTATTTGTATAATCCAACTCCAAGTTAACATATACTATTATTATATTAGTTTAGTAGCGATAAAAACACATTAATATCTTCTATTGGTAAATTATTATTATATCCAACTTCTGGCCCATATTCAAAATAATAATTAATTGGTTTTAGATTATCTTTGTTATCTTTGTTATCTTTGTTATCTTTTTTCTCTATAAATTCAATCACTAACATTAATCCTACTTTATTATTTTTATTTTTATTCAAAGAATATTTGTGAATAATCAATGGTATATTTACATGTTCGTATGGTATTTGATGAACCAAAACTTTTTCAATTACAGAATCGTCAATTACCAATGTTACAATTTTATCATCATCGTCATCATCGTCCGATTTATTCAATACAATATTTTCATGTATTTTCTCCGTCTTGACATATAATTTATAGATTTGATTTTCATTGACTTGATAAATACCTTCTTTTGAATAAACATGAACAATACTTTCTTTACTAATTATATATTTTTCCAACCTTTCTAATATTTTATTAACTTTATTATGATTTTTACTATTTTTTGCTAAAGCCAAAATTGATGATGGTGATGATGGTGATGATGGTGATGATGGTTTTTCTTGATCTACGTATATTTTCATAAAAATTATTATTATTTTTGTTATCAATAATTAAATTATATCATAAACTATTTAAACCTATTCATGAAAACATATTTATAGATTTCACCGTTTGACTATGGAAGCTAGTCCTTTAAATATTATTATTGTTGAAAAAAATGCTGCATTAAAAATGTTATCTATTAAGGAGTTCAAAGAGGAAGAATTATTTAAAAAATGTGGGTTTAAAAAGGCCGATGATTTTACTAAACAAACACAATGGAATATCAAGCTGAATGGGTCTAAATATATTGTAGACGTATACGCAAAAACTGAGGGGCGTGCTAATAGTGAGAACAAATACGATTTTCCACCACCTATTGACACCAAATTATTTTTTGGTAATTGCGCAATAACCGCTAAAAAACAAGATTTGAGCGACGGAGGAAAATTCAAATATACCAATTTATCATTGGACTTATGGGAAAAGATGTATGAAAAATTATTTGGTGGTTTTGAAGATTTAACAATGACTGCTATAGAAGACGAAAATGAAATTGATGAATTAGAAAATTTCCCAAAAGAAAAGAAAACCAAAAGTGGTTATTTAAAAGACGGGTTTGTTGTTGATAGTAGTGACACGGAGGAAGATGAAGATGTCACCGACGATGACAAAGAAGATGATTGTGACGACGAAGATGATACTGACGAGGTAGATGGTGAAGAAGAGATGGAATTGATTGGTTCTGAATTAAGTGAGGAAGAATATGACTATGAAACATGTTCAGATAACTCTACCGAAGAAAGCGAAGAATGTCAACGCGTTAAATAAGATATTAAATAAAAATGAAATTTATTTAAATATAAATTATATAATTAAATAAATACCCGGATACAATGTCAACATCATTACGTAAAGTTGAAAATCCTGAAAAGTTTCGTTCTAATATAAGATCAAAAATAGATGAAATACTTCATAACGAAAAAAATAGTATTAATTTGGAAAGAGGAATATTCAATTTTGCTTTGGGTGAAGCAAAAAATAGAAAGGTTGTAAAAAAATGGGATAATCCTTATTTTGTTCAAATTTATGTAGACAGATTGCGCAGTATTTTTACCAATTTGAACAATCCGAATTTGTTGGAACAGGTTAATTCTTGTGCAATCAAAGCTCATGCAATAGCATTTATGACTCATCAAGAAATGCGTCCTGATAAGTGGGATGAACTTATTACTGCAAAGAGTAAAAGAGACCAGAATAAATTTGAAAATAATATGGAGGCGGCAACAGATACATTTACATGTCGCAAATGCAAATCAAATAAATGTACTTATATGCAACTGCAATTACGTAGTGCTGATGAGCCTATGACTACCTTTGTAACATGTTTATCATGTGGTAATAGATGGAGGTGTTAATATAATTGCAATTAAAAATAAACCGACTAAAATACCTATAAAAACATTCTGAATGCAGGTTAGTATGATATCTGAGCGCGACTCCAGGGTTGATGTCATTATTTTTGAATTTGATGTGTTTTTCGCACTTATTCGCCATTTCTCATCACAAATATACTTTCTTAAAATTACATCTGGAAATTTCGGATGAACTTTTCTAATAAACATTGTAAAATCATTTTTTTCTAGAAAATTTTCAATAAATTGTATGTCTTCTTCGCTTCCGTCTTTAAATAAATGAGGACTTGTTGGACTAGACATTCTAAACCAATCAGCCATGTGTGTTGTTTTAGAAATGACGTTCTGAATTTTCTTGCAATGAGTCAATATTATTGCAAAAAGACTTTCGTTGGCTAATCCTCCATTGCAAATTAGATTACACATTTGATGCTCATTCACTACAAAATTCATAATGTCAATCGTGTTTTCTCTCGTTAAAACAAACCAAGGATCATTTGCTAAATGTAATTCCTTGGGTAATGAAGACAAATTAGCTCGTTTATGAAATTCAACGTTCCAATGAGCCTTAGAATGAGCCATGATGGATTGATTTTGATATTGTTCAAATAACGCCCTGAATTTACTAGGACTAATAATAGGACAACAAGAATCCGTTAAATAGCAAAACCATTTATTTGCCTTGTCATGTTTTAATGCAAAATTTAATATTGCAATATATGCAGGGATTACATGAAAATATGATGTATAACATATATTTTTTTCTGGTATTGCGTGTTTATAAACCCAACGAGATTTGATCTTTTTCAAATCTTTATAAAAAAAATACACGTTGATAATGTCTTTATTTGGTTCTATCCATTCTCTCCATAATTCTTCTTTGTATAAAACGTGTTCATAACTTATTATGAAACACAATGCAATTTTGGGTTGTTTTTTTGTTTTAAACGTAAACATATTTATTATTTGCGAAATAAATTTAAATATTATTTCACAAATAATAATATAATAATACAAATAGAAATTATTTACAGATGACAATTCTTTTTAAAGTATTCATGTGGATTCTTTTTACAGATGTTATAACATCTGGCCGTATTGTAGGTAACATTTTAGGTGGAAAAAATATAAAAAAATCACCAACGCACCTTAAATCAGATTCGCAACCAGATTCTCAATGTATTATTACAAACAAGAATAATTTAATTTATTATGAAAAAGACAAGGAATTGTTCTTGGAAGATAATAATTTTATTAAAAATAAAAAATTAATATCTATTTCACCAGGAGGATTGAAGGGATTTTACGAATTAGGTGTTTTGTCATATATTAAAGATAATTATGACTTAGACGGTTATATTTTTTCAGGCGCCTCGGCTGGCGCATGGAACTCGCTATTTATGTGTTACAAAAATGATACGAAACAATTTGTTTACAATCTACTTGATTTAAAATTATCTCAAAGAAAAAGTATCAAAGAATTAGAATTTTTTTTAAAGTACAAATTATTATCCATTTATGACACAGATGATTTTGATTTGAGACGATTATTTGTTGGAGTTACAACGTTAAGAAAATTTAAACCTGTAACCAATATATTTTCTGATTTCAACAGCTTGGAAGATGCAATAAATTGTTGTATTGCTAGCTCACACATACCTCTAATAACAGGTGGTTTAACAAATAGATATCATGACATGTATACATTTGACGGTGGATTCAGTAATTACCCATATCTAAATTTTAGTGAAAATGTATTACATATTACTCCTAGCATGTGGAAAAAACTGGATGGCAAGACGAATCTCAATCTCAATATGAATCTAAATGACAGGGCAAATAATAAAAAACAAGCATTTTTGGATTCATTTACATCTTTGAATGTTATTTTGGAATTATTTATCATGATTAAGAATAAAAACTATATGGAACTTTTTGATAACGGTTACCTTGATGCAAAAACAAATAAGGAATTATTAGACAAAATATTTTTGGAAACGGAAACGGTAACAGAAACAGAAAAGGTTGTAACTGAACACGTAATTGATAAGAGTACTTATTATAAAGTTAGTCACGAATATGAGATTGATAATGATAATAATTACAAGATTGATTTTTACTCAAAAGATAATGATAGCTACTAGCAATCCACCTTTAGAAAAGGTGGAGCCAAATCGTTTGGTTTAACCTTTTTGAAAAGTAGAGTTTTGATTTTTTATCTTTTTCTAAAAGGTAAATAATTATGATATAAAAAATTAAATATATTTATTATATCATATGATTATTGATACAAATTTTCCAAACGATTTATTACATATAATATTAGATTATGATGGAAGAATAAAATATAAAAAAGGAAATTATGTAAATATAATACATAAACACGATGAAAGATATAATATTATTACTCCCATTATAAGTAAAAAAATGAGAATAATGCAAAATACAGAATTAGAATTAAATGGTTCAGGGTTTTATTTTGAATTTGGTTTTGATACATTTAAAAGTGTAGGTTTAGTTTATGATTACAATTTTTCTTATACAAATAAATTTGAAATATGTTATTATAATACAAGAAATAATGGATGGAAACAAATTAGAACATATTTATAAAATACCACTTTTCAAAAAGTGGTGCAAAACATTTACAATCAGTTGTTTGGCTCCACCTTACCACTTTTCAAAAAAGTAGTGCAAAACATTTACAATCAGTTGTTTGGCTCCACCTTTTCTAAAGGTGGACCTAATGATGTACAGTGTTTTTATTGAAAAATGGGCTGTAAAAAGGTGGAAAAGGTGGAGAAAAAACAAAATCAAAATTTTGCTTTTTCTCTACCTTTTCTAAGGGTTGCGATGGATGTGATTCTTCCATAACAAAATCATCTAGGTCGCACATTTTGCAGTATTTAACACCGTTTTTATAACATTCATGGTGTTTAGTTTCTTCTTCTATAAGTGGAGGTGTTCTGCACGAAAGAAGAATAAAAAAATTATAAATATATTTTGCAATGCCAAAACAGAATTCATAGCAATTTTGCATTTTTATATTTTATTTTATTTATCAGAATTGTTTTTATTATCTTTTTTATTTTCAATACTATCCAATAATTTGGATATTTTTCTGTAAATCATTATATTGGACAATATATTGATTGAACAACCAACTATACTAACAAAAAATATGATGTTCAATTGTTGTTTCATTCTAAAAATCCGGGTCATTCTTACAAAAATCTGATTTGTATTTGTATGTAGATTCATATTAAGATATTTACCAAAGTCCATACTTCTTATTTGGCTCAACCTTTTCTAAAGGTGGATATAAATAAAATTGAAATAATTTATTAAAATACTAATAAATGATAAAATATCTAATTGTTCAAAATGGCTTCACTTTATTTATTCAGCAACCTTCCTATGGATTTAATCAAAAACATATTAACCTTCAATGCAAACTTTGTAATTAGAAGAGGAGAGATTATGACAATCAAAAAAATACCAAAAGATGACCCAAGATATTGTATGTTGTTGAAAAAACCCACAATCAAAGGAGATTCAGTATTTACTATCTCATACAAATCACACTCCTATGCGTGTTTACCAAAACATGATGGTGATATGGCGCCACACTTTTTAATTTCAGGTAAAGATGCAAAAGGTGATTTTATTTTATTAAAATTACGCGGAAAAAAATTATATCCAGGACACAAACCATATACATATGTCTATCATTATTTAAAATAAATACTTAAAGATTCCGGAACAAAAATAATTTATATAATAACAAACACCAAACACCAAATAAAAATGAACTATATTTTACTATGTATATTCTACTATAATATTTTATCAATAATTTCAGCAAACCAAAACATTCCAAAATTTTGTAAAGATTGTAAGTTCTTTAAGAACAATTTTTTTAGTGGCAATGAATATGCTAAATGCTCTTTTTTTCCTATAGAGAAAGACGATTATGCCGATTATTTAGTAAATGGATATAGGAAAAATAGCAAAACAGAATACACTTATTGTTCTCTAGCAAGAAATTCCGAACGCTTGTGTGGAAAAGAAGGTAAGTTTTATGAAAAAAAAGTGTAAAAAGGTATAAAATGTATCCATATTATCCCATACTAACATATTTTTTACACAACAATCACTTTACTTTTGAATGTCAAAACACTTCCTACAACATCCGTTTTTTGAACATCTTCTATTTTGGTATAAATAATGGGAACATTTTTAGCTGATTTTAATTTAGAATATTGTTTGCATATTAGAGCACCTTGTTTAATTATTTGTTGTTTTTCTTTTTTTTCTAAAGTATCAAAATTTATGTCATAACAATTAGGCAATTCATCGTCGCGAGTCGTATATTGAATGTTCTTAAAACATGCGATTACATGACATGACGCTTCATTATGTAAATGAAACCATAAATCATTTGGATCAGCTTCATCTATTATTTCAAAATTATTTTTAGCATTACTTCCAACTTTATAAACTAGATTAATTTTTAAAGCAGGAATAAATCTTGTTACAGTTCGTTTCATGTCTACTCTGATAATACTTAGCATAAATTTATATTATTTTTATTCCATATAATATAAATCTTTTCAATTTTATTTGAAACACTTTTAACTTTTATCAATACCAACTACCTTGGCAATTTTTTTAATAATTTTAGTATCTTTTTCATACTCATTATCCCCCTTTCCTCCCATAGATTCATAAATAATTATATTATATTGACTATTTTTCTTGGAATCATATTCTTCGCAATCAGGATATTTCTCTCTAAAAGCCTTAAACATACAGATATTTTTGTGAGCAATCGTGCGAATAGCTTTTCTTAATTTTTTATTTGCTTCATCTTCCTTCTCCCAAATATTATCTTCTTTTACGTACATGACTTCTCTCTTTTGGTCAGTACAATGAACCGGACGTTTTTCTACTTCTAATGCCTGTAGATTTTTAATGATTATATTGGAGATGCCCTCAATATAACCAACCTTTCCTACATTTTCTAAATCAGACACTTGCAATTGCACTGATTCTATAAAATCGCTGATATTCATTGCGTCTTTGCATGTTTCGTTCAAAAAAACCTGTAAATTAAAGGTCTTGTTATTTGAATTGATAATGTTTGTATTTCCGCTATTATTGTTATGTGTTCCATTTTTACATAACTCTATTACAGATTTATGAATATCAGTGTTACTCTTTACAAGCTCACAAATGAGGGCTGTTAAGTTTGTTAGGTTTGTAATGTCACTATTATTATCGTCATTCGTAACATTTAAATGTGAACCATTGCATTTTTTATTATGTTTCCATAAACCAACACGCGAAGTAAATTCTTTATCACATAATTTACAATTAAAAATTTTATTTGTATCAATCATTTTTGGGCAACTATTGTTGCTAAAAGTGTTAACATTTGTTAACTTTATATGTTTAGATGTCAACAAATGTTTGTCATAACTACTTTTTTTATCCGTAAAATAGTCACAATTTATACAAGTAAATCTGGGAGCAACTTTTGAGCAACTTTCTGTTAACATTTTGTATACAATTAGTTAACATTAAAAAGTTGCTAAATGTTTTTAATTAATTTATAAAAAAAAATATCGTAACAAACCGTAAATTATTTTTTCTGCTCTCAGACGTTAAAATTCAATTATGGTAACAAAGATTGTTTTTGCCAAGACCTTTTCGGATTTTTGAAAAATGGACAAAAAAAATGTCCAAAATTGAAAATCCCAAAATACTTTTGGAAAAAAAATAAAGTTAATATAATAAATTCCCAAAATAACTTAAAGAAAATATCTCACCTATTTCATTTTTACCATTTAATTTTTAAAATTGATATAAACAAACACTATGAAATAATAATAAGCAAAGCAAGAGCATTTATATGAAAAGACAATTAAGATACGGAACCAATGTTGTTTACAATGGAGAGATTTATAGGATTATTAGTGCGGCAAACGCTGAAGGCGTAAAAATAGTTTCTTTGAAGACCAGCGAAACCCTAACTGTTAAAAAGTCAAACTTGATTGCAACATCACACGATAGATATGAATTAATCAAATACAAAAAAGGTTATTACATAATTAAAAATATAACTTGCGGAAACGACCGTATACCTATTTATGATTTAGATTATCCAAATAAATTTTACGAGAAGACTAGTCAAAAAATAGAGTGTGTTAAGTCTAATGACCCAGGCATTCAAAATATTCCATCTTATTTGCAAGAAAAGCTATTATCCTTTTTAAAATTTGTAGATAGATACAATTTAACAATCAGTTATTTAAACAAAAAAGCACTAGGTACTTATCAATTTTTGGATTGTTCTGACATTGAAAATACCATGAATGACTTGATGGTGCGATGTAAATTGAGTTCTAATCAGTTGAGCAAAATAGAGTATACTTTAAAAAAAACACGCAATCCTGCTTTTCAAATTCATTTGCTAACCCAAAAACCATTTGACTTTATTACACAAGAATTGCAGCTAATTACTTTTGACAAAGCAGAAAAAATAGAAGCGGAGTTTAATTTACAAGTAGATTTTAGAATTAAGTGTGAAAAATGGACGTATTGTTTATTTAATGAGGAAAAAACATTTTATATAAGGAAATTTAAATATGTTGATAAATTTAAGAAATTTTGTGAAAGTAGAAATGAAACCGAGAGTAAATATTTGAATTACATAGAAAATAATGTTATCATTGATAAAATTATTGAAGGCAAAGACTACAAAACAACGAATCAATTATTACAAATGGAGAGAGAAATGACGGATACAGTGATGGATTTATTTTATGATATAAAATATGATATACCCACGGAAGAAATCCAACTTGAAATCAATAAATTTGAAGAGAAACGACGATTACAATTAAACAATCCATCGTATACGTTAGAAGAAGAACAAAAGAATAGCGTCATTAAAAGTATTCAAAATAAATTATCTATAATAACAGGATACCCAGGAACAGGTAAAACAGAAATCGTCCGTTGTATTACGGCTGCTTCATATAATCTCTTTCACAAAAATAGTAGTATTATTAAACCAATTAGCAGAGATGATCAAATTGAAATTGACGATAATCCATTTAGCGATTATGAGTATCATGACGATAACAATTTTCTTGAAGACGAATATGATGAACACTACGATGACAATGACTGTGACAAAGACAAAGATAAAGACGACGAACACGACGAAGAATTAAACAAATATGTAGACCCAAAAACAATTGCTCTCCTCGCACCAACAGGATTAGCATTTTTAAATCTACAAAAAAGCATAGAATCAAGCAATTATAATGATAAAATTTCAGGAACATGTCACAAAGTACTATACAATATTTTTCAAAATATTAAAATTCATAGAAACATTGAAACGTGTACTTGCAAAGACAAAGTAAATTGTAAATACCGTAATTTAAAAATAAAATTGCTCGTCATAGATGAAACATCCATGTTAGACTCATTCATATTTTATGAAATATTGCAATTATGTAGATATTTTAATGCACGATTGATAGTAATAGGAGATGTCAATCAATTACCGTCTATTGCGGCGGGTACAGTATTGAAAAATTTAATCAACTCCAACTGTTTTGATGTAACAAAATTGACAAATATAAAAAGACAAAATGCTGGTTCATTAGTGAATACCATTAAAAAGATGCATACAGATATAATTACTCATAGCAAATTTAAAGATGAATCTATGAGCATTTTAAATATCAAAGAATTTATCCTCAACAGTAAAATTAACCGAGAGTTGTTAGTACAATTAATTCAATCTAACGGTATTAACAAAGACAACGCGCGGTTCATTACCTATTTTAATACCGATAAATATTTATTCAACACCGTTGAAATCAATAATCTGCTGCAAGATATATATAACCCAAATGGTAGCATAATACCATCCAATAATAAATTTGAAAATAAAATGATTTTTAAAATTTCAGATAAAATTATTAGGACAGAAAATGATTATAGCAGTGAAAAAATGAGAGCTAATGGTGAAGAAGCGCTGATACAGGATTTTGATGGAAGACTTATTACTATACAATATAGCGGCGTAAATGACAATCCTGAGACTATTGGTATTAATGAATTATATGAAAATTTCAAATTGAATTATTGTACAACAATTCATAGTGCTCAAGGCAGTCAATACGATAATGTTGTATTCTTTATACAGCCAGGATGTTCATATATTATAGATAAAACAAGCGTGTATACAGCAATATCACGAGCAAAAAACAAATGCATTGTCATTTCAATTAAAGACGAATTCATAGAATGTCAAAAAAATAATAAAAGTGTTGATAACAAAGTTTCATTATTTATGCGCGAATCCAATAATTATGAGCTGTAAATTTTTGTATAATAAAATATAATTTAATATTATTTAATCAATCTCTTCAATCTTTGGTTCAAATTTTTCTTCTTCAGGAACAGGCATTTTACTAGGACCTGCATCTGCACCGCCGGCGCCTCCTACCCCTCCCTCTCCTGCACTAGCAGCCATTATTTTCATAAAAAGGTCTTGTAATTCTTTTTGTTTGGCCTCATAATCACTCTTTTGGTAGGATGAGTTAAAAGACCATTCTTCAATTTCACTAATTTTGTCATTGATGATTTTTTTATCATCCTCGCTCATTTTACAGTCAGCACCATTCATTGTATTTTTAACTTGATAAAGTTGCCCCTCTAAATTGTTCTTAGCGTCAATCTTTTCACGCATTTCTTCATCTTCATTTTTATATTTTTCGGCTTCTGCAACCATTCGCTCAATTTCTTCTTTACTTAATCGCCCCTTATCATTGGTAATAGCAATCTTATTTGATTTACCGGTTGATTTTTCTGCAGCAGATACATTTAGAATACCGTTGGAGTCAATATCAAAAACAACTTCAATTTGTGGTGTTCCTCTAGGCATTGGCGGAATACCATCTAGCTGAAATTTGCCCAAGAGCGTATTATCCTTTGTCATAGTACGTTCGCCTTCAAATACTTGAATCAATACACCTGGTTGATTATCTGCATAAGTGGAAAAAATCTGTGACTTCTTTGCAGGAACCGTAGTATTTCTATTGATAATCTTTGTCATGACACCGCCTGCTGTTTCTAAGCCAAGACTTAGTGGACAAACATCCAATAACAACAACTCGGAAATCTTTTCATCTTTAGAACCAGTTAAAATTGCGGCTTGAACAGCAGCACCATATGCAACACATTCATCTGGATTGATAGATTTGCACAGTTCTTTACCGTTGAAATACTCAGACAACAATTGTTGAATCTTAGGTATTCTTGTACTACCACCAACTAGAACAATCTCATGAATTTCACTCTTTGACAATTTTGAATCGCGTAACACTTGTTCTACAGGGTCCATAGTTTTTCTGAATAAATCTTCGCAAATATTTTCAAACTTAGCTCTTGTAATGGTGCTGTTAAAATCAATACCTTCGTATAAACTATCAATTTCAATAGTAGCAACAGTAGAAGAAGATAAAATGCGCTTTGCATTTTCACATGCTGTCCTTAAACGGCGCACTGATTTTTTACTATCGGAAATATCCTTTCTATGCTTTCGCTTGAATTCTTCCATAAAATATTCTACCATTCTACTATCAAAATCCTCGCCACCTAAATGTGTATCTCCTGCGGTGGCTTTTACTTCAAAAATAGCATCTTCAATTGTTAAAATTGATACATCAAATGTTCCCACATTTGTTGTTAGTATAGTGATATTTAATTCACTATTTCTCATACTTTCATATGAGGTCAGACTATATCTTATTTAATTACTTCTCTGTAATGTTAACATTCATAATATTCAAAATTTCCTTCACCATTTGTTTCCAATTATTTGGTGTTATAAAAAAATATTTTCTTAATCCATTCTCAATAATATATTCATCCACTGCTTTAATTTTTATATCCCATAATCCACTTTCTACTTGATTTTTATGCCATATATGAAAATCTTTTATTTCAATTAAAATATCTTTAATTTGAAAATCAACTCTATATTTGTGTTGTTTATTGTTAAATGCGTAATCTATGTTAGGACCATTAGTAACCAGTAAATTATTAGAAGCGCACCATTCAACAAATTTTAATTCTAATTTGGATTGATATGTAATAATCTGATTATTAATATTTTTAATAGGCCTAATTTTAAATGTGCGATTGCATAATTTACAATCAGGACATAAAATTTTATAGCAATTTTTAAATCCTTCCAACGATTTACATCGCCAAGTTTTCTCACAGTTATCGCATTTTATTATAGGTTGATGCGCTTTAAATATAGCGTTTGTAACTTTATCGTATATTACATATGAAAATTTCATTTGATTATGTACTTTGTAAATAGGCCAATATTCGTAATTCTCAATTTCATTTTGTTTTCCATTACAAAAACTAATTATATTGGGTTTCATACGATTATAGTCATTTTCGGATAAGTGTGATAATAAATACGAATTTTTATATGTATCCGGGTAAGTTTCAAATTCTAATTTAGACTCTTCATAAATTTCTTGTAAAGTTTTCGGTATCACTGGGTTTATAGGTTCTTCTTTTTGTTTATATTTATCGTTGCATCTATCCCTAGTATTCAAAATGATATTATTGCATTGAAAACACATTGTTTTGCATTGTCTTATTTTTCGCAATATTTGTGTGGAACCACAACTGTTTATATTACGACAATGTAAACATTCATAAAAAAATACATAGTTTGTACTTTTTTTTATTTTATTGTCGTTGATACAAACATGCCAAATATCATTTTTTATAGACGAGTATTTGCTACTTTCAAATAGTAATTCTTTTTTTATAATCGGAATAGATGCGTTATCATTTTTGTTTTTAATTTCAACAATGGATTTTAATATTTCTTCTCTAACGCTGCTCATCACACGGTTTTACTATATTTTACTTTTATTATATTATTAAATTGGATTATGTTTAAATTTATTATAAATGTTAATTATTACACTGTCAGTTTCATTAAACTCTGGCATTCGTGGGTTTATAAAAACCTAGTCGTTGAACCTTCTTCTTATATTGTAGCACATAATAGCACATAATAGCATACCATATGACACTACTATACTTAGAAGCTTGGCTGCTGATTGTCCAATCTTTTACCTTTTTTAAACCATCACACTTATATTTTCATATTATGTTGTGGTAGGAAAAGCTTAAGGAGTTTCCAGCAATTAACCAGATTCCATTCTTGTATTTAACATACAAGAATGGGTGGGTTGGATACCACAGGAAGCAGAACTTTACCTCCACAATCAAAAATCAAAACATTCTTTTCGGCGGAACTTTTCTTATCTAAACCGTAAGCAATTGCGGCCGCTGTTGGTTCATTAATAATACGAAGAACATTCAGACCAGCAATAGTTCCAGCGTCTTTAGTGGCCTGTCTTTGCGAGTCATTAAAATATGCAGGAACAGTAACAACTGCGTCTGTTACAGTGGTTCCCAAGTAGGCCTCGGCAATTTCCTTCATCTTTGAAAGAACCATAGAACTAATCTCCTCGGGAGCAAAAACCTTGCTTTCGCCTTTATAATCAACCTCAATATAAGGTTTGTTTTCCTTATCAATTACTTTGTATGTAAAATGTTTCATGTCAGACTGAACATTGGAATCACTGAATTTTTGTCCAATTAAACGCTTTGCATCAAAAACCGTGTTTGTAGGATTTGATGCAACAGAGGATTTTGCTGCGTCACCAATAAGGCGCTCTTCAGCAGTAAATGAAACATAAGAAGGAGTAGTCCTGTTTCCTTGGTCATTAGCAATAATTTCCACGTGGTCATTTTGCCATACACCTACACAAGAATAAGTCGTACCTAAGTCAATACCGATAGCAGTGGTCATTATATTTTTATTATACAAAGACAATTTTAAACCTTTTTCATGAAATAATATTATTATACAGTCACTATAATTATAATAATTGCATAATATAATAAATAAATTATAACCAATCCATAAAATGTTTACGTCTAATTTTGAATATTATTTATATTATTATTTTGATTGGTTGAATCATTTGAATCCTTCAACTAAATTTATTTTAGGGTTAATCGTAAAAACTATACATTTATTATTGTCGTTTCTTGCCGCATTTGGCCCATTCATGACAAACAATATTATATTCTTAAGTTTGTTGATTCTATATTACATTACCATTGTAACAGTATGGTATGTATTCGGTTATTGTTGTTGTAATATATTAGAAGAAATATTAGACGGCTCTACCAAAAATAACAAAAAGTCTTTCATTAGTGATATGTTTGAAAATATGATTGGGAAAACCAATAGTAATATAATACAACTTATTATAATATTCACACCATTTTTTAACACGCTATTTTGTTTATATAAAATAAACTATTATTGCAAAAGAAAATAAATATACATATTGTATATACAAATGAGTAAAAGAAAAGAATTCTATAGTTTGAGTTATTTAATAGGTGAAACAAAAAAGGTGTTAGAAAATTATCAAAGTTTAGAAAAAACCGCACTTGGTCTTAAAGAGAAAACCCTTAAATCTAATGATAATTTAACTAGAGAAGCATACGACCGTTATTTTGATATAAGTGAAATGAAATTTCAAGAAATAAAAATAGCACAGATAAAATGTGATGAAATGAATGATCTAATAAACAAAATACGAATTAGCTTAGATTCTATGAAAGAAACATTTGAAGATGTTAGCAAACATCTAAATGAAAAATCAATTTCTAGCCTTAAAAATATTACCGGTAATATTGTTAAGAGAGATTATGATGTTGAGGGTAATGAGTATGTTCAAGAAATTTTGAATAACAATGCAACTATTGCACAAAATGAGAAAACCCCCGACAAAGGTGGAAAAAAAATGAAAAAAAACAAAAAAACAAACAGATTATTAGTTAAGAAAAAAAATACTAAAAAGTCCAAGAAATCAAAACAATAAATAAAATCTAAAACGAAATATATTCCAAATCTTTTAAATTCCAATATTCACTTCCGCCGCTAGGAATAGGTCGTCTAATAATAAATGGCATAGCTTTTTGTTCTAATTCCAATTCAGCAATAAGATAACTATCAATTATATTTTCAGGAACCTTGACAAGTGGTTTAGCTCCACATTCTATTTGTTTTGATCGCTGACCTAATATACGCGCCTTCTCATATTTTGTTAAAAACGGAATTGTTTTGTGCAACGGATCTATTATAATATTAAATTCATCTCTAGTGACTTTAGATAATGCCTTGATTTCATCATAGTTATGATTCAAACATTCAGGATGAAAATCCATAATATAATCCTTTGTAATTTCTTTATCAAATTTTTGTAAATAATTATCGTCTTGATAATCATCGTCGTCATCATCGTCATAATCATTAATTGCAGTATCTAATTGAATAGTAGCTTGTTTTTTATTGGGTTTAAATTGTTTACCTTTATTTTTAGTTGTTTTTGCACCACCCGACTTGTTATTATTTCCTGTTTCATCATCGTCGTCGTCTTCATCGTCATCTGCTTCGTCGTCGTCTTCATCTTCATATAAATCATCATCGTCATCGTCGTCAACAACCATATTTTCATCATCGTCATCGTCGTCTGCAACGATCTCGTTTCCGACATCGTCATCGTCATCGTCATCTTGATTTTCATCAAGTTTAGTTTCATCGTCGTCATCTTCATCGTCGTCTCCACCATGAACGCCTTCATTATCATCATCGTCGTCATCGTCATAATCGCTTATTGTAGGTTTTGCATTTACTTTTTTATTTTTTATAATATTTGGTTTCTTATAATTTTCACTTTCTCCATCACTATCTCCATCGCCATCGCCAATCGTAACAGAATAGTCGTCTTCATTATCACTCATCTTGTATATAGTATATATTAATATATTTATTAATATATATTTTTAAATTCTTTCAATTTTATTTAAATTTACCTTTAAAAAAAAGGTAAAACCAAAAATATACTTTTCAAAAAAGTAGAGCAAAAGATTTGGCTCCACCTTTTCTAAAGGTGGAAAAGGTGGAATTATTTTTCTTCGCTTGCCTTCCATACAGTATCACAACATGAGCACAAATAAACATATTTCATATTCATATCATCATATCTGATATAAATAATTTCCCGTTCTTTGTTTTTAGTGTTTGTTTCACAATCCACATTAGGACACAATATTGTATTTATTCTTGGTAATGTAGGGTCTAATTTTGTATATTTATTTATAATATGATTAAATGATTGTTCGCTTTTTTTAATTTGTAATTTGGATACAGTAACATTTTCAATGGACAAATTCGTATTTTCATTTCCACAATGACGACAATAATAAACTAATTTATTCGGGTCATCTTCGTTGATACGAATATAATACATATTTTCGCAATTACTACAAAAGTGCATTCTTAATTATTAGTTATATTATATATTTAATTGTTATTTATTTATTTCAATTTTATTGATATATATTATATATTTTATATATAATATATTTTATATATTTATCAAATTTGTCTCATTGGCTTCGGGTTGAGTGCAGTTATTTTTGCCTTCAATTTGACATAATCTACGTTAACAGTCATATTGTAAAATCCACCGCTAACAATAGTCGTCTCTTTATTTTTGGTCGCTTCTATTTTTTCATCTATAAATTTTATTAAACCATCATAGTTTTTTATAAAATTTTCTTTAATATTTTGATAAAATAAATCAAAAAAACTCAAATACATGCCTTCTTTTTTGCTCATAATATCACAAACAGCAATATCAATATTGGAATATTCAATAATTTTGGTATAATTCCCAAATTCTAAATGATGTTTGGTAACGCCAGGTTCGTTTAATAGCGGGTCTTTACACAAAAGAGTACACAATGTTAGTAGTACAGTAGAAATGGTCTGACATGATGTCCATTGATCACCACTCCACGTGTTCAACAAAGATACACATACTTTGCCGCATTTATATAAATTCGGGTTGAATCTAACGCCATTTCCATTTGTACAATAAGTCACTTTTGGTGGACTGTGAGGATAATCATATGGAAATTTAAATTCAAACAAATAATTTCCACCGAAATATGGAGTACCAGAGGGTCCAATAATCAATGCATAACCTTTTAAAAGATCACTATCATCGTGGACGTAATAAATACCGTTGTCAGATAAAGGGTTTTTAATTATTTGTTTTACGTCATTTAATAAACGAGAAATAGTTTCTTTTGATATGAAAGTTGACATTTTTCTCTCTGTAATTATTATTTAAACTATATTTTTGTGTTTATATACATTTTTTTAAAGTTTAAAATATTTAATTTTCATTTTTTGAATTATAAAAAAATGAAATAGAAAAATCTTGCTATATTATATCATATTTACATGAATGTTAATACAATGAGTACGTCACAATTTACAGATTTAAACGAGTTTTTATCAAAGCACAGTGCTAGGGTAACTGAAACAACTGATGGAACTACTATTGTAAGATCCGCATCAACACCCATTACGCATACTAGAATTCCTGATAAAGAGTTGAATATTTACGGAGGTGCTTACATAATACCACAAGAAAGTTTGAAAGAGTTTTATTCTTTATATTATGACCACATTTTTGTTAAAAAAAATAAAGCATATTTGACTGAAACACAATTGGAAAAGAAAAATGCATTACTAGTAGATTTTGATTTCCGCTATAGTTATGACGTGGAAACTAGACAACATACAAAGGAAAATATACTTGATATGATTCTTTTGTATTTGGAAGAACTTAAGGAATATTTCATTTTTGAAGAGAATAAACCTTTTGATATATTTATTTTTGAAAAACCTGACGTAAATAGATTAGCGGACAAATCTTTAACAAAAGATGGTATTCATATGATGATTTGTATGGAAGTTGACCATGTTTTGCAACTCATGCTTCGTGAGAAAATATTAGATAAACTCCAAGAAGCGTGGGAGTTGCCTTTATTGAATAATTGGGAGTCTGTTTTGGATGAAGGTATTAGTAAAGGAAAAACAAACTGGCAATTATTTGGTTCAAGAAAACCGCATAACCAAGCATATGAATTAACTAGCCATTTTATTATAACTTTTGACAAGAACGATGGAGAATTTATGATGGATGAAATGAAAGTAGAAGATTTTGATATGAAAAACAATTTCTATAAATTATCAGCACAAAACGCAGATATTCCATCATTTGAATTGAATCCAAAAATAATAGATAAATACAACCAACGTCTTCAACTTAAGAATAGCAAGGTCAAAAAACCTACTGCTACTAGTAAAGTTAAAATGAATCTTATTGTAGATGGTGACCAAAACGATTGGGATGATGATGAATATATTTCAATCAATGATATTACAAACAAAGAAACGCTCGCGAAGTCAATGGACCTTATTTTGAAACGTTTAAAACCAACCGAATACGAAATCAAAGAAACTCATATGTATACACAAATATTACCTGAAAAATATTATGAACCGGGTTCACATTTATTGAATAGACAAGTCGCATTTGCGTTGAAACATACAGACGAACGGTTGTTTTTATCGTGGATTATGTTAAGAAGTAAAGCAAGCGATTTTGATTATGCAACAATACCAAGTTTATACAATGACTGGAAGAAATATTTCAATACATCAAAAACAGGTGTTACACGCAAATCAATTATGTATTGGGCAAAACAAGATGCATTTGAAGGATACGAGAAAGTGTTAGAATCAACAGTTGATTATTTTATTGAAGAAACACTTGAATCTCAAACCGAATTTGATATTGCGCAAGTATTGCATCAAAAATATAAAGATAGATATGTTTGCGTGAGTTATGACAAAAAAGGTATTTGGTACGTTTTTAAAAATCATAGATGGGAACCAGATAGAGGATTAAGTTTACGACTTGCTATTTCAAAAGAAATTCATAATTTATATTCTATTCGTCGCACGAATTTAGAAAATGAGTATCATCATTATGACCAAAGCGATGATAGAGCGGATTATATTAAAAAGAAGATGAAGGCTTTGTCAGATATTATGCAAAAATTAAAGCGCACAAATGATAAAAACAATATTATGCGTGAAGCTATGGAATTATTTTATGACAAAGAATTTATCAAAAACATGGATACAAACAAACATTTATTGTGCTTTAACAATGGTGTCATTGATTTTAATACAAAAGAATTTCGGGATGGTTATCCACAAGATTATATTACAAAGACTACAAGAATTAGCTATCAAGCATTTACTCCGGAAAGTTATCCTGAAACTGTCGCACAAATTCACGATTTCATGGATAAATTATTTCCAATTCCGGAATTGAATAAATACATGTGGAACCATCTTGCATCTTCTTTAATAGGTACTAATAAGAATCAAACATTCAACGTATATCACGGTAGTGGTGGTAATGGAAAATCAATGTTAACAGATCTAATGACACATGCTTTAGGTGATTATAAGGCAACTGTTCCAATTACATTAGTAACAGAAAAACGTAATGCAATTGGAGGAACTTCATCGGAAGTGATGCAATTAAAAGGTATTCGTTATGCAGTTATGCAAGAACCAACAAAAGGTGTAAAATTGAATGAAGGTGTTATGAAGGAATTAACTGGTGGTGATCCAATTCAAGGTAGAGCACTTTATTGTGAAAGTGAAACGTTTCAACCGCAATTTAAACTTGTTGTTTGTACAAATAATTTATTTGATATTGAAAGTAATGATGATGGTACCTGGAGAAGAATTAGAAAATGTAATTTTGTATCAAAATTTAAAGGTGAAGATGAAGAACATACAGATGATACTCCATACATTTTTACAAAAGACAAATCGTTGGAAACAAAACTACCCGTGTTCGCACCTGTATTTGCAAGTATGCTTGTAAAAATAGCATTTGAGACAGAAGGCAATGTTCCAGATTGTGAATATGTAATGAACGCATCAAATAAATATAGAATTGGTCAAGATCACATTGCTGCATTTGTAACTGAGAATCTTGTGAAAACAGGTGATATGAAAGACCGTATTAAGAAACAAGAATTGGCGAATCATTTCAAGTATTGGTTTACACAAGAACAAGGTAACAATAAGAAAATACCAAAAGGTGAAGAGTTGTATATGTATATGGATAAAAAGTTTGGAACTCAGAAGCCAACAGGTTGGCATGGAGTCAAAATATTGTATCCTGATGACAATGTTGATCAAATAGACGATTTGTAGAGGTTATAAAAATAGTATTTTGACACAAAATAACAAAATAACAAAATAACAAAATAATAAAATAATAAAAATGAAATAAATATTTTTTTTCGCTACAAATAATAATTATTTGTGGCGAAATGTTGTTTTGCAGCACCTCTTGTATAAGTGATAAAAAAAAGGTACGGTTTTCATCTTTTATCAGAGAATTTAGAAACCCTACTTTTATTGAAAGATCTCATTTCCCATATTTATGGTGGTCAGAATTAGATAAATCCACAGCCCGTTACAATATGTATAATGAAATACAAAATTTACAAAAAAATCATCCTACTATGACCGTAAAACAAGCGATGAAATTGCTATATCAGCCGGATAATCTGACTCGTTATGACCCTAACAACTTCCTATAAATTTCTATAAACATTATTAGGAAAATAACTTTTCACTTCCACAAAAACTTTTTGTAAAATAATAAAAAACCAGTAACATACAAACGGATATATAATCAACAAAAATAAAATCAATAAACGGATACTCAATTTTACATCTGTTTTAACTAAAAATACGGACAACAAAAAGACAAAAACAATAAAAATATAAACAAATAATAAAAAATAATAATATGTTTTAATACGATTTATTCCTTGGTCTTCATAATAGTTTTTTCTATCATTTGTTAACGTATCAGAATATGTTATTTTTAGTTTTTTTTCTAAATCAGTATTCTCTTTTTTATACTTTTTATACAAATCAACGACATTATTAAAATTAATCAATAATCCATCGTAAATCTGAATATTTGTTTTAATTGTATTGACACTATTGTTAAATTTTGTCTGATAACTACTTGCAATATTTTCTGCTTTTTCCTTTAATTCTTTGTCAATATATTCATTATAACCACTTTCGCCTTGTGTATAAGTAATATATTCCTTTTTTGCAGTAAATAATTGTTGCGGAGCACTTACTACATTTGTCTCAGCATCTAAATAATTTTTTTCTAATTGTTGTGATTTTTCTTTCTCCTTACATGAAGGACCACATGCAATTGATTCACTTGCTTGAGTAATGAAATTATTAAAATCATTTATATTAAAATTTGATAAGTCTGACATTATTTTATAATTGTTTATAACTATACTATATAATAACTATATAAAACATTATGAAAATAAATAATTCATTATGTTTTATACTCTGTCAACTCGCTCAATAATTACTAGGCATTATAATACTATCAAGAGTTATATCTGGTTTTTTATACAAACTAGACTTTTGTGTAAGTATATCATTCATAAAAGATTCTGTTTTTGATTTTTGATTGCATTTTGATGTATCAGGCATACATTTATCTAAATTATTATCATATGTCATACCAGTTGTACAACAATTGCTACCTACACACGTTCCAATGCCTAAACCACTAGCTGACAACCAAGGATCAGTGTTACCGCCATCTTTTTTAATTACAGTAGGCGCATTTTTTATGTTAAAACCCCATAAATATTCTTGATAATTCATATTATCACGAGTCCATATAGATACTAAACGGTATACGATAAAGATTGAACCAATAACACTAATTAAAATTAATAAAAAATAAAAAACAAATTTTGGTAAAAATCCTTTGTTAAATAAAAAAGAAATAATAATAATAGGAACCAACATAAAAATAATATATTTCATCAAAATGCTGTGCTCATTATATTTTTCACCATAATAATCATTGATTTCAATAAGACGAACTTTATTGTTTTTTTCATATTCTAAACGCTTTAATTTTTTTTTGGCTTCATTCAGTTGTTTTTCAATGATTGCAATAGCAAATGTTTCTTGTCGTAAAGTTTCGCGTGAATGAACCAATGTATTTTTATATAGACTATTAACATCTCCTAATGTTTGATATAAATCAATTCTCATTTGTGAAATTGAATTAATTTTTTTTAAAATTTTTTTTTGTTCTTCTGATGTAATAAAAGGATTTGTTTCTAAAGTTTTGAATAAATCTTGTTCAATATTTTGTAACGATTTAATATCTTTTAAAATTTTTTCATTATTATTAATTTGAATTGAACTCATATTATATAAATTATAGAAAGATAATTATATAATATTTTTATAAAAATATGATTTATCATTTTGTTTCATTTTTTACGTATTTTTTACTCTAATTGCTATCATAGTAACTCCTATTGCTAAAATACTCCACAACATGTAACTATAATTTTGCTGTAATGTTTTTATATTACTATCTCTTAAAATATTATCAATTTCAGGATTGTTTTTTTGCATATTTTTAATTTTTGTATGTGTTTGTATAGTTTTAAAATAACTGTTGTTATTAATTCCTTCAAATCCTTCAATTCCTTCAACCCAGTCAGCCCGTTTTATAAATTCTAACTTTATATTATCTACCATATTGATATTACTTTCATGTAAACGTTCTATTTTGTTATTAACTTGAGATGATAATAAGTTTAACTTATCACTTAATTGCGACAACTCTTGTTTTTGAACTGAGTTAATGCTACTAAACAAATAACTTTTTTGAAGTTCACCGCCTTTATTACCGTAATTTTTATAAGTTATTGAATCTATGTTATTTACACTATTATCAATTCCAGTTGGATTGTTAATTGGTTTTTTATCGCGTATATATGTAGTTTTACCTGCAGCTGATTTGAAATTCTGTATGGAATAAACGTCATTATTTGGTATTTTTTTTGGATAACAAACCGGAGAAGGTCCAGTTGTATCGTAAACAAAAGTATTACAATCCTTATATTTATTACAAATATCCATACATTTATTAACATCGCTAACATTACTTACAGCTGCATTAGGTATATCATTTCCTTGAATGTTTGTATTTTGAAAAACTGAACTGTAAGTATTAGCGTAACCGACATTTGCAGTAGAATATGGGTGTATTTGAGAATCCGCGTCAATGTATGCAACTTGTCCCATGTTTGATTTTATACCGACGCTTCCTATATCATACAAAGCATTTGCTAAGTCACCACCATAATAGTTTTTACTGTTATTGCCTGTACCAGCTGCGCAACTTGACTTGAAAGTATACAAAACTAAATTACCGTCGTTTTGCATGATCAACAATAGTTTACCATCAGCACTAACTACCCAATCTCCTTTGTTCAATATTTGACCCATCTTTAAAAATGACATACCATATTTACTTTTTGCAAGTGAATAATTAACATTTGGAATTTGTTGCTTACCATTTGTCATAGTACACCATACACCACCCAAATTTTTATTTGGGTCACCTTTGTATACACACATATTACCATCTGTTTGTAGTGCAAGAAAATAACTACATTGTGAAGTATCAACGGTTTTTTTGTAAAGAGTTCTTTGATTGTTATTTGAAGTATTTGACAATGTTCCTGTTTTTATCCAACAAGAATTGTTTGTTCCAGTATTAAATGCGAACCCATTACAATTTGGAGTATTATCACAAACAGTTTTACAAGAATCAACACTTTGATTCGTTTGATAACTTAAATCATTTCCCCCAGCATCAGTATTAGGTGTTGAACTATATACTTGATCGCAATTTGTACCATTAGGTGACGTATAATAAGCTTTACCATTTGAATCACAAACAGTCAAAGTTCCATTTTTTGTTACAACTGCGTATGTAGTTGGTTTACCGGCAGTATTGGATGCCCACAACGGAACAAATGTATATCCAGGACCATTTTTTTTGATACTATTAATATCATTACCAACTGCACAAAATCCTAATCCTGAAGAAGGATCCGAGTTTTGTAAGGCAAAATATTGATAACCTCCTAAAATAGCAGTTTCTTCACACCTTTCCACGGTATATGTCCCATTTGAAGAACTAGTTAACCGTATATTTTTAATAGCTGTAGAACGATCTCCTGAGCCCCATGTTCCACTAAAATACACTTTATAATTTTGTGAATTTTCTACAGTAAAATTTTTTGTATAAGTTGTCCATTTACTTACAGGAGGTTGAAAATTATAAACAGTTGAAATAAATTTATTGTCTGCTGTATACAATTGAACATTTATAGGATTGCTTAATTTACTACTATCGCAACAATCTCTACCGCATGCATCAAAAACTAGTGTATATGTAACTTCACTTTCTAGATCAATAGATTGAGATATTGATTGTCTCGCTTGTATGCATGCAGATTGATTACCGTTTGGATAAGGCATTGGATAACCCCAGTCATTAGAATTATTTATTAAAACAGCATTAAACCACCATCCAGGAACGCGCGTACCACTATTAATATATTGATAAGAGTTGTTGGCAATAGCCGGCTGAGAAAAATCTCCGTTTGTAAACATATTTTTTGTAGAAAAAACTCGTTTGTTACCAATAATGGTCATTGCAGGATTTGCTTCATTTTCTTGATAACAACCAACGTATGTAGGGGTTGGTGTTGACGACATCATTTTACTTACAAATACATTTGAACCTTCGTGACCGCAACTCTCATTCAATTGCATATTTTTACCAATAATCAGCGGTGGATTGGTAGGCAATTGCGTTCCTTCTATAGAATATTCATTTAGCCATGGTATATCAATAGGAATATAATTTCCACTTGTATTTGGACAGCCATTTTTTCCTGACATACTATTTAAAATCTCCATGCTAGGTATATATTTTGCAACACCTTGTTTGGTTACATAAAGTAGATGCCCTGATCTGGTAAAACGAATAATTTTGTTTAAATATTTATTATTTGGATCCGTTCGCTCTATAAAATTAGACGAATTTTTTTGAATTTTTTTCGTTAAAGCATTGTATTTATTCAAGGTTTCATTATATTCGCTTAATACTTGCGTATACTCTTGTTTTAATCGCTCGCCATTTTCGTTGTTTTGGTTAGTTCCAGTGGTTCCGTTATTCGTAAAATTCTCAATGTTTCTATTGTTTCCACTGGTTCTATTGTTTTCATTGTTTTTAAGCTTGGACTCTATATTTTTTGTAATTTTGTCTTGATATTGATTAAACCTATGCCCTTGTTGAAGTGAAGGTATTACAGTAGAAGCATCGCCGCGTTCAACAGTTATATTGGTATCTTTTTTATTTTTATTTAATAAATTATCAATTATTGTATTCATTAATATAAATGAATACAATAATTATCTAAATGTAAATTATTATTAAAATAAAAAGTAATATAATAAAAATATTATAAAACAAGTAAAAAATATGATAGACATGTAACCGAAACTACTATTTGATGACGATGTAACATTTTCGCCGATAAGAATAACAGCAGTTTTACTCAAAATAAAAACACATAACAAAACAATGATTAATAACAAGACATAATTGTAATAATTCATTGTAACAACTAATTCACCCTCGGTTTGTTTTCCTTCTATAGTATGATGTTGCAATAATTGTTTTAGTATCCTTCTTCGTTCCTTTTCCAATTTTCTATAATTTTCTTTTAATAAAGCATATTTTTCATTTCTTTTATTATCTTGTGCTAAAAATACATTTTTATTCGTTTCTAGTATGTTCATTATTTGATTATTTAAATTTATTAATTGGACATTTAATTTTTCCAATGTTTTCAAAAAACTTTTTGCTTGAGGAATGATTGCATATTGATTAGTTGAACCTGCGATAATTGACCCTTCGCCGCCTCTTAACCAACAATTATTTTGATTATTATTTGTAACATTGTAAGTTGCGCCACTACACCCCGGTGTTTTGCTACATAACGCAGAACATTTATCCACACTAGAAACGTTACTACTAGATATACCAGTTGTTCCCCAATATGTATTATTTGGAATAGTAACTAAATTTGATGAAGTAGTTTGCACTTGTGGTTGCGATGGTGACTGTGTTGGTAGTGAAGATGATTGTGTATTTTGTAAACTACTGTTAATATAATCACTTTGAACTTGATTGTATTGTATTAAGGTAGTATCGTATTGTTTTGTTAAACTTTCTAAATTTAATATTGCAGAGTTATTTTGATTTTGATTTTGATTTTGATTTTGAAAATAATTTGACATTCTATATTTATGCTTATATTATATATAACAAGCATAAAAAGAATTATTATTTTGTAAAATTAAAAATATTTGTAATATAAAACAGCAATTCCTGTCCCTATTCCTATAAAAGCAGTTGTTCCGCCAATTAAAAAAAACATTTTTTTTGTAATAGTGTTATTATTACTCTTGTTAGTGTTATTGTTAGTGTTATTGTCCTTGTTTTTGTTAGTGTTATTGTTAGTGTTATTGTTAGTGTTATTGTTAGAAATGTAATAACAATCACAATCACAATCACTTAAATCACTTAAATCACTTAAATCACTTAAATCACAAAAATAACCTTCTTTTTCTAATTCTGAATCATCAATTTGATTATTCGCAAAAGTTTCCGAATAATTACGATAATTCATAAGTGACGCTACCAATAGTGAATTATTTGAATTTGTATTGGTATTTTTATATTGTTGTCGCTGTTCAGAAAATTTATTAAAAGAATCGGTGTTTGACTTTTTAATATAATCTCGTAAATTTTTATCTAAAATTATATGATTTGCGTGTTTGTTATAAAAAGGAAAGTTCAACATTGTAGTATTTTTAATAATTTAGATTATAAAAAATACTAATTTTACGCCGTTGAAGATTTCAATTTACAGGACTCTTATTTGCAAATACCTTAATCAAAGCAGTTCCACTTATAATAATCCCAATAAACATTAAAACATTGTTATAATACCTTAAATTATAAGTTTCTTTATATTCGTTAATCATGACACGTGAACCGTTATAATTGTTATTAATATTACTTTCAACAGATTTTAATTTACTATTTTTATTTTTCTCTTTTTCTATTGATTCGTTAATTTTTAATAAAAAATCGCCTATATTTTTTGTGTTTTTTTCTATTTCACTAGTCATTGTTAATAATTCATTACCAATAGAATTCAAATTACCATTTAAATTTTCATAAATTTTTTGATATTCGCTATATGTTGGATTTTTATTAAAAAACACATAATATTTTTTAAAATCATCTAAAATAGCTGGTAATTTTTCTTGGAGCGTCTTGATTTTATTATTAAATTCAATTGTTTGAACTGTTTCATCCAATAAATTATCAGTGTTGTTCATAGACTATATATATTTATAAATTATTTAATAATTATCTAATAATTATCTAATAATTATCTAATAATTTACAAGATTCAAAAATTTTCATTTGTAAAATCTAAGTTTGATTTTTCTAATGTCTTTAATTTTTCCAAATACGTGTGTGTTTCACTAAAACCTCCAATAAAATTCCCATTGAAAAACACAATTGGGAATGATTTCCATTCAACAACTGAATAGCTTTTAATGAACGATAAAAAATTTTCTTTATTTTCCAATAAATAGTCGTCGCAGTCAATGATTTCATACTCAAAACCGCAACTCTTTAATAAATCTTTCACTTTTCTACAATTTATACACCCACTTTTGCTATATATAGTAAACTTATTTTCAAAAGGCTCTTCAAAATTCATCTGAGTTTTATATAGTTAAATATATTATTTTGTATTTAATTATATTTTATTTATTATAAAGTAATTTTTCTATATGCAAACACGGTAATATTCGGTTGTTATTGCTGTCTTACTTGGTCTAATAATTTTACATACTTTTCCAGGTCGCAAACCAATTGCGCGAGCTACAGGATCAAAACGCGAAATATCAGGAAATTCTGTTTTATTTTTAATATTATATTTTTTCATAACTTCATCTACATCTTTATCACTAATAATAGTATGTTCTGGAACCAAACTATGATTTAAAATGTTATATTGTAAGCGTTTAATGTTTTCAATAACAATAAAGATACCATCCTTTTCCCAAATATGTTTTAATTCACTAATGATTGTCTCATTCATTTCATCTTTGGTAATTATAAAAAGTGTATCATCTTTTGTTAATATTTCTTCTAAATTAAACAAATCGTCAATCATTTCCTGAATATTAGCGGGACGAATCATTTTTGTTAGATAAAAACGAATATAAATCTTATTTTTTCTTTTTGTAGTAGGGTTTTCTTCTTTTTTTTCAAGAAGCATATCCAATTGATTGTTTTGTTTCATAGAATTCACTTCATTAATGCTAAAATTAAAATAATCGTCAACATTATAACCTTGTTTATCCATTAAGGCAAGAATAGTTGTTCTCGCCTTATAAACAGATGAAATTAAACTACTATGATTTTGACTTTGCATTATAATATATAATATAAATAATTGATTTTATATTTATATTATTTCATTTTTATTTTTATATGATTATTTTTTTGGTTTCATTTGAAGTGCTACCACTGCTGCTATCACCATTTTCATTGTTGTTGCCTTCAGAGCCTTCACTAGTATTGCCCTTACCTAGGGGTTCTTCCTTTTTTTCTTCAACTTCCAGAATAGTTTTCTTTTCTTCTGGTACAGGTATAGGTCCAGGCGGACTATCAGAAGGAGTCATTGGGTTAAAACTCATAGTTTGTTGTTGTTGTTGTTGAGGTCTTTTAATTAATATTGGACTTGTTTCAGAATCCATGTCTGGCATATATGGCGACGATGAACCCGGTTGGTATTCTTCACTATTAGTGCTTCCTTCATATGCAGGTGATCCTGGTGCATATGGAACACTTTCCTGTGACGCTGTATCTGGCGTATCCATCGGTTTTATATCAATAGGAATATACGGCGGCGATTCTTTTTCTTCTGATTCTTCTGAATCAATGTTATTAATTGTAGTTTCCATTTTATTCAACCCATCATTTTTGACGGGAGTTGTTAAAATATTTCTAATACCTATTTTTAATTTTGCAATATTCGTTTTCAAATAATAATTAGAATTTTCATAATCTTCTCCTTCCATGGCGCTAATGTCATTTACATCCTTGTCATTAAGTAATTTAGCAATATTATTTGAATAAGATAAACTCAACATTTGGTCTACATTTTCATCTGTTATAATTCGCATTTGAATATTCATAGTTTGTAATTCTTGTATCAATAATTTGAATGAATAAGGTATTCTAACAAGACTAAAAGACCTTCCAAATTTGGATATATTTTGAACGTTCATTGATCCGTCAGGATTTGTATGAAAATTGACAGGACCATCCGCAAATGGACTTAAAAATAGATTTTTCACTTCATTATAAATTGCAATCGCTCCCGTTTTATTACAAATAGCCATAAAATATTCGTCGCCTCTTATCATAAATGATTCATTCAAAAAATAAGACATACCATGAGCCAGGACGCCATCACGTTCCATTTCACCGATTCTTAGACCACCGTCATTTGCTCTTCCTTGGACGGTTTGTCTTGTCAGATTTGTTCTTGGCCCAGTAGCACGATAATTTATCTTATCTTTTACCATGTGCTTTAAACGCATGTAATATGTCGGTCCTATATAAATATCACTTTGGATTTGCTCGCCAGTCATTCCGTTATATAATATTTGATTACCGGTAGAATTGAAACCTGCTTTCACCAAAAAAGGCGCATAAGTAGAGTAATTGGAACCCTTCACTTGAAAAGCTGTGCAATCTCCGAAGGCGCCGTAACTAGTGCACACTTTTCCAAATAAGGATTCAACGATTTGTCCAATCGTCATACGAGATGGAATAGCGTGTGGATTAATAATGAGATCGGGACGGATACCGTCTGCGGTAAAAGGCATGTCTTCCTCGGGAATGATGAGACCTAGGGTCCCTTTTTGTCCCGCGCGACTAGCCATTTTGTCACCAATAGCAGGTACTCTTTCTTCGCGTATTCTAACTTTTGCAATATTGAAGCCTTCTTCGCCTTGTGTGATAAAAGACTTATCAACAAATCCTAGCTGACCTTTTTTAGGTTTCACGGAATCATCTACAAATCTATCTTTGTTTTCCATGTCACTTGTAATTTTACCAATCAATACAATTTTATCATTCAATGGCGTATTTTCTTTAATCATACCATGGTCATCTAGTAAACTATAATCATACCCTGGTTTAATTTTAACAACATTATTTTTTTCAATATTAGCAAATCGCGAGTTCACCATTCCGGATACTTTGGAACTCTCTTCCCGTGCTTCATACATGGAATAATAAGTTGTTCTAAAAATACCTCTTTGAACAGCTCCTTCATTAATGAGAATAGCATCTTCTACGTTATAACCTGTGTAACACATAATAGCAACAATTGCATTTACGCCATATGGTATTTCCTCATTATTTATGTATTCCAAATATCTAGATTTTACAAGAGGTATTTGACCATAATTCAATATAACTCCCATTTTATCAATACGCATTTGATAATTAGTATGATACATAGAAACAGCTTGTTTACTTTGACCGCACGAAAATGAATTACGAGTTACAGGATTATGTTCAGGGTAAATAATCAAATTACCCATGACACCTAATATTAAAGATGGGTCAATTTCAAGATGCGTATAAAATTTATTCTTTTTATTATCATCACTTTGATTCGCGATCAGTGCTGATTCTTCTTCAGCCGTATCCAAGTAGTCAAGAACAGATTTATATTTCTGTAATTTATTATAAACTTCGGCATCTATTTTATTTACATTTACATCATCTTCAGCTGAATCGCCTTGCGTATCACCCCGAAATTCGCCATCTAAATCACTGTACAGCGCATTCAATTCATAAACCTTGTTGGATTTAAAATTGAAGAATTCGTCATCCTTCTTTTTAAAACCGCTTACTATTTGCTCCCATGAAAGTTTTTCTTCTTGAATCATTTCTAAAACATCTTTTCTATCGTAACTGTTTTCATTGTTTTCAATATAATAAACCGGACGAGTCAATCTACCTGAATCTGTGTAAATATTAATTTCATTGTGCTCATAATCAAAAGAAATACTAGTAAAGGTTGGAATAATACCGTTTCTTCTATACAATTTCAAAAGTTCAACTAATCCCATATCATTTTTACTATCTGTTGAAGTCATGATTGGCTTATCAACAACCCCGATCCAATTACCGTTCACTAAAACCTTGGTACTATTTGACAAATATTCAGTATGACACTCCAAGGTCAATTTTAGCGGCGTATTGTTTCGCAGCCATTTAATCAATGGTCTTGCAGAACTACCGCTTGTAATATGCGTTGAAATTGCTAAATGCTTGTGAAGGCCAATGTTTCCACCATCTGGGGTATCTATAGGATCAATTAATCCCCATTGTGAGCTATTCAATAATCGCGGACCGACTACTTTTGCACTAGCATCCAAAGGTAAATTGATTTTTCTCAAATGTGAAATAAAAGTATAATAACTTAATCTATTCAAGTCTTGCACAACACCTAAACGCTTAGTATGTGTCTCTGACCCCCAATTTCCTTTGAATGCTTTTTTGAATCCTAATTCAACCTCTCTGTCTTTAAAAAATTGTTTAAAATTAGTTTCAATCAACCCGATGAAATTATCGCTATCTTTGTATTTATTTGCTTCCCGTGATGACGCCGACACCGTTTGTTCTACCAATTCATCAGTATTTTTATATTCGCCTTTGTGATAATAATATTCTTCATCTATTTTTTTTGAAATACTTCTTTTTTGTATTAAAAAATATTCGCGAAATAAATCGTATATCAAAGATCCGGTTAGTTCTATTCTTTTAAAACGAAAGTTATCTCTATCAGTTGGTTTTTCTTGTAATGTATATACTTTTAATAATTTATAAACCATATAACCAACAAAAAAAGCTTTATCTAAGAAATTGACTTCCCCAACATGTGGTAAAAAATAATCAGAGAGAATCTCAATAACACTTGATACCGTTCCTCTTTTTGTAAAACTAGCAATGTATTTCAATGCAGTTTCTTGATTAAAAATTTTATTAGCGTCATGTACGCTAGGTATAAACAAATCAACATAATCTTTATTTTTCTCAAGATCCAAGAGACATGTTTTAATAATTTCTTTATCAGATATTACTCCTAATGCTCGCATCAAAATAAATAAGGGAACTGGTTTTCTCACATTTGGAACAGCAACAACGATTTGATTATTAGATAAAGATGGAGAAGGAGCAACGATTTTTACTGCTGTAGTACGAATAGGTTTGGAGGCATCTTCGGAAACGGACCTTATTTCAGCAGAATGACTGTAGTTATCGTCGGCCTTATTTTTTCTGATGTAAAGCATATTATCGGCGAACTTTTCTTGAGGAATGACAACTTTTTCTTTCCCATCAATAATAAAATATCCTCCATAATCATTTTTACATTCACCCATATTGAATCTAACGTCTTTATTCAACGATTTTAAAATACACAGGTCGGATTGCAACATAATAGGAAAACGTCCAAGATATATTTTGCTCAAAGTAATAGAATGCTCCATTTTTTCATTTCCTTTATAATAAATAAAGTCAACATCTACATCATAATGAATAGTTGTACCATAAGTCATGTTTCTTAATCTTGCGTCGTTTGGATACATATAGTGGGCATGGTTGTCGTCATAAATAATTGGTTTTCCAAAATAAATTTTGCTACCGTCTTTACCACCTAAATATAAAAGACATTCATTCCTTTTGTTTGAAGCTTCGGATTCGTCTTCTCTCTCAATGAATCTTATAGGATTGTTTTCACGGAAAATGCGATTAATACCGTTGTTGAAAAAGTCGTTATACGATTCTAAATGATGTGCTACTAAATTATTTGGGTTGTCGTTAAAATATTTGTCAATAATCTTCCACGATATTTTATCTTTGTTATCCATATATTGATTTATAATTTATATTTTATATTATTATTATATTATTGTTTTACAATTTTATATAAAAAAATTGATATTTTTTTTTAAAAATTAAAAATATATCAATTACTTATTCAAAAATGTATGCTGTAGTTGATTTTACTGATTATCGTAAAGACAATAGATTTGAAGTACTAGGGGTTACAGAGGACGTAGAATATGCAAAAAAAGTAGCATTTCAAAACGCCAAGAAAGAACTATCTAGACAAAGAAATACGGAAAAAACTTTTTATAAAATAACATCAAAAATAGAGGATTATGAATATGAATATTTACATCCAATAAATAAAATAATTGTTGCCTATAAAATTATTGAATTAGTAAAATATAAAGAAGGATTGAAAATAGTATCTTCTAATACAAGTGTACATGCTGTCATTGAATTGGATAAAACAGAGATAACGGAAAATGTAGATGAAATAGAAGAAACCCTTATTTGTGATAATTATTATTCTTATGATCACGATGATTGTGATTATTAGTGATAGTTAAAATGAATAATATTTTACAACTTTAACGGGATTTTAAGGTATGTTTCTTATGCATTTTATTTTTGCTACGACGGGTTAGTCTAAACCTGGGTTTAGACCTTTTATTTTTTCCTCCTTCTTGTTCTTGTTTTTGTTCTTCTTCATCTTCATCTTTATTTTTACCTTGTGAGCTGCTACCTGAATCAGCAGACAAATTTGTCCACTCTTCAGAAGGACGGTCTTTTAAATATGGACCAAGAATTTCGTATTGACGATGTTTTTTAATAAAATCATCTTTAATAAAAGGTGTTCCACATGAATTTCCATATCTCCCACAAATCATCATATTTTTGGCCATTTTAGAATCACAAACAAAACCATCTACCGCTCCATGGGGTGCAAACGGTAATGGTCTTCCGGGTGCCGACATATATTCTCTAGGATCTAAATCATAATGCGAGCAAACTGTACGCGAACACTTGTTATCTTTATGTAAATAAACATCATAATGATCTGCAATTATTTTTTTGGCTATTTCTACATTCAATTTACCTTTATTTTCATCCATCAAATCATTTAATCTTACGTATCTTGCTCCTTGATGTCTACGAATGTCATAAAATCCAGAATTAACACATTCAATATTTCTAATTTGCGGGTCATAGGTTGCATTAAATCCAATGAAATAACCATTTTTTGTTCTCTCTACATTATGAAATTCAAGACCCAACTCTATTCTCAATATTTCATTTGTAGTTGTATCGCCGAATAACCATGAATTCGCATAATCTCCTGAATTTTCATCCAACAATATTTCAACATAATCATCTAATGTTTTACCATATTGCATTGCTTTACGAATACGATAGGCAATAGGATATTTTTTAACATATGGTAAAAATCCACCAATTGTAGTTTCAGTTCCAATGATTCCTTTTGAAGTAACAAAAAAATCGGTTCCACTCCATATCCAACATGCTGATGTTTGCATAATAATGCGATACCCGTCTTCTGGCGTTATATCAAGTATAACATTAGCAAATTGACCGTCAATGTAATCACAAAAAGAATTATGTGCGACTACAATGTTACCATCTTCGGTCCAATCTTTGCCTACAGCAATAAAAGCACTGCAATGATCTTTTGCACCTCCAGCACCGCCTTCTCTCGGACCAGCTGAACTCTTTTTAGATTTTGAACCGTCTGGAGTTTCATTTGTTTCAATCCAAGATGGATACCAATAAGGAATTGACATGTAAAAGTTCCATGCAATTATTTCATCAACCGACGTTTTACAACCATTTGCATTGCACCCATCCGCGATACCTTCCATTTCTTCGTAAAATTCCGGAAAATCGGTCTTAGTCATTTCTTTAAAATCATCATTCACTTTTTCTATAAAAAATTTCCAATCTCTTCCATACGATTCATACATGAAAAAAGCAAGCATTTTTTGTATTTCAATAAAATCTTTTGCACACGCAAATCCATATGCATAACCACGCTCTTTTGGTTTTCCTTTAATAGAAACATATTTCCATCCATTTTTTTCATATGTAAATCCGTTTTTTGTCTCAGTTTTCATTATAAAGTTATATTTATAATATCGTAATATTATAAAAATACAAATTATATTTTTATATTTTGATATTTTGATATTTATCTATAATTGCATAAAATTACTAAAAATTATAAATTAAATTATAATTGTAAAATCATAAAAAATATCACAAGTAACATAAATACAAAAAAAGGCAAAAGTAATAAAAACCATGATAATTCAGAATGTCCATCTTTACAGATTAAATTTAAAACGTAAGTCCAGAATAGTACATAAATTATTTTGACAATGAACAATAATGTAGTACTTGTTACGCGACACGAATAATTACCTATTCTATATCTGTTTGTATTGCCTAAATTTTGAATTAAAACTATCAAAATTGCAAAAATAGACAATACAAAATATATTGCTGCGGGCGTACATAATTGTTTGATACTTTTTGGGAAAGCCATTATGAATTACCCCGAGAAAATAAAAAAATATTGTTGTTTATTTTATCAAAAAATAGGTTAATAACATTTGACCTATTGCGGTGTAACACCATATAGCAGGTTGTTCATGGATATTGTTTGTCAATAAAAACCCCAAATAGGGACCCGTTAATACCATTGCTAATATTGGTTTGAATTGAAAAATCGTTAAAGCTGGTATAACCCACATGAAAAAATGCAAACCAATGCTTGGTGTAAACCAATATTTACCTGGAGCACGCAATCTGATGTTCCATGCAATATGTCTGTTTCCAGAAACAGCACATGTTGTTTTACCGCATAATGGCTCGTTTTTATTGTCGCATAATTCATCGTCAGTGACAAAAAATAAGCGACTTGCTAATAATAAACCCGCAAAAAAAGACATGTACAAAAATATGAAATTTGGTTTATTTGTGAATGCAAATAGCCATATATTAAAAAATAGTGGTTGAAAACAAATATGAATATATCCAATATTTGTTAAGAACTTGTTGTAATCGTTATTACATTGATTGATTACTCTGTATTGAAAAAATTGCAGTATTTCCATAAGAGAAAAATAACCTATTCCAATAGAAGCATATATACTTTTTTTGAAAAAATATAGACTTGACAAAATACCTATTGTACCTATTGCTAATGAAATATTTTCAGAAAAACACATTATAATAATAATATTATAATATGGATATAATATTATTTGCATTGATGGTGTTTTTAGTGTTTTCCAACTAATTGATCTTTCCATGGTAACGGATTTGCAGAAGTAGGATACCCATTTAAAGCGTTGAACGTGGTTCCAACACCATGACCAAATTGTCTACCTAAATTAATCAAATCTTGTCCTAAAAAATTAGATAATGAACCGCCGCGTTGTTTTCTATGCTTTTTTGTGTGTATGTGTGCGCGTCTGTGTCTGTGTCCACGTCCGTGTTTACTACGGCCTCCTTTCAAGCCGCCTAAAAAACCTAAAAATGGTGGGTTAGCACCTACGTTTACCATTTGCCTAGAAACATCGTTATTATATGTATTGTTTGAATAATAGTTGGCGTCACCTGGAATACCATTAGCGCCTGGTAAATTACTAGAATTTACGTATGGTTTTCCAACCAACCCATTTGGGTATGGAATACCATTGTTTCCTGTAGCGCAACCTCCACCGCCAGTCATCATAGACATTGAATTCATTTTACATGTACTACATTTGCAACCATCGCGATGTCTGTGGTTATGATTACCAGTTCCACTGCCGCCTTTCATAAATGACGCTCCTCCACACCCGCAGCTGCCACCTTTCATAAATGGTAGCCCTCCACAACCACAACTACCGCCTCTTTGTTGATTAACCGGATTTAAAAAATTGAACCCATTGAATGGCGGGCCTGTATTAGGGTATAATGGATTCGCGCCATTTACATTAGAAGTTGTCACAACAGCTAAATTAGAAGGTTCTGGAAATAGTGGATTTTCACTTTTATACCCACCTTTGCCTGTATAGGCCAAAGCATCGTTTCTTACAACGGGGCCATTATATGGATATGCTAAATTAAAATCCGAGCCTATTGCTTTTGATGACGTTGCTAATACCGATGAATTATTGCCTCCTAAATGAATGTGTCCGTTTCCATGTCCATGCCCACATTTATTGGAACAGCCTCTCATTGCATAGATCATTTGTTTATGCTTTTTGGTTGTATTTTTACGCTTACTCTTTGCTTTATAAAGTTTTTGCATTTATATTAGAATTGTGTTTATATATTATAGAAATATTTTTTTATAGTAAATAAATTATTCAATATCAACGTGGGTTAAGAAATGTCTACGACAACACATTTTTTTCATATTTAATTCATCTAAAACTTCGCCTTCTGGAGTTTTATCATGAAACTCTTTTGTTAAATATAAAACTTTATCAACGTCCATTGATTTAGCTAATTTCCTTTTACGCACTTCTTCGGTATAAAATCTATATTTATCAGCAAGAACCATACCGCAAGTAAAACATTTAATAGGAATAATCATTTTATGTCTATAATAAGTAGTTATAATATACTATTCTTATATTTTTTTAGAATTAAATCATTTTTTTATTTTATTCATTTTAAATACAAATGAGCAATTCACAAAAAATTTTTACTATTGATCCATCTCAAAACGTTCTTGATTTAGTTGGTCTTTTTAAAAGTGGAACTTCAACAATAATAACCGGTTGTAAACTGGAAAATGGGAATGATATAGGTACAATATTTGCTCCACTTACTAGTACTGAATATAAACTTAGTTTTCAAACTCAATATTCATCGCGTATTGATAGTAGTATTGTATATACAGATTTTACTGAATTATTTGCTGCTGCTAAACCATATACTAGTTATAATAAAAATTCATATATTAAAACCACTGATATAAAAACAAGCTTCTTTGATGCATGTATTTTTGAATATCAAGGAGATCCGTCCTCACCATATAATACCCCAGAGCCTACTCCAGGAAAATGTTCTATTTCATTTAATCTAGGTAATGATACTGGATATATGAGTTATTTAATAATAGGTGGTGGTGGTGGCGGTGCTGCTGGTAAAGGTCAGGCAGCTACTTCATTGATAGCAGGACAAGGTGGTGGCGGCGGCGGTATAATTTACGATAATACATTTAATTTATCCATAACTTCAAAAGCTAATTTTGATATTCAAGTAGGTTACGGTGGAGGAGGTGGTATTAAAGATGATTCTGAAAATACTACATTTTATGGTGGAAAAGCGGGTGATTCCTATCTTAAATATTATAACCGTAATGATACTGATTTATATTTAACAGCTTATGGAGGATTTCCAGGTAAAGAATTAAACGCATTAAATGCTGGACAAGGAGGAAATGTCGGGTTTACTTATTCAACGCAAAATTCGGGTTTTATTAATACTGTCGTAAATTTGACTAATAAAATTGGCGGTGGGGGTGGTGGAGGCGCGGGTGCTAAAAATAATAGCATTTTTCATACTAATAGTTCTACAAACGGAGTAGGAGGTCAAAATGCTAATGGTCAACCAACTAATGCAGGTAATCCTGGATCTATTATTAGGGGTGGTGATAGTTATTTTGTAAATAGCAACATTTCAATTACAGTACCATTTATAAATAGTAGTTCCTCAAATGATACTTCTTTCGTGTATGGGGGAAATGGTGGTGGTGGTGGTGGTTATAGTCAAGGTGGAAATCAAGGTAGCACCGCCGGCGGTCCTGCAGGCGATACTACTTTTGGTGTTGTTGGTGCTAGAGTTGCGGAAAATGCTTTTTCTGGTTATACAGGTTATACAGGATCTGGTAGTTCTAGGTTTTATTATGGAAATGGCGGAGGAGGCGCATCTTACCTAGCTGGAAATGGAAATGGTGGTTCTGGTGGACCAGGCGTTGTTATGTTATGGTGGTATAAATCAATTTATACAATTTCACAAACAGACAATATAAAAGCTACACAAATATGGTCAATTGTTAATAATAAAGAAGCATATAATGGTGTTATTTTTGAACTCTCTAGTGATTCTTCGTTAGGAACAGCTAGTATTCAATTTACTTCAACTGTAGGTCTCAGCTATTTGATAATTGGTGGTGGTGGCGGTGGCGGACAAGGGATAAAAACTGGTACAGCCGGAACATCTTACTATCCTGGTCTAGGTGGAGGTGGTGGTGGTATATTTTACAGTAATGATTTTGATTTAACCGTAAATGCAGATACAACACTCACTATTCAAGTTGGTAATGGTGGTGGGGGTTCTACATACATGGGTACTTCAGGTAACTACATTAACTATTTGGGTGTTTCTGGTGTCGAATCACATATAAAATTTTCTACTAATCAATTAGTTGCTAGCGGAGGAATTCGTGGAGGAGGAGGAGTTAATGCTGATAACAACTTAATAAAAGGTAATGGTGGTATAGCAACCTACACAGGATCGTTATCTATGACTAATAAAGGTGGTGGTGGTGGTGGTGGTGGTGGTGTACAGACAAATGTAGGCGGAGTCTCCTACGCAAATTATGCTGGTGGAGATGGTGGTAACTATCAGAGTGGAAGACAAGGTACTAGTGGTACGCGAACTACTAGTACTACTTACCAAGGTGTTACTTATCCTTTCTACTTCTATGGTAATGGTGGTACAAGTTATTATAACAATACTACTACTCAAATCATCACTTTACCATTTACATATGTACCTAATGTTGTTAATGTTACGACTACTACAAATGTATATTGTGGAAATGGTGGTAGTGGTGGTACAATTTATATGGGCGGTAAAGCAGGTAGTACTAAAGGAGGTGTTCAAGATACTTCCTCTGGAAATAGTCAATCACTTATGTACGGAGAAACTCCTTATTCTGGTTATACAGGATCTGGTACTCCTGGGTTTTATTATGGACATGGTGGAGGAGGAGCAGCATCCCAAGACTTTTATTCCAGAAAAGATTACCCACGATATGGAGGAAATGGCGGAAGCGGCGTTGTTATGTTATGGTGGAGAAAGACGTAACAGCATTTTTGTTGTTCTTTTGATATTATTTTGATATTATTTCTATTGTTTTTTGTTATATTTCAATTCACAAAATAAATTAAAATCTTCATCTATTTTATAAGAATAAAGTATAGAAATGTCAAAAACAAGAACCCATAAGCGCCGTCATCATAAAAGTAAAAAATCTAGTAGAGGATTTTTTAGAAAATTAAGAAGAACAACTGGTAGAGCAATTCCTGCTGTTGCGTCAGGTTTAAAAAGAGTTGGAAGTAATGTAAAAACTATAACTATGAAATCCAAACCAACGGTGGAAAAAGGTTTAGGAACAATTTATAAGACGGTCCTTTCTGGTTTTGATTTAGGCGTAAAAGGAATTAAAAAAGGCATTAATGTTGTTAAAAATAAAACCAGACGACATTAGCCAATGGTTCGGTTATAAAATAATACACAAATAAATTATATAATTTCTTTATATAATTTATATAAAGAAATTTAATGTCAAAAACTAGAGCTCACCGACATAGACATAATCGTAAATCGCGCAGAGGTGGTACAAAAAAACATTTCGGCAAGTGCGCTAATCCTGTTAGCACATATGGTTTCCAGCGTTGGTACACTGCAATGTTTGAACAATTAGGATTGATGGTAATAGCAAAAGCAAAAGGTGATATGTCAGATAGAATTTATTCTTATAAAAAATCACTAAAAAGGTTGATAAATAAACTAGAATGTAAGATAGATTCAGTAGAAGAACATGATAGAAAGGTGGATTTAGAACTTATGTGCGAAAATGTAAAAATTTTATCAGCGCATGCACATAAATATTTGTAATTTTACACATATTACAACTCCTGTAATTTTATCCCCTTTGTAGTTTTCACTTTTCTATGTTGTCTTGGTTTTTTGATTTTACTGCTGCTTATATCACTTAATTCACTTAAAACACTAATATCTGTAGCATCTGTTTCTAAACCATTATCATGACAACAACTATGAAACTCATGATGACATTTTTCACATAAAGTCAACAAGTTCGCTGGATTGTTTTTATGTATTTTGTATCCGTTATTATTTATATACCCTTTATCATCTGCCTCAGCCTGATGTTGCAAATGATGAACTTCAGTTCCAATGCGAACTCCGCAATTTTCACAAATCCCCATCAATTTTTTGGAATTAAAATGCGATTCTTTGAGTGAAAGAATACTTCCACCTCCACATTCCCCCATTTCCTTATTATATTTCATACGAATATTGTAAGCATTCTCCATAAATTCCATCGGCAAACTCAACGATTTACATACTTCAAGACCATACATACAATTACCGGGCCCATCTTTCAATTTCCTGTCATAAACAAGACAATCATTTTCTTTATTATATATAACTGACATGTGTTTTATTTTCAAATTATCAATGCACGTAATTTCATCATAGTTTACTATTTCATGCAAATGTGTTGCGAAAATATAACTGCTTCTACATTCACTCATTTTTTGAATTCCCGCTACAAAAATACTTATTGCGGATGCAATTTCTGTTCCCGAACACAGTTCATCCCCCAATATTAAACTATTTTCATTTGCGCAACGCAAAATAGTTCGTAATTCAGACATTTCAACTGCAAAGGTAGAGAGACCTTTAAACAAATTATCATTTCCCAAAATACGTGTAAAAATATATTTGTAAGGAACAAAATTAAATTCACTGCAAGGTACAAATAATCCCGATTGTGCCATGATTACTGCAATACCAATAGCTCTAATTAGACTTGTTTTACCGACAGCGTTTGTTCCGTACAATAAAATTCCGTCAACTTCACCATTTCCTAGCGTGACATCATTCGTTACATAATATTCGTTTGTTTGCAAATGTTCTATTAAGCAATGTCGTATGTTTTTAGCTTCTAGAAAGGACTTGGTGTTTTCTCCATTACATTTTATAATATTCGGCTTACAATAATTGTATTTTTTACTAATGTACGATTTTGCATATAACATGTCAATAATAGTAATGAAATCAATAATATATTCTAATTGTATTTGCAATTGTTCACCAAAATTTTCAACAAATTTGTTAAAGGCGAGTGAAATCAAATCTTTCATCATTATTTTGGTGGATGTAATTGTTTTGCATATAGAGTTGATTTGTTGATTATTGATAGAACAATTAGCAGCGCTTTGTTTATTATATTCAAACCCCTTTTTAATAATTACAAAATCAAAACTTTTATTTGGGGTTTGGCTTTGATGTGATGTAAGTTGAATCTTTTGCTCTTCCTTAGGTAGTCCATCATCCAATAATTTACAACGGCGATTTGTAGCGATTAAAGTATAATTATTTTTTTCGGTTTCATAAATTTTTACATATTCCGTATTTGTAGCTTTGGTAGACTTGGTAGATTTTTCTTTATTTTTAATTATATTATTTAAATATGAGCGAATACATTCCAATTGTTCCTCGGAATCTTTGATAATTTCTGTTTTCTCATCAAGTAGTTTGTCAATACCAAAATTGAAAAAATTGACATAAAAATTGTTTTCCTGGTCACAATCTTTTGCAAGTTGTAAATTTATATTTTTTTCAATATAATGACAAATATTTTCACAATATGTTTGCATATGAAGAGTGTCAATTTTAGTATTTTGCAAATATTTCATGATAACAGGGTCGGTTTTTACAAACTCAAAAACACATTGTATTGTCTTAATATTTTTGTGTAAATTATAAAAAGTCTTGGGTGTAATTTTTTTAATAAATATTTCTCTTTCCCACTTGGACAAATCTTTTATTTGACTCAAGTTTTCTCTCAAAAATACATTGTATTTATCATAGTTTTCATTACGAAGCATGTAATCAATAATATCATATTCTCTTTCTAGGTAACTCGTATTGGTTGTTGGATTCAAAAAATTACCAATAAATTTACGTTTTCCCATAGGTGTCAAACAAGCATTTAACATTTTCAAAACAGACGAATATTTTCCGGTGTAATTGTTATCATCAATAATATTCAGTTGTTTCAATGAATGATTCGCCAAAATCATTCTATCGGAAAAATTGTCAAAAAAAGGTTCTGCTATTTTATGTAATAAATGTGGATTATGTTGGTAAACAAAATCCAATAAGTAACAAAAACTTTGGGTTGCAATTGGATTGTTGTAGAAATTCTGAAAAAACACGTCAAAATCGGCTATGTTGAAAAATTTACTGAGGATTTCCTTTTGATATGTTTGTTTTTCACAATTTTTGACTCGTTCTAGCATTTTGGTTTCATTGGGACTCTTTTCGTCGGAAATATTTATCAAATGAATTGAATTTGTTCTAATATTTACATAATTAATAATATCATCATTTTCTTCGGCTGTTAAATTAGAAATCAATATAACTTCACTAGGGTTATAAATAGAAACGAATCGTTCCAATTCATCAAAAGTAGTTGGATTGCGCAAATAATTTTCTTTGTATTCAAAAATATTGGTTTTTCCAGTAAATATATCCACGTTTGACATACCAACAATAACAACCTTTCCTTTTGTAAATTTATTGTTAATTGATTCAATCCATATACAAGTTAAATTGTTGGTCAAGTTTGTGGAATCATTGGAAAAATAGGTTCCCGGCGAATAAATTCCTTCAAGCGACCGCGTTGTATTTTTGCCTGACTCGTCTTGTTTATAAACAACACATGTATAACCTGCTTCTTGAATTTTGCGCAAATATTTTTCAATAAATTCTACTTTAAACCCAGCCATGACAACATCTTCCTCCCCAACGCATGTATTTTTGCCAACAACATTCAATTCGCAAATGTGAGAGAAATCTGTTATCTTGGATTTTTTGATAACCAATGAATTTATACATTTTATACCATAACATTCGTAAAAACTACCAACTTGCATCAACAAAATAGTTTTATCACCATATTCATTATGATATTTTGTGCACAATTCAAAATATTCTTTTATTAAAGCCATACGCTATAATTATTTATTAAAATATCTTTAATATAATATATATAAATTATATGAAATTCCCCATAATAAAGACCAATAATCTAACCCTCAAAATTTTAGTAATATTCTCAATACTAATAATTTATTATATTTTCAAAAAAAGAATTGACATTACATTGATGTTTTTATTTTATGATATTTATGCATTATTTGGGTTGTATAGGTATTTTGAACCAGCATATTGTTCAAATATGAAATATGGTTTTACGCCAGCGTTACCTTTGGAATATTATGCAGAATTTAATAATGCAATATTTCAAAGAATACCAAAAGGGGATAATACTTTAAATCGTGAAAAAATAATCAAGATTTGCGACAGAAATTTAGAATGGTTGCGCGCGAATGGTAAAATATGCGAAAATCCAAAACCTGTTGAGATTTTTCATGTAGACCAACCCGATTTCAAAAAAAAGGTTATGCAATATATTAAAAAAGATTACCCATTTGTCATGCGTGGAGTGGATTTAAAATGTTTTGAAACTATGCAATTTGATAATCTTATGAAAATAGCCGGAAATAATAAAGTCTACATGAGTCCAAGTACCGATGAAAACTGTCCGGACAATGTTTTTACTGAATTGAAAAATATTTCGGAAAATAAATGTTATATAACAAATTCTACTAATTTATTTCATCATCACAAAGGGTTGCTTCCTGATTCTGATATGGATATAATTAAAGATTTAATTGACGGATATATGTCAAATAATAGCAAGCAATTATTTTTAGGCGTAGTAAAAGGAAATGGAACTGCTTTACATGCAGCATACACAAATAACTTTTATTTAATGATTCAAGGAGAGAAAAAATGGACGTTTTTCAATCCTAATCAGTTAGCATTGTTGTATCCATCTTTTCAGAAAAAAGGAATTTATATGGCGTCGGAATCTAGATTGTTGAATATGGACACATATGAATTATTGGACAAATTTCCATTAATTAAATACGCAGAACGTTATGAAGTAGAATTGAAAGAACATGATATTTTGTATAATCCAATGTCTTGGTTTCATTCAGTTTATAATAAAACCGATATATCCGTTGCTTGTTCTACACGATGGTCAAAATCGTTTTCCATTCCTGACAACCGTATGTTACGATATGGGCATATGATAAATCCTGAACTTAGAAGCTATGTTAAGGATATATTTATAAATACTGGGGTATTGGGTATATCACACATTGATGAACATAAACATATGATTGGAGAAAATGACCCAGATGCGGTTCCCTATTGGGATAAATATACGAACGATTCGCACAATCTGTGTAAAAATGAAGATTGTTCTCTGCATTGGCATAAAACATAAAATTGAATCATTTTACATGTTATAACAAAATAACATGTAAAATAAAATGAAGACATTAATGTTTGTTGAAAGACCTGAAAATAAAGGAAGTTTTAGTGTTGATTATCAATTGCACAAGTACAATTTTTATCGCGTTCCAGAAGGTTTGATAAGAATTGCAAGATTTGAAAGTTGTTTTTGGCCTGATAATAATATGGGATATTATGGTGATATATATATGAAACAATTTATTAGAAAATGGAAAAAAACAACTAAGAAAAATATGCAAAGAAGAAAAGACATTGAAAATGTAAATAAATTATTAGAAAATAACAAAATATGTTTTGATATTTTCAATGAAATTATTGAATATTTATAAAAATTCGGTTATTTCGGGTCAATAACAACAAAATGGTCATCTTTTTTAAATATCAATGTGCTTAAAATAAATTTTTTTGATCCCGTATACCAATCAGAAGGTATTATGTTAAGCTTATAATATAAAAATTTAATTATGATTAATAATATCGTTGCGTGTATTGGTATATCTTTTTTAGCATTGTGTTCATAAAGTATATGATTTTTGTATTTCTCATTATAAATAGAAAATTCTACACAAAAATTTTCTTCTGCGTTTCTATACATTAATTTATAGCCGTAAGCTAATTTATCATTATTGTTGTTCAATTTCCATACGAATCTTTTAAATTCACTTTTTTCTACATTTAAAAAATTCATTAGCTTAATTATGGTATTATTTTCATTATCAGTAAAAATATCAACGTCAATGTCACTTGAACTTGGAAAATAATCGCCTCTTTGTACACTACCAAAGTAATATAGTTGTGTATCTAAATAATTACTTAACCTATAAAAAAATTTTTTTTCATCATATGTCAATTGATTTCTTATAGTTTCCATTGTGTTATATTAGACAAACAAAAAAGAAAAAAATAAAAAAAGAAAACAATAGTTCACTTTTATATTTCTTCTTCTTTGTCCTTCATAAAATTATGTAACATGGTATCTTTATTGTTGTTCTGAATTTCGCCAGTTAACATAGCGGATTCATATAATTTTCTTAAAACATCATTTGGTGCGTTACTACCAATTTTAATTAAATTATGTTCTCTTAAATATTTTTTTACTTCATTAATAGATTTTTCTTTCAATTCTTTTTGTGCTACAATTACTTTTTTCCTAGTATTTCTGTCTTTTAATAAAATACCTACAGTTTTTTTTATTTTTGATTTTCCTAGAGTGTATTTTCTACGAATTGTTTTTTTACAAATTTCTTTTATAGTGTTTACTTGATTTTCTTTGGGTTGTTCTGGTTGTTCGGGCTGTTGGGTTGGGTGTTCTTGCAGTGGTTGTTGTTGAGGCGGTTGTTGTTGAGGCGGTTGTTGTTGCAGCTGTTGTTGTTGTTGATTTTCTATTATCTGTTGTTGCTGTTGCACCCGCAATTGCGCCAATTGTTGTTGTTTTTGTTTTTCCTTGATTTTTTCCTTCAACGCATTTAATTTGTATTCTCTTTCGCTGTTATTACTGTTACTACCGCCAGTGTTAGGAGGAGTAGTAGTTGAAATAAAATCCCTATTTTTCTGAGTTTTATTCCATTCACGCATAGTCGGTTTCATTCCACCTTTCAATACACCATATGGAACTATACTATCAACCTTATATTTTAGATTGAGTGGAGATTCATTGTTAATAGTCAATTTTTGTGTGTCTACTTTAATTAATGGCTCTTTCAAATCATCAGGTAATTCATTGTATACAAAGGGTGAAGGTGAATGTGAAGGTGAATGTGATGAGTGTTGTGAAGAAGTCATTGAATAATGATTTTTTAACGTACTCCTTTGCAATTCTTCACGCCTTTTTTCTTTTTGTTTTTCATACAATGTTTTTTCATCATTCAATTTTTTCTCTTTTGATAAGCTTTGTAAATAACTAATTGAATCATTAAACTCATCCGAATATTTAAAAATATCATCGTCGCTTCTATTGGCGTTATTTGCACCTGTATTGTCAGGTTGATTTTTTTGTTCGTTATTCTTACCATCATTATTTATTGCAATTCTGATATTGTTACTATTGTCACCATTACCACCACCTATATTATTTTCACGATTTTTGTGCTCTTTTATCCGTTTAAGTAATTTATTTTTTAAAACATTCGGAGAAATCACTGGAGTAGCAATTTGTTTCGTGATTTTTTCTCTCTTCTTTTTTGTTTTATTAGCTCCATTCATTGAAAATAAAGCAGGATTAATTTCAATTCTTTTATTTGACATTTTATTGTAATATAACATATAATTTATAAAATTATATTACAATAAACTACTAATTATACATAGAATATTGTAGCTGTTTTTTAATTAAATTATTGCTGCGAGCATTTTGTGTTTCAATATTGTTTAAATACATTTTCAATCCATTATCTAAATCTTCCGACGTTAACTTCTTTTTTTCTATTTTATCTTTACAGAAAACTCGTTTGCTATGCGCTATTTTTGTTTTTGCTAAAAGACTCTCAATGTCTCTTCCATAAAATCTAAAATGGTCAATATTCTTTTCAAACCACAATGGGGTTATTTTGGTTTTATTTTCATTTTCACTTATAGACCAATCAATTTCCTTTACTTTTTTCATAAATATATCATGTAAATCTTTACCTGAATATTCGTCTGTTTTAAATCTCCACGCAAACCTTGATTCCAACCCCCGATTATAATTAAAAAAACAATCGTTCAGTTCATTTTCATAACCAGCTATAATTACCATCAAATCCTCTTTGTAGTTACTTAATGCTTCACATAATGTATCTATGCATTCTTTTGAAAACGAATCTTTTTTTTCGCTATTTCCAAGGGAATAAGCTTCATCAATAAAAAGAACACCGCCTAATGACTGTTTAATAACATCAGTTGTTTTTAAAGCTGTTTGGCCGACGTAACCAGCGATTAAATCACTCCGCGTTACTTTTTTAAATGAATCCTTGGATAGAAGCCCGATTTTTGAAAAAATCTTTCCCAATATTTTTGCTATTTCAGTTTTGCCTGTTCCTGGCGGACCATATATTACGGTGTGCATGAAATCATGCGAATTACTGTGGAGTTCTTGTATAAAGTAAATAATTTGTTCAACAATATTCGTTTTTAATTGTTTCATTCCTATCATATTATTTAATTCAGTGAGCGGTTCTTTTATTTTATGCAATGCTTCCATATTGATATTGTAATGAAATTTTGGATTTATTTCATATTTTTCAATTAATTCCAATAAATGAGTTATACTATTAACTTCTACTACTATATTGATTTGAACTATTTCATTGTCTATTTTTTGAAAATCTAAAATCGGTTCTTCATTAGATTCGTGTAATTTTTTATGAGAATGGGGTTTTTTTAAACACGGTATTAAGGTAGGCATTTTTGTATACCTTGTGGTAGGACTTGTAGTCGGACTTGTGGTAGGACTTGTGGTAGGACTTGTGGTAGGAATCTGTCTTGGAGTAGCTTTATACAAAGATTTTTTTTTTGGCGGAACCAGTTTTTTTAAATAATTATTGAAATTTACTATATTTAAAGGGTTCGTATAATTACTTTCATAATTATACTTGTTGTATTCATTCATAATAATAATAATAATAATAATAATAATAATAATAATAAATTATATATATGCAATTTTTAAACCTTTTTACATTATTTAACATTGTTAAAAATTGTTATTTATTTTCATAAATTTTATAGTTGTTTGCATTTTTACAAAAATAATATTATCATTTTAAAAGAATATAAAAATAAATTGAGATAATTAATATGCCTTTAATGATGTCAAATAAACCGAATTATACTGAAAAAATGAGTTTTGAAAAAGATATTGAACTTGAACAATCCGAACAATTTGATCTTGAAAAAGAACAATACATAGAAACACCATGGAATATCATAGAATCTTATTTTAGAGGTCAACATTTGGAGCGGTTAGTTAGACATCAACTGGAATCATATAATAATTTTGTTGGATATCAACTTCCAAAAACAATAGAGATGTTCAATCCTGTGCCGATTGTATCAGAACAAGATTATGACCCAAATAGCAAAAAATACTCACTTGAAATTTTTGTGACATTTGAAAATTTTCATATTTATAGACCACAAATTCACGAGAACAATGGTGCAATCAGATTAATGTTTCCACAAGAAGCCAGATTACGTAATTTTACATACGCGTCTTCTATGACAGTAGATGTAAATATTAAATACGTTGTTAGAACCGGCAAAGAATTAGAAAGTACTCAAATATTTTATAAAACATTACCTGGAATACACATTGGAAAATTACCAATCATGTTGAAATCAAACATTTGCGTCTTAAATCAATATAAACATTTTGAAAACACACAAACAGGCGAATGTAAATTTGATGCAGGTGGTTATTTTATTATAAATGGTTCTGAGAAAACTGTGTTAGGTCAAGAAAGAGCCGCTGAAAATAGAGTCTATTGTTTCAATGTTTCAAAAAATAATACAAAATATACGTGGATAGCCGAAATAAAATCAGTTCCTGATTTTAAATGCATTTCACCAAAACAAATAAATATGATGATTAGTTCTAAAAATAATGGGTTTGGAAACCCTATGTTTCTTCAAATACCTCGCATTAAACAACCAATCCCATTGTTTGTGGTATTTCGTGCATTAGGCGTCATTTCAGACAAAGAAATATGCGATAAGATATTATTAGATATAAAAGATGATTCAAATAAAAAATTGTTATCTGCATTACAAGCTTCTATTATTGACGCAAATAAATATTTATCAAAAGAGGATTGCATAAAATATATTACCGGATTCGCAATGTATACTCCTATTAATATGGACAGAGAAACCGGTGCTAGAAAAAAAATGGAATTTACAATGGATATTTTGAATAATGACTTGTTTCCTCACTGTCATACTATGGTACAAAAAATATATTTCTTGGGTTATATGGCGAATAAATTACTACAGGCGAATTTTGAAATGATTAAACAAGACGATAGAGATTCGTTTCTTAATAAGCGAATTGATTTGACAGGAACCCTCTTGAATAATCTATTCAGAAATTATTTCAATAAATTAGTAAAAGATATGGAAAAACAGGTAATCCGCGAAATTAATACTGGTTCGTGGAAATCAAAAGATGATTACGAAAATATTATTAATTTCACAAATATTTGCAAGATAATTAAATCAACCACAATTGAAAATGGTTTAAAACGAGCGCTTGCTACTGGCGATTTTGGTATTAAACATACGAATTCAAACAAGGTTGGTGTAGCTCAAGTCTTGAATAGATTAACTTATGTTTCTAGTTTAAGTCATGCACGAAGAATTTCAACCCCAACTGATAAGAGTGGTAAATTAATTCCTCCGCGTAAACTGCATAATACGTCATGGGGGATGGTATGTCCTGCAGAGTGTTTTGATCCGGAAACCATGATTTTAATGTGGGATGGAACTTTCAAACGCGCAGGTGATATAAAAATTGATGACATACTTATTGATGATTTAGGTAACCCAGTCGGCGTTCGTTCTACTTGCGAAGGCTTCAAGAATATGTATGATGTTATACCCGATAAAAAAAACTTTATGAACCATCGCGTAACAGACAATCATATTCTTACACTCAAAATAAGAGGTCATAAAGTGATTAGAAAATCAAATAGAAGTGATAGGAATTTTACACATTTTGTAGAATTTCTAAATCGTGATAAAATGATGTTTCAAGAAAAATGTTTTGACTCACTAGAAGCCGCAGAAGAGTTTGTAAATAGTTTTAATGATGATGACACGTTAGATATAACTATTGAAAAGTATTTGACTTTAAATCAAAGAACAAAAGATAAATTGGTTGTGTTTAAAACTGAAGGTATACATTGGACAAAAAAAGATGTAGAAATGGATCCGTATTTACTTGGTATGTGGTTAGGCGACGGTTTAAGTGATGGAACCGGGTTTGCTTTGAATTATAAAACGGATTTTGAAACACTTGCTTATTGGAAAAAATGGGGTCAAGAAAATGGAGCTGAAATAGTAAATGGAAGAAGATATAGTTTCTCAGTGGTTTCTAAGAAAAATAAAGAGGCATCTAATCAAGGATTATGTAATAGAATTGAAGAAGCCCCACTTAAAAAATATCTTCGTAAATATAATCTTTTAAAAAATAAACATATTCCAAATGAATATCTTACAAATGATAGAGAAACAAGACTACAAGTTTTGGCTGGATTAATAGATACAGATGGTTCTGTTCGTGCTGAAGGACGTGAAATACGTATTTGTCAAGGTCCTGCTAATTATAGAATAATAGAAGATGCATATACTTTGGCAATGTCTCTTGGATTTTCATGTGGTATAAAAGAGGGGAAAACTCAATGGACTGATGAAAAGATCGGAGATAAAAAATTTAGTACTTACAAAGAGTTAACAATTACAGGTCATAAAATTCATGAAATACCAACACTTCTTCCACGAAAAAAATTACTGCCTATAGAAAATGAAACATTACTTGTAAGAAGTAAATCTTTTATGTGCAGTAAATTTAAGTTAGTAGAAGTCGGAATTGGACCATATGTAGGATGGCAACTCCACGATAAACGTGGTAGATTTCTTTTAAAAGATGGTCTAGCCGTTCACAATACTCCTGAAGGACAATCTGTTGGCATTGTAAAAAATCTCAGTTATATGGCTCATATAACAATTCACTCAAATTCATTATCATTATATGACTATATTATGCCTAATATAATTAATATTTGTGACATTAATTTATCAAACGAATTGTACAATAAAGTAAAGGTATTTATAAATGGTTCATGGGTTGGTATTACAAATGAACCAGGAGAATTGTATATTTCTTTAAAAGAAAAAAAATATAAAGGTATAATTAATATTTACACTTCTATTATATTTGATTACAGAAATAAAGAATTGAGAGTTTGTAATGACGGCGGTAGAATAATGAGGCCACTTTTGCGCGTTAAAAATAGCAATGTTTTAATTACAAATACAATGATGAATAAATTAAAACAAAGTGAAATAAATTGGGATGACTTATTAGTTGGGTATGATAATAATGATTCAGTAATAGAATACATAGATTCGGATGAACAATGTTGGTCAATGATCGCAACAAAACCCAAAGATTTAATACAAAAAGGAGACAGAATATACAAATACACCCATTGTGAAATACACCCTAGTACTATTTTTGGAGTATTAGCATCATGCATTCCTTTTCCAGAGCATAATCAGTCTCCCAGAAATTGTTACCAGTGTGCACAAGGAAAACAAGCAATGGGTGTGTATGTAACTAATTACGAGAATCGTATGGATAAAACCGCTTATGTTTTGAATTACCCTAGTAGACCTTTAGTTGATACACGTGTAATGAATTTAATTCAATTAAATAAAATTCCATCCGGAACAAATGTTGTGGTTGCTATTATGACACATACTGGTTACAATCAGGAAGATTCATTGTTATTTAATAAAGGTTCTATTGATAGAGGATTGTTTGTTACAACTATTTATCATACAGAAAAAGACGAAGACAAACAGAAGATAAATGGTGATGAAGAAATTAGATGCAAGCCTGACCCAAGTAAAACAAAGGGCATGAAGTTTGGTAATTATAATAAAGTGAATAGTAAAGGTGTAATACCTGAAAATACATTAGTAGAAAATCGTGATATTATTATTGCAAAAGTGACTCCTATTAAAGAAAATAGAAATGACCATACAAAAGTCATTAAATTTGAAGATCAAAGTCGTATTCACAGAACAGTGGAGGAAACTTATGTTGATAAAAATTATATTGATAGAAATGGCGAAGGATATAATTTCGCCAAAGTAAGGTTGAGAATCGTAAGAAAACCGGTGATTGGCGATAAATTCTCATCACGACATGGGCAAAAAGGCACAATTGGTAATATTATTCCTGAATCGGACATGCCTTTTACTGCGAGTGGAGTAAAACCTGATATTATTATTAATCCTCATGCTATACCGTCTCGTATGACTATTGGACAATTGAAAGAAACAGTATTAGGTAAGGTTCTTGTAGAATTGGGGTTATTTGGCGATGGAACGTCTTTCGGTCAATTTGAAGTGAAAGATATTTGTGATGAATTGATTAAATTGGGATATGAAGCACATGGAAATGAATTGTTACATAATGGTTTAACAGGCGAACAAGTAGAATGCAGCGTATTTATGGGTCCAGTGTTTTATCAAAGATTGAAACATATGGTCAATGATAAAGCACATAGTCGTTCCATTGGTCCTATGGTAAATTTGACTAGACAACCAGCAGAAGGTCGTAGTCGCGATGGTGGACTGAGGTTTGGTGAAATGGAAAAAGATGCAATGGTATCTCATGGTGCTGCGCGATTTACACGTGGTAGAATGTATGATGCATCAGATAAATATTCCGTACACAGTTGTAAAAAATGTGGTTTGATTGCAGCCTATAATGATGAAATGCGTATCCATCATTGTAGAGTATGTGATAATAGGACAGATTTCGCATATTTAGAAATACCTTATGCTTGTAAACTATTGTTTCAAGAATTGAATACAATGAATATTGCACCACGGTTTATTACAGACAATGTCTAGATTATACAATGTATTCATATGCATTTTCATCACTATTAGGAAAAACTTCTGTGTCAATATATTTTTTTAAATCAAACTTTAAATTAGTGTTATCCGTATTATCCGTATTATCCGTATTTTTATCAGCGTCAATTATATTGTTAGCAATTAAATAATGTAAATCATCGTACATATGTTGCGTTTTATGCCAGTTGTGTCGTAATACTTTTCCTAATGGAGTATTTAAAATATCAGGAACAAATATGTCAAAATCTTCTTTATTATTGAATACATAATTACTTATATAAAATTGATCATAAGGCCATGAATTTTTATAATATGAATTTGTTTCATCGTTTTCTAATGAATTTATAATTTCGCTGTACATTTTTCTTGTGTATTCACTGATTTTTAATATAAACGAACCACTATTAATAAATGTATTTTTTTTTGCATATGGATCTCTTGAAAAACATCCATGTTTTTCCAGGCTATTTTGTAATTGTTTTATTATTTCATCTAACCTAAAACAATTTTGGATCCACGCGTCACTGTCTAAAAAAACTAAAATGTCATTATTATCTTTACTATTTGAATCATCGTTTAAAAAATCGTTTACGATGTAGATTTTTTTTGTTGCTGGGTGCATATCAATGTATTTTGTATTATCTATTGTCACAAATAAATATCTGTAATCCAAATAATCACAAGCTTTTTTATTAACTTGTTGGGTTAGTAAGAGATAATTTAATTGTGGTCTATTGTCTGCTTGTAATATTGTTATATTTGGCATTGTATAAAATTATACATAATATAACTTTATATAAATTTAATTTTAAATTTATTCTTCTTCGTATTGTAAATTCATTAATATTTCACATTCAGGATAATTTTGCATTAAAATATTATAGTGATGATGATAATAATTAGCACAATTAGTTTCATAATCATGCGGCCAAAATCTATGACAAGAAAATGAGTATGTTGTAAAAACTTCCCCTGCACAAAAAGTCATTGCTTTTTCATAAGAAGGTTTATTTACTGAAATATTATTATAATTTCTACTAAAATATAAATCTTCAAACTCATTTTTATATGGTATTTTTTCAATAATTTCAAGCATTTTATTTTTATTTCTTAAACTAAATCCACCATTTCCGATAAAATTACATCTTTGTGTAAGTTCATATTCACATCTTATCCACGGCGAACCAACATAATCATAATTCAAATAATCATTAATAAGATGTGCATTTTTTTTAAAAATTATTGAATCTGTTTGAAAAACTAAGAATATATCTGTGTCAATATGATCATATATTGTATGTTTATTGGTTAATAAATTACTATACGTCGTTTGATTTAAATTATCAACATTTAAATTAACTAAATAAATCCTATTATTGTATAATATATTTAGTTTTTCAACTATTTTACTTGCATATTCGTTATTATTTTTACCATGAAAGAATATAATTTTCCATTCGTACGATAAACATTCACATGCATTATTTAAAACAAATTCTAATGCTTTATGTTTACGAGGTTCAATGATTATTGCAGTGTATTTAAACACTCTGATAGGGTTTTTGTTGTTACATGTATTTTCGTTATTCATTTTTAGATTTTTACAAAATATATCTTTATATTTTAATATTTTTATAATTTATATGAGATTATTTTGTGTAAGAACAACGATTGATAAATTATTGTTCAATGTCCACCTTTAGAAAAGGTTGAGCATATTTCTAAAAATAAATTTGGTTTGGTGTTTGGTGTTTGGCTCAGCCTTTTATAAAGGCGGATGATCATAAAACATCTTATAATTATTTTTATAGTGATTAGAAAACATATCATAAACAATACTAAATTTACCATGCATTCCTTCATAACTAGTTTTGTCTATGTTATCTACAATTTCCTTATCTTGTTTTAATGTAGTGTACATGGTATTATATGTTAATTTGTCTCCAAAATAATTTATAATACTTTCAAAAGGGTGTAAAAGATACATTGTATTTTTTTCATGATAATAACTCCAGTAACTGCGATATGCCTTTACAAATAACTTTGTTTTGAAAGTTGAGATTGGTAATGCGTGTGTGATAATAGTTGAAGTCATAGTACCAAATTTCACTCTTGCAACAGTTGTATGAGGTAGAGCATACTCGTTTTCAACTGTAATATTGTCAAACTTATATATTTTATTAACTAGCGAATTCTCTCCAGCCATGTATTCATAAACAATTTTATAATGATGTTCTTCTCCGTGTTCGTTCATTTTTATTATTTTGGAATTGTGCAAAGGATTAGGACTTTTTTTGTTACCAAATGAGTGTACAAAACCTATATGACAAATATCTAGGCTATTTATACTAACGAACTTTGCATGATGTTCAAAATCTTCGGAAAGATAAACGACTCTTTGTTTTTTATCATTGAATTCAGGTTCAATAAATATAAGTGAATCGTCTATTTGCGATTTCATTGTTTCATTTTGTACTGGGACTGTGTTGAAATATACCATATCTCCTTTTTCAACAACTTTGAAACAATCAATATTGTGTGATTGTGATTCAACGTGAGGTAACTTTGGTATTTGAATCAATTCTCCATTAGAGCCGTCAAAAATGTATCCATGATAAGGGCAGGATATTGTATTTTTGCATACCTTTCCCAACATAAACGAAGAACCTTGGTGACTACAAACGTCACGCATACCATAATACACATTTTTATCTTTCCATACAACATAATTAATATCTCTAATTGTTATTCTTGTTGGTTTTTTACTGAAATCGCTAGCGAACCCAATAGGATACCATGTTAATTGACCTTTATCATTTGGAGTTTCTAATCTTGGAAACGAACCAAAATAATGAAATTCATGTTTGGATTCTTTTACTTGTTTTACTTCTTTAAATTCCACCGGTTCTTCTTTCGGATCTTTAACTTTTATTGGCTTTGGTTGCATAATTGTGGGTGGAGTGGTTTCAAATTCTTCATGTAGTTTCTTTCGTGCTATTTTGTTTTTGATAAATCTATTTGTATATAAAAATCCATAACAATTACCTACAAAAACAAATAATATAGTATATAATTTAATAAATGTATTCATATCTTGCAATTATCGTATAGTGTATAGCGTTATATATTACAATATAATATTTTTATATTATTATATTAAAATATTAATTTAAAAATAACGTCTTACAATACAATACTATACAATAAACAGAATGATAGTTCAATTTCTTGTGGGTTTGTTATTTATAAATAAAATACACGGGTTTCAATTCATAAAACCACCAACTGCAATTCAAAATCACAAACACACAAACAAATGTGCTAACACTATTAAAATGATAGTAAATGAAAGGGATTTTTCCAATGAATTAAAATTAATACAAAATTATAAATTTTATTTTGCAAAAGAAAATTACAATGACGTTGTAGAAGATTTGTTAAACAATAAATTATCAAAAATTTACATAGATAATAAATACAATCAGCTTGTAAGTGTTGATAATCTACCAAAAGAAGATATTTTGTACAATCATTATCATTTGAGCGATATCAATGAAGCAATCGTTCCCAATTTAATTCAAAAAACAAGCGAATCTCATGTGCCAATATATTTTGTCAATTTTATTCCACAAAGTATTACAAATTTTCAAAACCTAGCAGGAGAAATATTATCATTTACTAGTTACGCGTTACCAATATTTTTTTTATTATCATTTTTATCTTCGTTATACAGAGCTAACACTATGCAAGGAATGAATACAAAAATGAATTCAAAGATGAATACTAAACTACCGCAATCTAGAAATGGTAATGGTTTTGGAGGTTCGCCTATGGGACCTTTTGGTTTTCCCTCTAGTCAAAAAGAAACTGACCTATTTGTTAAACCAAATGTCTCTCTTGCTAGTTGGGCAGGAAGTCCCGAAGTTATTGAAGAATGTAAAGAAGTTATCTCTTATATTGAGAAAAAGGAGTTATATAAAGAGATTGGTGCTGACATGCCTAAAGGGATTTTGTTGGAAGGACCTCCAGGCACTGGTAAAACGCTACTGGCAAAAGCGATTGCAACTGAAACAAATTCAACTTTTATCACTATGTCTGGTTCAGAATTCGTCGAACTATTTGTCGGTATGGGAGCGTCACGTGTTAGAGACTTGTTTGACAGTGCTCGTGAGAATCGGCCGTGTATTATATTTATTGATGAGATTGATGCAGTCGGTAGACAACGTGGAGCTGGAATAAATATGGCTAATGATGAACGTGAACAAACATTAAATCAATTATTATATGAAATGGACGGATTTAATGATAATGAAGATATTGTAGTATTGGCTGCTACAAATAGACGAGACGTTTTGGATCAAGCATTACTAAGACCCGGAAGATTTGATAGAATCATTAGAGTTCCGGTTCCTGATAAATTTTCAAGAGAGAAAATTCTAGATTTTTATATTAAAGATAAGAAAACAGATAAACAATTTGATATTAAAGCTATTGCGGAGCTTACAGATGGGTTTTCAGGCGCACAATTAAAAAATTTAATCAATGAAGCAGCTATTTTATCTGCAAGAAATAATCAAACTATGATTCAAGAAAAATACGTTTTTGAATCTTTTGAAAAATTAATTGTTGGTTTAATAAGAAATAATGCTGATGTACAACCTGCAACAAAACAAAGAGTTGCGATACATGAAAGCGGACATGCAGTATTATCTATAATTTTTAATAATTATTTTGACTTTCAAAAAGCATCCATTCAACCTACATATAACGGAGCTGGAGGTTATACAATCTTCAGTGAAAAACCAGAGATAAAGGAAGGTGGTTTATACACAAAAGATATTTTGAGAAAAAGGCTGATTGTAACTTTAGGGGGTAAAGCTGCCGAAAGTATATATTACGGAGACGATTTTGTATCTCTAGGTGCAAATGAAGATTTACGACAAGCTAATAAATTAGCACGGCGAATGATTGGTAATTTTGGAATGGGCAATAATTTAGAAGTATTTTTTGATGATAATATTGGAGACGAATCCAACCCATTTTTAGGTAGAAGTTTAGGAATAGGTGATAAATATTCTCAACACACAAAATATGTTATGGATAAAGAATCATTGGAATTAGTAAATGCTGCATATAAAGATGCAAAATATATATTAAAACAAAATTATGATAAATTTATTTCATTTTCAGAATTATTAATAAATAATACAGTTGTTATGAATTCTGATTTACAACAGTTTTCTTAAATTATTTATGATAAATGTTACAATTGCAAATAATGTTCCTCCCCACAATGTATCTAAAATAACTGTAAAAATAGACCATTTTTTAAATAACGCATAATTTGTAGTTTCAAAAACCCCGTAAATTAATATACCTAACAAAAAAGCATCATACGCAGTTTTTTTTGATTTAATAATAAAATAATTTAACCCGAAAATTAAAAATACGTAACATAAAACAAGCCCCAAAAAATTAACCTGTAAAGGCGACCCTTGTACTATTTTAACTTGATTTTCAAAATAACTTCTGATTATGTTTAAATAAATAAAATCAACTACTACAAGAAGTATCGCAGTTATCAAAAATAAGATATTGAACATTTCTAATATTATTTATATTATAGTTGAATATAAAATAAATTTAGTGAATTTGTAAAATATTTTATAATAGGATAATAATATTTATTATATATATATTATATATTATTATAATGTCTAGAAGCATTGGTTATACAAATAGTATTAGCGGAAATTTTCCACAGTTTTATTTAGTAAGTGGCGATTTCAAAGGGAAAGCATTAGGGGGAGGTTTTCAAGGTTATATGCCTCAAGCAGTCCAAACGACTGAAAAAGGCTCATATGGTAGCAATGTTTTTGAAAACATTCGTTTTACTTTAAGAAATTCGTGGAATACAACATATAAGGCTGAATTAAGAGCATCTAACAAAAAACAAATTATAACGCCATTTCGTGCAGTAACAAATTCAGGTGATTTATTGAGTCGTGATAATTATTCTTGTGGCGGTCCTTGCCAATCATTTCAAAGCAGACCTCAAATCAAAGGGTTAAGACAACATTTTGGATCTATTTCTAAATCATGCACTCCAAGTGCACTTTACACTGGAAATCAAATTGCCCCAGGAGTTCCAGCTGCCGCTTGCAATGTAAAATTTGTTTATGATAGTTCCGATTATACTACATATTTAAAACAACGTGCAATGGTTACTAATTACAATGATAAATCTTTTGCAGGCAATGACTCAAATACAAGTCAAAGTGCTTATAGAGCTATCAGAAGATATTAAAAAGGTATGAATGTATTAGTTTCTCTCACATTATATAATTATAATTATATAATGAGTAATAGAAAAGAGATTAACCAAAAAACAGATTTCAATAAATGGTCCATCAGTTATTTAACAGAAATATTTCAATGTAGTAGATGTAGAAAAAGAAACACTATTGTTCACTCTTCAAACAATAATCAAGAGAGAACAACCAAATTTCAAAATTGTGCATATTGTGGAAACCCCAACTATATCAAACAATAGAAACGATGCAAATAAATATATTATCTTGTAATTATATAATAATATAATATAAATGACAACTCCATATAGTGTAACTACATCAAAAGGTTCTGTATCATATAATAATTATGTAAATGCTCCAATAGTAGGACCTTTAAGCACAAATCAATATCCCAACGTGTTACCATACCATAATTACGGTACTTTAACAGGAATTAGACCTAATCCACCATTATTTTATCCGATGCAACAACCAGTTTATTCAGACATGATGTCAAATCCTAGACAAGAATATTTAAGAGTTGCTACAAAAAGACAGGATATCAATAGTCCGAATATAAGAAAAGGGTTGGACAAATATGTTGAACAAGGTGTTTTAGAAGCCGGCTTACAAAATACAGGTCTATTAAATCCTTCACCTCCAACAATGTTTTATTCGTCATCATCTGGACGTCGTTTTAATGTTTCTACACATACAAATTATATTCAACCAATTCCTTCGTCAATGTATGTTAATATATTAAAAAGAACAGCTGTAGGAAAGTCGGGTTTTAAAGTAGGGTTACCATTATCTGAACCGATGTCAACAAAAAATTATTATCCAAGTGGAACAAGAACAACTATCAGACGCGCGCGTTCTGGTGGATGCGTTGCACCAAAAAAGAAAGGGTCAATCTATAATACTAGTTTACAGAATGGCGCGGTTTGTGGCTGGGGGTCTCTTCCAAGACAAAATTATTAGAAATTTTTTAGGTTCTAGGTTTTTTGTTTTAGTTTGAATTAAATTATATATTTAGAAATAAAAAAAATATCTATATAATTTATAATAATGTCATCTGCATACAATAACTATTTGGCCAATACAACTTTTAAAACAACTTCATTCGGTAATGTAACTGGTTTAGGAACATCTGCCAGAACCACTGGCGCAGTTTTATTAGGTGGTCCTCGTGCAGGCGCTGGTTCAGCATTTAGAATTTATAATTATTTAGTTAATTATGACCAAAAAACGCTAGAATTATATAAATCAAAAATTCAAGCTATCGGCCAAGCAAACGCATATTTTATCAATAATTACAATAGAAATCGTATTTTTGTTTTTTAGATAAATTATGATAAGATTCAGATAGAAAATATATATAATATAATTTCTTATTATATTATATATATAAGAGAGATATAAATGACAAAAAAATATCATAGACGTCGTCATTTAAAAGGTGGTTTTTTAGACTCATTAGGCCAAACCTTTAGTAATTGGGGTAGCTCTATTTCACAAGGTGCTTCAAGCGTTTGGAATAAAACAAAAAAAGCTACTGGTATGGATAATACATCGTCGTATTCATCTTCATATACTCCTTCAACACCTTCAAGTTACACACCTTCAACCGTACCAACTAATTCAACCTCGTCTTCAAACTATAGTTATGGTGGTAAAAGAGTAAGAAAGTCTACAAGAAAAATAAAAAGAGCAAGAACAATGAAAAGAGGTGGTAATTTTAGTTATAACACACCAATTGATACTTTAGCATCTAGAGCCGGCGATTATTCAAGAGGACTTACCGCACGAGTTAATGATTTAGTTGGAGGTAAAAGAAGAAGAAAGTCAAGAAGAAGGTAAATAGATTTTAGCAGTGTGTTTAAATACTAAAAATATAGTATATAATTATTTTATATAAATAATATGATTATTTCTTTTCAAGCAATTAATAACATTTTATTATCAAAAAATATATATGTTACTGGGGCTTTTCATGTAGGTGCTCATGATTGTGAAGAATTATATTTTTATAATAATATAGGAATTAAAAAAGAAGATGTTATATGGATAGATGCAATTCCTTCAAAAGTGAATGAAGCAACTAATAGAGGAATACCGAATGTATATAATGCACTTGTAACAGATAAAGACGATGAAGAACTTGTATTTAATATTTCTAATAACGTTCAATCTTCAAGTGTATTAGAATTTGGTACTCATTCACATGAACACCCTGAGGTTGTATACGTAGATAAAATGACACAAAAGAGTATTACAATTGATACTTTTTTTGAAAGAAATAATATTGACGCATCCAAATATAATTTTTGGAATTTTGATATTCAGGGAGCAGAACTAATGGCGTTGAAAGGCGCAACACAATCTATCAAACATGCAAAAGTAATATATCTTGAAGTTAATGAAAAAGAATTATATAAAAATTGTGGATTGGTTACTGAGGTTGATTCATTTTTATCTAGTTTTAATTTTAAGAGAGTTTTGACTAATATGACGATGCATGGGTGGGGTGATGCTTTATATATATTAGATAATTAAAATGGGGGTGACTTTAAACCATACTAGAAAGTGTAATCTGAAATGTTGCACTCAATAAAAAATAATATTTTATTTATAAAATTATAATATTATTTGGTTTTACCACTTTATTTGCCTTTTTCAATCAATCTATACAAAATATAAATTGATATTGCAGACAAACTCAAAAAGTATAATTGTGCTATTGGGTCTTGCGGTAATTTAACCTCTTCCATATCCATATTTTGAAAAGCTTGTCTACACGATTTACCACTAATAGGATTTTTTCCATTTGGAAATGTACATGGATTCATGTTTTGTATATCAATTAATGTTACATAATTGGTTTCTGACGATTTATTGTTATTGATATCTACAGTCTGCATGGTTAATTTTTGACAAGGAGGTATAGAACCAGCAAGAAATGACTGCATTATAGTATATGGATTTAATACATTTAAATCTTCCATAGCACCAGGTATCAAACCACGAAAATTAGAAAAATTTACACCTAAACCTTGTGATATAAAAGGAATATTACCACTAGGAACATTATCAACGTAAATGTATCTATCTACTTGTTGATTTGTAGCCTTGTCTAAACATTTTGCACCAGTTTGTAAAAAAAATTTATTACCTAAAGGTTGACCTGTAGTTGATGCTTTACTATTTCCTTCAACTAAAAGACTTACATAATTGATTAATCCATTAATATCATTTGCAAGAGCTGGTAATGTTCCTCTGTCTGACATACCAATTTGACTAGGAGTTTTAATATTTTTATAGTATGGATAATTTGGACCAAGTAATCGTGTTTGAACACCATCAGCATCGTTTAATACTTGTTCAAATATGTTATTCGCATTTGACATATTTATAAATATTTATAATATTAATTTATGTAAATATTATATTTTTTCCACCTTTTATAAAAAGGTGGAGCCAAAATACCCTTTCGCAAAAAGTATAGCCAAACCAAAGAACATTAATTTTGGCTCCACCTTTTTATAAAAGGTGGAAAAGGTGGATTAGGTTGACCCGGTTATTACCGGTGGAGAACTAGGAAGATTAGCTTTCGCATATTGTTGTTGTGCTTCCATTAATTTAGTAACTTGCGATGTTAGTGTAATAAGGTTTCCACTAATATCTTGCACTTCCTTATCTAAACCAACTAATTTATCTACTTGTTGTTTTAAAACCTGTATATTCCCTGCGTTTTGTTGTCCTAATATCAAAGCGTTATTTGGATTATTCATATCATATGGCTGATATTGTTGTGAAGGCATTGTATCAAGACCTTCTATGATGTCGTCATTCATTTTGAATTTAATATTTGATAAAAAAATCTGATAAAATATAAGTATTATAAAAAATACAATCAATATATTTACTAACATTATTATTAATATAGTGTAATATTTTATCCTTTTGATATATTTATTATTATTTTGTTATTTCATTATTTTATTTTATTATATAATTATAAATATAAATAATAAAATAAATGGCTCAATTTATAAATAAAGCTTCTTTAAATACAGGTTTTAATTCATTAGGGACCTCATTTTATCCGGTTGGTATGGGTAGACCAGGTAATTTAAGAAATCAAGGTGGTTATAAAACCTGGAAAGGAACCGCTATTAATAGTAATCCTACAGGGATAGCTGCTGGACACATTCGTCCTTTAACAAATTTAGATACAGGTAATATATTTCCAGGGCCTTTTGGTAAACCAAGACCTCTAAAACATTATAGAAAAGGAAGAGTTGTCCCAAATATTGATATAATTACTCTTGACAAAGATAAAGAAGGTCAATTTATCTATAAAGATAAAACGTATATAGCTGAGGCCGAAGCCGGTTTAATACAATACAACTTAAATCGTAGTGTAAAATCAAGTAAAGGTACATCACTTGGCGGAGGTTTTGGCGGCAGTGGTTTATTAAACGAAATGCAAGATAAGCCTGGAAGTTATTTAGTAAAACAGAATCCTCTTACTGAAATAAATGAATCTTTACAAATCAACAATGATTGCGCTACTTGTCAAGGTGTTGGAATTGTAGATACATATTATCCAAATGAAGACTATTTGACAGAAAATCCTGAAGCAAATACTCAAAATAAAATTTTATGTTGTAATCAAGAGAAATTTGCATTGAAACGTGTAATTTATGCAAATACAAATTTACGTAAAAACTATTATACTACACATAAACAATATTTACAAAATAGATGTAAAACTTACAATCAAAAAGCATTTAATTTTGAAACATATAATCCTATAAATGCTGCGGAAATTGCTGCATCGCAAAATCCGGCAGTTACTGCAGCATTAATTAAAGCATCTAAACCCGGAGATCCCTTGTCTATTACTAATACATATTTTGCGAACTGTCAACCAAATGCGGAAATTGTGACTGCTTCCGAAATTAATTTGGTATACGCTATTCTTGATATTTTATTAAATCAAAATGCTATTACTATAGAACAGTATGATTCTTTTATTGCAATCAACAATTTAAAACTCACCGGTTTATTTGAATATTTGAAAAAATTACCAAAAGAAACAAGTGATGTGGCTGTTGCTATTTTTATTGCATTTATTAATAATCCCTACTATGGTGTTCCACTTTCGGGTCCTAATAATCCAATAGGTTGCAAATTAACTATTTACAAACCAAACAATCCACAATATGCTCAACAAGGAGCAGTTGATGCAAGTACGCGTATATTAAAATTAAATGTTACAACTATTGAGAAAAACGCTGCATCATACAATAAAAATTATCTAGGTAAAAACAAACCATCCCAATCTTGTGAAAGACCCCCTCTAAATTTTCATCCAACAACCTATCAAAATAAAAAGGCTTGCAATTATGTTAGAAAACCAGACTATTTTACTCCTGTCTCTCAAGCTAGTCCATATAGATATTATTATTATCAAAATTCGCCATTTTCTCGTTTAACAAATCATTACAGACAAAGTCCAAATGGTAACGCGCTTTTATAATTCTTTCTCTTTACTAGTCGGTAGAAAAATATTAGTTTTATCTAAAAATTTATTATAAGGAATTTTATATTTCTCACACCAATTAATTGATTTTTGTATATTATTTTTTTTTAAACAATCAATTTTATCATTTTTATTTTTACTTTTTAAAACATTAATTATTTGATTTAATGAATCCAACTGTTGTTGTCCAATTATAATATTAATGTCATCTATTTTATTGAAAAAAAAATATGGAACTTGATCAATAATTATATTATGGAAATTTAAATTATTGGTGTTATCGTATTTATTTTCAATAATATTTTTCAATGCAATAATATAATTATTGATAATTTCAAAACTATAATAATTTAATTTTAAATTTTGTAAAATAATGTATTTATCGTGCGTTATAATGTTAGAAGTGTTAGGTTTAATAATATTTATTTTTTCAAAAAATGAACAAAAAATATAAATAATTTCAATAATTGGTTTATAAAAAATATTATTTATTTTCAAAATGACAAAACTATTTTCTTTCAAATAGCTTAATACAATTATCAATAATTCAATCAAATCAATAATATATTGATTCAAATTTTCACAATTATTTATCTCATAAATAATAAAATTAAACTTTGTTTTTTCTATTAAAGTATGTAAATTTGAGTTATATTCATAAAAACAGAAAAATTTGTCTTCATTATAATTTTCTCTTAAAATCTCAAGACATTCCAATGAATCTTCGTAATTTTTACCAACTATTAAAGAATTCATAATCTCAAAATTGAAAATTTCCAATAAGTTTAATGTTTGAAATATTTCTAACAGGTCATAAAACATCATACTTTTAGGTTTTAGTTTACTTACTGAAAAATTGGAACCAGGAACTTTGGAGAATATATATTCATGTGGATTTATAATTTTGATTATTTCATTATAATCTATTTTATTATTATCACAGTTACATAATGTAATAATTTCACTTGTTAAATCATTATAATAATTTATAAATGATTTTGAAATACATGGTTTTATTTCGTTAAAATCTACGGTTTGCTTAATCGTTATTTTATTATTTATTTTTGGTAATGTATAATAATTCATAAATTTTTATTATATATTACAACAAAATTATGTTTAAGTGATTTTATTGTTACCTGTTTTGTTTAGTTGCAGTGTTTTAGTTTTTTACTTTGTTTTATTCCATTGCTTCTGTAGATGGGTCCAATATTAATTTCTTACCTAGTTTGCGTACCTTACGTTTCTTTGTATTCTCTTTTTCAAATTCTTTTGAAACCGCGACAACAGTCTTTGTTTCTTTATTGTTTTGTTCAATTTCTGAATAATTATAATCACTAAACTCCATTTGCACCTTATCTGTATTGACATTTCTTATTTTTTTATATACGAAATATCTATTTAAAAACGAAATTTTCTTTTCATATTCACTCATATTAATTGCTTCGCCGTAGTCTTTTGATCTGTTTTTATTTTTCTTTATTTCTTCCATCATATTCATAAACAACTCGCTGAATAAACCACTTCCTTCCGGTAAGCCAATTGATATGGCTTCTTCTCTATCTATTAATTTAAATCCATAATTATCTAAAACACTATCCAAATAATCAAAATTCACCAAATATTCTGTTATTAATTGGTTGATTGAATCTTGATACACGTCTATTCTGTATCCAATACAGCTTGAATTATCCTCTAATGTCGTTGAATTATAACCCTTTACAATTTCCCACACTTTTTTGCCTTTTTCTATAATTTGAATAGACTCTCCTTGTAGTTTTTTTCTTAGCAAATTGAATACTTCTTTACCGTCGTAACATGTACCAATGAAATAACCATTTAATTTTGTACATTCTGATACATTTTTCATGAAACCTTGTAGTGTATTTGGATTTTCTAAAAAGTAATGTACAGCAAATTGACACGATGAAACATTAAACCCGTCTTCACCTTTACCATATTGTCTGAGAACCGCTTTTCCTAATACATCAGCATCCTTTGTACCACTACCAAAAATAGCTTTGGTTATTTGAATCGCTTTATCGTTTAACATTGCTGCACCAGATTTTATATTGTACGAACTATCACCGTTCACAAACAATGCACTTGGTATATGTTTATTTGTTTTGGTTGAGTTCAAATATCTAACGCAAGCTCCATCCAATCTATCTTCTAAATTATTTTTGGATTTATCAATACCGAAGACAAACGACAAACGAGAACTAATCCATTTTGGTAAATCACCTGCTTTTCCACACGCATAATCAATTAATGTATCTCCTTGTTTGGAAACTGATTTAATTAACGATTTTTTGACGTACAAATTATGAAAATTTTTCATTGCTTCAGTTGATGTTTTACCTGCCGGTTTATTATAATATATATCTTCGTCAACACTAATGTCAGGTATACCTTCTCCACTAGAAATCATATCTTCGGTTATTGGATTATTAATTGATTTCCAATTACTATTTGCAACGTGATATGCATTACCAAAATTTTTCATTCCTTGTAAAAATTCACTTGTTTTGTCATATCTAACTCTTTTTGGAATCCATCTCCAACCTTTTTCCTTTGATAAATCGTAACTGAATTCAACAATCATATTATCACCAAATACTTCATTTTCTTCAGTAAACATTTGTCTAACACCATTATCGTCTAATTTTAACATTATGTTACATATTCCAGCTTCGGGATCAAAAGGTTCTGTTGGGTAAAATTGTAGTGGTTTTGCATCATTTGTATATTTTTCTTCGTAGTTCATATCTTTAAATTCCGGTAATTTGTCGTCAATAACATCTTGACATGGGTTCAAATAAATTACACCGTGTTTTCTTTCGCTATATGTACAGCTTAATTGAATAGTTTTGTATTCGCTTAACTGTGTGCTTAAATGTGAATTTAATCCGGGTTCATAGATTGTTTTAACAATATCTTCTCCACCTGGTTGTTTTGTGGTAACTACAAAGAAATCAATTGTATTATCTTCAGCAGGTTTCCATTTAAATGAATATTCCCATGTAATTTTGCTTAAAGGTCCAGTTTCACCTTCTTTATTTGATCCTACACCATAATAAGCATGTGTAAATATCAGTCCATCTGTATTATATTCAAATCTATTTTCTCTTACTTTTGTCAAAATATCATTACAGGCATCAAATATATTACCTTTTAAAATACTTTCAGGATAGAACTTTTTGTTTTTAATTGTAATTGGCGACAATAATTTTTTAATTTCATTTGTATTTTTTGATGTTTCTACGGTAACATTTACATCCATTATAGACAATGCTTTTATTAAAGCAATTGTATTTTGTAATAACATATATCTGCATTGGAAATTGTCACTGTTATTGATTTTAGATTGCTGTTTACTTTTGCTATTACTATTATCATTAGCACCAATATCTTCTTCTTTAACAACAAACGGTAACATTCTCACATCCACTTTATTTAAATAGTAAATATCAAAAGCCGCATATAAATTTATGAATTTTCCATATTTATCATTTGCAATTAATTCGCCATCTAATAAACTATTGAATATATCTTTATTTATTGTTTTCGCTCCTGTGAAAATAACTTGCATATTTGTGTTTATTAAATAAATTTTACCTTTACCGCTTATAAATAATAGATTACGCTCGCCATCTGCCTTATCGGTTACTACAAAATCCTTTCTAATATTTGGAATATTTGAGTTTGCGTCTATTTCTGCTATATTGGACATTTGCAACGTAAACGAAGACGGACCAATAAAATCGCTTGGATATATTCTTTTTTCAGGTTTATAATTTTCTTTATGTAAAATTTTCATATATTCATCCATCACCTCTTTTTGTTCTAAATAGGATACTGGATAATTGGTGTTTTGAAGTCCGCTAAGAACAAATTTGATTACTTTTCGTAAAGCTTCTAATATTTTTTCATGTGTATCAAACTGGGTATATGGACCAATTTTATTATTATCCACTTCCAGCTCAATTTCTATTTTTTCAGGACTATTAAATACATTTGACTCTTCAACTGTGTATGTTTTTTTATAAATATCCCCATTGAACTTGGTAATACTAATATCAACATTGATAGGATAATCAGGATGTGTAAAAGTAACACGATTTAAAAACCGAAACATCTTTTTATTTTTATCCCAATTTTGTAATATGAAATTTTTAGAAGTCATACTAATATTTTCTTCTACTTGATAAGAAACCCTGAAATTGAATTCGTCAAAATTAACTGGAAATACCTTTTTATTGTCAATAAAGATGTTGTTCTTATTTACAAAAGTTACAGCGTTCATATTATCTTTGTATATAGCTTTAAGGTCATTCGTTTTACAGTATTTTTGAATTTGAAACAAATCGTTAATGGTAACTCTTGTATTGGATAGTTTGAATTTTCCGGTATTTTTATCAAGATATTCGGTTTGTATTTTTAAGCTAGATGTCCCTACTTCATTTATACTTGAAAACCCTAACGATTTTAGTTTTTTAATAACATTATCATAATCATTTTTGTTCAAGGGTTTAATACCCCTTGTTCCAAATCTAACTTCCAATTCATGATTTTTATTAGAATGACTAAATGGCGATGATTGATAATATAATTTAATTAAATTAGCAAAATCTTTTTGTGAGTTTTTTTGTGATTGTTTCAAATCTACTAAATTTATTTTAGGTTCAACTTCTGTTTCTCTTACATATTCTGTATCTGCAGCTTCAATATCCTCTTTTAATAGCTCATCAGGAGTTTGCTTTTCAATTGCATCGGCTGCAGGAGGGCTAAAATCAGGGGTTTCGGGTTTAAATTGTCGTTGCGGTGGCGGCTCTAGATCCTTTTCAAGACCTTGTTTTTTTAATATTTGTTTTAAAGTAAAATACTTATCTCTAATTTTCAAAGTATCTAATTTCGCCTTATCTTTTGGATTTAATTTTTCATAAATTTGTTGAATATCTTTGTTTGCTATATCTTTAAGTATTGCAATTTTGAATTCCAATTTAGATAATAAATCAATTTCTTGCTTTGTTTTATCGTCCAAATCATTATAAATTTTATTTAATTCAACACTTCCAAAATCAAATCCCATTTTCACCTTATTTTCGTCATTTAACATTTTATATATTATATAATTAGACTTATTTTTAAATTATTGTTCAATTTTTTTAAAAATATTTAATGATTGCTTCATACAAATCTTTTTTGCTTTTAGTCTTGATATTGTCACCACTAACAATTTCATTGCTTTCATTGCTTTTATTGCTTTTATTGCTTTTATTATTAGAAGCAGAACCAGAAGAAACAACACTTGTCTCAATACCTAATTTATTGCAAATATCTACCAACTCTTGTGTTTTATAAGCCGACATGGATTTTATTGGTTTTGACAAATTGTCAACTTTGTAATATTTATTTCTAAAATCGTCAAGATTATCTTTATTTGTCTCTTCAAATCCATATTTATCCTTTTCCGAAATATATTTTATAATATAAATTTTATTGGAGTCGTTCATATTCAACTCAAAATAGGTATTTTTTTTGATGAAAAAAATATTCAAACATCCAACTACACATAAAGTTAAAAATGTGTTAATGTCAATTCTTGTTTCATTTGCTAACATATTTTCGGTGTTCGTCAATGTATCAAACTTGTATTGTTTAATCAATTGTTTTTCTTTTCGTAAACGTTCTACATAATCAATTTTCATTTTTTTTTCAACAATTATGTTTCTGTTTGTTAATTGGGTGTAGTTTGATATACCATTTTTTATAATGTATAAACACCAAAATAAACTGTCACTATCATTCGGTATAAATATATTTTTATTTATGGATTCTATTTTTTCTGATTGCTGTTTTATTTTTTTATTGTTATATTGGTCGTGCAATTTATATTCCAATGATTTACACATACTCGTATTATTAAACATATAATCTTGAACATGTTTAACAAAATTTTGATATAAGTCGTCTTCTTTAACAAAAGCCATTTGCAAATGTTTGTTGTTTGTTACTAATTTATTGTTTGTTATCTTTATTATCTTTTGAAAAATATATATTTTTAAACGTTTCTTTTTGTTTTTCAATTTCATTCAAAGTACATTCTTGATTATTCACATAGTTTATGTATGATTTCATTGATTCCAATATATCCTTATTTAATTCAGATAAATTAACGTGAACACCGTATTTATTCTCGTTTAAGGTAACATATTTATAATTATTCAAAATTCTTAAAATTTCTACTTGATTGAATTTATTCATGTTTTCTATAGATTCTCTAATATAATTTAATTCACTAACAGAAAAATTATTAATTTCATTTGTTGTCATAGTTATTTCGGTATAGCTCATTTCACTGTAAATACGTTGTCTAATATATTCAATATAACTTATTATATTTAATATATTTTAATTATATAATAAGAATTACACCCAATATAATAATTAATAATATGGTAGTAATTGAAAAAGGTAATGAAAAATTATGGGAAAAAATCCCATACGACGTATTTATTAATCATATAATCCCGTACACTTATCAAAAAAAAGATTCAACCCTTTTGAATGACATTCGTAATTTTATTCGTGATTATAGAATAATACTCAATTATTATTCCTTTGAAATGAATGAATTTTTTCTTATTCATGATATATTAGTATTTTTAATTAGTGACGAAATAAAAATTGATTTTCTTAATCGTAATGTAATGTTCAAAAATTTATCATTGGATAAAAAATACGAGTATATTCAACAACATTTTCAGAAAAATTTAAATACAAAAGTTGACCAAAAAAATAAGTTTTTATTAGCACTTATGACGCCAAGTGAACGCGCGCTTTTTATAAACCAACACATAATTTCAGAATTTGAAAACGATTAATCCTCAATCACAAGTTTCGGTTTTTGCTCTCTTACAAGTTGTCCTATAATAGATACAAATTTATCGTTCAATTCAAAACGTTGACCAATAACGCGTATGTTTATTTTGTCGCCTTCTTTTACATCATTAAATTGAGAACTATAATAATGATGGTCTCGTGCAATAAATACAATAATAGGACTTGGTTTTTCATCAGCGCTTTCAGCTGTAATACCTGCCTTTGTATTTGTTTTTGCAATACAAGAAATATTTGTTCCTTCTACTGGAAAGCAAACTTGACATTCAAAAACTACGTCAAAAGATACAAGGTTTCCCCGTTTAATTGTACCGCTTGAATAAGTAATAATTTTTGTAGATTGTGGTTTGATAAACCCTTCAACAACACATTTACCTTCATAATGAAATGATATGTATTCTTCAATCACTTGTTTTAAATTCTTACCAATTGCGGTAATTGGTAGTGAAATTGTTCTAGTAATTATTGATCGTGAATAGATAGATGATAGTATTATTTCTTTTTTTTTATTTTTAAATTTAGGTTCTGTGGCCTGTATATTATTATTGTCGTTGTCGTTGTCGTTGTCGTTGTTATTGTTATTCAATTCCATTGCCATTTCCATTATATGTAATACTATATATAGTATACATAATTTCTTTTAATTAATTTTCAATTTTAATTTTTAATTTGATAAAAAAATTGATAAAAGATTTAACGTATTCATAAATTCAAATAATATAAGAAGAATGACAATTGAAAAGTTTTGCGACAAAAGGTTAATTGAAGAGAATTTTAAAAAATGTGTTAAAGGTTATCATTTGATAAACTCATCCCCTATCATTGAAAAAATATGGGAAGATTTGAACGCTACTGTATTTACATCTGTAGGAATTAATGTTGATTCAAAAAGCGACGGAAGTCATTTACCAGGAATGGATATTCATTGTGCAATGGGTGGAATTAGTAACAAGTCTGGTAAATATGCAAATCAAAAAAAAAGTATTGATATTAGTTCTTATAGATTAACTACCGTATGTAATGCAAAAAATTGTGGTAGTCCACAAGAAATAATCCAAGAAATAAATAGTAGAAAAAATTTTGATTATTATTCCTTTATAATTAGAGATGAAATATCTGGCGGGTCTTGTGGTGCTGGTACAGACCAAATAAGTTATGATTGGTTTCTTATTCCAAGTAATTATTTGGTATTAGACCCATCTTCTTACACATGGGAACCAACCATTGGTAAGCGTGGAAAAAATAAAGATACACAAGTGGGTTGGAATACAAATGAAATTAATGGATGTAAAATGAGCATTACATTTAGTATGTCATCTCAACTATGGATGCATATTAACATTACCGAAGAAATAAAAAAATTTATTGTAGCAAGTGCTTTAGTTAGCAACAAACCATGTTATAATTATATTCAAATAAGTGAATCTTTACACTAAGTGTAAAGAAAAACCGGAGTTGTCATTTTTTTTACGGTTAGTATAAATTTATATTATTTTATTATTATAATAAAATAATAAATAAATATAACATGTCATCAAAATCATATTTGACAAGTTCTAATTATTATAGGAATTATTCTCAATGGTTATCGTCACAAAAATATTGTAACGATAAAGAAAAATGCGACTCGTGTATGAGTGGTAGGAATTGTAATGGAGCTGGAGAAGGTGGCCAAGATCCTCCAAATTCTCAAGGAAGTCAAAAATACATTGGAAGAACAGGTTATAGACCACCCACTAAGGGTTCACAAGGAAATGTAGGAGGTATTGGGCCTATTGGCGGTTCAGTATCATCGTCGCTAATTCCCACAAGAGATGTTTCATATGACTTAGGTTCTTCAGGTGCAAGATTTAGGTCGCTTTATTTGGCTGGTTCAACTATTTATTTGGGAAGGACTGCTATTTCTTCTACACCTGAAGGTGAAATATTTATTACAACGTCACAAACTGGTGGAACAGGTTCTGTAGTTCGTATTGGAGAACAAAGACCACAAGGTTACACAGGTTCTCAAGGTTATACAGGTCCTCAAGGTTATACAGGTTCTCAAGGTTTTACTGGTCCGCAAGGTTTTACCGGTCCTCAAGGTTATACAGGATCTCAAGGTTATACAGGTTCTCAAGGTTTTACTGGTCCGCAAGGTTTTACCGGTCCTCAAGGTTATACAGGTTCTCAAGGTTATACAGGTTCTCAAGGTTATACAGGTTCTCAAGGTTTTACAGGTTCTCAAGGTTATACAGGTCCTCAAGGTTATACAGGATTCACTGGTCCAACAGGTCCTCAAGGTTATACAGGATCTCAAGGTTTTACCGGTCCTCAAGGTTACACAGGATCTCAAGGCTACACAGGATTCACTGGTCCAACAGGTCCTCAAGGTTTTACCGGTCCTCAAGGTTATACAGGATTCACTGGTCCAACAGGTCCTCAAGGATACACGGGATCTCAAGGTTTTACCGGGCCTCAAGGGTTCACAGGATCTCAAGGCTACACAGGATTCACTGGTCCAACAGGTCCTCAAGGATACACGGGATCTCAAGGTTTTACCGGGCCTCAAGGGTTCACAGGATCTCAAGGTTTTACTGGTACTCAAGGTTATACAGGATTCACTGGTCCAACAGGTCCTCAAGGTTATACCGGTCCTCAAGGCTACTCAGGATTCACTGGTCCAACAGGTCCTCAAGGTTATACAGGATCTCAAGGATACGCGGGATCTCAAGGTTATACCGGTCCTCAAGGGTTCACAGGATCTCAAGGTTTTACTGGTCCGCAAGGATACACAGGATCTCAAGGGTTCACAGGTACTCAAGGTTTCACGGGACCTCAAGGTTTTACTGGACCTCAAGGAGACCAAGGACCAACTTTTTTCTCAAACGCAGAAACACAAATAACCTCTGCAACTACACCAAGTATTAATTTTAATAATGTACAAGGAAAAACTTATTTTTTAAATATAGCAAACAATATTACTGGATTTAATTTATCAAATCCTGTTTCTGGAGGACAATATGTTATATATGTGCGTAATGAATCAACAACAACTAGCTATACTATTTCTACTATTTCAACTACAACAATAAAAACAAATTATTTATATACTCAAATTGTCAAGCCATTAAGTTATGCTCTTATAACAATTACTTACAGTTCTTTTAATATATATTATGTGTCTTGTTCTGTTTATGCTTAATATTTTTATAAAAAATTTATTTACGGAATCAATGTACCATTATCAAAAAAATAAAAATAACCTAATGGAACATATGTTTTTGCTAAAGTCGGATTTGAAATAGCAATTTTTATACCAACACCGCCTTGATTTTGTCCTAGTTGTATTCTAATAGGATAATAAGTGGAGTCAATTAAATTAATTGTACCAGATTTTTCAGGACCTATTCCATGTAGACCAGGAAATTTAACTACCGTATTATTTGCTGCATATCCAGAAGCTGCAACATCTCCAACCCAAAGAAAAGAACAATCATCTGAATCTAAATAAAATGTCCATGTACCAGTATAATTTGATTTAAAATATCCAAGCCACTGAACTGAAACGGTTTGTGTAACATCAGTTTTAACACAATTATTTGTACCAACATCAACTGATGGTATATTCAAAATCAATCCTTTATTAGGACCAGTAGTTGAAGTTGTATATGGTGTTGCAGTAGAAAAATAATTTACATTATCATTCATATAACCATTATATACTGTATATTGTAAACCTTCAAATCTTGTAGTATTTAAAGAAATCGTATTTGATGCCATTTTATATTTATTTTATTATATAATGTCTCTACAAAATAATTATAAAGATATTCTAAATGCATTTAATAATAATCTTATTTATAATTTGATAATGATAATGTTTATCATTATCATTATCATAATCAGAAATTTGTCTTTCACTCTTTCACTCTTTCATTTGCAACTGTAATATAATCATTATTAATTTCAAAACCAATAAAGTTTACATTGTTATTTTTTGCTGATACACATTCTGAACCTGAACCAGCAAAAGGGACAACTAATAATGTTTGTTGCGATTTATTCATTGAAGCTTTTATTAATGTATCACATAATTGTAAAGGTTTTTGGGTTGGATGGTCAACGCGTTCTTTTTTACCGGCACCTCCTGCTAGCGCAGGAACTTTAATTACGTCTCGGGGTAAAGCACCCAACTCATGAGCATTATAAGTTGTTTCTGTATCGCCGTTACTAAACCGTCCTTTGGTTGCCTTTCTCACCTTTCCAGCAGCATTTTTAATAAAATTTTCTGTATATGGTTCTCTTACATCGTCACGATTAAATATAGGCTTGTTTTTATAACAGCATAAAATGCTTTCATGAGACCTCTGCCAAAAATTGAGCGATGGTGTCGTTTTATTTGTATAATGCCAAACCAACCATCTCACGTTGCAACCGCCTATACGTGTTCTGATAAATGCAAGATTTTCACTGAAACCGTATATATAAAGCGTCCCGTTAGGTTTTAATATTCGCAAACACTCTTGAATCCATACGTCACACCACATTAAATACTCATCCATGGTTTGCTTATCACTATTATTACCAAAATCTTTACCAATATTGTAGGGCGGGTCGCATATAACAATATCCACAGTTTCGCTTTTTATTTTTTTCATTCCGACAATACAATCTTCATTATATATTTTATTTACTTCAATATCAAATTCAAATTTGGAGTCATCGTGATTCATTAATTTGTTGATTATAAAAGATATATATTAATACAAATATTAGTGTTAATATATTTAATATCATTTTTTTTATTTATTTTACGTGGATGGTATATAATTTATGGTACAAAGCCATTTCTGGAGTCAAAAACCATTTCTTATCATCCTTTCTAATTCTATCAAAAAATCGCAAAACAAATTCTTGCATAACACATAGTTCTACATGTCCTACCGCATCTTGAATAACATTTTTATCATCATCTTTTACTATTTTAGTATTTTCTTTTGTATATTTTTCTTCGCCAATAATTTGATTCAATATTTGCATTGTTTTATTTTTTCCTGCTTCGTCACATCTTGCACCAGTATCTCTGGGTGATAACATATCTTTTGTTTTAAAAATCAAATATTTATTATTTTTTTCATAACCCATAAATCCCACTATAACATTATAGTCACTCACTTTAAAATCTAATAAATCTCTTACTTCACTTGTTTCCGCAATTTCTCTCTGATCTTCCGGTTCTGCATCAATCCATTTCTTAGTTTTATTATTAAAAATCATTATCTTTCTCTTATTCAAATTGTAAAGAATCATTGCATTAAAGTTTTTAGTTGTAATACTTTTTCTCTCAAAGTGATCTTTGATGAAGTATTCAAGACTGTTCATTTGAATCTCTTTTAATGAATAAATATAATTCATCAAATCTAATTTTTCTTCAAACAACAATAATTCAATCATGTGAGCTACTAAAAAATATAACAAGTAATCCTTGCTGTCAGGATATTCTCTAGCTAGTTTTCGCATAACAACACCGCAATGTTTAAACCAATTATCATCACCACGAGGGACTTTCGTTCCTGGTTTTAAATATTCTTTTGTTAAATCAAAATTTTCATTCATTTCAGCCAATATCTTATTTTTTCTCTCTTCATATTCATGTTCCTTCTTTTTAGCATGAACATCAACTCCAACATCAAGACCAACATTATGAATATCCGATGCATCATCATGACCAACCCTTGATTTACCTATCTTTGGTTTTAAATCAAAGCTAATCATAGTATGTTTATAATCAATCGGAACGGATCGTTCATAAATAGATATGTTTTTGTCTAATAATTCAACTGGTTGAAACAAATAATAATCTCCAATATTTACCAATCTTCCATTTCGTCCATATTTATCTACAATAAACTCGTTATTGTCATCTATCAACATTGTCAACGCAGCATATATTTGAACCAAAGGATATTTTTTTGGTATATTAATTAACTCAATGAGGGTTTCTTTCTTATAAAAAAACCCTTCTTTCATCAATACTCTAATTTTTTGATTTATTTTTTCTGAATTCATTTTAATAAAAGTGTCATTGTATGTATCTTCATTTAAATTATTTTCATCAATATCTTTCGTAGGTCTACAAACATAATTACAAGTAGGCATATAATCACATGCCGGAGAGAAAGGTGCGTCCCCTATTTTGAAATCATGAATAATTAATCCTGTAGAAAGTTGTTGAGTAATTTCTTCATTCAAATATTTGCTCATTGTTTCTTGTGTAAAATTTGTTTGACCATGATTAATAATACAATCAACAGCTGTTTCTTTTAACAACCGAGTTACATTTCCTGTTTGTGTTGCTTTCAATTCAGCTACGCGAAATACGTATAAATCCGCAGCTTCTTCTTTGTTATCACCTAATATTGTACCGTACATAAAAATCTGGACATTTCTTTTTTCAAAAGGTAAATCTTTGTGACTAAAATTACGAACCCCGCGTCCAATAATCTGTTCAATGCGATTCATATTATACCATGGCTCTAATATATGAACTTGTCTTATAAATTTGAAATCAATACCTTCAGATCCGGCTTTTGAAATTAAGATTACTTTCACCTTGTTTCCATCTTTGTTGTCGTCGTTTGTTAATCCTTTTACTTCAAAATCATTGTTTGGGGACAATCTAGGGTCACCAGTTATCATTGCATATCTAGCCGGCATAAAGTCTTTCTTATTTGTTGGCGATTTCATTGTTCTTATATCAACAAGTTCAGCTGGCTTATTTTTAAACAATGGTTTTACATTTTCGCCATATCTTGTAAACCCGAATTCTTCCAATGCAAGCGCCATAGGTATTAACCCACTATCAATGTATTGAGAATAAATCAAAATAACACCCTCTGCTACTTTACTATTTCCGTCAACGTCCACATTTTTAACTAAAATGTTATCTAAAATACACTTGATTTTTGAACTATATTTGCCTATTTCATTATAAGAAAAAATCTTACCATAATCATTTAACGTTGTTTTTCTATATTCAAAATCACCTTTTAAAGGCGGAGATTTTTGATCAACGTAATCCATCATTCGTTCCAATCCTCTTTTACCTGTCAAATAATGTGGGTCAATAGTAGCAGTTCTCTCTAAATCAGTTTCTTTTCTTCTCTCACTCTCAGATTCTTCGTTATGTTCAGTCTCTTCTGATGATGACAACGGTTCATCTCCGCCTACTGTATTTTTAGTTTTATGTTTATGTTTTCTTTCAATTTCACCCTCACTTTCACTTTCTGTAATAGAAGGGATACTACTAAGACTAACTTCTACATCTTTATTACTGACGTCAAACTCATCTGCTTTTTCGTTTACAGTAGTTTCACCTACAAGAGGAGGATTATCCAAAACTTCGGAATATTTTTCAACGGGTATTTTTTCAATTATTTCTTTAAGACCTTTCATTGGATATGAAATAATTAACGACTCTAGTGGCGTTTGCAATAATGTATAGCCAAACGACTCCATATTCTCAAAACTAGGCATTTCTCGTGTTACACCTTTTTTTGTAGTAATAGAAAATTGTTTTTTCCTCAAGGAGTGAATAATATATTTATAAACACAATATTGACACATTCCGCAATTTCCACAATTTCCAATTGTATTTAAATAAATTCCCAAAATACGCGTTTTATCTTCTGATTTTATTTTTTTTAAATTCATTTGGTAAGATGGATATTGAATAAAAGGGAACGTATTTTTTTTCGCAAATTCATTGGGATATACTCTATATGGAAATGTATAAGGATTTTCACCGCGAACAAATGACACATATCCTGTTGCCTTTCTAATCAAAACATCTTCTCCTCCTTCTTTGAAATTACCATTTTTATCAAATACATCTTTGCTCTGTATAATTCCTCTTCTATCATTCATATTCATTAAATTTAATAACCATATAATTTCTTTATAACTATTATACATAGGCGTTGCTGATAATAAAAGAAGGCGCATGTTCTTAGCAGCTTTTACTAATAATTCCAAATTCAACGCCACCTTTTTATTTTCATTATCTTCTGTTTTTCTAATATTATGAACTTCGTCAATGACAATTAATCTGTTGTCAAACTCATTTCTTAGCTTTCGTATTATTCTTTTGTTAAGAGTAATTTTCGCATCACCTAATTCTGCGCCAATTTTTTGTATTTTTGTTTGATCTCCTGGTTTCATTTGGGTTCTCTTCACTTCTTCATCGTAATGAATGGTTTTGATAATATAATTTGCAAATTGCCCATATCCTAAAAATATGTAATAAGTATTTATTACATTCTTAATTTGATTAATCACTTTTTCTTTTGAAATACCTTTCATGTTCATTGGATTAATTTCTTTCAACAATTTATTTCCAATGGATGCACCTCCCTTCATAGTCCAAACACCATCAACTAATTGCAGTTTTCTCTCATCAAACAATTGTAATCTAAAATTATCTTGTACATTTTCAGACGCAACAATCATTATTCTTTTTGTTATACCCATTTGTTTCATATAATCGCGCATTTCCTCACAGACTCCAATTGCACTTAGAGTTTTGCCTGTACCTAATCCGTGGTAAAGAAGTAAACTATTATAAGGTGTCTGTGACGATAAAAAATTCTTAACAAACATTTGATGTGGTGACAACTCAAAGTCTGCTTTTGCTAACATATCAGCATATTCCTTTATATTTTGATGTATGTCTCCATCATATTTCGTATCATTGAATTCTTTTTTTTCGGCAATTTTTATATTGAAATTAATATCATTTAAATTCGGATATAAAAACCCGTTATCCATTACATTGCTATATTGTTCTTCCAAGCATTTTCTCTCGGCAATTTCCTTTTTTAGTAAAAATTTATTATATTCTATTGGTGTTGCTTCTACATTTGTTGCTGATTTGTAATCATTTTCCAAATTTATATTACAATAATTTGACATTAAAGTGATAGATAACTACTTATATACTATGAATATAATCTATATTCTTGTAATACTTTATTAATATTTGTTATTAAATTCTTTTTTTCTAAATTATAGGGTCTTATTGAATTAATACAATCGCTATAACTTTTCCATTCTAGTTTACTAACTTCAGTTTTTTGAAAATTAGTTAAATCTATAGTAGTACCATCTTTAATATACGCCAAAAAATATTTGTGTTTATACGCTTTGAGATTTGTACCAATAAACGTCTCTTCAAAAGGTAAAATATTTTCAACTATATTAATAATATCACTAGATATCCCAGTTTCTTCTTCAAATTCGCGCAAAGCACACTCTAAATCTTTCTCCCTGAAATTTTTTCGTCCTTTTGGGAATTCCCATTCAGTTTCATCCCAATTGGTATTACTATTATTTATTATATCATAAATATTTGTTATCTTATCGCCTATATTTAGACCATTTTTTAAGCACTCAAATTTCTTATAAGAAGACAATTCTTCATTTTTGTAATGACTAATGCGAGTATCGCACCACATATCTTTCCACAATTTATCAAAATCATATGTTAAAATGCGTTCTTTTTCAAAATTAGACATTTCATTAAAAATATTTTGTATTTGGTTAATATTAGATATATTATATTTACCGCGAATAAAATCAATAAAACCAAAGCTGTCTTTTCTTCTGATCATTAAATATTTATTATTTTCAAAATCTTGGGTAAATAAAATAATACCGTAACTAATTATAGGTAATTTGCATTGACTGAATTGATGTCCTAATTTACCACAATTATTACATGCATTTGTATTAACATTATTTATTGGTTTACTCATAAAAAGTTTCTTATATGTTTAAACGCCTATCTTTTTATATCATTTTATTCCAATGGTAAATCTTGATCCAAATGTATGGGGCCCTAAATTTTGGTTTTTTTTTCATACAATAACATTGAATTATCCTAATTATCCAAATGGTGTAACAAAAAAAAAATACTATGATTTTGTTCAAAATATTCCCATGTTTTTACCAGTAGAAGAAATTGCAACCCATTTTAGTAAATTATTAAATGAATACCCTATCCAGCCATATTTAGATAATAGAGAATCATTTATTAAATGGTTTTGGTTTATTCATAATAAAATAAATGAAAAATTAGAGAAACCTGTTATCACGTTGAATGAATTTTATATTAAATATTATGAACAATACAAATCAACAAATGTAAAATTAATGGAATATTATAAAATAAGACAAAAAATTATATACATTGTGTTAATTTTATTATTATGCGGGTTGATATATTATTTATACGACAAATAAATTATAATATTAGAATAATATAACACAACAAATTGCTAATTTTTATATAATTTATGGATACAAACAACAACAAACAAGGAGGCAAAGTATTAGCATCAGGTGGGTTCGGTTGTGTATTTACACCAGCATTAAAATGTATAGGTAAACCAAACCGTGATAAAAATAAAATAAGCAAACTCATGACAAATAAACACGCAAAAGAAGAATATGATGAGTTGTTATATGTCAATAATAAACTGAAAACGATACCCGATTATAAAAATTATTTTTTAATTGATGATTTTACATTATGCAAGCCAAGTAAATTAACAAAAGATGATTTAAAAAATTATCGTGAATGTGGAGCATTACAAAAAGAAGGTATAACAAAAAAAACTATAAACAATCAGTTAGATAAATTGCTTGCTATTAACATGCCTTATGGAGGTATTACAGTTGAAGATTTTATAATTAATAATAAACATTACGCACAATTAATAAAATTAAATAATAAATTGTTGGAATTGTTAAAAAATGGAATATTAGAAATGAATAAAAAGCATATATATCACAGTGATATTAAAGCATCAAATATATTAATATTACTACAACACGCTGATAATGACGAGAGTATGAAAGTACGTTTAATTGACTGGAGTCTAACAGTGGAATATATACCGTTTAAAAATCATAAATTTCCTAATAATTGGAAAAATCGGCCACTGCAATTTAATGTACCATTTTCAATTATTTTATTTACAGATTTATTTTTTGATAGTTATTCAAAATTCTTAGATAAAAATGGACCAACATCAGCTAAAAAACGTGAACTATTGTTTGAATTCGTTAAAAATTATTTGTATTTGTGGATGAAAGAACGTGGACAAGGGCATTATAAATACATTAACAAAATCGTATATATGTTATTTAAAAATGAGGTCTTGCAATCAAATGAATATGTAAATAACAAAAGGTTGAAACATGATAACGATGATAATAATTTGAAAAAATTTATTGAAACAAATTATACGCAGCCATGTATTATAAATTATTTAGTTGAAATCCTATTACATTTTACAAAGTTCAAACACGACGGTTCTTTAAACTTGCGATATTATTTAGATAACATTTTTATACATATAATTGATGTATGGGGGTTCATCATTTCTTATTTACCCTTGTATGAATTATTATTTGAAAATTTTGATGATTTAACGGAAACGCAAATGTTGATTTTTACAAAATTAAAATACATATTTTTAAAATATCTTTATGAACCGCATATTGAGTTAATTAATTTGACAAATTTAGAAAATCATTTAAAAGAAATAAATAGTTTAATAAAATAACGCTAATACAAAAAATTTATAAAATACAATAAAAATTTTATAGAATAGAAAAAAATATTATATGTATATATTATAATTATGTTTTCCTCAAGAGAGTTTGAAAAACTATGCACACCAGCAAAATTATATTTTGCGTTAGCAATCTTAAGTATTTTATTGGGTCTTTTTAGTGGTTTAAATTTTATGGCTATTTTAGGTAAATTAGTTTTTGCCGTTATCTATACTTTTATCCTAGGATGGTTGTGTAGTAAGGGATGGAAAAGTTTATCATGGTTCTTAGTATTATTACCTTATGTTTTAATTCTATTAACATTTTTTGGTTTATTCTCTTTATCTAGAAGCCATATGTCAATGATGAAACAAAGTGGTATGATGCCTATTTCACCTTAATTACAATACGTAAAATCAAAGTTCTAACTTCTAAGATACAGGCACGTTATTATTTTTAACATTTATTTAATTTATGTTTTTACAAAAAATATAAATTAAACAATAATATATAGTATGAGAGTTGAATTATGGATATTATTGATAACAGCATTTTTAGTTTATAATGCATATCACGATGGAAAATACATGAAAATGTTATTATCTTATAAAAAATATTATACAATGGGATTTTATTGCATTTTAGGTTTAGGAATTTATTTGTTATTTAAAAGAAACCCTGAACAAGGTAAAAATATGTTACAAAGCGCTCACAATGTTGTAAAATATATGCCTATTGACAAATCATCATTGGAAATGTTTTCGCCTATTTTTGATTTTACATCAAACGATGGAAACGGTGAAGGTAGTGGTGGTGGTGGTAATAGCTTGATGCAAACACTTTATGGTATGGATTCAAGCTCTTCCACTCCGCAAGCGATGCAAGTACATCAAAGAATGATGCAATCGGGCAAAAATGGAAGCAAACGTTCTGTAAGTGAAACAAAGAAAAAATATGTTGCTGCAAATCAAGATTGGAAATGTGGTCATTGTCAGTCACAATTGGACCATACTTTTGAGATTGATCATAGAATACGATTAGAATATGGCGGTGGTAATGACGTGCAAAACCTAATTGCTTTATGTCGCAATTGTCATGGTAAAAAAACTGCAAGTGAAAATATGTAAAACTACATAGTGAAACTAATCAGTGAAACTACCGAATAAAACTAACAAAAATTATATTATATTATTATAATATGTATGAAAAAAGTAAAACAAATTTAGATAATGTATTGCAAAAAATAAAGTCAAATAATTTACCTTTAATATTATTGTTATTAATATTAATCATAATTATGTTGGTAACAATTGTTACAGATTATTTTTCATTTAGTAAATCTAAATCTAAATCTAAATTTGAAGGGTTTCAAGGGTTTGATATACCGAATGATAACAGGATACCCGATAATATTGATGTACCACCGCAACAAGAGATCCCTGAAAGTGGTAACAACGTCCAAATACCTGTTAGTGACGAAGAATTACTAAATGATTATCGTCGTAATTATCCTGAAGATTATGACCAATACAAAAAACAATATGATCAATACAAGAAAGAATCTGATAAATATAAAAATGACAGTGACAATATAAACAAAATAAGCAATGATCTAAAAGATTATAATAAAGAAAATGTAAATAATTATATTGACAATTACATTGATAATTATCAAACTAGTGTAAAAAATGAATTGGTATCCGCTGTAAATAAGGAAGCCTCCAACGCAAAAAACAAGATTCCTAGTTTTAACATTAGTATTCCGACTATAAAAGACCCGAAAATTTCCAATTCTATTATTGTAATCAGTTTTATTTTAATTGCCCTTATTTTATGTTTTGTTTTTATACCTGGTTTCAGTGATTTCAAAAACTTGTTCAATCAAATAAGTAGTGTTACGTATGTTATTTTATACACTATTTTTCTAATTTTATTTTTAAGGTTGTTACCAAGTAATGTAATGAATAGTAACGCATATTATATTGTACCTATAACAATAATTATTGCTGTTTTTTTATTTATTCTAGGTTTTCGCACTAACTATGCTAGTGATTTTAATGTAAATTATGAGAGAATCAAAACGATAATTCTATATTTTTGTTTTATTACTATATGTATTACATATTATGCTGTTAATCCAGGTGATTACATAACAAAAAATTTGAATATGTCTTCATTATTTGCCGTATTAATTGGAGTATTTGGTTTTATCTATTTAATTGTGTTATTAACATTACCTGAAAATTATAATATTTTTGGTAGTTCTAGTAGTTCTACTAGTTCTAATAGTTCTAATAGTTCAAAAAATATTACCAATGCATTAGCAAATATGTCGTCATTTTCTAAGTATGGTGGAATTGGTTTTGTTTTGTTTCTAGTTATAATGACAACGGTTATTGCAACTTATCCAGGAGGGTTTTTCAAAAATATGAAATCATCCATTATTGTATTGGTACTATTTTTGGTAATCTCTATAATTTGGTCAATATTGTTAGTGTCAAATATGTTTACTGGATTTAATAGTAATTCGCCATCCGGTTTTATGGATTCCAATTTAACGTATGCTAAAAAAACCATCTTGGCTTTGTTGGGATTCACTCTTTCAGGAATTATCATTGCATACATAGTGTATAGTGTTCAAAATTTATCAGGGCGTTCAGGTATTGCAAGTTTTATTTTAAGCATTTTTCTAATTATTTCTATTTTGATTTTAATATACAAAACCATTTTTGTAAAATTACCATCCAATAATGCAAATAGAGGGAAGAACAGTTTTTTTGATTTAATTATTAATTTGATTTTTTATATACCATGTTTATTTTCGGGTCTTTTTGATGTTATTATGAAAACAGTAGTTGGTGAATACAAATCTACGACTACAGGCAATCTCTTGATATTGATAGTAACAATATGCTTGCTTTTATTGTATATTTATTTACCTACAATACAACACAATGCAAATTTACAAGGTGGAAAACAATTGGTTGAAAATCCGGTCTACACAAATACAATGCATTCATTAGCTAATTACATACAATTAAACGGAAGTGACAAGTTTGATTATCAATATAGCATATCATTTTGGGTATTTATAGATTCAAATGCACCTAATACAAATCCTAGTTATAATCAGTATACATCTTTATTAAATTATGGAGGTAAACCAAATATTCTTTACAATGCAAAAACAAATACGTTAATAGTTACTATGGAACAAAAAGATTTGGACAAAAAAAGTGAAAACAAATTGCTAGAGTTTGATGATAATGGTAATAGAATTATTTATACTAATAAAAATGTGTTACTCCAAAAATGGAACAATATTATTATTCAGTTCAATGGCGGAACTTTAGATATATTTTTGAACGGTGAATTAGTTAAATCTTCTATTGAAGTAATACCGTATATGAGTTATGATACATTAACAATTGGTAGCGATGGAGGGGTGAACGGAGGAATTTGTAATGTAGTTTATTTCCAAAACCCAATAACAATTGCAAATATTTATTATATTTACAGAAACGTGAAAGATAAAAATCCTCCTGTAATACAAAAATCAAATAATACAATTATTCCACCAATAAAATAGATAATTTCTAAATCTATATTATATTACAATAATGAATGTTTTAGGTATTGTATTAAGTATTCTAATTATAGTTTTAATTATCATGTTTTTAATTTATATTTTTAGAGACCCATATAATTTATCAAGTTTACAAAACGGTCAAAATTCAACTACTATTAAATCGTCTTCTTTAGCAACAAACGGTTCAAATATCCCATCTAGTAATTTTGCATATTCTATTTGGTTTTATATTAACGATTTCAATTATAGATACGGTGAACCAAAGGTAATTTTTGGTAGAATGGGTTCACCAAGTTCAAGTAAAGGTGGCTCTGTTACTGGATTAAGTGGTCTTGATCCATGTCCAGCGGTTGTTTTAGGTGCTGTAGAAAATAATTTAGATATATCTTTAGGATGTTTTCCTGGTATTAATCAAGTACCTACTACTCCTGGAGGAAAAACAGTTGTTCACACTTGTAGCGTAGCAAATGTTCCTGTCCAAAAATGGGTTAATTTAACTATCAGTGTTTATGGTAGATCATTGGATGTCTATATAAATGGTAAATTAGTAAAAACTTGCTTGTTACCAGGTGTTGCTAACATTAATAACAATGCTGATGTTTACGTAACACCAGTTGGTGGTTTTGATGGATGGACATCACGTTTCCAATATTATCCAAATTCATTAAATCCGCAACAAGCTTACAATATTTATACCAAAGGATATGGAGGTAGCATGTTTTCAAATTTCTTACAAGGTTATCAAGTTCAAATTTCTTTAGTTGAGAATGGAACGACTCAAAGTAGTGTTACTATTTAGATTATTTCATTATTATTCATTAAATTCATCAAAACGAATAAATTTTCTTATTCATTTAATATATACATATTATATGAGTGATAATTCAAATTATAATTCATTTTCAACAAATAAATCAAATACAAATGAAAATTTTTTTGAATCCAATAGTTTAGTAGCAAAATTCGCATTTTTATTAGTCGTTATTTTTGGTTTCATTATATTATTGAAATTCGGTATTTCTATTGTTGCTTATTTAATGTCACCAAGTCAATCTCCACACTTGATTGATGGTATGGTTGACGCAAAAAATGCAATTATTTTCCCACAAGATCCAAGTGGTAACAATAATACGGTTACTATTTATAGATCCGTAAACGAGAGGGACGGTTTAGAATTTACCTGGTCTGTGTGGATTTATATAAATAATTTACAATATCTACAAGGACAATATAGGCACATTTTCTACAAAGGAAATAGTAATTTAGCAGAAAATGGTTTGAATTTTCCTAACAATGCTCCTGGATTATATTTAGCACCTGATAGTAACAAATTAATTGTTATTATGAATACATTTGATGTTATCAACGAAGAAATATCTATTCCTAATATTCCTTTGAATAAGTGGATGAATGTTATTATACGGTGTCAAAATAAAACACTAGATGTTTACATAAATGGTACTGTTGCCCGAAGTTTACAACTAACGAGCGTTCCTAAACAAAATTATGGAGATGTATATGTAGGAATGAATGGCGGATTTGATGGATATATTTCTAACTTATGGTATCATAGCTATGCTTTAGGAACTGCAGCTATTCAAAATATAGCTAGTGCAGGTCCAAATACTAAAATGCAGGGAAGTAATGGTATGAATCTAAAAGATTCAAATTATTTGTCGCTAAGATGGTTCTTTAAAGGATCGCAAAATGCTTTTAACCCATAAACAAATTAAATTAGATATTATTTATTTTAGATAATAAATAATATCACTAAAGAATTATATTAGCTAATTATAATAAATAAATAAATACAGAATCAATGTCTTATTCAAACGGTTATTTACCTATTCCTCCTAGAGCGTGGAGTAGAGTTGATAACAAATGTACATATGATAACTCAACAAGTGTAAATATTGATAACAGTGATAGTATTTATGACCCTGCAATATTTTATAGAGCTGCTTTAATTAATAAAGGAAATGTTTTGCAGTATAAAAAAAATAGCACTCAATTGACAAAAAAACAACGTTATGCTCAAATTGCAAAGGGATTGTGGATAAATAGGACAAAAACATGGGCGACTCAAAGTGCAACATATACAAATCCAAATACAACGAGTTTAAAAAGAGTTGGTTTTGTTGAGTATCCAAAAGATGATATTACTCCTGGAAGTCCTGCTAATATTGCGGGACCGTACATTCCTGTTTCTGTATTAAAAGACCCTTTTAACTGTCCTGATTTAACATTTAAAGATGGTGGTAGTTTGGTTTGTGGCGTCTATCAAGACCCTTGCACAGGTGAAGTTGTAGACAAAACATATGAACCTAAATATTATCCAACAAGTGATTCAGATGTTCCAGGACCTATTGAACCATTATACTGGGACCCAAAATTACAAACTTGGTATCCAAAAGTAAGACGCGTTATGAATAACAGCACAAACAAATGGCCTACCAACTATAAGTTATTCAGGAGTGCTATCTATCCTGGTACGCCAGTTTTGGAAATTGTATCTTCTACTATTAATAGTATTGAATTGGCGTGGACTATTAATGATGAGAATAATAGATGTTACCCAGTTTCTAATTTTCAAATTTACGTCAATAATAGTTTATACAAAACAATAGTAAATTCAACCAATTATACAACTACCTTAACAGATTTAACCAAAGGACCTTATGATATATATATTGTTGGAATACTTTCAGGTAACCAGTCGTTGCCGTCCAATATTGTAATTTACAACAATGTATTCAACGCTTAAGCCCTTAAACTTGGATTTATACAGATTTCATTTGTTGGAAATATTTCTCCTGACATACAAATATCATTTTCATTTACACGCATACACGATCTATGTCCACGCTCCTCGCCAATATAGCAATAGCCAGCCTTAGATTGTGTTTTTTGAATGCTACTAGTTGCATCGTCTGCTAAATAATCCTGGGATTGTCCGATATTTTTCTTTACATTTGAATTATTCAATGCTTTATTTAATGTATTGTTTTGCATAACATCCGCGGTTGGTATTGCATTTGAAACTGGCGTCCCTCCTACAGTAGAACCCGCTTTTTTACCTTGTGTTGTATTTTGTGTGACAAATTCTGTAGCATCTTGAGTAACATTTTGGACACCTGTCAACCCACTATCAATAACATCTGCAGTAGTGTTAACTACCGCTTTTGCTCCAGTTGCAGTAGTATTGATAACTTGTCCAGTAACCATTGCAAAAGCGGCTAGTATTTTTGAAATAATTGGGGCGAAAAAATTTGTAATGTCTTGGGTTCCCTTTGCTAAATAGACAAAAATATTGAATCCTAAAAATGCAAGAACAAGAATAATAATAATCCATGTGGTAATTGAAACTGAAAAAAGAGAACCAAAGAACCCGCCGCTGCTGCTTCCACTTGAGGTAGAACTAGATGATACTGTTGGAGTAGAGCCCATATTATTACTACCCATTGATTGATTAATAGTTTCTAAAATTGATTTTGATGATGATGATGAATTATCCATTTATAATAAAAATATATATATTATTTTTTATTATAAACTATTCATTTGTTCATTTGTTGAAAGATAACAAATATAAAAACTGATTCATGTCTCCCAACATTTCATCCCGAATATTCAATAAATCACTATTTGTCATAACCTTTATTGCCTTATTGTTTGTTAAATTAACTAAATAACCTTTGAATGAATTGACTTTTTCTATAAGTTGAGTTGTATTACTTAAATCATATAATGTTATTTGCTTTTTATTAGTCAAATCAATTCTCATACCCGTTTTTCCTAAAAGAACTTCAATAAATTTATCCATATTTTCATTGAATTTAGAATACAATTCATCGGTTGCCTTGTGGGTTGCGTAACTATACGTTTTCCAGTGAAACAATTTAATCAATAAAAGCATTTCAAAAAAATTAACAGTAATTTCACGCTGAAAATTACGCAGTACAGAGCTTTTTGATGAAGTAATATTTTTACGAGTTTTTGCATTACCCATACTTCGTTTTTTTGTGATTTTATTTAATTTTGACATTTTTGCAGTATAATATATGCATATAAAATAAATAAATTTACAATCTAGGAACAAATTTCTCTCCAAAAGTATTCATTGCTTCCAATTTTTCAATGGTTTTTTCTAAATTAGAAGTCTTGACATCTTTGAATAAATAATCTGTTCCTGGGGATTCTTCGTTTTTCTTAATTTGCCTATAAATAGCGTCAATATTTTTAATAACATTCGCAACAACCTCTTTTTGCTGTTCTCTCATAATCTCTTCATTTAAATTAACATTTTCACATAAAAGTGATACAACGAAATATAATATGTACCGTCTTTTTCTATTGCAACCACTAGTGTATTTGAGGGTAAATAAAGTGAGAAGAGCCTTGATTATTTTTTTTATTATGGGCGGACATGTTTCCGATTTTTTTAAAAATATATCCCAAATCAACCAAATAACATCTAATTGATATTTATTTTCTACTTGCACATGTATATTGTTCCTACGTTCACAGGCCAACTTTTCTTTTTTGTTTTTGCATATATTTTCAAATTCAATGAGCCATTCAATCCAATAACAACTTTGAATCACGTTTTTTGAATTGTCAGACAAGTTATATGCTAATTCATTAACTGCAATAAATAACTCTTTGGGGTCGTCTTTCATAAAATAGTCGTCTGCAAAATGAACAGTTGGCGCCTTGAAACGGTCTGTCATTTGTGTCATATCAAAGTCGTCTTTTTTTATTTTAACATCATCAAAACTATGCTTCCGTTTAGCATCGCACAAAACACACATTATTTCGCAAAAAAGCTTTCTAATCTTATCACTATTTCGCATTCTCAACTCATTGTTTACATAACCATTGTTTACGATTTGCTTAAAATTATCAATTCTTAATTCTAAATAAATGGAAATTTTAGGATTTCCTAAATGAATAAATTTACTGTAAAAGTGCAATATAGTTTCCCATAAATCACTATAATGTCCTGAACATATTAGTTCTGCACTCCAATAACATGCAGGTTCAATTTTTGATTTTGTCAAACTATTTAGCAATTCTTTTTTCACATCACTCTTTTTGAATTTGGAAAAAGAAATCCCTTTGAAATCTTTTGGTTGTCTAATATCATTAATTTCGGAATCATGAGACATTGAATATATAATAAAAAATCATACAAAAAAAATAACAACAATACATATAGATGAAAATGAAAAATCCAATGAAATCCATTACAAATTTATATAGCAAATGTTCCAATTTTGGTAAAATATTAATAATGATATCATTGTTGCTGATAACAATTGTATTCTTTAAATATCTCCATAGTTTGAATCCAAACAGTGCAAATAATATGGCCAAAAGAGAAGGATTTATACAACAACAAGATTTCCTTTTCAAAAAAGGACCTGAGATTTACGATGATTTTTATGCTAATATTTATGATTTTCTTGTTTTCAATGAAGTGAAAAACGATTATGAAGTGGGGCTTATATTGAATCAAAATGTTCCTAATACTAAATCGGTGATTTTAGATGTTGGTTCAGGCACTGGTCACCACGTTGCAAAATTGGCTGAAAATAAAAATTTGGAAGTGATTGGTATTGATAATTCCCCTTCTATGATTAAAAAGGCAAAAGAAAATTATCCGAATTTAAATTTTAGAAAGGCTGATGTATTAAACAAAGACAATTTCAATAACAATACATTTACACATATTATGTGTATGTATTTTACACTTTATTACATTGATAATAAAGCAGCATTCTTCAATAATTGCATGGATTGGTTGATGCCTGGTGGTTGTCTAGTTGTACACTTGGTAGATAGATATAAATTTGACCCAATTTTACCTCCAGGTAATCCATTGTACATCGTATCGCCTCAAAAATATGCAAAAGAACGGATCACCAAAACCAAAGTGAATTTCAATGAATTTGTATACAACGCGGATTTTAAATTACACGAGTCATCGGACACTGCAACTTTTGACGAAAAGTTCAAATTCAATGATGGTAAGGTGCGAAAACAAGAACATATTTTATATATGAAGGACGTTGGTGATATTGTAAATATGGCGCAAGAAGCCGGGTTTTTATTGCACGCAAAAGTAGATTTAGTAAAAGTCGCTTATGAGTATCAATATTTGTATGTTTTTATGAAGCCTGGGTGAATAAGATGAAAAAACGATAAATATAAAGTAATGAAATAAGTTTAAAAATATGATCGCAAGTAATATTATAGTATCAATGGAGTGTATGGAATCTATGGAATACGTGGAATCTATGGAATACGTGGAACATATGGAAAATGTGAAATCAATGGAACCCCTGGGACAAATTGATGTTTTTGTAGAAATTTCAAAAAATTCACACATTAAGTATGAATATGATAAAAAACTTAATGCACTACGATGTGATAGAATTTTACACACCCCCTTAAAATATAATTTTAATTATGGTTTTATACCAAATACGTTAAGTGATGACGGGGACCCATTAGATGTTGTTTTACTAATGGAAGACGAATTGGTGCCTGGATCCTACATAAAATGTGAAATATTAGGATGTTTAGACACGTCTGACGATGAAGGTAATGACCCAAAAATTATTGCTTGTCCTATAGCCAAAATTGACCCTACTTACAAAGATGTTTGCGATTTGAATGATGTACCGATTCATACATTAGACAAAATTGAATATTTTTTCAGTCATTACAAAGATTTGGAAAATAAAAAGGTGAAAATTGGAAACTTTTTGAATAAAGAGATTGCTATTGTCATTTACGAAAAATCAAAACTAAAATTTATCAAAAATAAAACAACTTGAGTTTAATAGTAAAAATATTAAAATTACAAATAAATATGTACGAAACAATACCTTACATATTTATTATAATGATCTTCATCATATTTTGCATTTATATTTGTATAAGAATGAAATATGGTTTTTGGTTTTTACAACCAGTTTTTCACGTCTACGACATTTGGTATATGTTTACTCCGCCTGGAATCATTCAACACGAACTACCAAGAGAGAACAAATACACAAACTTTAAGAATATTGAAACGACCCTTTATAGCGAACTATCTGATATTAAATTACAGCGATTTGTCCACTTTATTAATTCCAATTATTTGCAAAATAAAGACAACGTATTTTGTCCCAAGCCCGAAAATGTTGAACCTTATTTTGCCGGTCATAACGATAAATCATTTGTCTCTTTTTATACTGAAAAAGATCTTGTTACTGACTTAAAAAAAGGAACCGTCGTGGAAGAGACGCGAATTGTCGGCACAATCACGTCAAGACCTGTCCACGTTTTCATTAATAAAGGCGACAAGGATAGCTATTTTGATGCCTATTATGTAGATTATTTATGTGTTGACAAAAACGATAGAAAAAAAGGGATTGCTCCACAAATTATTCAAACTCACAATTACAATCATAGACATCTTAATAAAAATATTGCTGTATGTTTATTCAAGAGAGAAGATGAATTAACTGGAATAGTTCCGTTATGTGTATATTCTACTTATGGGTTTTCCATGAAAAAATGGCATAAACCAGACGAACTACACGCGATGTATAAATTATTAGAAATTAATGACCAAAATTTCCATTTTTTGGTTGATTTTATTAAAACAAATACACATCAATTTGATATTATTATCAATACCGAACATTCAAATATTATTGAGTTGGTAAAGACAAAGAATATTTTTGTTTATGTTTTGATGGAACACGATAGTAATAGTAGTAATAATATTAAATGCGCATATTTTTATAGAAAATCATGCGTGTTTTATGAAAAGGGGCTTGAAATTTTGACATGTTTTGCATCTATTAATGGTTTTGAGAGTGCAAACGATAATCATATTTTTATTCAAGGATTCAAAATAAGTTTTTGGAAAACCGCTGAAAAGAATTATTTCGGATTTGCAGTAATTGAAAATATATCACACAACAATATGATAATTTATAATTTATGTATTAAAACAAAACCAGTTGTAGTGAGCCCTACTGCATATTTTTTTTATAATTTTGCTTATCATAGTTTTAAACCAAAAAAGGTGTTGGTTTTGAATTGAAATAATACAATCTAGCAAAACATATTATATATTATATTATATGTTATTATCATAATTATTATTTTATCAAGCGTTTACAAATCGTCGTCCTTCAATTGCTCACACATCTTACCCAATTCTATGTATCGTTGTTTCTGTTCCTTACCGAGAGTTTTAGATTTGCGAATTAGCTTATTTGTTAAATTTAAGTTACTAATATCAATCTTAATATCACATGGAGGCGTAAATACTTGTGCGCCAATTTCTAAGAAAAATATTTGATTTTTTTTATTGTAAAATAAGATTGGATTTCCATCATCATCCATTTCAATGCATCCACATGTACAGTAATCAATGTGATCAACTTCATCATTTTCTTTTTTGCATCTAATATCTAAAACATCAACGTCATTCATATATTCGCTGAAAAATTCATGCGCTTGTTCTTTATCTGTAAATAAAAAGACTTTGGGTGGATTGATTGTGATAGACGTTAATCTTGTTTTTGTAGAATTGTCTTCATAATATTGGAAGTCATAACATCCTTCATGCTTATTGTGAACTATTATGTATTTTGTAGCCATTGTATATGATTATTATTCATATATAATGACATTGGTTTAAATGGTTTTTATAATTTATTTTTATAATTTATTTTCAAATATATAAATTATAAAATAAATTTGAAAATAATGAAATCGTCAAGCTGTAGATTCATTATTTTTTGATTGTTAAATATGTGTTCCAACAATACTCTTGTCTATTTTTATAGAATATATTATATTTATTTATATTCTCATTATATTCGTTACTATTCTCGTGAAAAAATCCGTCCGTATCAAAAGTTCCTTCATGTAGATATATTTTTGATGAAAAAATATTAGGAAATACAACATATTTATCTATTTTATTTATTAATTTTAATCTATCGTTAGTATCAATATGTGGAAGGGTATTAATAGAATAATAATATTGACTTGATAAATTAAATTTATCTCTTGAATCATTATCAATCAAGTGTTGTATTGAATAATGACTACCTGCATTTAGAGGATAATTATCATTAAAAAAAACATGAGTAATATTTTTTTCAATACATTGTGTTAATCGTTGCGCAGAATTTTGATGATCGTCAAAAAAACATAAAATAGTTTCTTTATCGTTTATCATTTCTTCTAAATTTAACTTTTTAAAATCAACAAATGAATTACCTGTGAGGTAGATTGTGTTTATGTTACTATCTATAAAACCATCGCTTGGTATTTCTCTAGGATCTAAACATATTATTTTACAATCATCGCCTAATACTTTACGCATTAATTTTGTTGAAAAACCATTCCATACGCCTGATTCAATAATTATTGTTGGTCTTAAATTTTTCAATAAAAAATATAAAGAAAACATGTCATTTATTTTCATTCCACCTACATTATTTTCAATATTGTCAAAATATACATTATTCATAAAATCATCTAAATCTTCCGTTGTATATTTTAAATTCATTTAATCAATATAAATACTTTTTAACATTGTTTTTAAACCCTTAAATATTTTGAATAACACAATTTAAAAGTAGTTAAAGAAAATTAACAATTTTCTTATTTGAAATATGAATAAAAAAATTAAATATTAGTTAAATAATTATAGAGGACATGACAATAAATTTAACAACCGTTCTAAAGTCCACAACTCTTTTTGGCTCCACCTTTTCCAAAGGTGGACTACCGCACATATTTTCCTACACGAGCAAAAGAATCTATGACAAAAATAATAAATATTCCTAAAAATGAATACAAAACCACTTCTTCTGTAACATTATTCGTTTTTTCGTCTTGTTGTTCTTCAAGCAAATTAATCATATAATTCAACTTTTGTAAAAGAACATCTTGCGTTGGATGTAAATTTCCATATCCATGCATTTGCATTTGCGCGTCATTATTAGTATAGTATTGTTTGTTCACTGGATTTCGTTGTGGAATACCGTTCACGTCTGGCAGCATTTTTTTATAGTAATCCTCTACACTTTTATTGTCACCATAGTTAGTACGATAATTATTTAATTCTAAATTATTATCATCTTCATCGTTAGGTTGCGGAGATTTTCCTAATACTTTATACATGTTCATGTTATTTTGATTTATCATATTTTGCATAGCTTCATTCGTAACAGTTCTTTGAACACCTGATGACTCAGGGTTAGGAGGCGGACTAAAATTTGCCATATCCGAATTAGAATCTTCGGTATTATTGTGAATTTCTTCTAAAACTGAATTAACTTTATTTTTATCAATTTTGGTTGAAGGAGTAAATGATTCTTTATTATACATTTTTTGAGTTTTATTATGATTATGGGTTTGTCGTTTTTTATTTATTAAATTATCGTTATCATTATCATTATTATTATTTGAATTATCATTAAATGGAGCAGCATACATTGCTAAAGACATTCTTCTTAATAAAAATTAAGATAATAATTTGTTAAAGACACTGAAATTAAATTATAATATTGTCAAAAATAAAAAATATTATATGAGAATAATATAAAATGGCTATAAACAGCTTAGGTAAAAATAGTATTGGTGTTTGCCTTTCATTGCTATTAGTAATTCTTTTAAGCGAATCTAGATTATTTAAATTTTTCACAGATACTTATTTAGGAAGAGCTTTTCTGATTATTATTATATTATTTGCTAGTTATTTACATAAAATTTTAGGAGTAGTTTGTGTATTAATAATTATTATCATGTTTAATAACAACAATAACAACATTTTTTCATCTTATTATGAGGGCTTTGAAGGTAACACTACTGACGACAAAAAAGATACAAAGGTTACTGCAACTAATTCTGTATCAGAAACGACTACGACTGGGGACAGTAAAAATAAACCTATAACTACTCCTACACCTGTTCCAAATGATAAAATAGATGTTGTTACTTCTTCAACCGATTCATCCATAAATGCTAAGAATGTTTCCGGAAATACTGATGACAAATCTACTACCAACAACAACGCAAGCAAAGCTATTGAAGGGTTTGATTTGCAATCTACTGAAAATAATATTAAACGAGGAAAACAATCTAATTCTATACCAGTGAACCAATATAATAAACAATCTATTGAAGTAGCCCCTTATGAAACTGCAAGTTTTAGCAATTTTTTCGGGCTTTTGTAAAAATATAAAAATATAATGCTAAATGTATAAATAAAATATTAATATTGATATTAATGAATTATTTTAAGTCAAACGTTAAAATAATTATAGCAGTTGTTTTGATAACCATAGTACTAATTTTACTTGTAAAAATGAATAAAAATAAAGAGGGGTTTACATCCGGATTTCGCGAAATGTACCGTCCCTATGTAAGGAATGTTCGTTTAATTTATGACAACTATTACACAAGACTTAAAAATAATACTCAACTAATTTTTAGAAAATTTGGTCTAATTTAATATATCAATTAAATATATGACAAAAACAATCCCTAATCAAAGTACACATATATTTACCCCATTATTTAACGGGGTAAGTTATGTGAATAGTCATGTAATGTATTTAAATAATAGCAAGTTCTTTGCAGGGGTTATAATGATTTTATTAAACGTTGGTTCAAAATTCATGTCAATCCAGTTTAGTAAATCAACAGAAGAATATATGAAATTTACATTGAGTAAACAATTGCTCGTATTTGCAATGGCGTGGATGGGTACTCGCGATATTTATGTAGCTTTAGGATTAACAGCCGTTTTTACTATTTTATCGGAACATTTATTCAATGAAGAAAGTAGTTTATGCGTCGTTCCGCACGATTACAGAGTTTTGCATAAATTAGTAGATACTAATAGTGACGGAGACGTTTCTGAGACTGAGATTGCTAGCGCTATTGCTGTTTTAGAAAAGGCAAAAAGAGAGAAACAAAGAAAGCAGCAAAAAGAGGCCTTTACTAAATTTGATTTTGATAAATACAATTACGACAAATAAATTCGTTTTTTGGTTTTGTTGTTGGTTTTGGTATTGAACTTATTTGCTTGTAAACCTAAACCTCCTTTTTGAGTTTTAGATTTATTATTTTGTGATGGTTTTGAGTTGGATGACGATGACGATGATGATGACGGCAAATTGCTGTAATCAGGTGTTGCTACGTAATTAAGTCCTCTTAAATCCGCGTAACTTTTTCTTACCGAATTCCATCGTTGTCTACATTTTAAATTACTTAAATCTTTGCTTGATAATGTTGTCCCTTTTTGTAAATCCATGTCAATTGTAATATAGTAACTTATATTTGATTTTGTTGGGTCAGCTTGAAAAGAATTATTATTTTTGGTATAACTAGATACGTAAGGTGGTCTGTATTGGAAAGGGATAGGGGCACCTCCATCAATCTGTGACATGAATACGGATTTGGATGGTGTAAAATATTCGTAAAATAATTTTAAGAATTTTTTATTATCGTCAGTTTTTTTGTTTTGTTCTATTTCATTGAAAATGTTAAATATTATTTGTATTATAGTCGTTAACAATTGAAATTGTTTTTTATCACGAGAATCACGAATATTAATATAATTGGTTGCAAAGATTAAAAATATTATATTGAATGGTGGATAAATATTGCCTAATTTATCAAAAATGGTCGTACGTACGTTATTTGTTTTTATTGAAAATGTAGGCTCCTTGCGAAATGTTTTAAAAATATAATCAAATGATATTAATTCATAATGATTATTTTCATGATACAAAAACATATATTTTGACCATGGTTTGGTATTACTATAAATATATGGGATTCTTAATTTATCATCAATAGATTCTATTGTAATTATATTCAACCCTAAAATTTCACACAATGCGTCTATAGCAACTGTGTTTGCCCAGTAATCTGAACTTTCAATATAATTTTTTATTTCCGATTTATTAACAACTCTAAACGGTTTTCGTAGAGTTTCTTCGGTCATTTTAGTTGGTTTCATTATTAAAAAATTATCATCACTATGATAAACATTGTTGACAATATCAAAAAATATATTTGGAGTCATTGTGTTGTTGTTGTTGTTGTTCAATACGTTTTTTATATAATCGTCATACTGTTGTGCAAATTTATTATTTAGCGATTCAACCTTATAATCCAAAGCATCATTTAATTCATTGAAATTAATTGGGTTTAAATGTAAAATATAGTAAGCTACCAGCTCTCTTAGTATTTTTTGAGTGTAAATCATATTTCCTTTTCCATAATTATTATAAATTATTTTATCTGCATTAGAATTTACATTTGAATTATAATAATTGATTGCGTCTGAAACTGCTATAAAGAAACAGTCTCCTGCTCCGTTGTTTTGATTTACTCTTATGTTATCTGTTGTTATATTATATGCTTTTACGCTTAGATTATTTGAGGGTTTTACGTCAACACCACTTGTTTCTTTGAATATTTTATCAACAACTGATTTTTCATTCTCATTCATATTTTTAAAAATGGTATTAAGCATGAAATAATAATCCTTGTCTTTAAAATAACTACGCAACGAAGCCGATGATTTTCTTGATGCGTTTAATTTTATTTCGTACGTAGAAACTGTTTCCTTATCATCGTTGTATTCACTATCGGCAATTTGCAAAACCTTTGCAGGTTTTTTTGGAGGGATGGGGTCTCTTGATTTCGGTGGTTCTATTGGTTCTATTGGTTCTATTTGTTCGGATGGTGGTAACGCAGGATATTGTGGTGGTTGTGGTGGCTGTGTCGGTTTTATATTTTGCTCTATTTGTTGCAGTGGTTCTGAAGGTGGTAACGCAGGATATTGTGACATAGGTTTAATAAATTTGTTATTTTGTTGTAATGGTTGTCCTGGTTGTCCTGGTTGTCCTGGTTGTCCTGGTTGTCCTGGTTGTCCTGGTTGTCCTGGCTGTGGTGATTGTGAAGGCGGTAATGGTAAATATTTTGGCGTAGGCTTGATAGGTATGTTATATTGTTGTATTGATTGAGATGGTTGTATGATTTGAGACGCTGGTAACGATGGATACGTATTAGGTTTTTCTTGGGTTTCTTGGTTTTCTAGCTTTTCTTGAATTTTTACACCACTTGCTACATTTTGTGAACCCGTATAATTTGATCCATAAATAATTTCTTTGGGTAATTGGTGTAATTCATTTTCACCACTTATTATTTCATCTTTAACAACACTTCTATACAAATAAGGATCTATAATTCTAGTACTTTCTAATTCGGGTAACTGTTCTATTTTTTTATCAATTTTCCAATCGCCTTTTCTCCATTGAATGTCTGCAATTACATAGGGTTGTTTGTTTATATATATAACGCTGTTATTTGGAAATAACGTGTCTAAAGTTACTTTGATATTATTATCTACATAACCATTTTTAGTTGCTTCTACTAAAGATTTATCTCTAAGTAAACCATGTGAATTTATTAACGATTGAAACAAGCCTTTATTGAAAAATTCTTTTTTTTGAACATCTACCGGCAATGATTTGATGATAGATGGATTTAATTTAACAAGTGGATTAAATTGAAGTGAACCATCATTTTTATCACTCGGAAGGGTCATGTATGGTTTATATTTAATACTTTGAAAACCAGGAATATTTGTATTAATTGTTATTTTTAATTCATTTGGCACATTTGAAACATTTGACATTTATATTATATATTATTATTGATGTTATACTTATAATAATAATATATTTAAAATAAAATTGAATTATATATTTTGAAAACTTATTTTGCATATTAAAAACAATACAGTATGTCAAAAATATTAATGAAACTTGGCGATTTAATAGAAGGTAAAGTTGTAAAACGGCCTTCTAAAATGATTAAATCCCCCTATGTTGCGGATATTATACCCCTAACACTTGATTCGGATAAACAAAATGAAGAAATATTAGGGCATACTGCATCACTCGGGTGTTGTGGGCTAGCCGACGTTGGTGCAAATATTTTAATGTCAAAAATTCAAAGTAAACAGACCAAAGATAAAGAAGATAAACCAAAATGTTCGTACCGTGTTTATTTATCATGTTTTATAGATAAAGAACGGAACCAACAAACAATTGTAGGAATTCATCCAAAGTTAGCTGAAGATTTGACGGAACAAGCACTTACTAGAAATTATTTATCAAAATTACAAAATGTAAAAACATACAAGAGAGAAACTGTAATATACGTGGAGGACAAGGTTGACTCGCGTTTTGATTTCAGTGGAATTGACGAAAATGGGTTGCCCTTTATTATGGAAGTCAAAAATGTTCCACTTGCAGATTATGAAGATATAACTGCAATTGAGCGTAAAAAAAGGAACTATAGTGAGCGGGATTTTGGGAGTAAAGTTGCTTATTTTCCGGATGGTTATCGTAAAAAGGCAACTGACACAGTCAGTCCAAGAGCATTGAAACATATATGCGAACTTACTTTAATTAAAAAAGAATCCAAAACTCGTTGTATTATGTGTTATGTAATACAACGAACTGATGTAGATAGATTTACCATTTCTGTTTTAGATCCTCAATATAGAGAAGCTGTGCGTTTTGCAATAGAAAACGGCGTAGAAATTATCACGATGGTTGTAGAATGGACGCGCGACGGTCACGCTTATTTTGTTAAAGATGATTTGATTCTTGTTGACTTATAAATTCGTTCACCAATTCTTCCGGTATTTTATCAAAAGAAACCAGCGTATCATTCAATAAATATTGTTCATAATAGGCAACATTATTGTTCATTTTCTTTTTGAAGAATTCTGGGTCTTCTACACATTTCATAGCAGTTTTAATACCGCATTTTGGAAAAACGGATGGTATATTATCACTGACGTCGCCCATAATAGTTTTTATTTTTAAATCTTTTTCAGGATTTCCTGTAAATATTTTGGATTCTTTCAAATTTTTGAAAGCAAGATTGTATATGTGGATATTTTCTTTAATCAATTGTAAATAATCGTTGTCGCTTGTAATTATGTAAATACTACAGTCGTTTGCAGGATATTTTTCAACCAATTTTTTTACACAAATCGCTATACAATCGTCTGCCTCTAGTCGTGGGTGGTACAAAATTGTTTCGGCTCCGGCTTGTTGAAATAGATTTTCTTCGTAAGCCATTTTGAAAAATGGTCCGCCCATAAATCCATCTTCAGCGCCACCATTTGGGCGGGTTGCTTTGTATTTATCATAAAAATCATTGCGCCATATGTGTTCCCTCTTACAATCTTTTCCTACTATCATTTTTATATTTGGTTCATTACTATCACTGGTTGTGTCGTGATGTTTTTTGCTTTTTCCTCTAGGTTTAGCTTTAGTTAAATTTAATTTTTTTGGTATTTGTTGAAGTGATTCTACAAATGTTTTTTTGAATTTTTCTACAAAAACGGGTTTTTCAATAGGATTTTCTAACGGTTCTTCAGGAAACGCATTTTTCCACCAATTTAGAAGCGAATAGTATCTGTAAAAACAATAGTAACTACCATCTACAAATATAAATATTTTGTGGTTTGAAGACGATGGATTCATTTGTAATTATATCTTGTAAGTTATATATTCTTTTATTATACTTATGTATTTATTTCATTTTTATATTATTCACAATTATAATATTATAATATAATAGTTGTGAATATGAAAGGAAGTAAATGGGTCGTTGCGTATGGGTTTGAGTATGATAAAATCATAATAAAAGATTATAATTGTTGCATCGGTAAATCACTAAATGGTAAAAATCCAATTTATTGTTCTTTAATGATTAAAGATAAAGATATGCAAACAATTATAAATAAAATAAAACTACTTGAAAATTGTAGAGAGACATATTTATCTCATATTGATAAACTAGCAAGTGAAAAAAATGCTGTACCAAAATGGCAATTAATATCTTATGATAAAGATTATGAATATTATATTCATGTTTTACAAGGTAAAATGGAACATTTTACCAGCGAGTTGAATCCTTGTTTTTAGTTTAGTCATCCATAAATAATTCTGTGTGAAATAATTCATTCACTACATTATTTGTAATTTGCATTGTTTTTTCTTGACACAGTGCAAACGTAACACCATTCGCCATGGCTAAAGATAATTGTAGATTAACAAAATTGTCGCTCAATCTAATTCCATATTTTGATAAATTACTATTCAAAAACCCCAATAAAAATTTAATTATTTCATGAAAAAATATTTGATTCAAACTTTTTGAATGCACTAATTTATCAACAAAAGGCAAATTTAATTCAATAAGATTATTATATATTTTTTCAGGCATAATATTTTTAATGATATGTGGTTCAAAAATTCCCGAATTTATAAATTTATCCAAAAAAACAATAGATGTGTCTTGAAAAACAGATGTCAAACAATTCAACATATTTGACTTGAATGGTTCTCTAATTTCTGTCATGATACCAAAATCTATGATACCTAGTTTGTATTTTGTTTTTATATTTTCACTATCTTCTTTGATAAATAAAATGTTACCAACATGGAAATCTCCATGCGAAAACCCATGAATTAGCGAAGTGACTACTCCGAATTTAATAACTTGTTTTGCAAACTCTATATAATCTTCTTTATCTATTTCACTAAATCTTTTACCATTAATATAACTCATAGCAATTACATTTGTAAAATTACTATTTATATTATCATAAACATAAGGTATTTTTATATAATCAAGATTGAGGCAATTCCTTTGCATATGTTTTATATTTTCTATTTCTTTACTAAAATTCGTTTGCTCTTTTATAATATCAATATTCTTATGAACAGTTTCAGAAATTTTATAATTATTGAAAAATGGTATAAATTTTAATAAATTTATAAAAAATAATAGATTATCTATCCCTTGTTCTAATTTTTTATCTATATTTTTTCGCTTTATTTTGATAATGATAAAATTTTGGGTATCTTTACATCTACCTAGATAAACAAGTGATATCATTCCGGAATTAATTGGTTTATCAAAACCATTTTTGAAAACAATATCATAGTCATTGGAAAGTTGTAAAAGTGTATTGTAATCTATGTCATCTTTCGTAAATGGTGCATTGTCTGCAAATTTAAGTAACTCGTTATTAAGTTTATCATTAATAATACTATTGTTCAATGCGAGTGATTGAAACACTTTTACATATAAAATATTAATTGATCCTAATTTTTTTGTAAATCTGTTTATGAATAAATCGTAATTTTTGGTAAAAAAATATAAGGAAAATTCAGTAAAACAAATCCAAGATGTTTGTATCAAAAATAACACATTTCTGAATAATTTTACTATATCATTCAATCTAAAACTAATTGTTTGCATTATGTATATAACAATTATTACAGCAAAAGTATAATTGTTATATTATCGTATGTTCTCTATAAATTGTTTTACACGTTTAAACATTTTAATAAATATTTTACATAAGGCATTTTCTACAAAATCCGGTAATTCAATGAATTCTGTATCTATTTTAAAATCAATGATAAATTCTACTTTATGTTGATTTGCTACGTTACATACAACGATAAATTGTTCAATAGGTAATTGTTCGGCTTTTTCAGGGATTAAATGCGACAATGAGTGTTCCCGTGGATTATTTTTTATTGGTTGTAAATCAAAAATTATTTGATTTGTTCCTAATAGTTTTTTTGTTATTTTAAGTTGCGTAAATTTTTGACTAATTCCTAAATCTTGAAACAAATGTTTGTTTATTGCTAATAATGTAGCCTGGGTATCATTAAATATTTTAAAATCTATTTTTTCATATATGTCTTGATTTAAGTCATACAACAATTTTATTAAATTAAAATCAATCGCTTTTGCAAGATTTACATTTTTATTTTCTAAATAAAATTTGATATTATATTCTCCACTAGTCACTTTATTCATTTGAAAATTACTATTATCGTTTTTACTATCGTTGTTCATAAAGACAAATTAATAATTTTATAATAATTATATTTTTATATTATTATAAAACTAGTGAAAAACCGAGTTATACATATTCAACGCCAATTTTTTTTGTTTTGAATAATCAACTATTGGTTTTGGATATTTGATTTTTTCTGCGGTTGTTGATGATGATGTTGATCTTGACAAATCACCCCAATTCATAATTTCCTTTACAGGAACATCTCTTAATTCAGGTATCCATTTTTTTATATATTCTGCACTCGGATCAAAATTTTTGGCTTGTTCCCACGGATTAAAAATGCGGAAAAATGGCTGGCTATCCGCACCAGTAGACGCAATCCACTGCCAATTGCCGTTATTGGATGCAGGGTCATAATCCGTTAATTTTTTGGCAAAGTATTTTTCGCCATGCTCCCAAGAAATTAAAAGTGTTTTGACTAAAAAACTGGCTGTTATTAGGCGCGCTCTATTATGCATGTATCCGGTTTGGTTGAGCTGTCTCATACCGGCGTCTACGATAGGAAAACCAGTCATTCCATCTCTCCATGCCTCAAACCATCTTGTATTGTGACGCCATTTGATTTTATTATAATTTTTCTTCATTGCATGTCCTAAAACATGTGGAAATGAATACAAAATGTTTGCATAAAAATCGCGCCATATAAGCTGTCTTATTAAATCGCGTTTTGATTTAAGAACATGATACACTTCCCGAATAGAAACGCATCCAAATTTAATATATGCGCTTAATTCGCTTGTGCTTTTTGCTAGATCATTATGCGTTGAAGAATAGTGTACTTGTGACTTATTTGCTCTACTAAGTTGTCTCAATGCATTTTCACGACCTCCATGAACTAAGATGTCCGAGTTTTCTTTTGTAAATTTATGCATTGCATCGTTTAATGAGATTCTGTTAGGAATCGTCTTTTTCGTGTAAGTTAAATGAAGTTTCTTGGTATTTGAATGTTGTGGTGGTTGTATTTTTTTTCTTATAGCAGCTTCATAATACGGTGTAAATTTTTGATAAGGAGTTTTGGAACCAGTTAATATGCTACCAGGTTCATGCAAATAATAATCGTGATCATACATGACAAACGTATCCATTTTTTCGCAAAGTGTGATAATTTCTTTGTCTCTTTTTATTGCATATGGAGTGTAATCTAAATTAAAACAAACTACGTCAATATTGAATTCTTTTATACATTGCGAAACGATCTTTTCATTGTGGCCGTAAAATGTGTATAATTTACCACTTTTATTACTGATTTGTGATTCTAAATCTTCTAATGATTCAATCATGAATTGAACTGCGTTATCAGATTTGAATTGATTCGCATTTGTAACTTGTTCAGGCGTAAATATAAAAATGGTGTATATATTTTTGCAATGAGTGTTTAATAAGTTCAATCCATTGTTATCTATAATACGAAAATCTCTCCGAAATATAAAAAGGCCATTTTCAAATTTTTCGGACATATAATCAGGTATTTTAATATATATTTATTACTATATTAAAATTATAATATAGTAATAAATATATAAATATTTTTTAATATTTATTACTATGAAATTTGGTTTTATTGTTTTGAGACACGTCAATTCTGAATTAACAAATCAATATTGGAATCAGTGTGTAAAATTATTAAGAACTTTTTATCCTGAAAATCAAATTGTTATTATTGATGACAATAGTAATCAAAAATTAGTAAAATCAGATTTTGACTATAAAAATGTTACTGTAATTCAATCTGAGTATCAAGGAAGAGGTGAATTACTACCATATATATATTTTTATAAATACAAATGGTTTGATAACGCTGTTTTTATACATGATAGTGTATTTTTTCATAAAACAATAAATTTTGATAAAATAATTCAAAATAGTAATTATAAGGTAGTATCTTTATGGTATTTTATTAACAATGATAGTGAATTAGAACACGTTTTAGATATAGCAAATAATTTGAATCATCATGAAATTATAAAACAAAATTTATTAGAATGGAATAAAAATATATGGAGAAGTTGTTTTGGAGTAATGTCACTAATTAATCATGATTTTTTAAATGAAATCGTAGAAAAATATAATTTATTTAATTTAATTGATGTTATTAAAAATAGAAGTGATAGATGTGCATTGGAAAGAATAATGGGTATTATATTTTATATAGAAACAAATAATACAAAAACAATTTTCGGAGATATTACAAAAAATCATCAACGTTCTAACGATAGTTATAGATATAATCATTATATTGAATCTTTTTATAAAAAAAAACTTCCAAGTTATTTTATAAAAGTATGGACCGGTAGATAAATATTATTTATTTTATCTAGAACAGTTTTTGTAATTATTCATTCAAGTAAAATAATTGTTATTAATTGTATTAATCATTTTATCAAAATTTTGCATATCATCTATGAATGATTTTAGTGTTGTTGTTTTATTAAATTCAATTATCTCATTCCATTGTTCTTTAAAAAGATGAATCGTGTTTTTAGCAAACTCCATTTCGTCGTTACCATATGCTATTCCATATATATTATAATCATTTTTATATTTACAATATTCTGCGAAAGCTGTTGTGTTTATCCAATCAATTTTATTCAATCCATCTACTTTATATATAACAGTTATACACCCACATAAGGCAGAAATAACAGATAATAATGTTAAAGAATCATAACACATAAAGTATTCGTATGTATTAAAAATTTTTATGTAATCTAATTGCGTGTGTTGTCTCGTTATTTCAAATGAATTTATTGGATGAACAAATTTTAATTTATCTTTGTGAATTAAGGGGCCTTTTCTTAATGTGTAACATATACCCGACCTAGAATTAAAATTTGTTTGTTTTATGTATGGATTCATATAAATAACAGTTAATAATTTGTAAATACTCCCAAATTTTTCAGGTGAAGTACAAAATTTTCTTTCAGAATTAAAGTAATAAACAAGTTCATCTTTACCCCATGTATTAACCCATTCTTTAGGGACATTTTGTCCTAATTCACTTAACATCCACCTCACAACTTTCTTAGCGTTTAAAGGATTGCCTTGTGTTCCCTCGCAATATATTACGATAGTTTCATCATTAATTGGAAATTCATTATTATAAAATTTACTAAAAATTGAATTGGGTGTATTCACATTATTATTAGTACAAATTCTAACATTTTGTCCTAATTCTTCAAGCAGTTGTGCTAAATAGTATTGAACAACTGTTCCGCCATCTTTAAAACAAAAATTAGGCATATGAGTATAAATTAAAATATTCATTTATAGAGTAATCAGTATTCAAGCAGCGACTTAATATAATAGTATGAGAAAAAGTCTTCATTTTAATTATTATATATATTTCTATCGTTCCATAATTGCGAATAATGTTTCAATTTTTGAAATTTTGATTGTTCATCTCTATAACCATCATACCATGTTAATATTATTCTCTCACCTTTTACAATATAATATTTATTGATAGACTCTAGTAAACTATGATACAATTCCATAGAATTTCTTTTTTCTTGTGTAAAACATTTACCAAGCAATCCAGGTCCTGTAGGATCTAAACAACCATTACCATAATATTTAATTTTAACATTTTCTACAATTTGTCTTATACATTTATGTAAAATTTCATTTCCAGGTAAAGTTACTATTAACGCAGTATATGTATCATTTATATTGTAATCCCTGACAAAATATTCTTTATCTGTAAGATCCAAAAATTTAAATCCATTTACGCACCGATATTTAATATCCATGTAAATCCCCCCGTTTATATAAAGAACACAATATCTCCACAAATCTGATTTATATGAAGAAGGAATAAGTGATTCGTATGCATATAATACATCTTGATCAAAATTGTTTTTGATAAATTCAATGCAATCATTATCATCATACAAATGAAACGTGATTTTAGGATTTGATTCTACTAAAAAATCATAATTTGCTTTCATTAAAGGAGGTAGGTCTCTGGTGTGCCAACATGTGTATAAATGTAAAGGTATAATACTATTGTAGCTATTTTTTAATACAAAAGGTTTATTCAATTTATTATAATTCAAAATTTTATTATTGTTTTCCATTGTTGATTTAAGTTTATCCATAATTTCTTTTTTTTCTTGTTGTTTTTTTTGCCTAAGGTGTTGTATTCGTTTTTTCTGTAAAAACATTTAATATATTTTGGTATTATTATTTAATACTAAAATATATTAAATTATACTTTTTTTGTATTATTTTGTATTTTGTATTACCACCCGGTAATTTGTTTTAGTTCACCCCAAAATGATTTGTTTTTTGCTTGTGCTTTTTCATTTTGTTTTGCCAATTGAAAAGCTAAAGCTATACTTTCTTCTTCTTCTCGTTTTTGTTGTTGATATAATTTTTTCATGGCTTCTTCTTTTGACGTAGGACCAGTGTTTATATTATCATTGTCGCGCGCATTTTTATACTCATTGATGCTTTTATATTTTGGTATGTTTTGATAATCTTCTTCTGTTACTGGTATCACAGATTCCTCGTAAGCTTGCCTTAGGTCGGTGAACCCTAATCCATCATTATTAAACAACCCACCGGATGTAAAATTATTTTGATGTGATAAAAGGCTTGTTCCAAAAGTTGATGAAAATCCGTCATTGACGCCTTTGTATACAGTAACCGACTGAATTTGTTTTTTATATCTATCAAATTCATTCGCCATATCAGCTTTTGCTACATTTGAAGCGTCTATAACGCCTTCATTTGATTTTAACCAATCACCATAACCTTTGTTAATATCACCTGCGTCGTCTGTCTTATATTGATCAAATTTTTCATTGAACCATTCATTGAAGTTTTTCGGGTCTTTTAAAGTTTCATTTTTTGTAAAAATATTGTCTAAAATTTTATTGTTGCTATCATTGGAATAGTCTGTTTGATCTATCTTTTTCTTGGTTGATTTATTTTGAAATTCAAATACTCCATACAATTTTTTGTATGCAGACGAATAAAATAAAAAATATTTTGAATCTAAATTAGATTTATCAGGATGAGTTTTTAAAACAAATTTTTTTGCTTCTTTCATGACATCTTCATTTAACAATTCACTTTGAATATTAAATAAATGAAAAATGTCTTTCATTGAATAATTCTCAATATTTAAATCAAAACTATTTGTGTTGGATAGTTCGGGTATGTTCATCGTTTTTGAAATAGGTTTTGAACTCTGGATTGGTCTTGGATTAAGGTTTGAACTAAAAGGATTAGTTTTGTATTCATTATTGCTTTCACGAATTTTTATTCCAATTTTTGGACAAGGTGCTTTCATATTATTATACATATGAAATAAAAATTTTAAATAATTAATTGTTTTATTATTTAAAAATAACTAGTGGAACTATTGTATATGATAGTAAATTGCTATTTATTCTATTTTTTGTTATGTTCAACAAACTATTGGTTTACAGATAGTTTTTTAACACGTTTTCATCGTGTTAATTTGAATCATAACAAAAACAATCAGGAAAGAAACATTGTAAAATTGAACACTCATAGAAAGAATTACCATTTCTCTCAACGATATACAGAAGATTTGCTAAAAAAATTGCAAACAAACAAGGGACTTACAAATAATAGTAGAAATAATACTGATACCAACAAAAATAACGATTATGATAATGACAACCAAAATATGGAGTATTATGAAACATTATTGAAAAAATTAAATTCCAAGAATGAAACAATACAGAATATCAGTATTTTGGGCGAAGACTTTGATTCATTTTATCGCAATATAAATCTAAAATTAAATAAAACACAAGAACAACCACGGTTAAGAATTATACTTAATAAAAACAGTGGACAAAATTTCTTAAGTGGTTTAGGCATTCAATTCAATCCCATAGATGAACATATTTCGGAGATGAATGAAATGGCTAATAATCCTGACAATATTGACAACTACAACAACGACAATGATGGTGACGATTCCTATTCAAACAAAAGGCAAATGGGGGTTAGTAGTGGTAGCTACACAAAAACCAAGAATTTTGAAGTGTTGAAAAAACCAAACATGAATTTTACGGATGTTGGTGGGTATGAAAATGTTAAAGATGAACTGAGACAGTGTGTGGATATCTTGAAAAATTACCAAAAATACAAACAATACAACGTACGAATTCCTAAGGGTCTTATATTAGAGGGGCCTCCTGGAACAGGTAAAACACTTATTGCTAAAGCTCTTGCGGGTGAGGCAAAATGCAGTTTTATACCGGTGTCAGGATCAGATTTTCAAGAAAAATATGTTGGTGTTGGTCCTACAAGAATTAAAGAACTATTCCGTTTAGCACGTGAAAACATTCCATGTATTATTTTTGTTGATGAGATTGATGCTTTGGGAAGAAAGCGTTCTACTGATGGAGAAAGTTCTTCCAATGAGAGAGACAATACATTGAATGCTCTTTTAGTTGAATTGGATGGATTTAAAAACACTACTGGAGTTTTTATGGTTGCTGCTACAAACCGTTTTGATTTGCTAGATAACGCATTAACCCGTCCAGGAAGAATAGATAAAAAAATATATATTGGTCTACCTGATAAAACAACACGCGAATCCATTATTAATATTCACATTAGAGGAAAACCTTATGATACTTCTAGTGTTGATATTCAAAATCTGGTGGAAATTACAGACGGATTATCCGGTGCGCAAATTGAAAATCTATTGAATGAAGCCATGTTAAATGCATTGCGTTGTAATCAAACGCAATTTAACTTTGGAGATTTTGACTTTATTATGAACAAAATGATGGCTGGTTGGCAACCAAATGAGCATCAATTTACATCGGATATTATTGACCATATTGCGATTCATGAAATGGGTCATGCGGTGGTTGGATTTCTCTCCAAACATCATTCTAAAATGTCAAAGGTTGTTATCAATTTATCGTCTCCTAAGAGCCCGGGTTATACTGTTTTTGAGTCCTCAACAAGTAATATTTATGTGAGAGAAGCATTGTTTGAACATTTGATGATTTTACTATCAGGGAGAATTGCAGAAGAGGTTTTCTATAATGTATCCGTTACTACGGGAGCAATAAATGATTTTGAAGAGGCTTTGAAGCTAGCTGAAAAAATGGTACTATATTACGGTATGGGAAGTAATGTTATTTATCCAAGTAATAGTGAAAAATACAAGGAGCTTATTGATAATGATGTCATTGAGTTAATCAATAACGCGTATAAATGCGCACAAATGTTGATAATAACCTGCAAAGATTTGATTTATGAAACTTCTGAAATATTAAAGAGAGACAAATTATTGAAAGCGGATGAGTTGAATACATTGATAAGTGAAAAATATGCGGATTTGATGTATTTCAAAGATATCCACCTTTAGAATCCAACTTTTTCCACCTTTTTCCACCTTTAGAAAAGGTGGAGCCAAATCTATTACTTATTTTTGCACCACTTTTTATAAAATATATAAAATATATAAAATATATAAAATATATATAACATGTTAAAAAAGTTTAACATAAAATTTAAACCGATTAGAATTATTTTAGTTATATCAGTAGTTATTTTAATTGTAACATTATATAAATTCTTTAATAAAGCTGTGGAAAATCTTCAATGTAGAGGTACATCAACGCCATGGAATGATGAAGGAAAAGGAAATGCAGTTTTTTTAGATAGACATAACGTGGGTTGTAATCAAGATGAATTAATTAATCGTTTTCAGTTGGTAAGAAATGGAAGAGGACGATACCGTTATGATTATACTTGTTGTAAAGTTGGAAATGGGCCTCCTGGTCCTGCTGGACCTGCTGGCCCTGCTGGTCCGGCTGGACGCCCTGGTCCTGAAGGTCCTCGTGGTCCACCTGGTAATTCTGGATCTCCTGGAACTATAGGTCCTCAAGGCATTCCAGGGTTTTATCAATCTCAAAATTAAGCAAAATTTTGCCTTTTTCTAGAGATAGAATTTTTTATATTTATAAAATATATAACATATACTTTATAAATAATTGTCATGAAAAATTATAAAAAAATGTTTTTATGCGGTTTAATGTTAGTCGTTGGTTTGATTATAATTTGGTGTATTTCAAAACAATATAAAAATATTATTGAAGGCATTCGCGGAGGTGGTGGAGGTCGCGGAGGTGGTGGAGGACGTGGGGGTGGTATTGGAGGTCGCGGTATCGGAGGTCGTGGTATTGGAGGTCGCGGTATCGGAGGTCGTGGTATTGGAGGTAGGGGTTACGGAGGTCGTGGTATTGGAGGTAGGGGGTACGGAGGTATTGGTGGTAGAGGTTATAGAGGCAACTGGGGTGGTCTAGGTGGATATGGTAGAGGATTAGGAGCAGCAGGTCTTGGTTACGGTTTAGGAAAATATTATGGAGGTTATGGGTACGGTGGTTATGGCGGTGGTAATGGAAACAGCTATGGTTATTTTGACAATTATTATCCATATCCAATTTACATTTACGATAATAGTTATTATACCAAAGATCCTGAATATCCATATTATTCGCCTTTTTATTCAATGGTCTAAAAATAAGTGAATATTATTTTTATATTTCATAATATTATATACAAAGTCAATATTATGAAATATTTTATAAAATTAGCATTTTGCATTTTCCTATTTTTCATTTGTTTTATGATACTTCGTTATATTTCTATGCCAGGTAAAGAAGAATTTGTCACTTTTGGTAGTTATAGTTTTGATAAATATTATGGAAATTACAGAAAAGATTATGGTTACAATAACAATATCTACAAATATCCAGTGTTTGTAGATAAAGAGTACAAAAATTTTAGCGCTAATGGTGTCAATTACAATGACGTTTACGATGCTGTTTACAAAAATATTGAAACTAAAGATTCATCATAATATGCTTATAATATTTCAAATGTAAAAGATATATTTGAAATATTTTTGGGAAGTTCTTTAAGTAGTTTGGCGGAATTTATTATATTAACTTTATTTTTTTTTCCAAAAGTATTTTGGGATTTTCAAAAATGGACAAAAAAAATGTCCAAAAATGAAAAGGGGCCAAAGACTTTGGTAAAATGCAACATTTGTTACTGAAATGTAAAATTAGCATGCGGATACAGAAAAAATAATTCTGATTTTATTATGATAAAATTTAAATTATTTTTATGTAAATATTAAGGAACTTTTTTCTGTTGACAATTTAAGAACTATGTTGAAAAGTTCCGTTCCGGAAAGTTCCAATAAATACAATTGTGAAACGTGTTACTATAACACGTCACGCTATAGTCAGTATATAAGACATTTAGACACACCAAAACATCAAAAAAGGGTAAATTCAACATTTTGTCAACAAACGTCAACAATCGTCAACAAAGAAAGTTCCGAATTTATATGTAATTGTGGTAAAATATACAAAGAAAGAACTGGATTATGGAAACACAAACAAAAATGTAAAGAATCCATTTTAATAAATAATATTAACAGTAACAATAATAATTCAGACGATGATGATGTTGCTGAATGTGATGATGATATTATAACTGATAAAAAACTCATACTTATGTTGATAAATCAAAACAAAGAACTTATGGAAATTGTCAAAAATGGAACTAATAACACTATTAATAATAATATAAACTCTCATAATAAAACATTTAATTTACAAGTATTTTTGAACGAGACCTGTAAAGACGCCATGAATATTAGTGATTTCATAGAATCTGTAAAATTGCAGGTTTCCGATTTAGAAAACGTAGGAAAGGTTGGTTATATTGAAGGAATATCCAATATAATCATTAAAAATTTACAGGCGCTAGAAGTAGAGAAACGCCCTGTTCATTGTACTGACCAAAAAAGAGAAGTTATGTATGTAAAAGAAGACAACGTTTGGGAAAAGGAAGATGAGGCAAATAAAAAATTGCGCAAAGCTATTCGCAAGATTGCTCATAAAAATATTTGTATGTTCAAAGCATATAGAGAGAAATATCCTGATTGTGAGGATTACGATTCTAAGAAAAATAGTCAATACAATACAATCATATATGAAGCCATGGGAGGAAAAGGAGATAATGATTATGAAAAAGATACCAAAATCATTAAGAAAATAGCCAAGGTAGTTGGGATTCAAAAGAATTAATCATTCTAAATTATCTAAATATCTAAGCTTACTGTGTTACTAGCAGATTTTTGACGTCTCCTACTGCGTTTTGGCATGTTTATATCTGACTGCCCTTGTAATTCTTTTAAATCTTCAATACTAATTGTACTATTTCCATTAGTATTACTGTTACCGTTACTATTACCATTATTCATAGATTGTATCCCTGGATTTTGTTGTGCAGAGTCTTGAATATTAATTGTTTTAGTTTTTAATCCTGACAAAATGTCTGTAATATCACTTGGTCCCTTCATTTCTGGTCTAGGTTGTCTTCTAGATTTTTCTTGAAAATCCACAGGTCCAGAGGCACTTGCACCCCTTTGATAACTTTCCCTCATATTAATACCATCATCTACAAAATTACTGCGACCTAAATTCAAGTCAGGTCTATTTGCAAAATTGTTGTTACCTGGTCTACTCATTGGAGGAGGAACTGCGTTCGGACCTTGTGTTGCTAAAGGTGGAGGCGGTCCATTTCCTGAACCCATTTGCATTTCAGGATTCATTACTCCTGACATGAATCCCGAAAAATTTGGACTAGTTTGCGCCATAGAATTTACAGCAGCGTTTTGAAATTGACGCATTAAATCAGGATTTTGACGCAAAATATCATCCATTCCAGGCATTGCGCTCTTAAACATTGTATTTGTCAAGTGAACCATCATAGCACTACCACCCAATTGAAATAATAATTTCAATTCAGGCGCCATAGATGCTCGCGATTTGTATTTTTCATATAATTCGGCAAATATTTCATCATAATCATTAATATTTTCGTTCACTTGCTCACTCCAACCATCCAATTTAATATCAAAAGGATCAAAACGGTTGTTTAAAAATTCAATACCGTTGATAGCAGCCATTAGCATATTTCCTTGAAATTTAACAGAGTTTTGTTTGCTCTTTTCTTCCATGATGGTTTCATATTCACCCATCATTTCTGCTAAAGAAGATTCCATATTGTATTTCTTTGAAAGCTCAACTCCTTTCTTTTCTAATCCTTCCAACTTCTTTAAATATTTGAATTTTTCTCTTAATAATTCCTCTTTTGATAACTGAGGTCCAGATGTAGATGATACATTTTTATCAGGATTTAAAGGTACATTATTGAATTTACCGTATCCATCCCAGGTTTTACCATCGTTTAAATCGTCTGCGGCTGAAGCGCCTAAACCAATACTTGGTTCATCATTAAATCTAACCCCTCCTGAAAAATTATTTGAATCGTCTGTATCAAAATTACTGCTACTATTACCATAGTTAGAAGAAAATACATCTGATTTTGATTTGAAACTGTGACTAGGCATGTCTTCAGCCAAATCATTCAATTCGTTTTCTAAATTGTTTAAATCATCTAAATCTATGTCACTGGTAGGTTTATTAATATCTTTAATTTTATCATTCATTAAAAATTCTAAACCACCGCCAAAATTAGTTGTTTTTGTTTGTTTAAAATCATTATTGTTGTTCAAGTCCAACTCAGAAATCTCAATTATATCGTTCATTATTGATTTAATAAGAACATTTAATTTTAAGTAATACGAATTAAATATATTTAATTTTAATTCGTATTCAAAATTGTTTTTACAAAAATAATAAAATTGAAATGTTTTATTATTGAAATAAGTAATTCAATAATAAACTAACTAGTAACATTTAACTAACAAGGAACAAATCGTCATCTCAAAATATTAACTGAACAAAATGAATACAGCTAACGTTATTTCTAAAAAACCACATTGGTTTGACACGTATCAAGAAAACCTAATTGAAAACATTAAAATAGAAAAAAAAACTGAAAAAAAGGAACACAAACAAGAGAGACGAGCATTAAGAATTTTGAAAAAACTTCCTGAAGATATAGTGAAACTATGTTTAGAATTTGTTGATGAGAAAATAAAAAGAGAAAATCACATGACAAAAATAACTAATTTATTCAAAAAATATGTTGGAAATCTAGATAATCTAAATTCAAATAAATATGAGGAGTATCCTATTTACAAGTTACTAAAAAAAATACCCCAAAAAACTTTAATTAAGTTTATAAAATGCGGAACACCATCTAGATACTATCAAAAAGTATACAATCACACTTTATTCAATAATTACAAAGTGAAGAACGCCTTGTATAAAGTTTTGGTAGATCGTTACGAAGGACATAATAATTTACATTCTTATACATGTGCATGGGAAATAACAAAATTGATTGGAGCTTCGTTCAAAGAAATAATGATAGACGGTGAAAATCTATACAATACAGACTTCAAAAAATACAAAGAATACGATTTACATTTCAAAAAGTATGAAAAATATACTACACGATTGATAAACAGCGTTGTTTATTTACATAATAAATACACAAACTAAAAAATAATAAAACAATAAAAATTACAAATTCTGTTTATTGATAAACCACATACCTTGTAAAAAAGAATCGGACAAATCGTCTTTTTTTTTATGCGCATTAAAATAAGATAATTTATTGTTAAATCTATGGTCTGTTGTCAAAAATTCTAAACATTTTGTTATTCCTTGTTTTTTTCTTGATTTATAATCACCATTTGTGTTTTTATCTTCTGTTTTATATTCTTTTAATTTATTTATGGAAGAAACAAATTCAATATGCTCAGTGTTGTTATTCATAATAAAATATTGTGCAATCATCCCTTGTATTGTTTTCATGCGATTTGCTATTGGACTTATTTGATTTTCAATCAAAACATAATCTATTTTATCTTCTATTGGAAAAATTTTATTGAACTTATTTTTAATATTTTTACCAATAGTTATCAAATCTATTTGAGATGCATTCGTAGTTGTGATTTCTTTGAAACATTTATTACTAATGTATTCATTTATTTTGAACAATAAATCATTTTTCTTAATCGGTTTTTCATAATGAATATTATATTTATCAGCAATTTCTATAAGCTTTTGAATTTTTTGTTTATTAATAAAGCTCGGTCTTAATTCACTTGTTGGTATTTGATAGTTTTGTTTTTTTGAATGTTTCAAACAAAAATAACTATCATTTAATGTGTACTTTGCAGGCTTATTACATACAATACCATTTTTTTCTGTACACTTGCAGTTTTGTATTTCATCTTCTTGAGATAAATTGATAATATCCCACTTCATGATACTAAAATAACTAGATTCATGTGGTTTTTCAAAAAGACAAAATGCTAAATTTTTAATACCAACATCTATGGATAAAATGCGACTGCACATATACATAAAGAACTATATATTCTTTATGTATTTATTTTGGGTCTTTAGTTTATGGATTTGGAGTTCTCGTTGGATTTGCATTTTGATAATGAGATGGGTTGATAACAGGTGCAATCATTCTTGCATTTAATTGTTCTCTAGATAAATAAGGATTTTTTAAATCACTATTAGAATATCCATATCCAGGTGTATTTGTATCATATATATTTCTAAAGGTATAAGGTACATTACTTGATGGGGTAGTATTTGTTTCGGTGTGTGGGTCCAAACCTAAATCATAACAAGCTTCAGTAGAGTTGTATTTCATTATTTGTAAACCATTTTGTTGTAAATATTGACGGTAAGCCCAATTGGATTGAATATTTTCTTGCTGTTGTATACGTTTATTGACTACAGCGTCAGGTTGCCATGATGCGTAATTACGACCATCAGCCATTATTGGAGGAAAATTAAAATGAATATTATTGGAACCTGAATAACAAACTGCCCAGGACATATCTTATTATAATATATTATAACTATATTATAATAAGATATAAAATTTATTTTTTGAATTTATTCTGCGTTAAGTAATTTGAGCAACTCTTGTTTCTTTAATTTTGAAGAATCTGATACTAGACCTTTTTCTAAAACAATGGATTTTAATTTGTTCATTGATAATTTTTTATAATCAATTACTTCTACATTTTTATTTTTTGTATCATACTGTTCTTCTAAATTAGAAATATTGATTGATTTTAAATTGTCTGTTACGTCTTCAATAGTTTCAATAGTTTCAATAGTTTCAATATTTTCATTTTCGTCTTCATTGTCAGATAATTTATTGAAATCAATATCTTCTAAATCATCATCATCGTCATCTTCATCATCGTCCTCTTCTTCATCATTACCATATTTTTCATTAATAGTATTATTTAAATTGTCTAAATTTAAAACTTTAATATCGTTCTCATTTAATAATTCATTTATAGTAATGTTTTTACCAATATCATCATCTTCGTCATCTTCTTCGTCATCTTCTTCGTCATCTTCTTCGTCATCTTCTTCGCCATCTTCTTCGTCATCTTCTTCGTCAACTTCTTCGTCTTCGTCTTCGTCTTCGTCATCGTCATCGTCTTCGTCGTCGGATACAGGAATTAGTTTTTCTTCTAAATTAATTCCTTCTGTAAATGGGATATTATTACTTAGCGAATTATTTTGCGCCTGGTAAACATTCATATTCGTGTGATTTAAGTGGAACTTGATCATGTTAGTTTCTTCCGCTAAAGATGAAACAAGACTTAACATAGAAGATATTTTATGATTTTGTTCTCTCATTTTACCTTCAAAATAAACAATTAACAGAGCAATAATTAGCAAAGTAATTCCAAGAAATATTAGTAATGTAGGGTTAAAAATATCGGATAAAAATGACATTATTACATTCCACAGATATTTTATTATTTATTTTATTAACGAATTCTATTGACAAATAGTATTTTCTATTATTTCACTTGGATAATTCATTTCATAAAGAACATTGATACCACCTTTTACCTTTGATATTCCCTTTTTCATTTCATATAAATATTCTAATTTGTGGCCATTTTTATTTGTTTCCATATAATGATTTTCAATCATTTTATGTTTGTCCAAATTTTTACATACATCTATAAAATGTGTTGTCAATATAGAATTGACGTTTTTATTTTTAATAATGTACTTCATAAATGCAATAGCACTTATAGTTGCTTCTTCAGGATTTGTTCCTGAATATAATTCATCAAATGCGCAAAAATGTGTGTCGCTTTGTTTTAAATCTTCGTCAATAATATCAATTATTTCTTTGCATCTACGTGCTTCTGCTTGAAAAAGACTGTCTCGTCCTGATGTGTCAGGAATATTTAAATAACAATGAATATGGTCGTATGGTTTCAATAATGCAGAATCATAGAAACCGCACCCAAATTGTTGCGAAACAATAATATTTATCAATGTTGATTTAATCACAGTAGTTTTTCCTGATGCGTTTGGTCCGGATATAATAATGTTTTTGTTTAGTTTTATTGTGTTTTTTACGTGTGTTTTATCTTTTAAACAAGCATAATAACTATTTTTAAACATATTCTTGTTCTTGTTGTTTTTCTTAGACTTATCTTTAGTCTTTAGATCCTCGTTTGTAAACTGAGCAAAATTTATTTTGCTTTCATTAATGTTTTCTTGTAAACCAACAATACAGTCAATGTATCCGTTAAACCCAAAAGAATACATAATTGCATCTTCATAAGTTTTATCATCATAAATCTCATAAAAAGTTTTTAAAATATGGCCAATTTCAGATATTTTTTTTACATCATATTTAAACTCGCTAATTACATCTAATTTAGAGTTTAAATCATTTAATAATGAAATTTTGTCATTTAGAGTCTTGTTAAATTCAATATGACTATGATTTATCAAATCTGCACTGTATTTTTTATAATTTTGCATTGATTCAATACTATAATTCAAGTAATGTTTAAATTCGTCAAAATACTTGTGTATTTTTTTCATATTATCATTGAATCTATAACAAACTAATATATTTTGATAAATAGAAAATACATAAAACCCTGCTGACACAAGAAGGTAAATCTTTTCTTGGAATGAAACTGAACCGAATTGTGTAAACAATTTTCCTATAGCATGCTGAGAAATGACTACTTTTAATATATCAATATATTCTTGCATACTCAATGTTAATCCTTTCAAACGAATAATAAAAAACGGAATAATGAGAATAATGATGGGTACAAAGAGTGAAATTACGGGAGAGGCCATGTTGTAAATACTCATAAATTGTAAAAACGGCTGTGACTTGTTTAAAAACTCCCACATTGGCCAGTCAATATAGTAATATCTCTCTTTAAATCCAGTATCTCCTTTAATTTCATTCCATGCTTCAATCATTTTATTGTATTTGTCGCGTTTGTCACAATTGTTTTCAGATGTTTGCCCTTGGATTTTGGCTTGTTGTCTAAACGTTTTCAAGAGTTTTTGATTATCTTTTAAAAAATCCACGTCAGTTGTATAATATTGCGTGACTTGATTTATTACTTTTTCTGTTAACGGATTTTTGTTATTAAAATAATACGAGTAAATTGAATTACTAGATGCATCAAGTGTATTTACTAATTCTAAATCAGTAATAATATTCTCTTTAATAGCTGTTTTATTTTTATTGTAATGGATTGGTAATTTGAAATGATCGTTTATATTCTCTATTTTGCTAATACTCATGATTTTTATTATATTTTTAATAGAAATATAATAAAAAGATTTTACGAATACATGTTTTATATTTATATTTTATATCACAATAATATATATAAACTTGACATACATACAATGAGCGACATTCTAATAGACAATAAAGATTTTTATAATTTTGAAGTAAAATTTCTTCAATATTTTTCGTTTATTACAAAATTGACAGTTGTATTATTTATAATTGGATTTTTTCAGTCAAAACCAACGTTGATTATTCAATTTAATTTCATAGTGAAAATAATATTAGCACTGTTTTTGATTTATCGTTTCAATAGTTACAGAAAACATAAAATAGAGTTTACTGAATTGGATAGAAAAGTTTGTTATTCTGCTGGTATATATATAATATTAATTTCATTTTTTGATTTAATAAATCATTACACACACTATATTAGGAGTAATATTATTTTGCCTATTACAGAACCGGTTATTCAGTGGTCTAAAACGTTTCTAAAAAATCAAGGTTTATAGGCATTTCTTTTATTTCACAAGCATAATATTTTTCAATATCTTTAATTTTACCAGTATCTCTTCTTGTAATAAAATTAATACCTACACCTTTTCTACCCCAACGACCGCTTCTACCTATTCTATGTAAATATGTATGAATATCTTTTGGAACGTCAAAATTAATTACAATACTTACTTGTTGGATGTCTATTCCCCTCGCAGTTACATTAGATGATATTAATACTCGCGATTTTCCACTTTTAAATTCTTTAAAAGCAATATCCCTTTCATTTCTATCCATGTTACTATGGATGCGACAAACAGGAAAGTTGTCTTCTTTCATTGCCTCGTATAAATCGGCAACCCTTTTAATACTATTACAATAAATAATACATTGTGATAAGGATACATATTGATAAATATGTTTCAGTGTATCGTATTTTTGTCTGTCGTCATCTACGGCGACAAAATATTGAGAAATACCTTCTAAGGTTAATTGTTCCGCTTTTACACAAATTTTTACAGGATTACGCATAATTTTATTTATAATTGGATAAATGCTATTTGGAAGGGTTGCGCTAAATAAAGCAACCTGAATCTCGTTATTAAAGTGTTGGAAAATATTATATACTTGTTCTTTGAAACCACTTGATAACATCTCATCTGCTTCGTCTAAAATAACTAGTTTAATCTTTTTTGATGTTATTCTATCTCTTCGCATTAAATCATACACTCTTCCAGGGCACCCACAAATAATGTGTGGTGTATTCTTGTCGTTGAAATTATTGAATTCTTCGTACGGTGAACCACCATAGATTGTTTGAATTCTTAACCCGGTCACCATACTTCCAATTTGTTCCAATACATTTGCTGTTTGTTTTGCTAATTCTTTTGTAGGTGATAAAATTAAAACTTGTGTAAAATTATCAAGAACATTTACAATAGATAATGCGCCAATTCCAAATGCTCCTGTTTTACCTGTACCGGATTGTGCTTGAGCAATAATATCTTTACCTAATATTATAGGGCGAATTGCCTTTTTTTGAATTGGACTTGGTCTCTCAAAACCATAACTATAAATACCTCTTAATATATTGGGATCATTGTCTAACTCATCCCAATTATTTATTTCATATGAAGAATCAAATATTTCTTCTTCCTCTTTGTTACTAAAATCATTTAACCTATCACTGTAATTTTCTAGAGACATTATATATATATTTATTATATTTTCTATTTAAGTGAATTTTAAAAAATAATAAATATTTAAAAAAATTGATATAAATGTATTAACTATTGTAATGTAATAGTATCTTTCTATATTAAAATGACCATGAGTATTAAAACGCAAAAATATATGTTAGAAGATTTTAATAATATTACTTTCAATGGTTTCAAATTTGATTTTCCGGAGGATACCTTGAAAATTATATCTGAATTGGCTTTGGAAGTAGGATCGCCAAATTATGTTAAAACGCCAATATTTCAAAAACGAATAGTTCCAACGAAAATGGATCTTTCTTCACAAAAAGAAAAAGACTGTGATACAAATAGGAAAAGACGTGGTAATAAATCAATGGAAATATTAAATAATGATGATTGGGACACATTACGTACATTTCAAACAACCAAAATTGAACAAAGAGTAGGGTTGGATGCTCAAATAGATATAGTGCGTTCGCATTTAAATAAAATGTCTGATAAAAATTACATTGATGTTAAAAATAAAATTGTTGATGTAATTGAAAATATGATGAAAGAAATTATTGATAATGATGAAATGACAAAATTAGGAAATACTATTTTTGAAATAGCTTCTACTAATAGGTTTTATTCAAAAATGTATGCTGATTTATATTCAGATTTAATAAATAATTTTCAAATAATGGAAGATATTTTTCAAGATAATTTTAAAAATTTTATGAATTTGTTTGACAACATTGAATATGTTGAACCAAATGTTGATTATAATAAATTTTGTAAAATAAATAAGGATAATGAAAAAAGAAAATCACTTGCCGCGTTTTTCGTAAATTTAATGAATAACAATATAATTTCAAAGGATAAAATTATCACTATTATAAGAAATCTAATGAGTAAAATTTATCTTTACATTAATCAGGATAATAAAAAAAATGAAGTAGATGAACTTACAGAAAATATTGCTATTTTATACAAAAAAGAGTTATTTAATGGAGAAGTTGAATATGAATTGATTGATGATATGAGTATTTCTGAAATAATTGAAAAGTTAGCACACAGCAAATCTAAAAATTATCTAAGCTTGAGTAATAAATCCATCTTTAAATTCATGGATTTAATTGAGATGTAAGTAATTGATTTATAAATAAATTGGTGGAACCCACCAGGGTGAGTTGCAATGATGTCCCCAATCAAAAGGTTTGTGTAATCCTACCCATTCACGGTCATTTCTTAATTGAGTTTTATGTAAATGAACAATATTAATTTGTTTACAAGGATTTAGAAGTTTAAATCCTTCATCGTAAAATGTTTTTAATATACGAGTTTCAATACCAGGATTATATTGAAAAAAATCAATATTATTAAAATTATCATTAATAATACTTTCATTAATAAATGTTGAATTAAAAATATAACAATCATGTGATCCACAATAATAATCAATAAGCGGCTTTGACATATCATATTCATATCTAGTTAAAGCATAAACTAATTTTTCTTCTTTTAATCTATTTATAAGATTTTCTTCGCATTCTAATAAATATATATCCGAATTTGTAAGCATACAAACTTTGTTTTTTAAATTGTCAATTATGTATCTAAAAAAATCAGTATATTTTGGTTGTTTTCCGACTTCAATAATAACTACTTTGTCTGAATTATTTGATAATACTTTTAATCTATCTAAACTGTCATTGTCGTCTACGAATAAATGGATTTTTTCTATAAAAGGCGAGGACAGATTATTTAAAAAAGCGGTTTCTAATTCAATGCTTCTCAAATTATCTAATTCTGAAGAATATTTTGAAATATAAAATGTAGATATAATGTTTATCATATTTTACAATATTTACATAATTTTATTTAGTTATTTTAACGTAATTTATTTGTGTGAATTTATGAAAAATATATTTATATCAAATGTAAATATAAATATAATTATAATTATAAATATATTTATATTATAAAGATGGTGTTATCAAAAATAAATAGCGATGTCAGTTATCCTGAATTAAAAAGTGTAGATTCAGGTGATTTAAAAACGGAAGCTAGCCTATACCAAATAGAAATTAAAGATGTTGATGTTATTATTGCTGTAGGAAATGCTAAAAATACATTTGAAGACAAAAATATTTTTTATTTTCCAATCTATTTAGTTAAAAGCAATAATAAGGTTATCCAGGTTGGTCTATATGAAATAGAAGCAAGTAATTATATTAATTACTTGGATGATTTTAATAATTTGGATGTTGAAAAATTGGATGAACCGCTTATTTATAAATTTGTTACAAAGGATATGTTAGAAAAGTTAAGAATGGTACCTGACGTTCCTTTAATAAGAAAAGAGGGTATAGACAAAGAAGAAGGTGAAATTATTGAAAGTGAGGAAATGGAAGCTGATGATCAAATTGTTGATAAGCCCCGTGAAAAACGCGAAAAACATGAAGAATTAAAAATAGAAGCATATGAAATACCAAAAGAGCGACAAGATATTTTTATTTTAACAAAAGGAATCCCTTTACCTCCTTTGTTGGCTGAAGAAAGTGTAAAAAAAGCAAAACAGTTGAGGGAAACCTTCAACGCATCTTTATCAGAAAATTGGGTTCAAAAATTTATGGAAAACAACAATTATTCAATTACAGACAATGAAGGCGGCGGCGATTGTTTATTTGCTACAATCCGAGATGCTTTTTCAAGTATTGCACAACAAACTTCTGTAAATAAATTGAGAAAAAAATTGTCTGATGAGGCTACCGATAAAATTTTTATGAATTACAAAGAACAATATGATATGTATAGTCAAAATATGATTGAAGAGGCGAATAAAATAAAGGAATATGCAATTGAATACACAAAAATAAAAGAAAGATTCAACAACACACTAGATCGTAACGAAAAAAAATTTTTTGCAGAAGAGGCTAAAAAGGTAAAGAGCGTTCACGATAAAATGATTGCTGATAAAAAAATTAGTTCGCAAATTATGGGCGAATTCAAATTTATGAAAGGAATAGATACGTTGGATAAATTTAAAAAGAAAATAAGAACTTGTGAATTTTGGGCAGAAACATGGGCAATTTCAACGTTAGAAAGAATATTGAATGTTAAATTTATTATTTTATCAAGTGAAGCATACAAATCAGAAGATATAAAGAATGTATTATTGTGCGGACAATTAAATGATGAATATTTGGAAAACAAGGGTATATTTTACCCTGAATTTTACATTATAGTTGACTATACAGGGTCACATTATAAATTGGTTGGTTATAAGAAAAAAACTATATTTAAATTTCAGGAAATACCGTATGACATCAAAAAACTTGTCGTAGATAAGTGTCTTGAAAAGAACGCAGGGGTATTTGCACTCATCCCAGATTTTCAGAAATTCAAAGCTAGTTTGCAAAAAAATGTCATCAAAGAAGGACAATATGATTTTCAGGAGTTGTCGGAGGCAAAATTAAGAGGAATGTATGATGATAATGTTGTCTTTGTGTTTTATACAAAATCCAATGATAAACCTTTACCGGGTAAGGGTTCAGGTGAAAAAATACCTGGAGATAAGATAAAGGAGTTTTCTAATTTAGCAACAATGCCTCAATGGAGAAAAAAATTGGATGATTTTTGGGTACAGCCATTTACTTTAGACAATCATAAATGGGGGAGCGTAGAGCATTATTATCAAGGCTCAAAATTTAAAAAGATGCATCCTGAATTTTATTTGAGTTTTTCTTTGGATTCGGGAACTGAATTGTCTAAAAATCCTGAAATGGCTAAGGCTGCTGGTAGCAAAAGCGGAAAACTAAAGGGTGAACTACTAAGACCCATTGAAGCATCAATAGACCCTGATTTCTTTGGTAAACGAAATAAACAAGAATTATATAATGCTCAATACGCGAAATTTACACAGAATGAAGATTTGAAAGAGTTATTGTTGGCTACTAAAGATGCAAAGTTAACTCATTATAAGAAGGGTTCGCCTCCTGAAGTTTTAGATGATTTGATGATTATAAGAGATAAAATAAGAAGGAATGATCTGTAATTCCACCTTTATCCACCTTTAGAAAAGGTGGAGCCAAAACAGCAACATTTTTGGTTTTACCTTTTTCTAAAAGGTAAAGAAAAAGATAGATAAAAAGGTTTAAAAATAAATAACTTGTTATTATAAGTATATTCAATAATAACAAGCGCAACACGATGAAACTAACAAATAAAAGTAAACAATTTCTCTCCTTTTTTACAAATAATAAATATATACATCATATTAAAAACACTCCTACAACCAACAATATTTTACTTAAAATATATTATGACATTTTAAACGCATACAAATTTTTACAGTCTATTAAAAAAAATAATTCTTATGAATATGAGATTACCAAAATTGAAAACTCTTTAGAAATTACCAAGCCAAAGAATTTTAATTATAACAGTTTTCCTCAAGTTATACGAGAACACATAGATGAATTGAGTTTTTCTGAAATTTCTTATACTTTTTCTCTCTTTAATCGCAATATTAAAATTATTTTTGTGGTTGAAGACCCGAATATTGAACTCAAAATTAAAACATACAATAAATATGTTGATTCTATCATCATGTGGCTTTATATATTGAATTTATATTCATCAAAACAGTGTTCTAATTCGCTAGTGATTTATTTTTATTTTACAAGTTTGGAAAAGAAACTGCCTGAATCAAATATTTATATTTTGGATGAAAAACATGTTAATACAGCTTTTACAACAACGTGCCCAAAAGATTCAGAGATTGTGATTTTTAGGCACGAAGAATGGTTTAAAGTATTTATACACGAAACCTTCCATAACTTTGGTCTAGATTTTTCTGATATGAATAATGATAATTGTCATAATTATTTATTGAATATTTTTAAAGTGAAGTCGTTCGTAAATTCATATGAAGCGTATACCGAGTTTTGGGCCGAAATTATAAATGCATTGTTTTGTAGTTTTTATTCTTTGAAAGAAAAAGGTAGAGAGAAAGGTGGTAGCAACAATGAAAAGCAATTTCTTTCAAATGCCGAGTTTTTTATTAATTTTGAAAGATGTTATAGTTTTTTTCAGCTAGTAAAAGTGCTTGATTTTATGGGGTTATCTTACCAGGATTTATATTTAAACAAACCTGAAAACAAATTATTGAGAGAAACTTTATATAAAGAAAAAACCAACGTGCTTTCATATTATGTCATTAAAACTGTAATGATGAATAATTATCCTTCGTTTTTATCATGGTGTAATAAAAATAACCTTGCGTTAATCGCATTTAAAAAAACAATCGCAAATCAAAAAAGTTTTTGTGAATTTATTGAAAAGAATTATAAAAGCGCTAGTATGTTGGAAAATATTGATAACAGTGAACTTTTTCTAGAACATTTGAAAAAAAATAAAAATAAGGCGGTAATGAATGAAAAAACGAAACATTTTTTATTGACGAATTTGAGAATGACTATTTGTGAGTTGGGCTAAAACAACTTTTCAAAAAAGTTGTGCAAAACATTTGGTGCAACTTTTCATAAAGGTTGATTGGCTCCATATTCACAAAATACGATGTTGTATATTTTACAAATCGCGATAATTTGTTACGTTATATGGTAATAAATTATTTTATAACTCTAAAATAACTTAAAGATATACTATTATATCTCTATATAGTATTATATAACCCGAATAATATGAAAGTCAAATCTACAACCTGGGCTATTGATGACGTTGAACATTTAAACCCTATTATTGTTGAAGAAGAGATGTCAACAAGAAATGCTATTTGTGAATTTGTTCAATATCAGGCTATGTATATATTCGGTAGGCCACAAGCTGAACACATTGTAGATTTTATTGTAAATGGTTTTTTTTTATTTAATTTACGTAAAGATAAATATATGTTAAATAGTAAAGATGATTTGTTAAAATATTGTAAAGATAATAGCGTACCATTTGAAGAAAAAATGTATTTTGATAACATTTTTCTCTATAACTACAGACCTGATTTTTTAACTGATGATGAACACGAATATATTAGGGCATGTGGAGACCTTGATGATTACACACCACCAACACCACCACCACCACCTGAGAGAAAACCCAGTGGATTCTTAAAACCAATGCTTATTAGCGATGAACTTGCTATGTTTTTAGGTAAACCCCTTGGAAGTGAAATGACTCGTGTTGATGTAAGTCATGAACTCAATGCATATATTGAAGCTAACGGTCTTCAAGATAAGGACAACAGTCGTAAAATCAATCCCGACGAAAAGCTTAATAATCTTCTTAGATTGAAAGAGGATGACGAATTAACTTATTTCAGTCTTCAAAGATACATGAAACCCCATTTCATCAAGTAGGTAGCGCTTATTGATATTACTATTTGTATAAAATTAAAAATTGATAGTAAATTAAAAATAATTTATACATTTATTGAATTATAAAATGTATAAATTAAAATCTTGGGTAGATACTAGCAAATTGCCTTGGGAGAAATTAGTACTAAAACAAATTGCAATTCCTATCATAGAACAAAATCTGGATAAATTAAACAGGGAATGCTGGAGGGGATTATCAAAAAACCCGTATGCGATTCACATTTTAGAAAAAAACTTGGACAAAGTATTTTGGGCTGAATTATCATCAAACCCAAATGCAATTCCTATTTTAGAAAAATATCCGGACAAAGTTCATTTGCCCTGGTTGTTGCAAAACAAAAATGCGATTCATATCATAGAACAAAATATAGATATCTTCATGGGTAAAATAGATAATGCATGCATAAGCTCAATTACATCAATTCCATTTTTAGATAGCGTTCATATTCGTATCATAGAAAATCATGTTGACAAATTAAATTCTTATTGTTGGGCAAGTTTATCAAAAAATCCATTGGCGATACCTATATTAGAAAAATATTCACACAAATTAGATGGTGTATCTTTGATAGGCGTATGTTCAATTCATAACCCATGTATAATTCCTATGTTAGAAAAAAATATAGATAAATTAACTGAAAGTCAATGGTTGTATTTATCTGAAAACCCATGTGCTATTCCTATATTGGAAAAAAATCTAGATAAAATAAATTGGTATGCATTATCGCGTAACCCGAATGCGTTTTATATATTAGAAAAATATCCGGAAAAAATTCACTGGGATAAAATAGATTGGGATGATTTATCGTTAAAACATACCATATTTGAATTAGATTATGATGCTATCCGAGACCGATGTTCTCTATACAAAGAAGAACTGTTTGAAATAGCACTACATCCGTCTAGAATACAAAATTATCTAGATCAAGGAATACAAATTGGAGAGCTAGATAATTATATTTAATGCAACCTTTTCTAAAGGTTGAATGGTTTGGCTCAACCTTTTCTAAAGGTTGAATGGAATTTACAATGTTCACAATTTTTAAGACTATCATTTTTACACTGATGACCATTTTTTTTTACTTTTACACATACATATTTATAGCATCCATTTCCTATTGATTTTTTATTTAATTTCCAGGCAGTGCTTGCTTCATCAAAATCCACCTTTGAAAAAGGTGGAGCCAAACCTAAGGGTTCTTCTTTTTGCTCCACTTTTTGTAAAAAGTGGATAGGTTCAGCAAAATCTAAAGTTGCTGGTTTTTGCTCCACTTTTTGTAAAAAGTGGATAGGTTCTCCGTATATTAATCCGTTTCTTGTTTGCATCTTGAACAATAATTATAATACTTATACATCTATATAAATATTGGGGTTCTCTTTCAATTTTTTTATTTTTTAAAATTGAAATTTTAAATGCTGCGAATATGCAATCGTAAAACCAAAATATTAATAAAAATAGTATATGGGAATTCGTTATTTAAACAAATATTTCAGAGAAGAATGTAAAAATAGTGACGCTATTAAAATCATATCAATGACCCAATTGTCCGGCAAAAAAATTGCAGTAGATATTAGTATTTATTTGTACAAATTTGCATCGGAAGATACATTAATTGAAAATATCTATTTAATGCTAGCTATTTTCAGACATTACAATATTATTCCAATATTCGTATTTGATGGTAAACCTCCCGCTGAAAAAAAAGAACTCTTGCTACAGCGCCTTGCGGAAAAAAAAGCGGCTGAAAAAGAATTCAATAAACTCAAAACCAACTTGGATTACGATTCAAACATGGATGAAGATGAAAAGCACGAAATAATAAATAAGATGGATATTTTGAAAAAGAAATTTGTCTATATTAGTAAAAATCAAATAGAGGATGTAAAGAGTTTGATTACTAATTACGGTATGACGTATTGTGACGCACCATCTGAAGCAGATGAATTATGTGCTATGCTTGTAATTAAAGGGATTGTATGGGGTTGTTTGAGTGAAGATATGGATATGTTTGTTTACGGTTGTCCACGAGTTCTACGTTATTTGAGTTTGATGAATCATACATCAGTTTTATATGATACAAAAAAAATATTGAATAAATTGGAAATGAATCAAAATGAACTGAGAGAAATTTGTGTTATTTCTGGGACCGATTATAATTCAAACAATCAGGCCAATTTATATACTACAATGAAATATTTTAAAAAATACAAAAAAAACTTTAAAACAAATGAAAGTAGAAGCGACAAAATTGGGTTTTATAATTGGTTGCTTGAAGAAAACACAAATTATATAGAAATAAACAATACTGAATCATATGATAAAATTTGTTCTATATTTAACTTGAATGATTATTTGAAAGAATTTGAAAATATTAAAATTATGAATAGGTCTGTGGTAAAAACAAACTTGAAAGAAATATTGAAAAAAGATGGGTTTATTTTTGCGCGTTAATTTTATCATAATAACCGCATAACCTAAATATTTTTTTGTTATTATGATATAAAATAATAAATATAACTAATTATACGATAACATAATTTACATGTTAGATTTGTATAACAAAAGATATGATCGTGAAACACTTAAAAAATATATTTATAGTGTAAAACTAATTGATATTTTGAAATCGCAGAAATTAGATGTCTCTTTTATTGTACGGTATATACTAAATCCAAAATATCAAATCAATGAAATAGACGAATATATAAACATAGATACAGTTTTGATCTATCAAACTCATATAGATGAAAACAAATTGAGTGAAGAATTGTTAAATTATACTTCTGATGATGATAGTGTTGAAGATTTTGAAACTGTTTCTAAAAAAAATTGATTGGTTTAAAATAGTATTTAAGTTATAAAATAATATAATTTAAATATATTTATTATCAATATGGGAACTAAAAAACTTACTACGTTGCAACATAATGCAAATAAAATAAATAAAAAACGCGCTCAAATAAAAGAAGAAAAACTATCGTGTAAAAATGAATTAAAATTATTACAAAATATTACAAAAAAACTTCCAGAAGAAATCGTTACATACATATATTCATTTGTATGTAACGATATACAATTTAATTTGTCACATTATAAATCAGTTTTTACAAAATTTATTTATGACTTTAATCATATTAATAATACAAAAATAAAATTATCTATGGTATTCAAAGGTTACACAGATTATAATTATTGTACATATGAACAAACAGCTGTGGTATTAAAAGAAATATTGCACAAAATACCGTTTGAAAAATTAGAAAAATATATTCATTTTGGAACGCCTAGTAAGTATTTCAATGTTGCATTCCCAGATGAACCTGAAATTAAAGAATATATTGGTGCCAATTATAAAAATAAAGCTAAAAAAGCCGAAGATATAGAATTTCAACGTAAAAATTATATTTTTGAAATATTAGACCTAATAAGTTATTTCTCAACAAAAGCAAATGAATGGCATGCTCTTCACTGTAAATACAACAATAAATATTTGAATCAATTAAATTTGATAAACCGTGTTTGCAACGATGGTTATTTAAAACAAACCGAAATATATTGTAAACAAAATGAAATGATAGTAAAGAAAATAATATTAAGTATTATCCACCTTTCCACCTTTTCCAGCTTTAGAAAAGGTGGAGCCAAATAGCAACATTTTTGGGTTTACCTATTTCTAAAAGGTTATTTTGCTCTACTTTTTTGAAAAGTAGATAGTTTGTTAAAAAATAATAACAAGTTAAAATATATACATGAAACAATTATTTGAAACGTTTGTATTTCAACTAATATCTATTATTGTATTTGGTTGTTTATATTGGATTTATAGAGACGATTTTGCATTGACCTTTGTAAGTAAAAAAAAGAATGATATAAGAATATTAGATTGTTTTTATACTAGTGTCACTATTCAAGCTGGCGTCGGGTATTCTATTTTAAATCCTCATACAAATCGCGCTGTATTAATTTTAACGATTCAACAATTAAGTATGATTTTTGCAAACATTTTAATGTTGTATCTTTTTTCAATGTATTTTGTACCGTCAAAGAAATAAAATTGATTAGTATTTTAAACTATTTTTTAAATGTATTAAAATTAAAATTAAAATGAACCCGCCATATACTTATACCCAAGGAATGAATTTAACTGCTCTGAAACCAATCACTAAAGGTGACATGGTTTCATTATGCAAAGAATTAAATGATAAATATGCAGATATTGGATTAACATTTGAACCAGAAGCTATCACAGAAGGAGGAATCGTTTATAAGTTTCCAGATAATCGCGACAGTCGTCGCGATAAATATAAATCAATTCGCATGTATTTTAATGATCCGTTAATTAAATATAAAACGTCTTTTATTCCATTTAATTACATAAAAATTTACAATGTTTCAACCAAATTTTTAAAAAAAAAAGAGCTAGACCACTTAGTAGGGAAGTCTTTTAGTTGGCAACCTATTTATGATAATGTGATGGAATTATGGGAAAATAATAATGATGTTATTTTAGAGAAAGGTTTAACATTAAAAACTTATTTAAAAGCATTTCACGGAGCACCAGTGTTTACTGAGAACGAATTAAAAGTATTCGGAGAATGTGCAGAAAGAATTGGATTAAATGTGGATTCTAAAATTCCTAAAAATGACAAACTTATTTCAACCTGTGGTGAATTAGGAATATAACCGCATAAATATTTTGATTTATAAAAACATAAAAATTTGAACCTTTATTTAAAGGCTTAAATTTTTTTATTTTGGGCTAAATTTTTGATTTTTATATTTGGTAATAAATGTTTTGCACAGCTTTTCAACAAGTTGTTTGGCGCAACCTTTCTTAAAGGTTGCTTTGGCTCAATCTTTTCTAAAAGTTAAGCGGTAGCAGCAACCTCCTTAGTTGCCTTGGCGAAGTGGTGACTCATGTACTTTTGTAGGTTAAAGTAAGTAAGTTCATCAGTCTTCTTTAGCTTAAGAAGGGCAGCAAGCTTGGAATCTGGGTTAATCTTGCGACCATTTTCCTTGTCTTGTAGGTTGTTGGTGCGGATGTACTTGTTAACATCACGGGTAACCTCAGTGCGGGCCATTTCAGTTCCTGAAGGCTTATCTAAGAACTTTGCTAGCTCGTCAGAGATTCTGGTTGGCTTTACGAATCCAGAAGGAGCACGGTTACCAGCCTTTCTCTTGCGCTTTGAGTTTTGCTTTTGTGAAGCCTTAAGTTCACGTGCCCACTTCTTATCTAATGTACGGAATTCAGATTTTAGTGATGAAATAACAACACTTAATTGCTGTAATTTTGCAGCAAATTCAACGGATTGCTCGGCAAGAGGAGCCTCGTTGTCTGAAACAACTGTAAGTGAAACGTGCTCTTCGCCTGCTACAGGAGCAGGTTCAGAAACAACTGGAGCGGTTTCAGCCTTAGGTGCCTTGGCGACCTTTACTTTCTTCTCCTTAGGAGCAGCGTCAACGGAAGTATGAACAGGAGCAGCGACTTGTTCAGTCTCAGTAGTCTTAGTAGTCTTAGTTTGTCTAACCATCTTATTATAGTATACCTAAACAAATAGTTTTTAAGTGATTTAACGCAAATAATATATATTGTTACCATAATATGAGTAAATTATAAAAGTATATAAATTAAAAATATGATACTGATTGAAATAACCAAGGTAACGAAGATGCAGCGGATTCGTTTACTAAAGTCAACGCTCCTAATACATAATATGCTCCTAAAGTTTTACTATCTCGGTCAACTCCATTATTAACAAATTTCTCCAAAACATCTAAAATTATTTTTTTTATATTTAATAAATCATGTTCATTCATAATATAAGCTAAATTGATATTCCTAAATGGATCTCCTAATGGCGGACAAATGTTTTGTTTTGTTTCAATTGATAATTGCGCCCTATAATTCCAAATGTCGCTTAATTCTCTCACAAATTTTACCAATTGGTTCCTGTTGAGAGTTAAAAACCATTCAGGTGAGCTATAATTTCCAAGAGAATCAATATTTTGAAATAAAGATAATGCTCTCATCTCAACAGTCTTTGCGTTTGATACGTTACCTATATCAGTGTCAAAATCTAGGTTAATTTTAATTTTCAGTATTTTACTAGTTCTTATAATCATCTTTAAATCTATCATAACAAAAGTAGGAATTTTATTTCTGTTATAGGGATTAATGCCGCCAATTTTACTAACATTAATGGTATCTGTATTTTTATATATTAAATTGTATATTGATGCTATATCAAAACCATAAACTCTACCGTCGTTATCTTTAAAACTATAAAATTGACCATAATGTAAATCTTTTAAATCATCCATTGTTACAAAATCTGTATCATTTGTGCAAATATCTCGTTTGTTCAATGCTGGTCCAAAATAAGCGTTGAACTTGCGTTGTAATCTTCCTCTAAATATTTTTTGGATTTTAATAATGTAAGAAGATAAAAAAAGAAACACATATATCCGGTTAATCAATTCTTTTTTATTTCCACTTATTTTCAATTTATAGAATTTTGCTATTGTTTTTAATTGTTGAATATTGTAATTATTTTCTGTTAGCTTTACGTAATCGTTAATTGTTAAAATAGATAAATGTTCATCTTCTAGATTCATTTTATTCAATTTTTTATTCATTCGTATATTTTTTTCACATTTAAATACTAATTGGTTCATGTATTCGTCTATGCTGGGCATTTAATATGTTAATATAATAATATATCTATATATAATATTTATATATTATATTTTTGAATTGTTTATTATGTATGACGTATGTTTTATAATAAAACTATTTTTTTTCAAACCTATTGTCGTACAAATCCAAGAATTATTTTAAATTTATTTTTAATTAAAAAAAAAATTGATTTAAAGATAAATCATTAGTGTATATATCATAAAAATAAAATGGCTGAAAGAATCGTAGACGGTGCTCAATTTAACGCTGAAAATGTTATGTATACTGCTCCTAAAGCAAGTGCTCAGGGCGGTAAATCTGTAAATATTTTAAACAAAACAACAAAAACAACCTTAACATTATCTACTCCATTAATGCTTACATGGGGCGCAAGTGATTTCAAGAAGGAAGGAGAAGAAGTTGGTAATGGTAGATTTGAACTATCACTTCAATTTCCAAATGAGGAGTATAAGACTCCAGACACAGAAGCATTTCAAAGAAACCTTAAGGCTTTTGAAGATAAAATTAAAGCAGATGCTCTGATTTATTCAAAGGAATGGTTTGGTAAAGTTCATAAAAGCGCAGAAATTATTGAAGAGTTATTCACTCCTCTATTAAAATACCCTAAAAATAAGGCTACCGGTGAATATGATTATTCCAAGCAACCTACAATTAGATTAAAGTTACCACAATGGGAAGGCGTTTGGAAGACTGAAATTTACGACGAAGAATCAAATAGATTGTATCCTAGTACTGAAAATCCAGGCATGACTCCGCTAGATTATTTAAAGAAGGGTTCAAACATTGCTTGTTTAATTCAGTTCGCTGGTATTTGGTTTGTTAATGGTAAATTTAGTGCTAGTTGGAAATTAGTTCAAGCGGTAGTTCAAAAACCAAGAGCACAATTGCAGGGCCAATGCTTCATCAAGCTCAAGACTCAAGATAAAGAAAAGTTGAAGAATCAACCTGTTAAGGATGATGATGAACAAATCGTATTATCAACTAAGGTAGACGATAGCGATGAAGAACCTGATGAAGAAGAAGATGAGGATGTTGAAGAAGAAGAAGTCCCTCCTCCACCAGTTCCAGTACAAGCTCCAGCTCCAGCTCCAGTAGTTGAGGAGTCTAAGGTAGTAAAGAAGCGCGTTGTCAAGAAGAAAACCGATGCTTAAAATCATAAATAATTTAACTTTTGTAATTTAATATGTAACTTAAATAAATTAAAATGTCCTTTTTTAATTTATTTTTATTTTTACATGTGTTCTTATATAAAATGTGCTCTTTTTATAGAGAAAAAGGTGGTAAATAGGACAAATCTCACTAAAAATAATTATTGTAATTAAACAATATAAAATTTTTTGGATAATAATATAGAAAACATGATTTTTATATTATTATTATTATTTACATTTACAACAGTGTTTTCTATGGAAAAAAAACAATTTATTATAAATTCAAAAGTTCCAATATGTAAAAATTGTGTATATTTCAAACCATGTAAATATGATGAGAAATTCTATGACCTAGGAAAATGTAGAAAATTTGGAAAAATGGATATTTTATCCGGAATAATAGAATACAAATATGCTTATTATTGTAGAACGAGTAATGACCTTTGTAGTTTTAATGGAACATATTATGAAGAAAGAAAACATCCAAATATTACATTATCTATTCTTCAAAGTGAATCGTTAAATGAATAATAAATTGTGTAATATCAAACTAATATAATCGTAACAATAACATCAGATCTTTTAGAATTAGAATCATGAATATCAAATCCATCCAAAACGTACAAGCCTTTATTTTTTATTATATAGGTTTGTTCTTTTTTCATATACAAGTCTTGTATAGGAATTTCAAATACTTTATCCGCGATTTGAATTGTTAGATTGAGATTATTGATTATTAAATTTATTAATTCATTCACAATAGATATTTCTTTCGCTATGTGTATATTATTATTTTCATCTATGAATATATTATCGGCAAGTTCCGGTTCACATAATGCTATTACTTCGCAACCTGAAATATCAAAATAAGATTCACCAATCCACAAAGGAACGTAACATATCTCATCATTTACATTTAATTTATAAATGTTGTTGTTCAATAAATCATTTATAGTAGGATTTAATTTATAAACCAATACATTGTCAAATTTTTGTTGGACTATTTCTCTTATTTTTTCTAAAATGGAATCATTTAAATGAAGTATGAAACGATTCTTAGAGAGAAAATTATAAATATTCATGCAAGTATCCTTATCTAAATCTTCAAACAATTTTAATGAAATATTCTTACACCCAGAAACAATTTCTTGAATAATATTTGAAATTATTGTATCATATTTTCCTTCCAATATACTTTTCATAAATAAGTGTAAAACATCCATGTATAACGGGGGTGATTGGGTTGACATGTTATTATTATTGTTATTATTTGCATTTTCGCTATCTAAATCCGAATCTAAAAATTGCAATTCATTTTTTAAATAATAATATGCTTCTTGTATTTGCTTAAATTTTTCTGTTGATTCATATGTATTTCCATTTTTATCCGGATGATATTGTAAAGCTAATTTATGATATTGTTTTTTTAATTTATGTAATGTTATATCTTTTGTGTCTATTTTAGAAATATCAACTTCTAATATTTTAAATGCAATACAGTAATCCATAATTATTTATTTATTTTTAATTTTAAGTCAATATTGCGTGTTAAAGATTATAGTATAATTTTTATTATCTAATATAATATTATAATAGTAGATAATATTATGGGAAAAGTTCGTACTAGTGCTAGTTTCTATAGTAGAGGTGTACCTAAAGATTTTCATGCTTTTGGTTATTTTACTCAAGCAAATTATCCAATACTTCAACCTCAACAAGAAATTCTTCGTTTGCTAAATAACAACCAATCTAAAATAGTTTCAAGATTTAATAATTATATGAATATAAATATGTATAATGCGCGTTATTACTAGTATCCTGGTATTACATTCCATGTATTAGTTTTGCTAAATTTAACAAATAATTTTCCATGTGATAAATTGGTCTATAATTATTGTTATAATATTGAAAAAAACAATATGTTTTAATTAAAATAGGAGACAACTGTTGTTTATTAATTTTATTCTCATTTACTAGAGTAGTGATAATGTACCATATACAATTTGGTATGTCTAAATTATAAATAAACATATCATATAAAATATCTCTGAATTTCAAAAATTGAATGTCATTTATGTTATTTAAATTATGTATTATTTTATTGCATATTATTTTGTATTGTAACATCAATTCCTCATTGTAAAAGTGTAGGTTTTTTATATTTGTTATATTTTCTAATTGAATTTTATTTGGAAATTTTTTAATACATTTTGTATAGCTTGTTTTCGTTGGTCTAGCTATATTTATAACTTGACAACAATTTAAAATATTATTTGGTATAAAACTTAATTCACTTGTTATTAATATATATTTTAAATCAACACAACTCGTATTAATTTTTTGCATATAACTATAGAAATTTTCCAATAATTCGTTGTGTATATCATTAAAATACTTACATACAATAATTCCAGATTTTTCATTTTTTGCTGATATAATATCAATGATTTGCAAAAATATTTCATGCCATAATAATTTTGAATTACATCCTAACAATGACATGTCTATTTCAAAATGTATATCACTTATTTTAAAATAATATTGTTGTTTGTTATATGTAACACTTATTTTTTTTTCATATTTTAATTCGGATGGACTATATTTTTTTATGGCTTTTAACATTTGAGTATATTTACCAACTCCATTAGGACCGTAAAAAATGAGATTTCGTAATTTACTTATTTCTTTTGGAAATTTTGAATATATTTTTTCCAACTTTGGATGAAGATTTTCTCGGTGACTTTCAATTATATATTCTTCAAAATGACTTTCATAAAATTTCATTTGTAAATAATTTGGTTAGTTAGTTAGTTATAGTCTATATTCTTTATTTGATTATATAACTTATTTACTTTGTTATTGTTTTTAAGTTGCGATAAAAACTTAAAAACATTTTGTATTTCAATATAACGTAAACAATTGGAATTAACATTTATAAATGAATTTAGTAAAAAAATTAAATCAATATGATGATAGCTATATTATATTTTGTGAACCAATTAAAAATAATATTATGAATGATGGTAATTTTATTAGAATTTTATATTCTACAAACAATTTTAGTTTAAATGGTATTTACTTGTTTATTAATTTAAAAGATGTTGTTTGTGATAGATACTATAATAAATATAAATGCGGTTTTAATGTAAATAACCATAAAGATTTAATAGAAAAAGTTAAGATAATAGAAGAAAATATATTAAAAAAACTTGAAAATGTATTTTATAACAAATTTCCTCAAAATAAAATTTATGAACAACTTAAAAATGGATATATAAAGGTTTTTCAGGAAATTCAAAATAAAACAGACGTAAATTTTATTTTAAAAATATCGGGTGTTTGGGAGGTCAACTCAAGTTTTGGGTTGACTTATAAATTTATCCACCTTTCTCCACCTTTAGAAAAGGTGGAGCCAAAATTAAAATCAACCCTTTGAATACTTGATATATCAAATAATAACTGAAAAATAACTAAATATCAAAGGGCATTAGTTTTGGCTCCACCTTTTTTTTACACCTTTTCTCGTTTAAAACGCCCAATTTAAAAATATTTATTATATATAATGGACGTTAAAGATATTCAAATTTTTATTGTATTTCATAAAAATATTTTTGATGAATGTTATAAAAATATACCAGATGATATTCTTTATAAATATTTTACATTTTATGCAGTTAATAAAAATATAGAAAAACACTATACACAGAATAAATATAAAATTATTAATGAATGGGAATTATCTATTTACGATAACACATTTCAAGAGAGGGGATATAATGAAAATTCGGCAATATACCATGTACACGCGAATAATTTACATAAAAATTACAAATATATAGGTTTTTTTCAATATGATATGATGTTCAATGATAATATAATAGAATTTTTACAAAAAAACATAAATCAACCCCCCACCTTATTTAGTTTAGGTTGCTATAGTTTTAATTTTTGTAGTTATGATACATGGAATGAACCCAATACACTTAAATATATAATTAACGATTATGAAATTTTTTATAAAAAATCATTTAATTATAATGATAATTATCCATTATATAATTCTTATGTTATTCCAAATGAAACATATGAAAAAATAATGAAATGGGTTATACAATTATATGATAAAATTTATCCTTGGTGTATTGAAAAACCAAATGCATCTCATTTTGGTCACATTGGAGGAATATATGAAAGAATTATGGGTTTTTGTATAGGAGAAGAAAAATTACAAAATATTATATTAAATGTGTCGCACGACCATAAATATAAAAATTTATCGTATTAAATAATTGGGCGGTTTAAATGAGAAAATGTCTAAAAGGTGGATTGGAACCCATCAGCAGAAAAATTATTTAAAATTGTAAACAAAGTAATTGAACTTATCGCTGTAATAACTCCATATAAATACAAAATGCTTGTTGTTATTTTTGACAATTTTTTGGTTGTTTCAAATTTATCTGTATTGATATTAGTGTAAACTAAATATACTTGTAATAATGTCATTAATATAGTTATGTTGCTAAAAGTTGCGTAACCATTAGATACGCGACCTAACAAGATTCTATTTTTATATTTAATAATTGAATACAAAGTAAACCCAATAACAAATAACATTAACAAGAATGGCCCACATGCTGTAATCATCGTTAGTATTGATTGGAAAAACCCTTGGTTTTGTGTTGCTTGCAAAAGATTAAATAGAATAATGTAAAGAATCATAAGTATACTCAACGTTAATACAGAATAACCACTAATTAATGCACCTAAAGAAACATTTCCCGAAGAAAAATAATAAATAATGAAGGAAATTACACTTGCTATTATTAGTGATTTATAAATACCTGAATACCAGTTTGTCATATATAATAATTATATAATTTTTCTATTAAGAATTAAAATTGTTGTAATTGTTATAGTTATTGAAGGTTTTTACAAAGGAACCATTCGTTTTTGATGGGTTAATAGTTTTAATAAAACATGATAATGTACCTTCTCCTCTAAAATTAGTACTAAATTTATCACGTGGATAAGTAAAAAATTTTACATAACTAGTTGAATTATGTGTTTTACCACCATAGTTTGTATTTTGGTCTAACATATTATTTTATAATTATAATTTATTATATTAAAATAATAATTTTAATATAAAAATAATGTATATAATTTATATAGATGAGTAAATTTTATAATAATAATAGTAGTACATATTCAAATACGAATCAAAATCATCCTCTTCAACAAAATTCCCAAAACTTCTTGAGTTATAAAAAATACGTCTCAATACACTCTGAAGATAGAGATGCTACTGCGTATCCAAATTCTTCTGAATTTGAAATTGAATTACCAGAAGATATTACCAATATTTCAACCATGAAATTAGTTGACTGGGCATTTCCATCTAATTATGACACTTTTTCAGTATTAAACTCAAATATCACAATGATATTTAAATTAATAAACGTTTATCAACCTTTAAATCCTGATGAGTATCCTTTAGAAAATGCTATTTATCAAGCTTTAAACAGTTCAAATGATAATTTTATTGTTACTATTGAAGAAGGTTTTTATAATCCTACACAATTGGTAACAGAATTAACAAATAAATTTAATGAATCTGTTACGAAAATAATCGCTTATTATTTAAAAGAGAATAATTTGTTAGCTTTATTAGATGAATTTATAACTTCGGGTGGATATAGACGGTTTGTTATTGTTTATAATAATGTTTCGCAAAAAATATGGTTTGGAAATAAATCAGATAGCTTTAAACTTTTGAATGAATATGTATTTATAGCTAATTCCGAAGTTAATGAACAATTATTATGTAGAAAAACCCAAGTTCCTGATTTTTCAAATTGGGGATTACCTGGTAATTTAGGTCTTACAAGATGTAATGTAACTTCTTCTCCTCCGATTAATTTATTGACAGATGAAACAACCGGTTATCCAATTAGTGATAATTATATGATTTCAAATAACTATATACGTTTTTACTATGGCGACGTCAATACTATTGGTGACAATGGAATTTGGTTGACTCCTCTTACGGATATCTCTGGAAACGTACTACCTAACGCAGTTGTTCAATTCATTGAATGTCCATACAAAATTAATATATTTGGACCATCTTATATTTATATGGAGCTTTTTAAATACAATTGTATTGATGAAACACAGCCTTATAACATAAGTAAATTCACATTAACAACAAACGAAACAAATGGTATTGTAAATTCAGCATTCGCAAAAATACCCATTGTATCAACACCTACTTCTCAGTATTATGATGGTCCTGCTAATTCATATAAATTTTTTGATCCTCCTGTAGAGAGAATAAGACGATTAAAATTTCGTTTCAGATATCATAATGGGGAATTAGTTAATTTTGGTGCCTTTGAATATACTTTTACATTAGAATTTACTACACTTTTACCTATGATTAATAGAGCTGTCAATTATGTTAATATTTAGATCCACCTTTAGATCCACCTTTAGATCCACCTTTAGAAAAGGTGGAGCCAAAACAGCAACTTTTTCTAAAGGTTGAACTTCTCATTCAACCACGATTTTAAAACATCAATATCGCATGTTTTATAATCTTCTTCAAAACCTTTCAGGGCGAAAAACTTGGGTTTTTTCATTTTTGGTGTCTTGAAAAATATATAATCCCCTTTTTTGCTTTTTCTAATGCTAATATTCGGTGATACTTCTCTCACCATATTACTTCCTTCTTCTAATAATGGAATTACTTCGTCAAGTTGTATACTTTCTATTGGTCTATTTCCCAACTGTTTCAACGTTTTGGATAATTCTCCACATGTCACATAGAGCCCAAATTTACCCTTTTTTAATATGACGTCACTATCTTCGTATTTACCTAAGTTGACTTGATTTGCTGCTGTTTTGGCCTGTTTTTCGCTGTCATTTTCTAGTAAGTCTTCCAAGGTATAACAACCTTGTTCTAATCTATCCATGTCTATTTCCATATTTTTTTTGATAGATTTGTACGTAGTAGTTTTTTTACCATCTACTTTTTCTACGCATTTTATAACAGGGCCATATTTTGCTATAGTATAAACGTGGGTTTCATCTATTTTAATTTCAAATTTGGACTTTTGTGTTTCTTTAACTTGAGTTATAATACTATCTAATTTATCATTGCATGTTTTGCATAGTTCTGTCCAAACATGGGTTCCTTTGGAAATATTATCCAATTCTTCTTCCATTTCTCTCGTAAAATCATAATTCAATAGTTCCAAGAAGTGTTTATCCAAAAATTCCATTACTATTTTGCCTAATGGTTGCAATACTAGTTTGTTTTTTTCATTACCAAATTCACGAGTTGTTTCTATTTCGCTAATCTCGTCATTTTCTAATTCATAATCTTTTACTATTATTGTCTTACCCTTTACATCTTCTTTTTTTACATATCCACGCTCTTGTATTTTATCTATTAAAGTTGAAAATGTAGAGGGTCTGCCTATTCCTTTATCTTCTAATAATTGGACAAGTCGTGCTTCTGTAAAATGCATTTTAACGTTTTTTATCGTTACCTTACTAACAACTTTATTGTATTTAATACTCTGATTTTGCTTTATTGTTTGCAAATATTGAAATTCTTTGCTGTCAGTTGAAAATTTATTCTTGACTATTTTCCATCCAGGAAAAGATACCAATTCTGATGTATATTGAAACACAAAGGATTTATAACCTTGAATTTGTGCTTTTACAGAATTATAAATTGCCGAAGCCATACAACTTTCTAATGTATTTTCCCAAATCAACTTGTACATTTTTCTTTCTCTCGGATTAATATTTTCAGGTAAATTTTTAAGAGTAATTTTTGTCGGCCTTATTGCTTCATGAGCTTCTTGAGCAAGATTATCCTTTGATTTTGATTTAGGTTTGGTTTTTGGTTTAGGCTGCGAGTCATCGCTTTCTTGGCGACAACACAACGCATCTATATTTTCATTTATATATTTTTCTTCATAATTAGTTTGAATATACCTTTTTGTAGTTTCCAAAAAGTCCGCACTATATTTTTTACTATCTGTTCTCATATAAGTAATGTATCCTCCTTCATAAAGTGCTTGACACAACTTCATTGTTTCTTTTGGAGAGAAATGACATTCGTTACTGGCTACTTGTTGTAATCTACTTGTTGTAAATGGTTCAGGTGGTTGTTTATACACTTTTGTTGGTTGCGAACAATTATAAATATGATTGTGGTCAGCAGTTTTATCTAGAAAATCTACCATTTCATCTTCTATTTCAAATTGATGGTTCAATTCAAAAGGCAAATTCATATTTGTGAAATAACCTGTCGTATTAAATACTTTTTTATTGTCCGCATTGTCAATTTCTTTTTGATTATCATAAACTAATCGTAATGCTGGAGTTTGACATCTACCAGCAGAAAGGGATTTTTCAGAATTTTGCGATATAAATTTCCATAACATCGGTGTTATTTTAAACCCAACTAACAGGTCCAATATTTGTCGCGCTTGTTGAGCGTGAACCATGTTCATATCAATCGTTCGTGGATTTTTCACTGCTTGTTGCAATGCTTTTTCTGTTACCTCATTGAAAACAATGCGTTTCGTGTTTGATGGAAGTTTGAATAATTCTAACAAGTGGAATGCAATTCCTTCACCTTCGCGATCATTATCTGTTGCTATAATAACATCGTCTGCATTTTTTATTGCCTTATTGAGAACTTCTATTTGTTTTTTCTTTAAAGCATTGTTGATGATCTGATAAGTTGGTCTAAAATCATCTTCTATTTTAATATTAGAGAGAGAAGGAAGTTCTCTCAAATGACCAAAACTAGCAACGCATTTATAACCTGGTCCCAAATATTCTTCTATTTTTTTGCATTTTGCAGGAGATTCTACGATAAGAAGTGTCGTTGTCGTGGAATATTTTTTTGACATCATTGTTAGTATTTATTTACTATTTTATAATATATAGTATAAAATAGTAAATAATCATTAAACCTTTTTCAAAAATAATATTGTTTATGATAACAATTTAAAATTTTGTTATATAATAATAATAATATTAGCTTCAGTTATGTTCATAAAATATTATTATTTAAGTTTATTATTTACATTTTTTTCTCAAAGCTTCGGGTTTATTCATTTAGTTGAGAGAACTATTGCATCTTTTGAAGAAAAACCGATACATGCAAAATCATGTCAAAACTGCAAATATTTTATAGAAAATGAAAACTACGAGTTTAGCAGGTGTTCAAAATTTATGAAACCTAAAAACAGAAATCGTTCTGTATTTGGACAAGAATACAGACCACCATTAGTTCAGCATATAAAGGTATATCACGATGATAAATATTCATCACTTGTATTATTTTATCTAGCTAGAACATGTAGAAACAATGAAACTATGTGTGGCGCAGATGCTAAACATTATCAACGTAAATTTTATGATATATATTGAAAATTTCACACAATTGAATAATTTTATATTATAATTATAATATAAAACATGGGCGATGAAACTGACACTGTTTCTTCAATGCAATCTGTTGTTGTTAGATTTGCAGAGCAGCTAAAATTATCTTTGGGTGATCATATGCTGATAACTATTACAGATGACACAGTAAATGTATTTGGTCATATATATGAATCAACCTGGAACGAAGCAACATTTACAATTCCTGTAAATGGACCTTACGTAATTATTAAAGAAATATCAATTAATTTAGACACTCCAATAGCTTTTGGTAGTTTTTCATTAGAACCATTATTGTCAGGACAAACAGCTTGTTGTGACATTTTAAATTATTTGTTAAAAAAGAATCAACAATCCGTTGTAAATGATTCTCTAACTAAAGGAGAAGACAATATTGTCGTAAGATTACCATTAATGCGTTCTATTGACAGAATATTACCTGCTTTTGATATTAATAGCCGAGGCGTACGAAAAATAATTTCCAGCGTTTCTTTTAAATTTGATGCATATGGCTGTTTGTAAACATTACAATAAATAATCTGTTATATTATGAATCTAGTTTTTAATTTTTTTAAATTGTCTCCAGTTAATATGAAGAGAAGGTTTTGAAGGTTCTTGATTGGTGTTGGCTCTATTTTCTTCATCCAATTTTTCCGCCTTTTTCAATGCACTATCAACGTATAATTTCTTCAAAAGGGTTCCTACTTGGAATGACCCAGTATGTTGATCCAATTGCCCATCTTCTATTTTTTGTAATACGTCTAAAAACTGATGCAATATATTTATATCTATTTCATCTTTTCTAACTTTGTTATAAATGTCAGTGTAATATGTAAACAAAAAATTACATTCATGCATACATTCTAGATGTATCTTTTCAGGGTCATTGCGATATTTAGCTTTAATTAACACCATGTTGTTTAAATCATTTCGTAGTATGTTACTATGTTTTAATCTGCGTATTGATTCAGTTTGGTCTTCTACATTATTTGCTGCAATCATCTTTTGAAGATGAAGTCGTTGTTTTTCGTCCATTGTGTCCATTGATTGTGTTGTATAATTTAAGTAAGAATAATTATTTTTAAATTTAACTCAAAAGAAAATATTATTATTATAATATTTTATTATATTATATGTCTAATATTAACAACAATACAAGTAATACTACAATTCCAGGAATGCTTTTACCCACTCAACAAGGTCTTTTAGCAGGTAACCCGAGAGATTCTGCTATTGCAGCAGGAAATGCATCAAATCTAAAATTACAAGCATTGCAGAGTATAGGCGGTAGAGGTAAAGGTAAAAGATTGAGAAAAAGACGTGGAGGTGCCGCTGCAACCATTCCTGTTCCTCAATTCAGTATGCAATATACTCCTCAAGGTGGTCCTGGTCAAGACCCAAACAGCATAATTCAACAAAATGCTGCCGTTGGTACTCAAAGCGCTGCAAATGCGGTTTACGATAAATATGCAACTCAAAATGGTGGATATTATAATAACATGAACATGAATATGAATACGAATCAATATCAATGGGGTTGTTATAGCGGAGGTAAAAAATACAAAAAAACCTGCAGCAAGAAAACAAGCAAAAAAAAAAGAACTAAGAGAAATAAATCAGGCAGCAGAAAATCAAGGAAAACCAAGAAACACTAATTTCAAAATAATTCACAATAAATAGAGAAAGTATTTGAAATAATTAATATAATAATAATATAAGTTAAGACTTATAATTTATGCCATCAGGAAAAAACTGGTTGAATTTTATATATATAAATTTAGCATTTGCTGTATATATTTCGGCAACATTTTATTTAAATTCAGTTCAAGAAATTAAGAAAAATTGGCCTCAGTATAGATGTAATCCATTTTATATGCCACTATCAGATGACATTGAAAAAGATTTTGCTTACTGCATTCAAAATATTCAAAGTAATTTTATGGGGTATTTATTACAACCAATAACCTATATAACAAGTTCATTAACAGGTATTTTGTCTAGTTTTATGAATGAAATCAATATGGTTAGAGCGATGTTTAATAAAATAAGAACTTTTATATCTTCTATAATTCAGTCTGTGTTTGGTGTATTTTTAAATATGGTGATTGAATTTCAAAGAATAACAATTGGTATTAAAGATTTAATGGGAAAAACAATTGGAATTATGGTTACTCTTATGTATGTGATTGATGGAAGTATTAAAACAATGAATAGTGCTTGGAATGGTCCTGCCGGACAAATGGTACAAAAACTTGGTAAATGTTTTCATCCTGATACAAAATTAAAATTAAATGATGGTAGGTTGGTTGCAATGAAAGATATTCATTTAGGAGATGTTTTAGAAAATGGTAGTGTGGTTGAATCTACTATGAAAATAGATAATAAAAAAGCAAGAATACCTTTTTATGTCATTAAAAATAAAGGTGTTGATGGCGAAGACATTTATGTAACTGGTTCACATTTAGTATATAATAAAAACAATAATCAGTTTATTGAAGTTGAAAATTATTCCAATGCTAAAAAATGTGATGATGTTGAAAGTGATTGGTTTAGTTGTTTAATTACAAATGATCATAAAATACAAGTTGGTAGCGAATTATTTTGGGATTGGGAGGATCATTTTGTTAAAAATTTGGATTCTTGTTGGTATAAATGAATTGATTATTTATCCACATTATATTTTATTTATATTATACAATAACAATACTGTATAATATATGGATACCGCAGATAAAGCTACGGGATTAACTAATATAAAGAAAATGTATGAAAACCTAACCTATTTTGATCAGTATGGTTTCTCATTTATTTTGTTTATTATAATTACAATTTTATTGATGGTTTTTTTCGGTTCTTGTATTGCTCTTGCGAATATTCAACCAATAAAACAAGATTGGGCAAACCAACGTTGTAAACCATACATCATTCCGATAGCTGGTTTTATCAATAAACCTGATAATATGAGTTTCAATGATTTTACTTCTCAAAATTTTAATTATTGTGCACAAAATATTTTAAAAGGAATTACAGGTTTTGCAGTAGAACCTTTAACATTTGTAACTAAAAATATTACAAAATTGGTGAATTATATAAAAGAGGCGATTAATGATATTAGAGCATTAACAAATAGGACAAGAAACTTCTTTATTACAGTAGTGCAAGAAATTATGGGTAGATTATTAAATGTAATTATTCCTTTGCAACAAATAATTATCAAATTCAAAGATTTTGCAGCAAAAGTTCAAGGAACAATGACCGCTGGATTATTAACTACGTTTGGTGCATATGTTACTCTAAAATCATTTTTAGGTGTAATTGTCAAATTCATTGTTACAATTTTAATTACAATGGTTGCAATGATCGCGGTTTTTTGGATATTCCCGTTTACGTGGGGAACTGCTATAGCTGGAACCGCTGTATTTGTTGCAGTTTCCATACCATTTGCAATATTATTAACATTCATGACAAATGTATTGGGTATTAGTACAGGAATATCAATACCAAAATTAAAGAAAATTCCGAAGTTAAAGTGTTTTGATAAAAATACCCGAATAACAATGAACAATGGAGTTTGTAAAACTATTTCAGAGATAGAAGTAGGAGAGAAAACTGATGGTAACAATTTGATTACCGCAAAAATTGTAGTTGAAACTAAGGGTTCTGTGATGTATAATTTGAATGGAGTTATGGTTTCAGACTCTCATGTTATTAAATATAATAATAAATGGGTGCGTGTAGACGAACATCCTCTTGCGGTTAAAATAGAACAATATAGCGAGCCTTATTTATATTGCATTAATGTTGAAAATAAAGTAATTGAAATCAATGGTAATGTATTCACGGATTGGGATGAAATATATGACGATGAATTAGAAAAAATCAAAAATGTGAAAATCAAGAACGTGATGTTTAATTCCAATAAGACTTTGAATTATAGTATGGACCACTTAAACGTAAACAATTCTGATATTCATAGATATTTAGACGGAGGTTTTGAAAAAAATACTCAGATTACATTGAAAAATGGTGTTATTAAAAATATTAAAAATATTTCCATAGGAGATATTCTTCAAAATGGTGAAAGAGTCTATGGATGTGTTGAAATAGATGGTGCAAATTTACTTGAACAGGCTAGCTATAATTTAGCAAAAAATAGATTCGTAAGTGGTGGTTCCAACTTAAATATATGTGATAAATCATTGGGTTTTACGTCCACGTTGGAATTAGATAAAAAATACAAGAAATTTAAAAAAGATAATGAAACAGAAGACAAATTATACCATTTATTAACTGATTCGCAAAGTTTTCATATAAATGGGGTTAAATTTTATGATTACAATTCTTGTATTGACCTTTTTTTAGAAAAATATAGAGCAAAATTATTATCTATGAAATATGTATAATGGATATTTCTATTTTTGGATTCAAATTAAATTTGGAAGTTTTAATTCTAATTGGTATTGTTTATTTAATTTTGGTAATACACACAGTTTGTGGATGTGCTAGTATTTTTGGAAAGAGAGAAGGAATGGATACTTTAACTCAACCATTTCCAGCGCCTGCTCTTCCAGATGGTGATGATGTATCTAGTATGAAAACTCCCGAACCAGTACCCGCACCAAGCAGTACAAATTCAACGTCAGGTAGTTCAAAAAAAAATGCATCTACCGAGGGTTTTTCCGGAGCCAATACAAATTATGGTGAATCTGCGGCATATCCACTTGTGCAATCAACATATTTAAATTCATCTAAATGGGGAAATCCTGATTTGACCATCATTCCAGGCAAGCCTATTCCTGCAGCCGCCCAAGCTATTATTGACCGTCCTAATCAGTCCCTGCCTTTACCAGAGGGACAATTGTCATTATTTGATAATATGCCGTTCAGTCCTGAATGCTGTCCTAATACCTACAGTTCTAGTATGGGATGTGCTTGCATGAATTCCAATACATATAACTACTTGATAACACGCGCGGGAAATAATGTTCCTTATTCCGAATATTAAATTTAATTATATTTGCATAAATCCTAAATACTTACTATTTTTATAAATAAGTATTTAAGTACGTCGCTTTGTTGACTTTCTTTTTCTACAAAATGAACGCTTGGTTCCGTGCGCCCAAAGACACTTTTTTTTAGAAGTTTTACAACGTTTACTTTTTCTTCCTTTACATTTGCTTTGTCTTTTAGAAAAAAGAGCCTTATGAATATTATAAACAGGCATTATAATATTTATAAATAAAAAAATTTATAAATAAATGGAAGTTAATTTTTCACGGGTATTAAAATCTGTATTTTTATTATTTTTAATATTTCTATATTTTATATATAAACATATAGAATCATGACAAAAACCAATAAAAACATACCAAAAGATTTTAGTAAAAAAGGTATAACAAAAAAAATTCGTTATAAGTTAAAAGGTAACGAATTAATATTAAGAAAGGATTGTCCGATTGGGCTCAAAGCTTTTCAAAAAAAATATCAAAAAGAATTCAAGACAAATAAATTGTATAATTTATCTACTCACAAATTTACAAAATTATTATTATCTAAATTTTCTCCTTCTTCTATTACACCAGAGAATGATTATTATTCTTATATTAATTACAAATGGCTTAAAGACGTAGAACTTAATAAACAGCAAAAATATATTGTTCAGGTTGATGATTTTAGATTAACTCAAGATAGAGTATATCATTATTTACATGATATTATTGTTGACTATATTAAAAATAATAACACAAAGCTTGCAAAAATAATGAAAAATTTTTATGATTCTGTAATCAATATGAATTCAATACAAGACAGTAAAATTAAATGTAAAGAAGAAATTAATGTAATTGAAGCTATGATTGAAATAGGAAATCCATGGAAATTGTTGGCTTACATAAATAGAACTTATATGTATAATTATTTAGGACCGTTTGTTTTTATGATAAGCCCAGATGATAAACAATCTAATATTTTTAGAAGTTATATTAATCCGCATCAATTTATATTATTAGATTTAAATGTCTATTACGATGATGGAACAAATGTAGAATACAAAAAAAATTATAGAAATAAATTCAAGAAATTTTGTAAAGATTTGTTTGATTTATGTTTAGGAAAAGGACATGGTTATAACACTGACGACGTATTTAATACCGAAGTTGAAATGTTTGATACTTTGGGTTGTCAAGACGTAACTAAAAATGAAAAAAGTTATAATAAAGTTTCAAAAAAAGAAGCAATAGAAAAATATAATTTTGATTTTGATGAATTTTCAAAAAACTTGGGTTTTAAAAGTACGCCCGATTTTTTCATTACTTCAAGTTTAAATTATTTAAAATGTGGAACAGAATTATTTTTAAAAAATTGGAAATCAGAAAAATGGAAAACTTATTGGGTTTATATGTACTTACAAATCATATGTAGAATTACAAGAAAATGGGAACATTTATATTATAATTTTTTCGGTAAATTTGAAAGAGGGCAAGAAGCTATAAATCAAACCAATGCAGTAAGTTCATCATTATATATGTCAATCCCGTTTAATAGTTTTTTATCTCAAAAATATGTTGAAAAGTATTCTGACCCGGCAAAAATAGAATATGTAAGAATATTATGTAATGATTTGAAAGAGGTTTTCCATAGAATAATGACAAATAATACATGGTTGTCACCTTCTACTAAAAAATATGCGTTATATAAATTGAGTAAATTAAATTTCACTATTGGATATCCTGAAATGGTTCGTGAAGACCCAATATTAGACTATGATCACTCGTTATATAATAACATGATGTTAATTAGTAGATGGAGAATTGACCAATTTATTCAATTGGAGGGTAAGGAAGTAATTGAATTACCTATGGTTGATTTTTCTCAATACCCATTGAAAATGACAGGAAATCAGCCTTATATAGTAAACGCTTCTTATACACCTTCAAAGAACGGGATTTACATCAACTTGGGATATATTCAAAAACCGTTTGTTGATTTAGATGAACGTGGAATAGAATACAATTTAGCCCACTTGGGTTTTACTATTAGCCACGAAATGTCCCACGGGTTTGATGATTGGGGTAGTCAATATGATGCAGAAGGTAACCTTAACGACTGGTGGACACCTGAAGATAAAAAGAAATTTAAAGCAATTCAAAAAGATGTTATTAGTCAATATGAAGAATTTGCTGCAAGAGATGGTATCAAATTTGATGCGTCTATTGGTATTGGTGAAGATTTAGCCGATATATCTGGAATGGCTATTTGCAATAGATATTTGAAAGATTACCAAGATAATAATAATGATTTAATACCTATTAGATTTGTTTCGTATGAAGTATTCTACATATATTATGCATTCCAGCAAAAACAAAAAATATCTAAAAAAGCATTGTCTGCTCAATTAAAAACAAACCCTCATCCATTAGATAAATATAGATGTAATGTTCCATTGTCGCGTTCTCAAATTTTCAGATCAGTTTATAATGTTAAAAAGGGCGATGGAATGTGGTGGAAAAATACGGATACTGTATGGTAAAGTATATGCGAGTGACGGTGACATCTAATCTATATTTTTATCAATCGTGACATTTTTTGCGATTTTCTTTATAATTTTAGTGTCTTTTTCATAATCGTTGTCTCCTTTACCTCCCATTGCCTCATAAACGATTTTGTTGTATTGACTGCTTTTTTTAGAGTCATATTCTTCACAATCTGGGTATTTATCTCTGAACTCTTTGAGCATGCAAATATTTTTATGAGCAATCATTCTTATAGCTTTGCGTAATTTCTTATTTGTCTCGTCTTCTTTTTCCCATATATTTTCATCTTTTACATACATAACCTCTCTTTTTTGATCTGTGCAATGCACTGGTCGTTTTTCAACATCCATTTCTTTCAAATTTTTAATGATTATATTGGATATTCCTTCAATATAACCAACTTTTCCTACATTTTCTAGATCCGATACCTGCAGCTTAACAGATTCAACAAAGTCCATAATATTCATAGCATCTTTACAAGTTTCATTGAGAAAAAATTGGAGATTAAACGTTTTATTATTGCAATTGTTGTTATTGATATTGGATGTATAGGTGTTTTGACCTTGTTTACATATTTCAAACATACTTTTCTGGAGTTCTGTATTACTTTTAACCATTTCAAAAATAAGACCAGTTAAGGCTTGAATATCGGTTTGCGGTTGTTGGTGTAGTTGAGACAGTGTTACATTTGTATTTTCACTTGAGACGTTATCCGTTTTTTCAGTCATAAATTCACATTTATTCTCATGATACCAGAGACTGTTTCTCGCCTTGTAACTTTTTTGACAAAATTTGCAAATAAATTGTTTGTCATTTTCGGCGTTTTTAGCGTTCAATTTTAGGTGTTTTGTTCTATGCAAATGTTTTTGGGTTGATATATGTCTTTCCCAATCGCTTTTCTTAGAGCATTTAAAGTCACAAACTGAACAAACTAATAACACGGCGTTTTTTGGCGTAAAATTCATTCAATTATTCTATATTACACCTAGAATACTTTTTATGTCTAAATCCTTTTTGGGTAAATTTTTAAAAATTATGCTAACAGAAAATAAATTATTTTTTTGGTACTCACATGCTAAAAATTAATTATGGTAACAAAAGGTAATTTTCTCCAAGACCTTTTGGGATTTTTGAAAAATGGACAAAAAAAATGTCCAAAATTGAAAACCCAAAATACTTTTTGAAAAAAAAAATTATTATAATATAATAAATTCTCCGATGAACTTAAAGACCAGTAAAAGTGAACTGTCACTTAGATGACTGACAAATTTTGCAATATTCAATTGTTTGTGACCTATCCGGGTCTATATCTATAGAGTCTATTATCCATTCATGATTGCACATAGAAATTAATTTTGTCCTAATTTTTTCATTTAAAAGAATCAATTGTCTTAAATGTTCGTCTTGTTGGTTCAAATTTGCATTTATTTCTGAAATATGTTTATTATATTGTAAAACATCTTCGTTAACATTAAGACATGTATCAATTAAATTCAAAATAGTTTCTTCTTTCATTTTTGCATAATTGCTATTGATTTCTTTTAAATACGCGATCATGTAATCGTTTTCATTTTTCATTTTTAATAAATAATCTATATTCATTAGACTATTATTTATTAAAATATAAAAAAAAAATTTTATATTATTTTACAAAACAATTTAAATTTTAAAAGGAGGGTTCATAAGGGAACCTTGGTTCCCTTACACATACATATTATACAATGCAGATACATTTTCTTTGTTTACTTTAATTAATTTGTCTACAATTTCTTTGTTAATAGTCAATGGGAACTCAACTTTAATTGACATATCTTCTTCAAATAAATTAGTTTCTGGTTTCATCAAACGGTAGAGATTCAATTTTGTATGAATTATTTCTAGACAACGTTTCAAGTTACGAACACCGTCTTCTTTATTACAATGAGTATCTACTAAATATTGAATAACTTCATCAGGAATAATGATTTCATCTGTGTTGAATCGCACTTGTTCACGGATTTTTGGTAATAAATAGTTGTTTGCAATTTGTGTCTTTTGTTTTTGGTTATATCCTTTTGTTTGAATACGATACATTCTATCTTTTAAAATAGGATTGACTTTGCTTTCATCATTATAACTGAATATGAACAAACATTTACTTAAATCAAAATTAATTTCTGCGAAATATTTGTCATGAAATTGACTATTTTGACTTGTATCTGTTAAGTGAGTCAAAATACCTGCGATTTCTTCGCCTCTTGGAGTATCACTAATTTTGTCTAATTCATCAAAATATATAACAGGATTCATGCATTTGCTATCAATTAAAATTTGAACTATTTTACCCCATGTACTACCTTCATATGTATAAGAATGACCTTCCAAAAAGCTACTATCTGTTGCACCACCTAGTGCGATGAATGCAAATGGTCTATTTAAAATTTTACTGATACCCTCTTTAACAAGGGATGTTTTACCAGTACCTGGCGGTCCATGAATTGCAATTGCAGTTCCAATTGCTTTTGGATTAGTAAGAAGTTGACCTAACATTTGCATAATTTGCATCTTGGCGTCATTCAACCCATACACTGCTTCATCAAGTGTCTTTTGAGCGTTTTCCATGAATTCATGACATTTTTCAACTCCGTCTTCTATACTCAATGGTAGAGATTCAAATTTACCAAATGGGACTCGCATGAAAGTATCAACCCAATTTTTGATTTTATAAAATTCACCACTTCCAGGCTCCATGTATTTCAACGAGTTGATTTTTTTCATAGCGGCACCTTTGAATAAAGTTGGAATATCGGATTCTAAAAGTGTCATTCTATATGGTTTTTCAATACGTGTTATTTTATTGATTTCTTTTAATTCCTTAATAATTTTCTTTTGATTGTCTATTTCTAGATTTTCAAAGAATTTATAATCGTTCATGGTATTTTTGTCTTTAACAATTTTTCTGAAAATTCTACCATTTTTTTCCTTTTGTTTTTTCATTTTCTTTTCCTGTTTTGATTTAGATTTTTTGATGTCTTCTTCGCAAAGTTCAACGCATTTTTGTAATAATTTATTGTTGTTTTCTTGCACCATCATTTCTTTTAATTTTTCCAAAACGGATACGTTGTTGTTTGGATTTGTATTGTTAGTTTCATTATCGTTTTCATTTGAAGCTTCACTATTTTTAAGAACGTTTTTCAACTTTTCAATAATATTATCATCATCTTCCTTTTTTGATGCTTTTTTATCTTTTGATTTTGGTAATTCTTTTTTACCCTTAGCTTTATTTTTTGATTTTTTGACTGTTACTTCTTCTTCATCGTCATCTTCTTCATCTTCATCGTCTTCATCATCTTCTTCATCCTCGCTTGATGATGCAGATGAAACAGAAACATCTTCATCTTCAGTTTCATCATCATAATCTTCGTCGTCTTCTGAATCGTAATCCCATTCATCTTCATCTTCATCTTCATCTGCTCCGCCAATTGTAAAGATTATGTTTAGTTTTTCACTTCCTTTTTTATGTGATACTTCTTCTTCATCGTCATCTTCTTCATCTTCCTCTTCTTCAGACTCAGATTCAACAATCTTCTTTGATTTTTTGGATTTTTTATCAGGTTTAGATTTGTTTTTTTCAGTAGATTTATTTTTAGGTTTTTTATCTTTAGCATTACTCTTACTTTTTGCTTTTGCTTTAGCCTTTGAACGCGTAATGATTTCTTCGTCATCATCATCTTCGTCCTCTTCATATTCTTCGTCATCATCTGTTTCCCATTCTTCATCTTCATCTGCTTCCTCAAGCTGTTTATGAATTTTTTTAATTTTTTCACCTGCTGCAACTTTTTTATCTAAATGTTTTGAAGGAAATATTTTGGATAAGAATTTTCTGTATTCATGAACATCCATTTCGTCGCTGTCACTTTCACTGATAAAGTCATCACCATCGTCGTCAGAATCAACAACCTTTTTCTTTTTCTTGGAAAGTTCCTCGGCCTTTTTGGTGTTTTTCATTTGTTCCTTTTTTGCAGATAATTTGTTTGAAATTTCCCTTGTCATTTTATTTTGTATATTATTATTTTAATTTATTTTTAAATAATTCTCAATTTTATTTTTTATAAAATGTGTAAAAAAATAAAATGCATAGATTTATTATTATTTTATACCCCCATCGCTAAACTGGTAACTTAGTTGAATAAATTATTTTTTGATCTTACTTCTAGTTCTACTTTTAGATTTATTTCTTTTTTTATTAGATTTATTTCTGTTTTTCGTTTTACCAAGTTTATTGCTAATTTTTGTATTACCGCCTAATAATTGAATAAAATTATTGTTTACAATTTGATTGTAAACGTTGGCGTTAATTTCATAATCATTTGGGTTGATTAGTTTTGTTGCGCCTTCAATACCAGCATTTTCATAAGGTTCCTCAATTCCTGATCTTATATCCCAATTTTCTATTTGTTCCCACGTCATTTGATATGTATTTTCTTTATGTTGGACTAATGCATATAATTGCGTAATAAATAAGTCAAACATCATCTTTTTAGGAACATTATAATTTTTTCTATATGTAATTGTTTTGTTTTTACCCTTGTCATCCTTAATTTTAATCGTATTTTTCCAAAATGAATCATCGTTCCAGTATCCATTATACAATTCATTTAGTGTTGGAACATTTGGTCCTATTCTGTAATTAAAATTTTTTTCAATAATTGCAATACCCCAGTTGATTATTTTATAGTCATTATCTACAAATAACTGATATGCTAATTGAGCATATTCAGGTTTAACCTTGTAATATGGATGAATTCCATCATCATTTTTTATTTCTAATAAATTTCTAATATTATTTAAATTAATATTTGGAACATTCGCTTTATTTTTTAAATTATTACTTCTAAAAGCTAAATATAGAGCATATAAAAAGCAATTTCCATGGGAATTATATAATTGAAATATTTCATATGGGTCTTGAATATTTCCGTTGAAATCAACGTATTGATAATGCGTTTCATTATTTGGTGTTTTTTTAGAAATTATTGTATTTATCTTTGAAGGATCAATTTTAGTACGTGTCATTTTAGTTATATATTTTCCGTTTTCGTCATACTCTTCTGGTTGACATACTTTATAATTATTTGCTCCACATATTATAGCTAACGTTTTATAAATAACTTCTTCTCCTGTTAAACTTGAAAACACCGAATGATATGCTTCAAAATAGGATTCCCCATCAGTTGGATGGATAACTTCATCTTCTCTCATTTTTCAATATAATATTAATGGATATTTTTAAAAATAATTCTCAATTTTTTAAAAATATAATTATTTTCTACGACCTAATATTTTTTTACCCTTTGTAAAATAATTAAATGCTATATAAATCAAATAAATTACAATTGCTAAAAATAAGAACATCATGATTAAATTGACTAATTTTGTGATAGAACAATAGAACGAATTACTATTTGCGTCACAATGAACCGTTGAGCCAAACATTCCAAAAATACCTGAACCCATAATACCGCCATTGTTTGGTGTTGTATTATTGTTGTTTTTTACGCTAATTTTCCCTTTTCCCATTTGTTATTTATATATTACAATTATAAAACAATTTAAAATTATAATTTTTAAATAAAATTGATTATAAAACAATCTAAATATATTTATATAAACAAAAGAAGAGATGCCGAGAAATACTATTGCGAGTAATAATTCAAGTAATTGTTCTAAAATTATTGGGATTCAGTTTAGTATTTTATCTCCGGATGAAATCAGAAAGGGTTCGGTAGCTGAAATTACAAGTAGAGATACATATATTAATAACAAGCCAGTCATTGGTGGTCTGTTTGACCCTCGTATGGGGGTTTTAGAAGCTGGTCTAATTTGTCCTACAGATGGTTTAGACTATATGACAACTCCTGGCTATTTTGGTCACATTGAATTAGCACGTCCCGTATTTTACATACAATATTTGAGTACCATCTTGAAATGCTTGCGTTGTGTTTGTTTTAAATGCAGTAAACTCCTGGTTAGCAAGCAAAAATACAAACAAGCTTTAAATTTACAAGGTGAAAACAGATGGAAATATGTATTTAAATTGTGTAGTTCAATAAAGAGATGTGGTGAGGATACTGAAGATGGCTGCGGTTGTCTTCAGCCAAACAAAATTAGAAAGGAGGGTTTAGCAACTATTTATGCTGAATGGGTTAGTGCTAGCGCAGAGAGTGAAAATATTGTAATTAAATTGACACCTGAAATGGTTTTAAAAGTATTCAAGCGTATTTCTGATGAAGATGTTTCATTCATGGGTTTTAGTCCTATTTGGTCTAGACCTGATTGGATGATTTGTCAAGTCATGTCTGTGCCTCCTCCTGCAGTGAGACCATCTGTTAAGCATGACGCTCAACAGCGCTCTGAAGATGATTTAAGTCATATTTTGGTGAATATTATTAAAACAAATAAAACGTTACAAGAAAAATTACAAAATAATGCTCCTGCAAATGTCATTGACGACTGGACTACTGTGCTGCAATACTACGTCTCTACGCAAGTGGATAATAAGATTCCGGGTGTTGCATCCGTTGCACAGCGTTCAGGTCGTCCTTTGAAGTCAATTAAAGACCGTTTGAATGGTAAAGGTGGTCGTATGAGAGGCAATTTAATGGCGAAACGTGTAGACTTTAGTGCTCGTTCTGTTATTACAGCTGACCCGAATATTTCAATTCGTGAATTGGGTATTCCTATGAAAATTGCTAAAAATATTACCAAACCTGTTACTGTCAACAAAATGAACAAAGCATTTTTGACAAAATTGGTGCAAAATGGGCCTGATGAATGGCCTGGTGCAAAGATTTTGGAAAAGAAGAATGGTGAGTCAATTACTTTGCGTAATATTGACCGCAATTCTATTGTGCTTGAAGAAGGCGATATTGTGCACAGACATATGATGGATGGGGATGCTATTCTCTTTAATAGGCAACCTACTTTACATCGTATGAGCATGATGTGTCATATTGCTAAAATTATGAAACGTGGCGACACGTTTAGAATGAACGTGGCCGATACCCGGCCTTACAATGCGGATTTTGACGGGGATAAACTTTAAATGTGCATATTTATCTTGTCCCCAACAGGGAGCGTGAAAAGCGTGTTACTCCCTAGTAAATAAATTAATATTTGAGGTAAACAATATAAAAAAATAATATAATGATTAATTATATGGAAGAGACGAAACCAGAAATTGTATATTGTTCTAAATGCAATACTGAAAAAAGCGTTACACGATTTCCAAAAAATCGTAAACAATGTAAAGATTGTGATAATGAGATTAAGAGATTAAATTATTTGAATGATGAAGAATATCGTAATAAAAAAAATGAAAAAAGGCGTTTGCAGTATAATAATAACCAAGAGTATCGTAAATTACTAATTAAAAGAGCAACTGATTATAAACACAATAAAGTTATTGAAAGACGGAAAATAAAAGAGGAACAACAAGAAACAATCGGTCAAGATAATAAGTTATGTAAATATTGCAATGAAATTAAAAGTAAAGAAAGATTTAGACATAATCGTTTGAAATGTAAAGATTGTGAAAGAGATGAGCCTTTAGAAAAATTAAAAAGACTGATACGAAGCAGGATTTTTAGTGCAATAAATCATAAAAATAATCATACATTTGAATATTTAGGGTGTAAATCATCGGATTATTTAAATTGGCTATTATATAATGATAATGGTTACACTCTTGAAAATCGTGGAAAAGAATGGCATATTGACCATGTAATACCTCTTTCAAAATTTAATCTAGAAGATGAAGAACAGCAAAAAATAGCTTTTAATTGGAGAAATACGATGCCTCTATCTGCAAAAGAAAATTTGTCAAAAAATAATAAAATCTTGAAATCTCAAATTGAAGAACATATAAAAAATTTAAAAAAATATCATGAAGAAAATAATATAGTTTTACCTCAATTATATATTGATTTATTTGCAACACATTCAAATTGACGGGAACGCCCTTAGAGCCTTCACTACCACTCACTACAGGAAACGTCTGTGAGGATCTCGGTTTATAGCCGATCGCCGATGGTAATAAAGTGAAGGATTGGGAAATCCGCAGCCAAGTCCCTAACCTCGTTATGGTAAGAGTATGGGAAAGGTTCAACGACTAGACGTTTGTGGGTCTCAAATGATAGCCTGACCAGCTTGATGAGGCATAAGGTATAGTCTGGCCCTCTTGGAAACATTAGGGATTTCATCTGGAGATGAATTTGCATATGCCGCAGGACCCAGAGTCCGAGGCCGAATTAAGAAACTTAGCAGCAGTTCCTTTTCAAATAATTAGTCCAGCCAATAATTCATCCATTATTGGCATTTATCAAGACTCTATGCTTGGCTGTTATCAATTCACAAGAAAAGACGTGAATTTTACACCAAGAGAAGCAATGAATATCTTGATGATGTTTGACGGAATTAATGAAAATGAATTTCTAGCTGACTATGAAAAAAATAATAAAATATCAAGTTTCAATATTTTAACACAAATCACACCACCACTAACTTTGAAATTCAAGACCAAAGGGTTTGTTGAAGACAAAGACGATTACAACACAACCAAGACAGGAGTTTTGGAAATCATTGATGGCGAGTATATTCGCGGCCAAATGACCAAAGACGTTCTTGCAGCAGGCTCAAAAGGTCTACTGCACAGAATCTGCAATGATTTTGGAAACATGGCGTCTGCTAAATACATTGATGATTTACAAAATGTTATTACTGAATACATGAAAAGTAGTGGTTTCAGTGTAGGAATAAGTGATTTAATATCTGATAAAAAAACAAATGATGAAATTATTGACGTCATCACAAAAAAGAAAACCGATGTCAAGAATCTAATTGACCAAACACAAATAGGAATTTTTGAAAATAATACAGGTAAAACCAATGAAGAAGAGTTTGAAACTCAAGTAAATAATATTTTAAATCAAGCAACATCCGAATCAGGTAAAATTGGTTTAAAAAGTCTTGGTGCAAATAACCGTTTCGTAACAATGGTAAAAGCAGGTTCAAAAGGGTCAGACTTGAATATATCTTTTATGATTTCATGTCTAGGTCAACAAAACGTAGATGGTAAACGTATCCCATATGGTTTTGAACATAGAACATTACCACACTTTTCCAAATTTGATGACTCGCCAGGTGCACGTGGATTCGTAGAAAGTTCATACATCAATGGTTTATCGCCACAAGAACTGTTCTTCCACGCCATGGGTGGTCGTGTTGGTTTGATTGATACAGCTGTTAAAACTTCTACAACAGGTTATATTCAAAGAAGATTAATCAAAGGTCTAGAAGATTTAATGGTGAATTATGACATGACGATTAGAACAAACAAAAATAAGATTGTCCAATTTGCATATGGAGATGACGGTATTGACACAACAAAAGTGGAGAATCAATTTATTCCTATTGTTACAATGAGCACACAAGACATTTATGCTCACTTCAATATTCCAGATGAAAATGCAAAATCCAAATTACTATCAAACATCTTTTTGAAAAACACTATGACCCGTTTCAAGAAACAATCGCCACAGATGAATGAAATGTGTTTAAAATATTCAAATATGATGATAGAAATGCGTACCGAAATAATAAAAAATGTATTCAAGAAGAAATCAGATAGTATTGTAAATTGTCCAGTTGGATTCCAATACATAATTAGTAATATTCAAGGACAATTTAATATTAACAGTACATCACTTGTAGATATTACTATAGTAGAAGCATTTGAATTAATTCAACAAACTTATGAAAATTTGGAGAAAATTCACTACGTTGTTCCAACACTTTTGTTCAAGACATTGTATTACTATTATTTATCACCAAAAGACTTGCTTATTGTAAAACGTTTTAATAAAGATGCACTAATGTTATTATTGAGCACTATTGTTTTGAATTACAAAAGAGCCATAGTTGCACCAGGTGAAATGGTCGGAATGATTGCTGGACAAAGTATTGGTGAAATTTCAACTCAGATGACTTTGAACTCAGTAACATTTGAGACACCTATTATCGTAAGAAATAAATCAGGAAAAATTCAAAAAGTTCAAATTGGAGAATTCATAGAAAATAAAATTAACGTAGCCAAAAAAATGGAATATTATAAAGACAAAGACACCACGTATGCTGAATTAGAAGATTATTATGAAATACCATCATGTGATGACGACGGTAATATTTTATGGAAAAGAATTGAAGCCGTTACAAAACATCCAGTTGTTAACAAAGACGGTACAAATACCATGTTAAAAATAACTACCAAAGAAGAACGTGAAGTTATTGCAACCAAGGCAAAATCATTCTTAAAATTGATGAATGGTAAAGTATTAGCAGTTGATGGCGATACACTAAAAGTTGGTGATTATTTACCAGTATCCAAGAAACAAATTGATTTTGTAGAAAACCGAACATTGGATTTACGGGAAGAACTATTGCCTCCAACAGAATATATTTATTCATCTGAAGTTGAAAAGGCAAAAATAGTAATGAACGAACATCAATGGTGGTCAAAACATCAATGTAAAACTTTCACATTACCATATACAAGAAGCGATAGCTTTGTAGCAAAATTCAATGATAAACTACGAAATGGTTGCAAAACAAAGACAACTTTAACACCAAATTGTGTTTATACCAAACAAACCAATATGAATAATTACACTATTCCAGAAACAATTCCATTAGATTATAATTTTGGTTATTTATTAGGTGCATATGCAGCAGAAGGATGTATGACAAATACACAACTATCTATTGCAAACAATGAACCAGAATATTTCAAACCTATTTTAGAATTATGTGATAAATGGAACATTACAACAAAATTATACAAAAATGAAAATAAAAATAATCAAGGTTGGACAAGTCAGGATTTGCGAATATACAATACTTTATTATCTCGTATTGTAGAACAACTTTGTGGCAAGCTAAGTCATAATAAATTTGTAAGTGATAAAATTGTATTTTCAAATAAAGAGTGTTTATTGGGATTCTTGGATGCTTATATTGGTGGAGATGGTTCAGTAAAAACCAAAGAAAAAATAATAACCATGTCATCTGTATCCAAAGATTTATTAATAGACGTTCAACAAATGTTAAATGTTTTGAATATTTATAGTTACATTACAAAATACAAAAAACCAGAAACCAATAATAGAGGAAGTAAAAATATAAGACAATGCTACAACTTATTCGTAACTGGTTCTCAATTACATGAATTGGCTAACATGTTAAATATTAGAATTAAATACAAACAAGAAAATTTACAAATAATTTTACAACATAAATACAAATATGAAATTAATAAAAATGCGAATATAATTCCAAATGAAATAGATGGTAAATTAGTCATGCAAGAAAGAGACAATGATTACAACGGTGTAATATTTGATAGAATAAAAAGTATTGAAGAAGTATCCAATACAACAAATTATGCTTATGATTTAACAGTAGAAGATACTAGAAACTTTAATGTGTATAATGGTCTTGCGATTGTAGATACATTTCATTTTGCCGGTGTAGCATCCAAATCCAACGTGACTCGTGGTGTACCAAGAATTGAAGAAATTCTATCACTTTCATCTGAACCAAAAAACCCATCGCTAACCATTTACTTGAAAGAAGAAGAAGAAACCCAAAAAGAAAAAGCACAAACTATTATGTATATGATTGAGCATACTAAATTAGTAGAAATTGTTAAATCTATAGAAATCTGTTTTGACCCAGATGATTTGAACACATTGATATCAGAAGATAAAGATACAATTCAACAATATAGAGCTTTTGAGAGTATGGTTGCAGGTTGTGCGGAAGTAAATCTAGCAAATGATGAAAATGAAAAATCAAAGTGGATTATTCGTATGGAAATGGATCCAGAAATCATGCTTGAGAAGAACATAACAATGGATGACGTCAATTTCACGCTAAACAATTGTTATGAAAATCAAATTAATTGTGTATATTCAGATTATAACGCGGATAAATTGGTTTTTAGAATCAGAATGAATGAAGTGATTAAAAATAATTCAGGCAAGTCAGCAGCAGCAAAAACAAAATTGCCTCTTGACCAATCAGATCAAATTTATATTTTAAAGAATTTCCAAGACCAATTACTTCAAAATGTTGTGCTGCGCGGAATTAAAGGTATTAATAAAGTTATTCTTCGTAAGATAAAGGATAATGTTGTAGAAAAAAATGGTTTGTATAAAAGAGAAGACATATGGGTACTAGATACTGTAGGAACTAACTTGATGGAAATTTTGGGTATTGATTATATTGATAATACAAGGACATTTAGTAATGATATTGTTGAAATATACAATGTTCTTGGGATTGAAGCAGCTCGTCAATCAATTTACAATGAATTAGTAGATGTTATTGAATTTGATGGTGCATATGTCAACTACCATAATTATAGTGTTTTAGTAGATAGAATGACGTTTACAAATAAAATGATATCAATCTTCAGACACGGTATTAACAATGATAATATTGGACCAATCGCCAAAGCATCGTTTGAAGAAACTCCTGAGATGTTTTTAAAAGCAGCAAGACACGCAGAATTAGACACACTGAAAGGAATATCAGCAAATGTCATGTGTGGTCAAGAAGGATTCTTCGGTACTAGTGCATTCCAAGTAGTATTAGATATAGATGAAATGATTAAAATGGAAGCGGCTGCAGAATACAAAAATGTAGATGTAGTGGAAGAAATAGATAAATTCTTTGGTAATATAGATAATCCAGAGGATAATTGTTCGGTGAATAAAATCAGTATTCAAAATAATGCAATTAGTATAAAACCTAAGGACATGGGCGAAGACAATGATTACAATCCAGGGTTCTAAAATTTGATAAAATATTAGAGAAATTAATATAAATATAAAAAAATTCGTATTAAATATATTGCTATTAATAAATATATAAATAGCAATATAACTAATAATATACGTAAACATGCATACGTTTCATTTAATAATTAAAAAAATACTACATATTGATACAACGGATAATAATAATTCAAATATTTTTAGTAACGTACATAAAATAAACTTTTTTATTTTTCTTCAAAGGGAATACACAATACAAAACAAATTTATTTTTTTAAATGAAATGTTAAAAAATATTTTTAATACGGATGAGATGAATGAAGAATTTATTGATTATTTTAACAAAATACAAAAAACATATAATGCCTTTTCAAGGTTCTCTTTTATTTATAGATACAAAAAAGCAAAACTAATGGTGGATACAGATTTAATACTGAATGAAATTAGTGAAAATAATAAATTTGTTTATTGTTTATTTCAAAATAACTGTAAATATCTTTTCAATATTCATGAATTGATTAAAATCATACACAATTCAATTGCTAACTCTTATATGTTTTTCAGCAACCCTTTTCCGATTAAAAATCCATATAATAATATTATCTTTAACAAGTCTACGTTATACAACATATATTTTTTTATACGAAGCAAAACAGCATTGCAACCGGAATTATTTTATTATTATTTTAAAACAAATTTTAATTTGAATAAATTTAATAATGAATATCAATATTTATTAAGAAATTTTGCAATAAAAAATTATTTAAATAATCATAGTAAAGATGTTATTTATAATGATATTGAGTATATGATAAATGAATATAATGAACTTATCAAATATAGAACACATCAGATTATTGTTGACACTACTTTTCCAAAAGATTTATTAATTGAAATAATGACACCATATTTAGTATTATTTATAAAATCGCATTATTCTTTCATGTACTCAGATAAATTAATCGCCAAAAAAATATTGAAACAAAAATTATACGATTTTAGTAAATTTAATCCACAATTTGGTAGAAAAATTTATAAAAAGGTTGTCAATATTAGTATTGGTAATAATAAAACAGAAAATAAAACAGAAAATAAAACAGAAAATTTTCAATATAATACCAAACATATTGCATTCAATGAAAGCGAAAATATAAAAGATAGAAATGAATTTATGCATAGTCACAAAATTAAATTAATTGAAGAAGTACATGGTGATAGCGATGATGATAGCGATGATGATAGTGATGATGATGCCGGAAATGATCCTAATGAAAATGAAACCGGGCAAGACAATGACTCTATAAGCTAGCTAAATAATCTTTGGAATCTATTATTCGTTATCCTCGTCTGGTTCAATATGTATTTTTTTAGCTAGAGTTTGCACTTTAACTTTTTTAGGTTTATTAATTTTCACAAATTGTTTCAAATAATCTTCTATACTAATTTCGTTACCAAAGGCCATTTTTATTTCATCTTCACAATTTTGTTTTATTTCTTGTAATGATATGAATGTGTCATTTTTATCAGATGATACAAGTTTATAACTTGGTACTTTTTCAGGACCTAAAGCAGGTACCACAATAAAACAAAACTTGTCATTTTCATTACCATAACCTAAAAATATATTCTTTTCGTAATTACTTTGTAACAAATTTTTTGTTGAAATAAAAAAAGTTGGTATTTTGTATTTATTAACTAATAGCCAAAAGTCTAACGTTGTCAAAAAATAATTATCAGAATAAATAAAACTAGAAAACGATAACGTGTTAGAGTTCACTTGATCACCTAGATTTTTCTTACCTTCTGCGATTAAAATATTCACTATTTGTTGAGGATAACTTTTAATATAATGGGTGTATTCTTCATAAAGTATATTTTTTAATTTGTTCGTTTCTATTTTTTCACCAGTTTTTTTTTCAATTATATCTATAATAATTTCAAAAGTACAAATAATATTTTTATCATATTCAATTTCTTTAAATTTTTCAGGAAAACATTTTTTCCAAATACCCGAACTAATTTTATCATTGGTTTTTTTATTACATGATAATTCTAAAAGTGTTTTTTTAGTATTTTCAAGATCATCAGGTTTCACTTTATTTTCATAAGTTTGAGTTATGATTGGCTCAGTTTCATCATATGAATTGAATTTAACATATTTATTAATAATTGCCGGCTCAAGCATTTCAAAATAATCTTGCGTTAATAATGATTGTAACAGTATAATTTCATTTTCACGTAAATTGTATCCAATATTTCCAAAAGCTAAAAATGATTGCGGTTGTAACATGAAGGATTGAATTCTACTATATCTAATTAATTCGTCTGACATTTTTCCAAAATAGATTTCTTCATTTTCTTTACCCGTCATTAGATTTTTTTTTGGTAAAATAAGATTACATGTATTATTTTCAGTAAACATACATAGATTGGGTATTTTACTGCACGAATCCTTATTTTTTACTATACAAGTTGTAAATTCATCAATTAATTTGTAATAATTATCATCCCCAATAAATTGTATTTTATTTTTTACCAAATCCCTCAACAATTGATTTATTTTTTTTAATTTTTGAGAATAAATAATATAGTCTTTAGTTATTTCATTTTCAAGTTGTTCTCGTATTTTAATATTTGAATAGTCGTTTAATAAAATCCGAATGGTATTTCTGAAAATATTATAAAAATTTGTTTCATATGTTATTTTTTTTATGTAATCAACTCTTTCGCCGTCTACTTCAATGCTAGTAGTTATTATAGAATCACTTGATGAATATCCATGAGAAATAGAGCCTTTATTTTTTACGACATAATCGGTATTTTTTAATGACGGTATATCTTGTTCACTTTTAATATCAATCTCTGGTATTGGTTGTGATATTTGTACAAATTGATTTGTTTCAGTGATTATACCAACAACTAACCCGTCTTCTAGTACTTTTAACATAGGTTTACAATGTAAATCAGATGTTTTTTCAGTTTTACGTTTTGTACTTTTATTATAAAGTTGCATTAAAAAATCAAACGTATCTTCATAATTTTTCCATAAAGATAGATCATTCATAAAAACAAAATCCAAATTTTGTTTTATATTTTCACTGAATGATGACGGATAGCAAGGTACAAACCCTGATAATTTTGTTGGTGTAGGACTTTCGGCAATTACACCAATAATCTTATTATTAAAATTCATAACTAACTTAGTGACATTATAATCATATTTATCTAATTTTTGTACAAGACTTGTCAATAATGGAGCGCGTTTTGCTTTATAAACATTAGGCATACTATCTAATGGTTTACAAAATTTGGATAGAAATGGTCTTATCAATTCTCTAAAAACATTACGCATTGATATGGATAAGCGCGGATCATATTCATTAAATAATTTTATAATATTATATTTTTTATTTGTAATCGTATACGAATAAATTGGCTCATAATATTTGTCCTCTTTGATTATAAAAAGAGTCGGTTTTCTAGTTTCGTAAAATTCATTAGAATAATGATTGCTAGGACATAACAATTCAACGTTGTTGGTAATATCATCATTTGGTATTTTAAGTATGATTAAATTAACACCTTTTGCAAATAATTTTGGATTTGGTTTTGAAATAATATCCCATAAATATGTGTGGTCAATAATTGCATCATCGTCATTCAAATAATTTATAAAATTTTCAAAGGCGCTTATTACTTTTTTAAAATACAATACTTCGTCTTGATTGGATTGATTGATTTTGGAATACATTTTAGATGATGTGTATGTTTGAACATTTATATTAATATTATTTAGATCAGCGTTTTTAAAATCATTTACTAAATTACCGTTTTGGTACGTAATAAAATTATCAATTGTAAGAGCTTCTATAATTTTGGTTTTCATTTCTTTAATAGGTGGGGCATAGACTTCACTCGTAGTACCATAAAACAATACATCAGACATGCAAGCTACAAAAGATTGTTTATCATTGATTTCTATTCCATGTCTTAATAAGCAAGGGTGATCGGGTTTCAAGTTAGTATTTGTTTTACTAATTTGACAATCCGCGTTTACTTCATGTAATATTTGTTGAATTTGAGGAGGCAAATAACCCCATCTTCCTCGTGAAATAGGAAATTTATCAGGTCCTATTATATATTCATCTTCTTGTTTACTTTTTTTTTGTTTTGGTTTTGCTTTTTCATTTTCATTTTGTTCTATTTTAGTTTCATCTTCATTATCTTCATCGCGAGTAGTATATTCTTGGTTACAATGTTTTTTTGCATCAAGTCTTCCAATTGTGTTATATTTCTCAAAACAGCAAGGCAAACAATATCCTTGTGGGTGTTTATCTGTTTGGAAACCTGGATAACGTTTATAATCTTTATTTCCACTTTTAGGTTTGTAAAATTCATAGACATAGTATCCAGGTTTCACTGTTTTTGCATCGTCAGGTAATACATAGCCACAATTAGGACTTTTTAATTCCTTTTTACCATTTACTATCACTTCAGTCAAGTCCTTTGGATCCACAACTGTATTATTTTTTAAACACCAATAACGTGGACAAATGTAATTGTATTGTTTTTTGGGATCAGAACCATATTTAATAACATCTTCATCTCGTAAAAACCCTGGATGTTCTTTGTTAATATTTTCCAACTCTTTATTAGTTAAAATAACAGGATGTCTCTTCATTGTACTACTACACGTTCTAACATATGAATTAAATTCCTTTGTATCTTCTTTAATAATTAAAGCCGGATCTAAATTTTCAATTCTTGTTTGAAAATAAGGCTCCTTCTTTTTTAAAGGTAAATTGTCAATATTTATTACTTCATTCTCTTGGCCTTCATAATTAATGTCGTTTTCTTCGTTTTCTTCGTTTTCTTCGTTTTCTTCGTTTTCTCCATTACTATTCATTTGACCACCTTCCTTATTATTAGTTTCGTCGCTTTTAATACTTGCTTCGCTATCTTCATCATCATATTCATCTTCATCATCAAAAAATAAATCTAACGCATTTTTGGGTCTGTTTTCATCGTCAGAATAAGATTTTGCGGCATCACTCATTTTTGTGTATTCCATATCTTCATTTTCTTCGTCAATAGAAGGAATCTCTAATTCAGACAATTGACTTTCTACAGGAGAGATTATATCTTGCATTTTAATTTCTACTTTTTCTTGACTAGAACATATTTCATTAATTTTTTTTGTAGGGTATTTTGTGCTATTTTTATCTTGCGTAATGCGAATAATACTATCCAAATAGATTGGAATTGTTTCTAAATAAAAAATATCATTAATATTTTCCACGCTTATTGTGATGACTCCTGTTTTCTGATCTAATTGAATAATAGTTTTAAAACCTGGGTTATCTTTTATTTTAATATCTATTTTTTTAACACCGCGTTCCAATTGAATTTCATTTGCTACTTTTTGAACCAATTCTTCTGCTTGCTCTCTATTTAAATCGTCTTGAAAGTTTTCTAACAAAGCATCAACGATTTCATTACCTCTGTATCCTTCAGCACTTTTTTCCATTATAAAAGCTTCTTGACTTGTTACTTTGTTGAAATTAGATACACGTTTAAACCTCAGATGGATATCTTTTTTAAATGAACTAGATTCATTATTAAATATACTAGAAATACAACCTTTATAAGTATCTAAATTAATAGCATGTTTTATTTTAATATTACATTCATAAGTTAACTGTTTTATCTCTATATTACTACTTTTAATTGTGTCAAACAAAGAAAGCTTATAACCACTTTGTTCTAAAAAATTACTAATTTCCTGAATAATAGGATTAATATTTTTTTGGAACAATTTGTTGATTCCCTCCTCATTCATTACTTTTTCTAATTCGCAAGTAATTGTTATAAAACCGTTTTCATCAAAGTCGCAAATAAATTGACTTACCCCTGCGTCAATATCAGTATTGATATAAACCGAAACTGATTTCGTTTTACCAATATTTTTAACTAATTTAAAAAGCACACCCTTTTTAAGATAAGGAATCTTTCTACCATCAGTAGCAATTTTATCTGTAAATAATCTATAAATATTTTCTTGTCTAGAAGATGGATTGTATTTAATAAGAGGATTTTCTTGAGTTGCATGTAGAATTTTAAACAAAATTTCTAGCGGTATATTTATTTTATAAATGGGTTTGATAACCGCTTTCAAATATTTTATTCCTTTTCCTAGATAATTTAATTCACTTTTTCGCAAACCATAGATATTATAAAACATGTCAATCGTATTGAAATAATCTATTGTGGAGTCATTCAAGTATTTTTCGTTTTTTTTCACAAGTTCAGTTTGAATAGATTTTAAATCATCTAAATTATTAATGTTATTTTCGTATAAAAATGGATAATAAATTTTTAATGTTAAATCTTGAGGAATACTTTTATTTTCACTATAATTTAAAACGTCTTGTGCTAGACATAAATAAATATTGTTGTTGACTATGTCTCCAGTGTTTAATAATAAGTGACTATTTAATGTGGATAAAGATTTTCTAGAATTCCTTTCTAAAAACGAATCATATCTTTGAACATCATATGGATTTACAACAAATGGATATTCATTTTCAACAATAAAAAATTTTTGCCCTAACACTTTATTTACAATAAATTTTTTATCATCTAATTTCATTTCTACAATATCATCATAGTCGTAGACATCTTTTTCTCCTTGTACACTTTCAAAACCCTCAAATTTTGCACCATCTGTTTCACTTACTAAATTAGAAAAAAATTGTTTCAATCTCACACTTGTCAATGAAAGTTTCTTATTCTGGGTTAAACTTTGATACAAAGATACTGAATTAAAAGTCTCAATTTTTTGGCAATACAAATAGATTTCATCCAACGAAATAGTTTTCTTAAGTTGATTCAAAATTTTGAGTTTAATCATTCCAATACTATCATCTAAATGGATCTGTTGTTTGCTATAAACAACCTTAATTTTATTACTGTTAATATTTTCTATTTCATTTGTATTGAATATTTCATTGATAGCCTTATCTTTTCCACCGTTAAAAACATAAATAGTCTCTATACTACCATTTACTATATAATTAACTTTATAAATAGATTCTATATTTGTATCACTCACTACGTCCGCCATATATTATGTATTTAAATTATTTTTATATGCAAATAATTTAAATACTTATGATACCAAAACCTAATAAATCAATACCATAATTAAAGATGCTAAACTAAATCATAATACGGATTATCATTAATAGTCATTCCACAATATTGTTTTGGGTTGTTTTTATAGTCTACTGGTTGATATATGTTTGCTTCTTTTGCGTTACTAAGTAGAAATTTAAAATTTTGCCAAAATTCTTGTTTGTGTCCAATAGATTCAGTCATAATGTGAGATAACTCGTGAAGAGCCACAAATGTTAAAGTATTTATATCTATTAATTTATTGCCTTCTTTTGTGGTGTTTAAACAGAATGCGATCTTCTCTCCTTTATTTTCACTGTATGCGGTTAATTCACTAGTTGGTAAAGTTTCACTAATTTTTTTTGGGTTAAATCCTTCAACTAATCTCACCGTTCGGGGATCATCTGGGTGTTTTTCTTTCATATATTTAACCATTTCTTTGCATTTTTGAGTCACTGTTGCAAGTAAATCAGCAGCAAGTTCTAACTTCTCTCTTTCTCTTACACAGTATCTATTTCCGTCTTTAGAAGCAATGATGCATTTTAAATTGAATGCATCAGAATCATAATATATTCTTAAACATAATATTAATACAAATCCTAAAAATATATAAAAAAAAATACTATGCTTCTCCATTTGTTATAATATAAATATATAATTATTTAAAAAATTAATTATATATTTATATAATGTTATGACGCGCATTTTAATATGTTATATGTTTTTTTATTTATTATTTATTGGTAAAATAGAAAGCATAGAATGCTTTTTAATAGACCGTCTAAAAAAAATAAACAACAAATCAATTGTCAAAAAAACCAAAAATATTGTTTATGCAAATTATAATGTAAATTTTCTAATTAATAATACAAATATTGCAAAAATTATTAATACAATCAACGCAACTGATAAGAATAAAATGCTATCTTATAGCAAATTATTACGAACGAATAATATAATACCAACATTTTTACTGAATGTCTTAGCAGGATGGTTAACTATTCCATCATATAAATTATTTTTGAATAAAAACTTCTGGGCCTTTTCTTTAATAACTCAACTAACTATGATGAATTCAATGGTTGTAAATGACTTGTTTGACTTAAAAATAGATTTAATTAATAATGCAAATAGACCGTTAGTCAATAAACAAATAACTATTAAAGAAGCCCATTGTTTATATATTTCCACAAGCGTAATTATCAATTTGTTAGCTGCATATTTTTTTAATATTAATCATTTTTACAAATACATATATGCTATCAATATAATTTTATTTTTATACACCCCGTATTTAAAAAAAATTATCTTTATAAAAAATCTTACTTGTGCTTCTGTTATATCTTCAACTCTAATATTAACCTCAAAAAGTATAACCCTAAACGACAAATTTGCATTATCAATTGCATCACGTAATTTTACTCCATATTTTAATTTAATTAATATTACATCAGGTTTTTTATTTTTGTCTTCGCTTTATATTGAATTATTACTTGATATTAAAGATATTAATGGTGACGTTGAAAATAATATTATTACTATACCAAATTATTTTGGTGAAAAAAAAACATTGAATTTTTTAACAAGCCTTTTTTTTGGAAATTTATTATATTATAGTATTATCTTTTATGGAAATCATAACTATAAATTATTTGTTGGATTTTTATTATCAAATACACATTTTCTGAAAAATTTATTTAAATTGCGAAGTAACGTTCCTTGTTCCGATAAAATGATTTTATCTTCGGTAAACGACACAACAAAATCACTTTTAATTTTTATAATATTTATTTTATTACCTTGTTAATTTGAGTCAAAATGATTATTTTATTGATGTAGTGTACCTAAAGTCCCTGCTCTATCACAACGAGGACATATTGTATAATATTTATGTCCACAAGACGCTTCACAATCATTATGCAACGCTATCTTGCAACGAACACAAATTATATACGTTTTATCATGAATGTTTTTTGAGCAAGTATAACATATTCTATTATCTTTTATGTTTTTATTGTGAAACATCATGCTATATGAAATAAAACTTCCCATTGTTATTTAGTTGTTGTCGTTTAATTTAATTATATTTGATAACGTTGGATATAATTAAATCATTTTTTTTTATTTATCTTCCGACTCTTCATTCTTTTTGTGTATTTTTCTTGTATATTTTTTTTTGTATTTTGATGCATCGTTACCGCACATGCTACTTAAAGATCTCGCAGTAGAGCAACTATAAAAATCTGTGCTGCGAGTAATTCCATCAACAAAAAATTTTCCACTACTATATGGAAATAATGAACATCTACCATATTCTAGTTTTGATCCATCACTCAGCGGAACAAAATATCTGCAGTTTACACACAATTTTGGTTCTTTCGGTTTAAGTGAACTCGCGAATAAAAACGTTGAAAAAAATGTAGACAACAATATTCTCAAAAGATACATAATTATATTAGCATATCCTATAATATTTAATATGTTTTACTTTTGTATATAATTATTGTCATCAAACAATATGATACATTTTAATTTTACTTCGTTAATAAAATTAAAATATCTGGTAATCTAATTTCTTTAATTATTTATTGTGGTCCAGATCCTAATTCAAGAGGTGGTCTCATGAAATCAGGTTCAATGGTACTTTGATTCCATGGACCAACATATAGTTGTGGGTTAGCTGGTTCCGAACGAATTTGAAGATTTGCATTTCTTAATGTTTGACCGATAGTATCAATACCAATATGGTAACCAGCCTTTAATAAATTAACATTTGCAAGTTCACCTTTACCTGATGGATTTAATTGGGCCCATTGACTATTGGTATCCTTTGGAAGTAGCTCAGCAGGATTTTGGATGTTTGGCTGTGAACAAGAAGAAGGCATTCCAGGCATACTTGTTTGCACGCCATTTGCAGAAGAAAAGACTTCATTTTGACCTAAAGGTTCAGAAGGGACAACGTTTCCACCATTCCCGTTGTAATTTTGAGATGGTTGTGCGTTTTTGTATTGTTGAGGCATATTAGCATTTGATTCATAACCATACATTCCTTTGGATGACAAATAATTAGCAAATAAACTAACGACGTATGCAAGAATTAATAGGACTAGAATTGCGCCAATACCATATTCGTTCCATAGCTTTTTTAAAGATAAGCTCATTATATAAAATTAATGATAAAATAATTTTTAGAATACATATTAATTATTCTAAACATTGAATTAAAAACTAAAAGTAGTATTATCCTAAACTTACAATCCTTCTAATTCACTTTCAGAAACTTCGTCTATTTCTGCGTCTATGTCACTTTCACTTTCATCTAAACTATCAATTAGGTATGTTTTTTTAATGTTTTTTGCTTCTAAATAGGCGATAATAGCAATTTTTTTTGCGGACTTGGCCTTTTCTCTCGCTTCTTTGTAAAGCTGGTAATAAACCTCGTTTGGTTTTTTTAAAGTTATTGTTTCTAAATCATCTTCTAAAGAATTAGTCAACTCCATTTCTTTTAATTCAGTATTATCTTCTAATTCTTCTATAGGTAACTCATGAATATCAAACTTTATTTCGTTATTATCTTCTTCTTTTTCTTGCTGTTGTTCTTGCTGTTGTTCTTGCTCTTGAGTTTCTTCTTGTTCCAGGCCTTCATTTTTTTGAGATTCGTAATTTGTCAAATCTAATTCTTTTCCTAAATCCATTTCCATTTCCATTTCCGAAGGAATCTTTGATACATGTTCCGAATTTGTAATAATGCTATCAATAGCACCAATATTTTCTTCTAAAGAATCTTCATTATTTTTCACTTCATGTATTCTACTACTTTTACTTGAATTGTGTGTTTTAATCAAACAATTATCAAATAAAGGTTCGTTATCTAAAACCATAGCCTGACGCAATTCAATGTCAATTTGAAAGTTTCGCGATGTAAATTTGATACCTTGTATTTCTAAAATAGAAATAATATTCGTATCTTCTTTCACATCATCAATAGAAAGAGGGGTTTCGTTTTCATTATAAATTTTAACGGAAGCTTCATTATTTGCACCAGTTTTAATATTTGTTCTTACCAAATAATATTTTCCTGATTTATAAATACGTATAACCGAGTTGAATGCAGTTTCAACGTCATTTTTGTCTAAAGAATTCTGAAACCAAGCTTCACTTTTATTAAAAATCAAATTTTGACAAGTTTCTTCTAAATTTTCAAACCAGTTCACTAAAGTCTCTGCATTGTTATCAAACATCAAATCGCAGTAGTATTTTCTACCGGATTTTACAAACCCTTGTCTAGTCAAACTTTTGGTCGTTTGGATATATAGCGGTTTATTATTATACAATATTTTAGTGAAATAAGCACCGCCTTGAATGCCTACAGGATGCGCTAAAGATAATTTAGAAAAATCAAAATTACTATTTGGTTCAATAATATTATCCATATTATTTTCTTGCTATATTTTTTAAATTTTAATAACACGCAAAATATTTTTTTAAATTTATTATTAAAAAATATAAAAAAATATTTTATTATGAAAGAAACAATAGTTCAACAATGTTTAGATATTTTGAAAAGAGACGATGTAAAAAATGAATTTAAATTAATGCTGAAACCAGTTATAGATTTTATTTTATATGAAATAAATCCATATATTTATATTACAGTGACATTGGTATTTATGATTTTTATTATGATTTTAGCAATATTGTTAATATTGATTTATATTTTACGTAATAAAAATATCTTTAGGAACTAAATCCACCTTTAGAAAAGGTGGAGCCAAACACAACATTTTTAGGTTTACCTTTTTCTAAAAGGTAATTTTGTTCTACTTTTTTGAAAAGTAGAAAGGTAAATTTGCTCTACTTTTTTGAAAAGTAGATAAATTGACTCAAATTTGTTTAATAATTGTAGTAATTATATCAATTGAATAATTTATTTTCATTCGTTAATATATAAATGGCACGAAAAACCGCTCATAGAAGACATAAAAGAGGAGATCAAGCTCCATATCTTAGTGCAAGTCAACAAGGTAACCCTAATCTACCTTACAGTGCACCATCAAAAGGAGGACGCAGACGCAGAATGAGAGGAGGCAACAGTGGTGCTCCATATAGTTCAGCGAGTTCATACGGTAGTTATGTAAACGGGACTGAAAATAGTCAATACGATAGAGTATTTTCACAAGCTGGTTCGTATGGATCAGTTCCAGGAAATACAAGTATTGGTGCACAAGGACAAAATGCAAATATGTTAGGTACACCAAACGCAAGTAGTTTATCTTTAATCCAAAATGCTGGTTCAAGGCGTAGACGTTCACAAAAAAGACGCCATACCAAAAAAAGATATGGTGGTTTTTTAGGTCAAGTTATTAATCAAGCGATTGTTCCATTTGGACTTTTAGGTATGCAACAAAGTTATAGAAGAAATAAACATAGCAATAATAAATCAAGAACACATCGTAGATACAAATAAATATTATTAACGTTACAAGCATTAGTTATTATTTATAACGTTAAACAAAATAAACTATCTATTAAAAATCGTGACCATATTGTTTTAAAAATTTTTTTACTTTTTCAGCATATTTTTTTTTGGGGTGATTATTTTCAGTTGAATTAAATTGATTGTGGATTTCTATAATATCGTTTAATTGTCTATTTTGACCGTTATCATCTCTTGGTAAATTTAATTTTCTTTTAGTAAATGTTTCTTCAGATTGATTAACATAATGTGCTATATAAATAGGTGCTTTATAATATTCAACATCAAAAACATTGCTATGATGTAATTTTGTAATATTAACATTATTTATTCCAAAATACCTAGTTGGATCTCTTATATGATAAAAATGTGGGTTGATAGGCCTTATTATCTTTGATGGTCGTACAAAAGATTTTAAGTGGTCGTTCAATAATAAATCTGATTTAGTATAATTTTCTAGTATTAACCCGTCAGGATCTTTTATTAAATGATTAGACCCAAATAGTAACCAATTTACACCTAAAGAATCAGCGTGGTTATAAACTGATAAAAGATGTTTTACTCCAATATATTGATTTAATATAATAAATTCATCTGCATCCAAATAGATCATCCAATCCATTTTCAGTGAATTTGCGATTTCTGATGCTTTTTGCATAAGATTTATTTTAATTGAATGGTCTAAATAAGAGGCATTTATTATTTTAACACGTTTATCAAAATTTTCAAATACCTTTGTTAAAGGTATTTGAGATTTATGGTCAAAAATTATTATTTTATCAAAGCCAATTAATAAGTGATGAGCTGCCCACTCTCTAATGTGTTTTTCATCCCTCGCATTTGTAAATAAGCATACATTTTCGCATATAATATTTGCAGACTTGTTATTGCTAATAGAAGTTTTACCATTTGAATTAAGTGGAAATATATTTGTTTTTTGTTGTTGTTTCATACTAATTAAATTATAATATTATTTTATAAATGAATTTTGAACAAACTATACAACAGTGGGTGTTATTAGATAATCAAATTAAAATATACAATGAAAAACTGAAAGAATTACGTAGTAAGAGAGATAATATTGAGGACAAATTATCGCAACATGCAATTAACAACAATTTAACCAATACTACTATAAAAACAAGTGATGGTAAATTAAAGTTTGTTAACACTAAAATAACATCTCCTTTAACATTCAAATATCTTGAAAAATCTTTAGGAGAAATCATAAAAAACAGTGAACAAGTTACTTCTATTATGAATCATATTAAAAATAATAGAGAACATAGAGTTGAACACGAATTAAAGCGATATTATAATAATTAATTAATATTGGATTATTTTATATAATAACATGAATTTTAATCATAGCTATATTGGACCTGATGAATTAATTTATAATAATGATGGCGAAATTCATAGTGGCGGGTTTAGTGTTAATTCTATAATGTTAAAAAATGGGCTGTCTCCTATTATGACTTTGAATAACAACAATGCTAACGTAAATACGTATTCAAATCAAATGGGTGGAGAGAAAGTATCCGATTTATTTAACAATTTAGTAATACCTAATTGGAGTCTTTCTTATAATTATAAAAATGGTGCTGTTTATCAAGGTGGTGCTAACGGGGTTATGTATAATAGTAATAAAAAACTTGGCGATGATGAAGACGACGATGAAGTAATGGAAGAATCACTGCACGATAAATTATTAAATTTAGTCAAAGTGGACAAAACAGAAATGAAAATCAGTTGTGTTTCCAATAAAAAATCTTCAAAAAAGAATTTTAAAAGTACTATGAAAACTAAAAAAAATGTGACAAAAAAAGTAAAAAAAATCTAGTCTTTGTATAAGATGTCAAAAAAAACAAATTATATTGCTAATAATGATAATTATACAAATAAAGATTTATACGATATTTTTCAACCGATTGGGTCAGCTACACAAAACATAACTACAGGCTATAAAGTAAATAATTCGGATTTTCAAAATAAAGACTTAGGCGAAATTTTTCTAGGTTATACTTCAGGAGCGACAAAAGCAAATGATACAGGTTATAAAGTAAATGGAAGCGATTTAGCAAATATTATTGCGCCGATATCACTAGCGCCTCCTACATTTACAAAAATTGATGGATCTACAGATCTACCTCAAGTAACAGGTGTGGAAGGTCTTTCAGGTTATTATATGATGAAGTTTACAACGAGTACTTCAAATACAACTTATAGTTTTTATCCAAATACTGCTATTAAAGTGTATCAATTGTTTGTGGTTTCGGGTGGTAATAATGGTAGTATTAGTTCTGGTTATTCGGGTGGTCTCGGCGGTAAAGGCGGTGAAGTATTATTTGATAATAATATTTCTCTTACAACATATACGAATGTTTCAGGTGGAAGTTCAAATACTTTTACTTTAAGCGTTGGTACATGTGCAAATAGTTCTACGAGTAGTTTAAGTAATACTTCAGTTTTCACATTTATAGCTAATCCAACAAATGGTTCCTCTAGTAGTGGTACAACAAATATTTTTACAAATTATGTATATGGTTGTGCAGGTGGTAATGGTGGTAATGCTATTAGTGTTGCTGTTGCTAGTGGTGCAAAATTTGTCGGTGGTGGTGGTGGCGGTGGTGGTGGTAACGATGTGAACGGTGATAATGGTACTTCTGGTAGTATTAGTGTTGTTGCTGATGTTGTTGGTGTTGGTGGTGATAGCGGCACTAATGGAGGTAAAGGGGGTGATGGGGGTATTGGTGCTAGCGCTTTTAGAGCCCCTAGTGCTTTCATTACTTCATCCCCAACAGCAGGTTTACCTGGTAGTGGTATAGGTGGAGGTGCAGGTGGTTCACGAAAAGCTGATGAACCCGGTGGTGGTGGTGGTGGTGGTGGTGGTGCTGGCGAATACGGGGGTGGTGGTGGAGGTGGCGCTAGTCGTGCCGGTGGTGGTGGCGGTGGTGGTTCAGGAGTAATCCTTCTAATTTTTAAAGCAGCATAAAAATGAAAAATGTCACGTGCAAATAATTTGTATAATTTATACAAATTATATAACAATAAAAATTATAAATAATGTATTTTCCAACTAATAATCATTATTTTGATGATTCTCAAAACTCTCAAAATTTCGCAAATATTGTTGAAAATAATGATTGTTTAATTTGTTTAGAAATAAATGATAATTCCGATAATAATTGTATTAGAATACAAAATCAATTATACACTAAAGAATGCTTGTGCGATGGTTGGGTTCACGAATATTGTCTTGATATTTGGTATGTAAAAAATAATAAATGTCCCATTTGTCTCTCTATTATGAATAAAAATCAATTACTTGAACCGAATATTATTATCCCTGAACAGCAACCGCTTACAATTTTTAATAGAAATAATTTTATTTTAGTGATAAAATTTGCATTTCTGTGGTTATTTCTTTTTAATTTAATTTTTATGTTATCAAGTATACTAAAATTATTATGAATTAAGCTTCCCCCCACATATTATAATTAAAAGGAGAGACCATAATTTCTCCTACTTTATTTTTCCAATAATCTACTTTCTTCTGGAATTCAATTTCTTGCATTGTTTTTGGATAAGGGGACGCAGTTTTCATCAACTCTTCTTCATCCTGTGTTATTTTTGGCTTGTTACCGTAACAATTAACCCCAAATTTAATATTTGGATTTGCTATGTATCCACCGTTAACACCAGGTCGCCCACAATCATGTTCGTGACCTTTTATTTTTTGTAAATTGTCAAAAGTTTGTTGTTGCGTTGGGAAAAGAGCCATTTGACCGTCCGACCAACCATAATTACACCATTCGCCGCCATTCTTATAAGCAGATTCAACTTGTTGATAGGTAGCTAATTCTGCATCATATGCATTGCATATTGCCTTAGCGTCGGTATAACTATAATGATTGCCTGGTACGTTAAACACTTGTTTTCTAAATTTTATTTCAGGAATAGATGGAGTTGAATCATTATCCTGAACAGGTGTATTAACTACAATATCAATCTCCGGTTTGTTTGTAAATAAGTTTTTCAAATAAGCCGTTACATTTATACTAAAAAAATATTGAAATCCATTGATTAGTATCAATATTACAATTATTATAATTACCAAAATACCTAAATAACGTTGTCCATAGTTACCATTAGATTCTGAATTTACTCCTCCGTCACTATTATTATTTCCTAAAGAAGAAAAGATAATTAAATACCCTAATATTATCAAAATGATTATGATAAAAACCGCAGGGTTTAAAACAAAATTATTTATATAATTGTACATATTCAATGGGTCTGTTGTTGTCGTTGTGTTTACTTCCATATATACTATATATTAATAATAATATATAGTATTGTAGTATATAAAATTCACTGAAAGTTATTTTTTTCTATAAAAAAGAACATACGCTTTTGCTGAAATCATCGCTTCAACAGAGGATACTTCTGTTACGTTGGTATCATTGTAATGATACCATTTTCCATTTGCGTTTTTTACATAAGATGTATAATGACCTCCGTGGACGCTACCAGAATGATTGCAAATACCATATAGCTCATATACATAGGATGTTTTTTTGTAACCAATGACATAATCTGATAAATTCAAATCATCTAATGGAAAATCAATAAATATTTGATTTTTTTGATTTCTTGAATTGAACCTTTTAAAATCAATTACTAAAATATTTGGTAATGACCAAAATAGAATCTTCTTCCTAATATTTACCTTTTCCTTTGTTTCATCATTAAACCATGCGTTTTCGTCTTTCAGCTCTTCTCCTTCAATATATAAATTTAAACAATCTATTAAAGAAGGCGTTTTATTGTCTTGTGGAATAGGTAAATCAATCATAAAATATGGCTCAGGAGTCTGTTTTAATTTTTCACCAGTTTCAATTGATATAATTTCTGAAACATGAACACCGTAAAACATATTCCATATTTCAGAGTATTCCTTCGTATACATATTTTTTATCATGTTGAAGCATTTTATTGCTAATTCATCAGTATCATTTTCAGGATTTCCGGATATATTCATTTTGATCTCTCTAGACAAAGAATTGTGAAAACAATCAATTAAAAATAAAAGAAACTCAGATACATCATTTTGTGAATATCCTGTGAAAATTTCTATTTCTTTTATTTCTGCAACCTTCTGAATTGTTTTTATAAATTTATTTGGGGCCACTACACAATTATTATCCCATAAGATTTTTCGCAAATTATTCCATTCTATTAATAAAGCGGAATCAGTTTTATTTTTTATTTTTTTAATTGTGTTTTCATTTTTTAACAAATCATTTAGTTCATATGTGTGTGAAATTACTTGCATACATGAATTAATAAAACATGTATTGCCCAAATTTGTCAACCCACTTAAGCCTTTATTTTTATAATTTTCTTTGGCGTTTATTGTCTCATTATTCATATTGTTTTGTTTTGTATTATAATTGTATTAATTATTATCATATGTTTAAACTTATTTAAAATATTAATTTATATAATAATATACTTCCGATTATTTATATATTATGGCGAGTAACAATAATACAAATACAAATATTAATAGTAATTTATTCAATGACATGAGCAATTCTGATATTTTATTTATTAATATACTTAACACAATGTATAATGATAATTTAAGGATTATACATCATTTAATGGATCAAAATAATGAAATAACTGGTCAATTAATTGATGTATTCAATAATAGAAGAAGACAAGCTCCACCTCTTGATAATAGTAGAACTTATGCTTACACCCGTAGTCCCAATAACAATAGAAATACAAATAGACCTAATCAAATGAGAGAAAATGTCAATAATAATCAAAGACGTGTTTATATTGATAATGTTCCATATTATGTAGACGATTTACAATTATTTACAATCCCGAATACACCTGCCTCAAACACTGCAACCACTGCAAATGCAAGGACAAACGCCAATATAAGTAACCAATTTTCAAGAATTCTTAATTCTTTTTTAGAGCCTGTAAATATTACCCCTACACCAACTCAAATAGAAAATGCTACAAGAAATATTTTATATGGCGATATATTAGACCCAATTAACAATAGTTGTCCTATTTCATTAGAATCATTTATTGATACATCAAACGTTACTATGATAAGACATTGTAGACATATTTTTAATACATCAAGTTTAATGTCTTGGTTTAATAGTAATTGTAAATGTCCAGTTTGCAGATATGATATTAGAAATTATAATCCTAATAATAATAATAATAATAATAATAATAATCATAGTGAAGAAGACGACGAACATAGTAATAATGAGGAAAATCATCAAATAAATGCAAATGATAACGTTAGATATAATACTAGAATCAATGCAACTAACGGTAATAGTAGAAACACTAACGCTAACAATACAACCCAAAGCGCAAATTTATTACAAACTTTGTTTAATGACGCTTTGATAGATTTATCTAACAATAACATAGAATACACATTTGACAATACATCAGAATTGTTTACATTATTATTTCCAGAAACTAGAAGGAGAGAATCTAGAAGATAAGTATTACTTCAAATAAAAACGTCTAAAACACATATTTTATAAATAACCAAATATAACCAAGTTATTTATAAAAACTATAAATTTATTTTGTTGTATTGTTTATATTTTCAATGCAAAGAAACTTGTAATACTTTTACACCTTTTCAGTGTTTTTGTTTTTTATAATTTTTATAAATATATATATAATGAACGTTATATCTTTAGGTTCAAATTGCGAAGTTAGTGACATGATTAATAAACACTTGTTAACAATAATACCTAATGTCAAGACTTATTCTCATTTATTTGCTTGGTCTAATACAACAATTAAAGGTATTAACTATTTTCTAAAAAATCCAAACTTGTTAGATTTTAATAATTTCAGATACAAATATGGTATTTTTAATCAACAAGGTACTAACGTATCTAAGAATGGTTGTTACTATGAATTTAATGAATTTCTTGAAGATATAAAAATTACTGAAAATATATCTTCAATTCACATAGATGTTTCTTGTACTCTTGAAGATGTACATCTATGGACACACGGTATTCAAATACCTATTTCTGAATTTAATGAGAATAATATTGAAAATTATTTAAATGATGTAAAAAACAAAACAAATCATATCATTAAAAAAACTTTAGATATAATTAATGATAATAACGTTAAATTATTTTGTATAAAGTGTTTAAAAGGAGAATATTCAATACAAGATATTATAGAATTAAATACTTTACTATTAAATTATTCATCAAATAATTATATGACATTTATTGTAGAAAAAGATGAAAACATAATTTTAAACAGTCTACATTTAACAAACACAGGTATACTAGTGGTTCCCAAATTAACAGGACATCATGAAGCAGTACATTCTCATTTATACAATACAGATATTTATTATATTGAACTTTTTAAAAAAACAAAACAGATGTTAAATATGTAAAGAAAAATGATGCAGTATATTTTTATAAATAATTATTATCTTCAATTTATTTATAAAATTAAAAGTAAAATTTATATTTTCAATGTAAAGAAACTTGTGATACTTTTCACACCTTGTTTTTCATTATTTGTTTCTCTTAAATATTTATCAAATAGCAATGCTTTGATTTCTTTATTACGCAATTCGTCTATTTTATCTTGACATTTCTCATAATCATCCATATATTTTTTAACAAGTGCTTCTTTTTCTACTTTGTATTTTTTCATTTTTGTGTTTGTTTTTTTCTGTATTTCCCATATTTTTTCAAGAACAAGTGCAAATACTTGTTGCACTGGTTTCATGATTTGGTTGGTAATATAAAACGAGTAATCTATTTTCAAACCATTTTCTTTAATAAAATTAGGCGTTTCAATCTTTTCTCCTTGTAAAGCTTTCTTATTTGTTGTATTAATATAAACAAATGGTATTCTGTCACCTGAACTTGGTTTATTTCCTGGGTCGCGTGCAGTCATTCTATCTGCCAATACTTTATGTGCTATAGATTGTGGATTTTTATAACCCGAACGCAGCGATTTTGTGATAATCAATTTATCCATTGGATATTTTTCGTCTACTATATTTTGTAGTGAGTTTTGTAGAAACTCTATGGCTCTACTAATATTTTGTTCTTTCATTAAAATATCTATAATACCTCCATAAATGTCTTTTACAATGGGTGCATTATCACGTCGCTTTAGTACAATTCCCATTTCTTTACGCTTGCATTTATTTGGATCAGTTTCATACAACATTCCAACATATCGTTTCTTTGATAATAAACAAAACGGCATGAATGTCTTTTCATATTCCAAATCGTGTGGACCTTTCAAATAACTTGATGCTAAATGTCCTGCTTCTTGTGCTAATTCAATCGTTATTTCCAATGCTTCTTTACCGCGAATTGGGTTTCCTTCAGGAGTTTGTAAATTAAATGTAAAGAATACTGAATCAGTGTTATGAACAATCATATTTCCAATACCAGCAGCAAAATGATGATTGGAAGTTGTTAAATCATAAACGTAACCTTCATATTGTATTTCATGAAAACTATTGACTATATTATTGCTTTCTATACCATATTCATATATTAAATACTTATTATAGAGTTCTACTTTATAACAATTTGGTGTATTAGGACCATTTATTTTGATTATCTTAGTGCAAACACCCATTGATTGATAATAAGCAATGAATTGAGCCATTTCAATTTGTTTTGAAGGCATTGACAGATCAAATATATTAATAATATATTTTTCGGGATTACTAATAAAAGGCAGTTTATGATGCATTAATTCGGTACCAATTTTTACGTCATTTGGTGATATTTCCTTACCATTCTTTAATAATAACGAATGATCATTTGTAACATCAACTATAGCGGTAGGAGTTACTATACGAACCATTTTTTTATGAGGAGCTAATGTATGACGTATTACTCTGTGCAATTTAGTCCAACCTTTTTCTGTCCATGTTTCTAAGTCAATAAATTCACAATATTCTTTTTCTTGTTTCCCAGGTTCATTACAAATGACCCATTTACTATTACCATATTTATTAGCTAAGTTTTCTATTGTTATAGCTTCTACCTTGTTATTATGTTTAATATAAACTGGTGTATAATTAGCAACGCTATCACCATATATATATTCAGCTTTTGTTAATACAGGACCATGATTTTCTGTGTTGCAAATTGCATCTCCATAACATTCTTCAATTATTTTTTTAGCATACGTTAAAAGCAACCTGCCTGTAGCGGTTGTGCATGCTGCAATATCTTTCTCATAAAATGTACTCGTTTTTGCACCACATTGTCCATATAAAGAATTTGCAGTAACCTTGTATCCTAATTGTCTTTTATCAAGGACATTTTTCATGAAATCATCTTTTTCTTGCGGAATCATCTTACGAGTTGATTTTCTGGCCATTAATAATTCCTCTAAAATAGACGGCATAATCGCTTTTCCTTCGGGAAATTGAGCAAATCTACATATTTTTGTTCCAGATTTTACCTTTTCAGCCGCAGCCTTTGGTGATTTACGCAGATATTTAAATGTATCGTATGTTATATTTACATATTCATATCCTGGTAAATTATCATATATATAATTACCGTTTTCATCTTTTTCACCCCATTCACCATTTTTAATCAAATTTCCTGCTAAATCATATTCCTTGGTCCATACTTTACTGTCGTGTGATAAATTTTCACTAATCATAGAACTTGGATACAAAGATGCATAATCTACGCATGCAACAGGATTGTCCAAATATAAATCGCATTTTGGGTCAAGTACAATCGCACCTTCATAACCCTCATCCAAATCACCTTTTTCTATAACTGGAATTAGTGTGCGCTTTTCACGACATTTCTTAGCAACGTAACTAGTTAATTTAATACCTTGACCTCTCATTACCAAGAAATTGATCGGAACACTACAAATTTTCGCCATTTCTATGAAACCAGTCAACACGTCTACTTTATTAAATAAATAATGAACCAAGTTACAATCCTGAATACAATATTTTGCGATTATAGACCTGTCATCAGCGGTTCCATTTGTCATTCTAAAAATATCCTTTGGGGTTACATCATCCTTAGCCAAACACCAACGGACTTTTTTACTCATGTCAGGATTGACAATTCCATCTATCTTAAATTTGGATTCTTCTTTATTGATAGAAACCACTTTGAATTTTGCACCGTCATCGTAATAATCTACTGAATGACCAATTTCCTCTAAATGAATAAAACTGCCTTCTAAAAGACCTGTCAAGTTTGCAGTTTTAATTTCTGTTTTAAATGAAGAATGTTCATACGTTTTAATATAATCTCCTATAAAGTGACCTGCAACATAATCTAATTTGTATGATGTCAAATTCTCTTCACGTCTGAAGAAATTATATAAATCTACTTGTAATCGTCCGTTCATTTTAATGAATTTCAAATCATGTTGACCACTTGCAATTTGTATACTACTTTCTTCAATTTTCAATTTATTTGTATCTTTATCTTTAGTTCCACAAATCTCATCATTATTTCGTGATAATTTTAAAAATTCATCTACACAACCAGTTTCTTCAGCCCGTCTAAACATGAACTCATAATCAAAGCCAAATATATTGTATCCAATAACAATATCAGGATTTTCTCTTTGAACTAAATCTTGCCAAGCTAATAATACTTCGCGTTCTGTCTTGTAAGATTCAATTATACTGTTTTGTATTGGCATATCCGAACAACTATTCAAAACAATACAATGATTTTTATAGGGTTCTTGGTTTCCATAGTTCATAAAAGTAGAACCGATAAATGTTACTTTATCACCCTCTAATTTTGGAAAACACGAGTTCAAAGAATTATTCAATTCAAATAATTTGCCTTCTCGTTCAAAATTTTTATCACATAATATATCTGCAATTGTAGATTGTTTATCTGTATATTGTTTAATATGTTTTTTATTATAATAACCGTAGTTTTCTTCACCGTCTTCTCCAGCGTTATTCATCTTTTCAAACATTTCTTCTATTGTTATCAGTTGAGCATTTTCACAATTGTCGGCACTGTTACTAGTACGAACAAGCCCTTCTAACCATTTTTCACACATGTCTTCCACATCCTTTTTTGTTTTTGGTGGATTTTTTGGATAAACTAAATCTATGTTAGGCATTGATTCGTAACCAAACGCAGTCAAAATGATTCGTCGTAATATATTTTTACATAGTTCTTTTGTCATTTCCATTTTCAAGCCCTCAAAATATTCTACAATATTGGTCGCTAATTTTTTATATGATTTGATAGGTACAGGAAAATCACCATGACTACTACTAGCCTCTATATCAAAACTCATGATTTTATAAGGAACACGAATTTCTTTCTCATTCAAAGCTACAATATGTTTGTAATTGATAATAAATTCATAATTGCATGATGTTCGTTTGTTATCTGTTATTTCAATTGTTTTCTTTTTAGGTAATGCTATCCAACCCGAAGGACTAATATCGCGAATATGAAATAAACGCAATAAAGGTGGAATATTCGCCTCATATAATTTTATATTTGTATTTTCAAAGAGTAATCCATTTTTAAATAGTTGATGACCTTTATTATAGTCACTATACCACAAATTTTTTACCTTGTTGTAGGCACCCATGTTTTTGAATTCAAATTTAATAAATTTGTGCTCTTTTCCACCATCAAAACCATACAATTTTTTGCGTTTAATAATAATACAATCGGTAATAGACTCTTCATAGTATTTTCCTATTTTCTTTTTAATAAAACTTAGAAAGTTATTTTTTGTAACAGTGTTCCATTTGTCGTTTACCATGACATAAAAGAATGGCTTAAAATCCTCTACTTGAATAGAACATGTTTCTCCTTGTTCATTTAATCCAAACATCTGAATCAAAAACTCGCTGTTATCTTTTCTTTGTTTTTTATTATCTTCACTTCCTGAATCATTTGTGGATGATTCTTTTTCGTTGTATACATTGAAGTCAAAAACTCTAAAAATGTGTTCCATTTTGATAGTTGTTGTTATTTTATATTAATATAACTATCCGTTTATCTCGTTTACTTAATTCATTTTTATTTTTATATTTTTACACAATTCAAATGCAGTTTATTTATTTAACTTAGAATAAATAACTTAAATAACTTAAAATGATTAATTATGTTAACATATTAGAAATGGGAATTTATAGTAATAATAGCATTTTTGGAATACAGATATATAATTTTAACGATGATGATCTTAGTAATATATTATTTGAAGCAAAATATGATGAAGTGATGAGTTACCATCAAATGAGTGAAGCATATTTATTCTACAATAACTTAAATGATAAAAATAAAATTTTTTTTAAAATATACACTGAGTGTATTAGCACATTAAGTTATAATAGAGATAACTTAATGACGTGGTATCCATTGCATTTAGATACATTTTTAGAAAAATTCGGGGTTTGAAATGAAAAAAGGTCTAAACTCATAATTTCAAATATAATATAATAATAAAATGCTTATCACAAAAAAATATATGACATCAACAATTATTTTCATAACATTAGTTACATTAGTTACATTAGTAATAATATTTATAGTAATTTATACTATATTGTATAATATGAACAATAAACCTATTGTTGCTGTTGCAGTTTTTAATTTAGGCAAAATCAAAGGAGTCGTTCATTTTCTTGAAGATTTGAAACAAAACAATGTTATTATCAAAATTAATATTACAGGATTAAAGAAAAATGGACTTCACGGTTTTCATGTTCATGAAGCCGGGGATTTAACAGATGAATGTACAAGTATGTGCGCACATTTTAATCCTTATAATAAAAATCATGGATGTCCTGGTATGAAAGAGAGACATGTAGGTGACTTAGGTAATCTTAAGACAAATGCGAATGGTGAAGCAGTTTATACAATGATTGATGATGTTATAAAACTTCGGGGTACTAAATGTAATATAATTGGTCGCGGCTTAATTATTCATGCTGATCCGGATGATTGCGGACAAGGCGGTCAAGAGGATAGTTTGACAACTGGACATGCAGGAAAAAGAATTGCATGTGCAGTTATTGGATATGCTAAAGAAAATTATAAATAATACCGTATAATGTAATTAGACTCTTCTTTTTTTGGTGTTATTCTTATTTTTGGTTTTGTTCTTAATGGAACGAAGTTTTTTTCTTCCATATTTGCAATGTTGTTTTTGCGAGAATCCTTTTGGATGTTTGCAATTTATACTTCGTTTGTATTTTAAACTCCATTTTCCACCACGCATTATTTTTTCGCGAGAACTTTTTTTGATATGATTTTCAATCCATTCTACAAAAGAATCTATGGTCCTGTCTTTTGTACTTATTTCAGCGTCTTCATACTCCAAATACATTTTTCCATTTTTACTAATGTGATACATAGCAGGAAAACCTTTTGGTTGAATGTTCAAACTTTTAAATTCTTTCATTACAACTTGATCTACGTCTGCTATAACAATATTATGATTATCATTTTTTGCAAAGACATTATGGAGTTTTTTCCATTCAGGTTTAGTTGCATTACATGGTCCACAGCCTTCCAAATAAAATAAGACAAAAATATCTTTACCATTTTTTAAATGTTTATTGAATTCTTTTGTATTTTTAGTTGTAGGATCAATATGCAAAAATATCATTTGGATTTTAATTGAGACTAACTTATATATTATATCTACAATATAAAATACAAAAATATATAATATTTATAAAATTTATATATATTATATATGACATTACCAACATTATTATTTATAATAGTATTTTTTATAGGATTATATTTTTACGCAAAGTGCAGTGACCCTAAATATCACGAAGGTTTGACAAATAACGCTGGAGGTATTAGATGTCCTAATTTATTAATTCAAAAAGGTTCTAGATTTTATTTATATAATTCTAAAATCGCCAAAGTTCCGGGGGTAAATCCTGTTGAATTTGAAAATTTAGAAGATTACACTGAATTTTTAGATTGGCAAAGAAGTCAAGGTATTAGATGTCCCGTTCTTTATTTACAGCATACTTATGATGCTCAAGGAAATCCTGTTTATAAAGTAAGACCTAGTGTTTCAGAACCTCAAGGTGGACTACCGCCTAGTTGTAGTTCTATGTCTGGCTCTACACCAGGATCTACAATTGTATCAACTCCAAGTTCACAAGGAAATATGGCTCCTAGTATCGGTAGTTCTCTTGGAAATTTGATAACAGAACAAGAAGCGAATAAGATTGTTGCTGTTCCGCCTAACCCTACACTTTTAGTAGACGCGACAAGAAATGACCCTCCTTATAATAAAAACTCGTATCCAGCTTTTGATCAAACATCATTTTATGTAGGTACAACCACGCCTTTAGATAAAATAAATGCAAAAGAAGAAAATATGCTTTATAGTCCAAACCCGATGGATGAAAATTGGGGTGGTGCTGCATTTACCCAATCACTAATTGATAAAGGATATTACAAAGATAACGAAGTGAGTATTCGTGTTTAGATAAAACAGGTTTCAATTGATTCTTTTGTTGTTTCAACTATAAAAGCTTTGTCGTCATTAACTCCTAAACTTATAAAAATTCTTTCGTTGAATATGGCCAAACTAACTGGAAATTCAATATAAGAATATTTAAAAAAATGAAATTCTTTTGACAATATTATTTCATTTGTTTTATAATTAAATAATAACCATCTATGATAGGTTTTATCAGCATTCTTATGTATTAAAAATAGAATGGTTTCATCTGATTTATTTAACGATGCATATTTAACTCCATTTGTAGACCCATGATAATTTTCTAATTGTTTTGTAATTTCTTCTGAAAAAGTAATTTCTGTGAAAATCTCATCGTCAATTTTTTTTAGTTTAAACGGATTTAATGAATAAATAACCATTTCGTTATTATTGTCATCTGTATATGGCATCCAGTTTTTTTCAATTACATTTGGTTTACAAGAAATAAATGAATGTATAACATTATTTTCCAACGTGGCTCGGAAAATTGAAGGATTTCCACTTTCATTACACTCTGGTATTATGGCCAAAATTGAATTGGTGTTAATGAATCTAATATCCTCTAGACCTTTCCAAAAACTTGGGTAGGTTGGAATCAAATAGTCATACAATATATCTTTAACTTCAAAAGTATCTAAATTTAAGATTTCATTTTCATTGATTTTACCAGTTAATAGCGCGTAGAAACTTTTAGAATGATTTTCGTAAAGTGTAAAAATTTTATGATAGAATTTTCTGTAATTTACAGACCGTACCAAAATTTGTACATCTCCATTTGAATCTATACTGATAGATGGATTCATGTCGTAAAGTGAGTTGCATTGATTGTGATTATCATTATACATTTTAAGTGGTATTATAATTGGATAAATATGACTTTTTTCTAGAAATAATATATTACTCATTTATTAGTATAGTTTTAATAATTAGTTAGGTTTAATATATTTATCTTTTATAAAATAAATATATTGATTTATTTATTTTATTTATTTGCTTATTTACTTGCATCTACAAATTTCATTACACTATTCAATGATACTTTTGCAGAATTCAATTGGTTTAATTTTTCTATTGAAGCCATTGGTTTGGAATTATCTACAGTTAATGCTGTTTGTAACATCATTGTATTGATTAAATCATCTAAATTCAAAATTGCATTTTCATAATCGTTTCTGTATTTACTTATTAATAAGACGTCTTGATTTTTAATTGTCATTGATTTAATATTTGCTGCGTAATTTTGAGCACTTCCAGCAATACCATTTGTTGTGGTTGTTGTTGAATTTGAAGTTGTGGTTGAGGTTGAAGTAGGAGAATCGGTAGTCATTCCTTCTTTAAAATCAAGGTTTCTAAATAAAAGATAGGCTGCGAAACATATTGCTAAGATAAAAAGTAAATTAATTAGTTGTTTATTCATTTATATAATATATAAAGGGATAAATATTTTTATTTTTTCTTACAAGTTTTAGTTTTTTTATTTTTTTTTTTCAAAGATTTTGTTCTTTTCTTATTTTTATTATTATTCTTATTTGTTTTTTTATGTTTGCGATATTTTCGCGAGTTTTGTCTTGTTCTATTGTATTGTTTGTTATGTTTTCCTGCTCCATAAGCAAGAGTATTTTCAAAGTTAAAAGGAGTTAATTTGTTATATGGAACAATTCCTTTTGCTTTTTCATCTACTTCTTTATTTACTGTGTTAACTAAAAGAGTTGTTTCTTTTGGTTCGTTCATTAATTGAGATTTCTGAGATGTTTGAGATGATTGAATTTCTTGAGTTGCTTGACTTGAATACTGTGTTAATAACCCTTTATTCACCATACTACTTATAACATCTGTTGTTTTCGTTATAAATTCAGATTTCATATCAGTGAACCCTTTTAGTGTCAAATTGTAGTTAGAAACATTTTCATATACTTTTTCAAAATTAGAATCTTGATAAGCGTTATAATTTTCATTAATAATTTGTTGAGATAATTCACTCGTAGTTTTCATAATTGAGTCAAAGTAATCTAAAGTTTCTTTATTTTCATTTTGTATTATTTGTATATTTTCTTCGGTAATTTCAATTTCATAATTGGTTTTCAATAAGTAAGATTTAATATCTTGAAAACGTGAATAAATTTGATTTGACTGTTTTGAATTGTATAAATAATATTCAAATAGCGCATAGTTTATTTTGTTTACTTTATCTTCATCATAATCTTTTAAAAGAAGTTTTAAAAATACATAAAATTCAATATTATGTGGAATGTAATTTGTTACACCTATCATTTCACTTAAAATATAGGATTCGTCTATTTTAGTATAAAATGCATCAATTCCTTCTTGATAACCAATAAAGCTTACCTCATATGATTGCAACAAATTAAATAAAAAATATAAACATGTGATATTTTGTTCAAACAAATTTTCTTTATTGTTCAAAAAATTAAAATCAGCACTTAGAATTTTTACATATAATGGTGTTTCTTCGTTAGAATCGTCACCATCAACAGCTCCACCTTTCATAATACTATCAAAGAAAGCTTTAATTTTTGAAGCTATAATAAAAGCAAATATTATAGCAATAAATAATAGGGGCTTCTCATATTTTTGCGCGAATTCAAAGAGTTGTTGATTAATGTCTCTTTCTTCATTGTTGGTTGGTTCTTGATAAAATGTTAATATGTCGTTTTTAATTTCACCTGTCATTTCAAATAAGTTTTTGGATTCAATCTGATTAATAAAATTATAAATAGCTTGGTCATTATAATAGTATGTTTTTTCCTTGTTTGAAGTTGTAAACTTTACATCCATATTACTAATCCATCTACGTGTAGTGTTTTCGTCTCTTACATCTGGAGTTTGTTGTGTAAAATTATTTTTAATTTGCAAAATACTATTATCACTAGTTTGAATAAATAACAATAAATTATTATATAATAAACTATTATATCTAGTATTACGTAGTTCAACACTCGCTTGAATTTCACCCTTTATATCTTCTACTCTTTGTTCAAAATTTTCAGAAGGTAAAATAATTAAAGCATTATTAAAATATTCACCTAAATAAGCATATTCTAAACTCTTATTTTGCAATCCTCTATTAACTTCTTCTAAAAACTTTGGAATTGTTTCTATTTGATGATAAATGTAATATATAGCGTCACCGACGTTTCTTTTAATAGATTCAATTACTATTTTATTATCTCCAACTGATATTAGTTGAATATTATATTGTTTTTTTATAAGTATTTTATCATCGTCATCATTATCATTGTCATTAGTAATAACATTATTATATTGATCACTGAACGGTCCAGAAGGTTGATCACTGAACGGCCCAGGAGGTTGATCACTGAACGGACCAGGTCTACCAGAACCACCGGTTTGTTCTTCTGGTGGAATGAACAATATCATATGTTCTTGTAAATCTAATATTGTAGGGATTTTATTTATAACTGCATAGGAAAACAGCATTCTATCATGTGTCACTAAAACTGCGTCCTTAATACTAGCTTTGTCAGTTAAATTAATTATGTTGTTTGATAATTTATAAGTAGTTTTGTTTCTAATAATTGTACTTTTTGATTCTTTAATTACATTTTTAAATAGTAGTTCCTTTTGTTTATCTTTTTTACATACACGACCTTCTAGCGTATCACCTAATCTTTTTCTTGCAAAATAACGTGTATATTTTTTTTTGTAATTATTTGCATCTTCTTGACTTAGAGTTTCACTATTAAATTTATCGTAAAAACCTATTCTGTCCTTTATACTATCTTTGTAATAATCAAATCTATCGGACACATTTGTAAGTTTTTCTATTGTATTACGAATCATATTTTTTATATTTTGAATAGTATTACTTTTAGAATTCATTTTAACATCTATTGTTTCATTTTGACCTTCGTTACTATACGTTACATTGACAGTAAATTCAGCATTTTCTAGATCATTTTCATTAGAAAAAATAATTTTATTAAATGAAACATCTACGTTGCCCCTAACATTATCATTCTGCGCATCATAACTTCTAGGTTCATTTACATTTAAAATTTCAATATACCAGTTTTCACAACCAAAAATTTCATCAATTTTAGCAGCCTTAGGTTTTGGCGCAGGATCTGTCATAATTTCAGCGGTATATAAAACACAGAACCCATCGTTGTTTGCGTTCTTTGTTCTACCTACTTGAATAATATCAAATAAATTTAATTGAAAATCAAAAACTAGTTTAATTTTATTATTAAAATTTGTGTCTTTATACTTTGCAAATAAAGCAATAAGATTATTATAAATACTAGTTTTATCTGTGGTTGATCCACGTGTATTTGGTAATATATATATATTACCTTTTGAATTATCTTGAGTATCTATTGTATCATAAATATTACCAATAGAGAAATAATTTTCAAGATTATCTTGATTTAATGGTCGTGGTATACGGTTCAAATAAGAGTATGCTCGTTGAATTAATAAATCACCATATTGTTGTAGTAAATTACTATAACCTCCATTTAATAAAAAGGTAAATCCAAATTTTTTATAATTCCAAGAATTAGAAACTCCTCTAATATTACCTTGACAATCCATAAAGTCGCTTTTAAAATCGTGTAAAGAATCAAAGAAACCGACTGCGTCAACATTTTTATATAATTCTTTAGGAATAGCAGGTTCACCATCCCGTAATTTTTGTATAGTGGTTGCATCTATAAAATCTGGAGTAAATTCATAAAATGGTTCATAACTAGCATCTATAGTACCTACACCAGAAGCCGAAATAGTTTTTTTTTGATTAATTGTCTCTTTAATTGTATTTAAATTTTTTATAGTAAATGGTTCTCCTTGTCTGTATGTCATAAATATGTGTTATATATAATATAATATTATTAATTTAATTATTTTTTTTCAATAAAAATTTTACTATGTTTGTTATAGATGTTTTTGTGATTTTCCTGGATTGACCTTTATTGTTAATATTAGTAACGTCACTTAAACACTTTTCGTTTTCTTCTAAACATTTTATTAAATTTGCAATATTGTTGAATTTTTTTATAATTGAAATCGCAGTTGCTGTGCTAACGCCTGGTATCTGACATAACATAATTTCATCTATATTTTCAGGTGTAATGTTTTCTTTTTTGACTTTTTTTACCAAAGATATATATTCTTTACTACTTGCATCGTTTGATTGTTCGGATTGTTCGGATTGTTCGGGATTTTCATCAGATTCTTGGTCCGTTGTTTCTATTGTCTCTGTTGTCTCTGTTATGGTATTTATTACATTACACTGACTTGTAATTTTGTTTGGATAAAATGCCTTTCTGTCCGTGTTCACTCCTTTCATTAATTTTGATGTGCAATTGCATACGAAAAGTGCTGTTTCATCTAGTGTAAAAGTACGAATTACCGAGAATCCCTTGTAATAATTAAGAGAGAAAATAGCCGAGTAGAGTGTAAGTTTTTCAAATTTGGTTTCACGAAACATATTCATCTTGTTTACATCGCCTTCTATCACGTACATTATATTGTGATTGTGAAGCGGTGTTCCGTTAAGCCTGTATGATTGTTCTTCATAACGTCCATCTTTGATACTTGAAAGAAGGTCAACAATGGATTTTCTCTCTATGATTAAAATATCTTCGTTATTATTACCGCTAATAATAACATCTCCAATGGGTAAACTTTCTGTAATTACTTTTAAATTTCTAAATGCAGGAATACTTGAAATATAGAACGACAATTTGGCTTGCAAATCTTTTTCGCGGGAATCAACCTTGATGAACATGAGTGTTTTCTTGATTAAATAATTTAACAAGTTGTTATTAAATTATTTTAATGTTAAATAGTATTTCATAAATTGTATGAAATAATATGTGAAAAATATGATAATAGGGGAATCCATGAGATTAACCCATATTGCCGCCAATAGTGGCTCTGTAACCGTATTTTTGGGTTTGGATTGTGTAGTTTGGAACACAAATTAATGGAAGAGATTGAGGAGCTCTTCTTAGTGAAACATTACTTTGCATGAAAAATCCCTGACGAGAAACGATGCCGGCCTTCTTCGAGCCTCCACAAACATTCGTTCTATTTACAATTGAGGCAGCATTACGCGCACTTTTACTCGAATTCATTAGCACCATCTTTATATACATTACGAATATATTTTATTTTTATAAAACTTATATGTTAAAATATTAATCTAAATACTTCCAAATAAATCCACCTGCGGTTTTTTTATAATTATAAATAACAGCCCAAATATTATTTTTATGAATATTTACTTTTCTAGAAGCATCTGCTGTTGATTTATAAATATTTAATAAATTCATATTTAAATCATATTGACATACTTGTCTTCCTCTATTTTTATTTATAGTAATCTTTTTACTAAAATCAGGATTTTCATCTTCTAAATACTTCCAAATAAATCCACCAGCTGTTTTTCTTTTATTTAATAAGACACCTTGGATATTACTCTTAGAAACCCCCATCTCTTTTGCTGCGGAGATAATAGATTTAAATTCATTAATTAAGTTTCCTTCTAAATCATATTGAATAATTGTTCTAGTAAAATTATTTCCTAAACCTGTTTTGACTTTGTGTATTTGATTTTCTTTGTTAGTTACCCATTCTAAATTATCAAGTCTATTATTCAATTTGTCGCCATCTATATGATTTACTTGTTCTTTATTATCAGGATTTTCTAAAAAAGCATATGCTATCAAACGATGCAATCTATATACTTTATTATAAACAAACACTCTTATGTATCCATATTCACCTACTTTATAATTATGTCTTATTGATCCTTGACTATCTTTAAATCTGCCTAAATTTGAAACATAATATTTTTTATTTCCATAAATAGTAATGTCAATATCTTTTATAACAACTTCTCGCCAAATTTCATTTTCTAAATCTTCATATTTATTTTCATATTCCCATTTGAAGCCATAAGCTCTTTTTGATAATCCATTTACACAATTACCTATAGCATTTCTACCATTATGAGTTGTTTTAGTATGATGATTATTACACGCCCATATTCCTGCTAGTTCTATTGAATCATATTTTTCTATTATTTCATTGGTATCACTATCAATACGTAAAAGAGGTTTATTTTTGTTGCTTTTATAAATAAGATCTTTAGATTTGTGGATACAATTTTCTTTCCTTGTCATCCATTCTAAATTTGATAATTGATTGTTCAATTTATCTTTATCTTTATGGTTGACATCGCTTTTATTTTCAGGATTAGGTATAAAAGCCATCGCAACTAGTCTATGAACTTTACAGTTTTTCCTACAATTACTATTTGTTAAAGAAACATGATGATATCCTGATTTTATTATAGGACGTAAAATTTTTTGACTTTTTGTATTTTTGATTCTTCCTAAATTACTAACTTCGTAAATTGGAAATTCTTCAATAGTTTTCCATATTTCATTTTCCATTGTGTGCTATTTATTGGTATATATAATATACCATCATTATCTTTAAGTCCTTTCAAACGCACGCCGATCCAAAAAGTCAAAACAAAAAGAATATTCTAAACCCATTTAAAGGCAACTCCCAAATATATATAACACCATGACTGACGTAAAATTAGCACACGACGACGACATTATCAAAACCGAAGAAGGCTTAATATTTAATCCATTTAACCCATTAAATATTAAGATTACATTAGATGAAGTCAAATGTATTCTTTCTAAATACGGAATACCCCAAACAGTAAACAATATAGCACTTTATGAGCGCGCATTTGTCCATCGCTCTTACACAAAACGACCTAATTTTGAAAATATCGCACAAAATATTACCATTGTAGAACGACCGCCTGATTGCATGCCCTTAAGTAGTAAATCAAATGAACGCTTGGAGTTTTTAGGCGATGGTATTTTAGAATTGGTTACAAAATATTATTTGTATCGTCGTTTTCCAAAAGAAAATGAAGGCTTCATGACTGAAAAGAAAATCGCTATTGTTAAAAATGAAGCCATTGGTAAAATTGCACTAGAAATGGGTCTACACAAATGGTTAATCATTTCCAAACATGCCGAAGAAAAGAAAATCCGCACAAATCTGAAAAAGCTGGGTTGTTTGTTTGAGTCATTTTTAGGGGCTCTTTTTCTTGATTTCAATAAAATCAAGGTTACCGACGAAGACGGTTGGTTTCAATCCATGTTTGTTACTGGCCCTGGATTTCAAATGGCGCAAAAATTTGTGGAAAATATTTTTGAAAAACACATTGATTGGATTTCACTTATTACCAATGATGACAATTACAAAAACATTCTTCAAGTCAAAATTCAAAAGGAATTCAAGGTTACTCCGCATTATTTAGAAATTGAACATGATGCTGATTTGGGATATAAAATGGGTGTGTATCTGTGCCTTGGACAGCCAATTCATAGTGTTACACACGATGATTCAGTTCACATTTCTTATTTTAAAACATTTAAATCCATACATGATTATGTTGCTGAAAATAACAAAATATTTTTATTCATGGGAGAAGGACAACATAAAATCAAACGAAAGGCGGAACAAATTGCATGTAATGAGGCAATTAACATTATAGAAGAAAATAACGGAAAAATTGATGTTGCCGAGATTACAAACATTCCCGAAATTGGTGATTTTGTTGAAGAATAAACGTAAAAGCATAAATTTATTCTATTTTAATTATATAAGCATTGACAATGAATCCTTTAGAAAAATTAAAACATAAATTAATGGCGAAACCTACATTAAATCAGCAGAAGCCTGTTGTAGTTGCTATTAAAGGAGAAACAAAAATAAAATTGTCAAAACCAGCAAAACCACTTGAAAAACAAGGTGAAAAGGAAGAAGGCGAAGTGAGCGAGGAAGTTCAAGCAGAGGAACCTGAGCCTGAAACAGCGACCAAAATGATTGTAGTAGATGAAACCAACAAAGGATACAATCGTAATGATTTTTTGATGAAATTAACTGAAAATAAAAAAACTAAAGTTAAAGTCAAACCAATTATGGAAACCGTTGAATCAACGAAACAAACCGAACCAATCGCACAACCTGTACCAATAGAAGTGCAACCACCTGTTAAAAAGGCAAAGAAAATGGTCAAAAAAAAACTCCTCATTATTGAAGGTGATGCTGACGCCGACGAAGAGGCTGCCGAAAATGTTGAGAAAATCATAGCAGAAGAACTTCCACAAGGAGAGGAAGAAGTTGTCGCATTAACTGAAAAAAAAGAACCAGCAAAGAGAGGTCGCACAACAAAAAAGGTAGAAAAAGGCATTGCTGTATTAGGTCCTGAAAACGTGGTGGAAATCGGCGACACTCCTTTGTCTCAGAGATTGGCCAAGAAAGAGCCTCCTGTTATAATCAAGGTTTCTAGTTATTACATGAACAACAGAGAAATTTTTGTTAATTTTATAAACTCTTTGTTTGAACCATACAAAAAAGATTTAGAAAATATGAATGCAAATATTTCGTGTGATACAATTGGTAAAGATAACAGTAATGACGCAGGGTTTTCACTTTTAACACATCAAAAAATTGTTAGGGACTATTTAAATATGTTTACACCTTATCGTGGTTTGTTACTGTATCACGGATTAGGGGCTGGAAAAACTTGCAGTTCTATTGCAATCGCAGAGGGTATGAAGGACACCAAAAAAGTAATAATTATGTTACCTGCTTCTTTAAGAACCAATTATATGGAAGAGTTGAAACACTGTGGCGACTCTTTGTACAAGAAAAATCAATACTGGGAATTCGTATCAGTAAAAACAAATCCCGAAGCAATGACAACATTATCTGCAGTTTTGAATTTATCACAAGACTATATTAAAAAACAACAAGGTGCATGGTTTGTCAATGTAAAAAAGCCATCTAACTATGAAGATTTAACTTCCATAGAAAAAAAATCATTGGACGACCAATTGAATGAAATGATTCGCAACAAATATACATTTATCAACTACAATGGATTACGTTTAAAAAGATTGGAAGAACTTACATCAGGATTCACTAAAAATCTTTTTGATAATTCCGTCATTATTATTGATGAAGCTCACAATTTAATCAGTAGAATCGTCAATAAAATCAAAAAAGAAAAGGTTGTTCCTGAAAATGATAGAGGTGAGAAAGAGTATTCGCCAAAATTTCTTGCGGTAAAATTATATGAATACTTAATGAGCGCTAAAAATGCCCGCATTGTTCTCCTAACAGGAACGCCTATTATCAATTACCCTAATGAATTTGGAATACTTTTCAATATTTTAAGAGGATATATCAAAACCTGGAATTTCCCTTTAAATGTAAAAACAACCAAAAAAATAGATAGAAATTCATTGCAAGAAATGTTACTTGGAGAGAAATCTCTAGATTATTTGGACTACTCCCCTTCTAGTAAGATTCTTACTATTACTCGTAATCCTTTTGGTTTTAAAAATAAAATAAAGCAGGACAGTGGATATAAAGGCGTCTCTAATGTTAAACGAGACGATACTGGTAACAATATTTTTGACAACGATTTTATAAGCGATAATGATTTTGAAAGAAAAATCATAAGTATTTTAAAAAGAAATGATATTGATGTTATATCAGATGGAATCAAAATAAAAAATATGAAAGCACTTCCTGACGACTTTGATTTATTTGAGAACCAATATATTGATAGTGTAACAAAAAAATTAAAAAATGTAGATGCATTGAAACGTCGCATTATTGGTCTCTCTTCTTATTTTAAGAGTGCACAGGAAAGTTTATTACCAACATTTAATAAAACATTAGGTGTTGATTATCACGTTGTTAAAATACCAATGAGTGATTTTCAATTCAAAATTTATGAATCAGCGCGAAGAGAAGAGAGGAAACTAGAAAAGGCATCCAAAAAACCACAAAAGTTGGATGAATTATTCAAAGAAGCCACTTCAACATACAGAATATTTTCAAGATTGTATTGCAATTTTGTGATGAATGATAGGCCTCTTCCTAGTATCAAAAAGAAGAAGGGGGAAGAAGTTCGCGAGGGCCGCGAAGAAGGTGAAGCTAATGAACCCAATGAGCAAGAAAATGATATTACAAAATTATTAAAAGATGCGCGAAAGGAAGAAGCCAATGTAGACGTCAATGATGAACATGAAGGAGAAGAAGAAGGCGACCAAATTTTGGATAAATTAGGTGGAAACACATATAAAGAGAGAATTGAGGCCACTATTAAAAACATCAAAGAGCATTCCAATGATTTTTTAACACCTGAGGCCTTGACACGTTTCAGTCCAAAATTTTTACATATTCTTGATAATATTAAAGACCCTGAACATTTGGGGTTACATTTAGTTTATAGTCAATTTAGAACACTTGAAGGTATAGGACTCTTCAGTTTGGTATTAGAAAAAAATGGTTTTGCACGGTTCAAAATTAAAAAGAATGCTTCTGATATTTGGGAAATAGATATTCCTGAAGCCGATTTGGGAAAACCAACATACGCTTTGTACACAGGTACTGAAACAGTTGAAGAAAAAGAAATAACTAGACGTATTTATAACGGTGAATGGGATTATATTCCAACCAATTTATCAGCAGAATTAAGAAAAATTGCAAATAACAATAATATGGGCGAAATTATTAAAGTGCTTATGATTACTTCATCAGGTTCTGAAGGTATCAATCTTAGAAATACCCGTTATGTTCATATTATGGAACCATATTGGCATCCTGTTAGAACTGAACAAGTTATTGGGCGCGCACGTCGTATATGTAGTCATAAAAATTTACCCCGCGCACTACAAACTGTTGAAGTATTTGTCTATTTAATGATATTATCGCCCGAGCAATTAAAATCAGACGATGCAATTGAGTTAAAAAGAAAGGATTTATCCAAAGGTGAACCAAAGGTTCCAATCACAACAGATCAATTATTATTTGAAATATCCGAAATCAAAGCTAATTTGAGTTTACAATTAACGGATGCTATTAAAGAATCCGCATTTGATTGTTTTATTTATTCAAATGGTAAATGCATGAATTTTGGTGACCCTAAAAACAATAAATTTTCTTATGTTCCTGATTATGCAAATCAACAAAGCGATCTTACAGTTCGCGCCAATAAAAAACAAATAGAATGGGAAGGAAAACCTATTACTTTGAATGGAATACAATATGTATATAGACGAATCAGTCCTAGCCAGTTGAATATTTATGATAAGAATAGTTATTTACAAGCATTAGAAAATGGTGACATAATACCAGTTCAAATTGGTACATTAGAAATAAATGAAAAAAACGAACAGGTTTTCAAACAATTGGTCACTTAGTCACTTAGTTAGTAACATAAAGATATAATAGCTTCTATTAATTCTTTTTCTTCGTCTGTTAAACTATTATAAAACAAATGGATATCATAATATTTTGTTAATGCTTTATTATAATAATCTTTAGCCTTAGATGTAGTTTTTTTTACTATTTTATCCGAATATTCTCCAATTACCTTTTTTTTGTCGGTAGCAATATATACACGTAACAAAGTATTTCTAAATCTCAAATTATATCCCCTTTTTGAAGCAGATTTTAACACATACAAAAACAAAACAATAAATCCTAAAAAGTTCATGTTATTTATTTAAGTAATTTGTATAATAACACAATTTATTTATACAAATTAATTCAATTTTATAATTTTTGTAAAATCAAATCCAACTTTTCATTCAAAGTGAGAATTTCTTTTTTGATTTCATCAATTTGTGTTTGATAGTCTGGACTCGTTATTTTTTTCAATTTACCAAAAATATTTATTTCCTCTGGTTCTTCATACATGGGTTCTTGACGGCTCAATTGTTCATCTTCCCAGCTTATATGTTTACTGTTATTATTGAAGTTAACGTCGTTATTTTTTGCATTACTATTACTATTATTATTATTAATTTTTATCAACTTTTCATTTTTAATAGATGTTTCTTGTGGTTTTAACCAATTTGCATCACTAGATGAATTTGTATTTTTAATCATTTCAATATCATAATTACGCTGCTCTTGAATTCTTTTTATTTCCATTTCAATTTCACTCATAGGTTGATCTAAATTGTCACTGAAATTTGGAACTGGTGGTACAGGTAACGTCATTGCATTTGTAAATTCTTCCTGTTTCTTATTTAATTCTTTTTCAAAAAGATTCATTCTATCATTCTGAATGTCCTCAAAAGTTATTGATTGTTTAATTGGTTCATCATCATGAATTTTAATTTTTTTATATTGACTATTCGTATAGGGACTTTGACTTTGTAGAGGCGCCGTAGATTGATTAGTGTTTGTTTTTATTATATAATTAATTATTAACAAAATATATTTTTTATTTAATTCAATCAAGTTCTTGCAATTATTTTTTTCTACGTTGAAAAAATCATTCAGGTTTGATTGAAAAATATGCATAAGGGTTTTGTATTTAATTACAGAATCGCATAATTGTTTTATTAACGGTTCGTCTATTAACACTTCCCATAATAATTCCAGATTTTCCTTTTCTAAAAAATCGTTTATTGACATCGGATCAAGTTGTAAGATATATATAAAGTCTAACTTATAACTTTAAATTATAATTGTTCATTGAAATAAATTTTTCTAAATTTTTCCATATATTTATCCTTTAAAATATGTGTTTTTAAATAATGCTCTGTTAATTTATCTTGTAACATATGAACAATGAAAAAAATACTGTAAATACCACATTCAGTGTTACCATATTGGTGTTCAACAGGATGATTTTCATCATATGTGAAATTTATTTTAGGTTTTAATTGTTTTCCTTGCGATTGTAAGTTTTCTACAAATTTCATTATTTCAGGTGGTGCTTTTCGTCCCACGCTATCAAAGAAAAAAATTTTGCCTTTTTTGATGTTTACAAACATGGAAATCCAATGTTCACCAGGCTTATCGTGAGGATCGGTATTAAATATGATTCCAATTTTTGTTTTACCTTTTTTAATTTGGTCTTCTAAATTGAAATTACATAATTCTTCCCATACACATTCTCCGTATATTTTTTTTTTATCAAAATCAATCGGCGAAGGACCTATAAAATCAAAACATTTGTATGCTTTTTCATATTGTTTCATTACTTTTATGATGTCTACACTTGATAGCCATTCATTTGGATTTTTTTTCCATTCATATGGCGATTCAGGAGCAAATGAGTCTTTAAAATCTTCATCTAATTGTCCGAATTCATCTTTTTGTTTCAACCAGCACGATTCTTTGTTGCATACATCACTTAAATAATTTGACAAAAGTTTATGAATTTCTTTTGAGTCATTTGTCAATATTTTTACATCAGGATGACGTAAATTCCATTTGTCCCTCAATTTAAATAGTGATGTATCAGTATAACATGTATATTTTTTGATTTCTTTTTTATCTTTTGGACTGCAGTTAACTTTATTAAGTTCTATTGGTGTATTTTTTAAATCATGACTGTGAGAATGAGGTGAATTATCTTGTTTTATTGAATTACGAATACTCTTATTTTTTCTCGTTCCTTTTCCCCTTTGATATTTTTTTTTATTCAGATTTTTAGTTTTATTGTTCTTATATTTTTTAATTCGCATCTTATTTTATAATGATATTTTCTTTTTTTGGAATTCCTTGAATTGTTTGAATTCCTTTCATTCTTAAAGTAGGTTCTTTCAAATCTATTTCTTTTATTTTTGGTAATATGATTTCTTCCGGTTTTTTTGTTGTTGTTATTTTTACAAACTTTTCTAAACCGTTAGGCATCTTTATTGAACGCATAAATAACTTGTCTTTTTCTTTATCATAACAATTATTATTATTGTTTATATTCAAATCATCATGATTATCCAACTCTGTATTAAAATCTTTGTATTCTTCTTGTATGATGTCATTGTTGTCTATTATTTTAAAATATTGTATACAAGTTTTAACATAATTATCAAATGTAAACTTAATATCGGGGTTGATTTCGTTGTAATTATCGTCTTTTTTTAACAACAATTCCCGCGTTAAATTTAATATTCGTTTTCTGTAAAACTTCTTGTCTTTTTTATTCACAATTTTGGTGTTTTTGAAATTATGTTGCATTTTTTCATAAATTTCTTTATTTAATAAACAATCTAAAGTTATTTGATGCATTATATTTTCTGACATTATATAATAATGAATAAAATTATTGTATAGTATTGTGATTTATTTTTTGGTATGTTTACGCTTTTTGCTAGTAGTTCTTTTTCCCTTTCTAGAGTTTTTGGTTTTTCTACTCTTTCTAGTCTTCATACTTTTTCGCATTTTTCTTCTACGTCTTCCACCAGTTGTGTTTGTTCTATTATTTTCGTAATGATCGTTATCTTCTTCATCTTCTTCACTTTCTTTACGTATTTTTTCAAGTGCCTCGTCTATATCTAATACAACCGGTGAAAAATTGTAACTATCTTCCCGTATATGATAATCATCATAACATGGTCTTGATCCGTTTTCATGTAAAAGTCTTATTAAGTCTTCATAGTCTTCACGACTATAACGATTACCGTAATTACGAACGAACTCAAGCCATTTAAATGGACACCAGTTATATGTATTATCTCTTTGATTTGCAACTTCACCTGGGCGTAATACGCTTCTAACTTGATTAATATCTCCTCTAATTATAGCATTTATAAGGGGTGTATAATTTCCATTTAAAGCCTCGTTTATCCTCTCATTTTCTGTTGACACAGACCTTCCTCCTTTCATATTATTATATGTGTATATAATAATAATATTAATATTATTATAATACAAAAAATTTATGCTAAATCTTTTACTTGTGCACGAGTTGGGTTAGAAAACATGTATGTACCAACTACGTTTGGATCCGGATTTGGATTAAAACTATCAAACTTGTCTTGTTTGAACAATAAATTGTGTTGGTTATAATTATTACCTTCACTCATATTTGGTTTAAACGAATAATTGTACAAATCGCTATTACTATTTGGAACATAAACAGCTTGACTACATTTTTGTAATGCATAAATTTGATTTCTTAATTCAGATTCTGTGTTTATACTAGACGCGAATCCTGACCATGGCGATTGAGTATTTCCTGGATTAAATACTGTATGTGGATTGAATGTAGGATATTGATTCATTCTTACATCAACTTCTTTTCTTGGGTCAACTATTGGTAAATAAGAATACTTTGTCATAACAGGTCTAACATCTATGTATTGTTGCAGCATTTGGGAAGGAACATTTCTATCATAAATTCTTCTATTTGTGGTATTATGAATTTCAGATACACATTCACTTTTCATATTATTATTAACATTGTTATTATTATTCATTTAATTACTATACACTATGATATTATTTTTATTTTATTATTTTATTAAATTATATAAAGATTTGCATTGATAATATTACAACTACATAAAATGTGTGGTATATTTTGTATCTTAAATGGTGAAAAAAGTAATGAACAATTTTACAAAGAACAATTTATCAAGGGTGTTAATAGAGGTCCAGAAGATTCTAAATTTATTTCTTTTCACAAAATATTTTTAGGTTTTCATAGATTAGCCATAAATGGAATAGACAAGATTTCTAATCAGCCTTTTAACATAAATAACATTGTATTAATATGTAACGGTGAAATATACAACTACAAATATTTATATGAATTGATGGGTGTAATACCTACAACTAATTCCGATTGCGAGGTCATTGTTCATTTATATCTAAAATATGGAATGGAACAAACGTTACAAATGTTAGATGGTGTATTTTCTTTTGTATTATATGATTTAAGACTAGAAAATGATCTAAATAATTTTATTTATTTTGCTAGAGACCCGTACGGCGTTAGACCACTATATTTATTAAAAAGTGATTATACGATTGGATGTGCATCTGAATTGAAATGTTTGAATGAATTTTTGAAAATAGATAAAAAAAACGGTTCTATTAACAAATTCACCATTGAGCAATTTGAACCAGGTACTTTTTCCACATATAAATTGTCTAGTTTGGCGTGCTCAAAATGGAGGGTTTTGAAAGAAAATAAACGGTATTTCACACCATCTTTTCCATATAATTTAAATTATTATAATTCGTATATAGATTCTACCATTGAAACAGAAAACTATGAGAAAAATATTGTTAAATATTTATGTGATGCTGTAAAAAAGAGGTGTTTAAACACAGAGCGCCCTATTGCATGCTTGTTATCAGGAGGCTTAGATAGTAGCTTAATAACAGCTCTTGTTAACTATTTTTACAAAATGGAGTTTGGTCCAGATAAGACAATTGAAACATATAGCATTGGGTTGAAAGATTCTGAAGACCTTAAGTATGCTAAAATTGTTGCCGATTATCTTGGAACAAAACATACTGAAATTATTGTAACAGAAAAAGAAATGTTTGACGTTATTCCTGAAGTGATTTATGCGATTGAAAGTTATGATACAACAAGTATTAGAGCGAGTATTGGAAATTATTTGTTAGGAAAATACATTAGTAAAAATAGTGATGCAAAGGTGATATTCAACGGCGATGGTTCAGATGAATTAAGTGGAGGTTATTTATACATGAAAAAGTGTCCAGATTGTATTGAGTTTGATTGTGAAACGCGACGTTTGTTGAGGGATATTCATTTATTTGATGTTTTGAGATCGGATAAATGTATATCTTCGCATGGTCTAGAGCCGCGAACCCCATTTTTAGATAAAACATTTGTAAATTATTATTTATCTATTCCGCAAAAAGAACGCTTTGATAAAAATAAAATTGTTGAAAAATATTTTATCAGAAACAGTTTTACATTTGCAAATTTTCAAGATGTATATGGAAAACAATTATTGCCTGATGAAATCTTATGGAGGAGAAAAGAAGCATTCAGTGACGGAGTAAGTAAAAAAGGAAGGTCTTTATACGTTATTTTGCAAGAGTTCATATCAACTACATTAAAATTAGAACATTATTATGAAGAAAATATTATTGATAAATATCCAATTAACATAGAAACAGAAAAGTTATATTATAAAAGGTTATTTGATTCTTATTATCCACATTGTGAGAAAATAGTCCCTTATTTTTGGATGCCGCGTTATAGCAACGCAACTGATCCTAGTGCTAGAACTTTGGATGTATATTATGATGATACATCTAACAACGTGACCAATCTAGGAAAAATAAACCCTATGTATTATTACTTAGCATAATTTTATTACACCGAAAAGAAAGAAAATTAGGACGCAAAGCGTCCCCTGAATTTCTTTCTGTCGGCGACTTATCCGTAAAAGAAAATGAGTTTGTCTCATTTTCCTTTACGGATGGTGTAATTTGCTTAAATTTTGTTTTGTAAAAATTAAAAAAGTGTGTTATTATATAAGATTACATAAACTTATATGATAATTTCAAAACAAGCACTTCACGGATATCAAGAATTATTCTTTGACGGTTTTATTACCTTAACGTATATACTAATTTTTTTATACGCGTTCGGTATTTCTGCTATGGCCAAAAAACATTTAGATGTAATTGATAATTATGTAAGAATTTACATTTGTTTATTTTTGATATACAGATTCAATCCTTTCAAAACAAAATATGAATTTACTAGTTTAGACCGAAAAATTGCGTTTAGCGCTGGTTTATTTATTTTTACCACTACTGTTTTTGGTTTTGTATTTTTTTAGGAGATTTTCATTTGTTGTCAAAAAAATCATGTAAATGAACCATTATTTTTTTACTTAAAATTTTATCTATTTCGTAATCGTGATTGTCTTTTTGAATTACCTTGAAATTATATCTTTTTATTTCTTTATTCATGAAATCAATGAATTCATTTAACGCGTCAGGTATAATTAGTTTGCTATCTAAAAAACGTTTGTACATTTCATTAAAAGGTAAAGCGTGTATATATGGTTTTATGTTAATGTAGTAAATATTTTCATTTGACATTTCGGGATAAAAAGTATCATCTAGGTAGAAAATTTCAGCGTTTGTTGGAACTTTTGTGCAACGTATAAAATCTGTATATGTTTTATTATTTGTTGTTCTGCAAAATTCTATTTGTTTTCCATTAATTTTAAACGCTGAAATTATTTGGTCAAATAATTTATATTTGTTGAGTTTTGTTTCAAAATAAGAAACTATTTGTTCACACCATTTTCGTGAACCTTGATTATTTGTATATATCATTATTTTTTGACACTCTTTGGATTGTTTTTTATTTTTTAAATAACTAAGAATATTCATTATATTTGGTCTAAAAAATTCCGGGTATAAATCCATTACACTATTAAAATCGCGTTGATTCAACTCTTTATTTAAATACTTTGATACATACAAGGATAAACTATCCCAAAATATACCGAATTCAACAAAATATCCCAGAGTTTCGTCTAAATCAAATACAACAATTTTCATTTAATATTAGGTATTTTGTGGATATATTATGTATATTTTTTAACTTTTACATATATTTTTATTAATCTAGTAAAAATTTAAAATATTCATATAATTTAGGTAAAAAACTAATAAGACTAAAAAATGAATTCAATAATGAATATGCATAACAACGATTACATTCAAATATTAAAATTTTATAACCTGCCTATACCTAAATCTAGACAATTACTTAAAGAGGAAGGCGAAAAAATATTAGCATTAAAATTATGCAAATGTATTAAAAAAGTAGATCCTACTTCAAAAAATGAACCAAGAGCAATTGGTATATGCACAAAGACAATTTTTAATAGGAAAGGGTTGACTCGTGGTAAATTCAAATGTAAAGGAAGGCGTTATGTAAAGTTTAATAAGACGAGAAAGAATAGGAAACAATGAACTAATACATTTTATACATGTTTATCTAAATAATAGACAACAAAATTGAAGACTACAAAATACAATAAATACAATTTCCATATATGATTAAACCATTGGTTTATAGTATAATTATATGCTTTAAGAAAGTATACAGTTAACGCAACCAAAGTAGGTGCTAATATACTTATTAGAAAAAACCTATTTCTTTTTGTAAGATTAAATTGGTTTGCAATATACAATGAAAGAACGTTATACAAACCTAACCCAATAGGTGCGTACAATGTATAATTTTCATAACTGTAATTTACTAAATTTTTATCAAATGATCTCACCGCTATAAAATATGGAATAAAGACAAAAAAAGAAGAACCTATAACAAAGGCTCTTAAATATTGGTTGGTCATTTAAAACTTATATATATATATATATATATATATATATATATATATATGTGTGTTTCCATAAAGAAAATTGATATGTGTGTCATATGTGTGTCATATGTATATATAATTACAATTTTACAACCTCATTAAAACGATGTAATACCCACCCATCTTTTCTATGAACATAATTATTTGGCATATGATATACTCTACACTTATTTGGCAATTTATTATTTTGCAGTGGTATAATTGTTCCCTTATACCAATTTATTCCTGGCCTATGTAATCCAAAAGCAACGCATTCACGCGTCCAATCGCAATCATTATATCTATCACTGTTAATATATTTTCTAAATTCTATTTTATCATAAATCCAAAAAGCACAATATGGGTTTGCATCATTTATAATAAATAATTCATTATCTAATGTAACAGTATTGGAAAGATATTGGCTGCATGTTCCATCAGGTGACGTAGCATTGTCAGTTGTGTATTCATCACCTTTATCGTCAACTTCTATTCTAAAAAAACCTAAATTATAATTATTTTTAATTAACTTATCTTTATATTCTAACCAATATAATAAGGCTTCTTTTTTAATGAGAATATCATCTTCTACATAAATAAATATGTCATAATCATTTTGTTGTTTTTTTATAAAATCCCTAATATAATAAGGAAATATTAATGGATTTGAATTAAAATGTGAATCATTTGATAAATCGTGATGTATTATTCTAATATTTCCGTTATTAAAATCTGTTAAAAGGTCTAAACTAAAATCTAAATGTGTGTGTATAAAAATATCTGTGCGTAAATTATATTTATTTGTTTCTTCTATTATTCTATTTATATATTGTATTCTATTTTGATTAAAGTAAAAACAAATATTTTTTGATATTTTTGACGTAGTATAAGGTTCTTCAACAACCAAAGTGTTTTCTAGAACGATTTCAATTTTTTCCGTTGAATTCATTTTATATTTTAATAACAATATATTATTTTGATAAATGATCTAACGCGGAAAGTAATACCATTTCTTGGTCAGTCAATTTTTGAAATACTAAATTTTCATCTAATTTTATTTGAAAATGTTTACTTGAATATCCGAAATTTTTACATATAATATATACACCATCTTCCTTTATTTTATATTCACAAAACAATGCTCCTTTTGTTATATGTATATTATTTGGGTCTTGAAGTGGAATCCATCTAAGATATGTTCCATATTTTAAATCATTCAATTCATCTATGTAACGATAACCCTTTAACTTTTTCATTAATTCCAACGCTTCTTTTCTTTCCAATTGTAATTCATTGATAATTTTTAAATTCATTTCAGTTATTTTTTTAGAAGTAAAATTCAATAAATTTTCATTTGAATCATCGTCTAATGCTTTTAAAAGTTTATCAACGTCCATGTAATTATAGTTATACTAAATATATAATTAATACAGTTATGTTTATATATTTACAAGTTAATTTAATGTATTTTAGAATATAAAACACTATATTTACTTATTAAATCATCTATGTTCATTGCGTGAGTTTGCGAAAAGAATGACAAATGTGATACATAAAAATCAGTGTACAGTACATTTTTAAACCCTCTATTTTTTACATAATCAAATGTTAAATTGTATTCGTCCTCGTTATTATGTAAACAGGCATCTTTTATTTTGTACCATTTATTACCTTTATATCCAATAAAATTAATACTAAATCTACTAGTTATTTCTATTATATCGTTATTATAATCGTAATTTAAAAATTTTTGATTATTTTCTATAAAATAATTATGTAATATTTCTGCTTTTTCACCACTTTCCCATAAAGTACCACATCTACCTTCTGGAGGATATTCAAGAATCATTAAATCTTTTGGTATCAACTCGTATTTATTTTGTTGAAAATAAGCAGATACATTATTGTTAATTGTATTTGCATAAATTAAATCATAATCATCCCCTTTATTTTTTATAAAATCAATAAACTGTGGTAATTTATTTAAATCAATAAAAACAATATCGTCGTCGCATTTAATAATTACATCATCTTTAAAAATTACATTATCATAATAATTATAATAATTTTTCCAGCTTTTTTCGCAAGTATCCATAAAATAAAAATTATGATTCTTCACTGTATCATATGTAATATTACCAACGCTATTGTTACCAGTTTTAATATAAATATTATCTATTGCAATATTTTCTTTAATTTCACAAATAACAATTTTTTGCTTATTCAAAAATACAATTAGATTATTTTCACAAATACAAACTGTAATAGTTTTTTTATCAAAATTATTAGTAATATTAATACTACTTTGTGATAAAATACATAATTCACTATTATTTTTGGTAATAGTAGATTTTACATTTTTTACATTGTTGTTCCAATCTTCTAAAACAATTTCATATTCAATATTTTCTTGAGTATCTTTTATTTTAATATAAACATCATGTGAATCAGATATTTCAAATGTAAATGAATTATCTATCACAGGAGTAAATATTTGAATGTATTCATTGTTAGATTTGCTACTTGTTCTTTTCAAATTACTTATAGTTTTTAAGTATTCTTCGTCATTTGAATTTCTAGTATAATTCCAAAAATGAATTTCATCAAGTATTTTTAATTCTAATGCCTTTTTTAAATATTTTATTAATAATTCTAAATTTTGTTTTCTTCCTGCAAAAACAGTTAAAATATTTTTCATAAAGTTATATTTATATTATTTTATATAAATTCAATTTATATCTTTATATTTTTTACATTTTTTTATCTTTTTTACATAAAAAAGATAAAAACCCACAGGATAGAAATTTTGGCTCAACCTTTGTCAAAGGTGGAAAGAGTGTTTTTGGCTCAACCTTTTCTAAAGGTGGAAAGAGTGTTTTTGGCTCAACCTTTTCTAAAGGTTGAAAGAGTGTTTTTGGCTCAACCTTTGTCAAAGGTGGAAAGAGTGTTTTTTGGCTCAACCTTTGTCAAAGGTGGAAAGAGTGTTTTTGGCTCAACCTTTTCTAAAGGTTGATTACCATGAACCAAATGCGCCACCTCCTAAAACTGAATTAGCGGCCATTGGTTCTGAAAATGCTTCGGCCATTCCTGGTGTAGCGGCACCAACCAATGGTGTAGTATCTTGTTGATACATGTTATTGTAATTAGGAAGTTGTTGTCTGCTTTGTGTATACGATTGATCTGATGAATCATTAGGTAATTGATTAATTGATGTACTTCCACCATATAAAGATTGGTTCATTGCAGATTGGTTACTTGGTATTGTATTTGGCGACATTGACATTCCCATATTTTGTCCTGAAATAGGTTGTGAAACCTTGACATTTGCATTTCCATTACCCTTCTTACCATTATTTTTCATTTTTGATTGCGGACCTTCCCATAATTCTGTGATACGATCTACTAAAATACTTACTTTCTCTCCAAGTTTAGTTTGTAAACTTAATGTGATCATTAATATTGCTAAAATGTTGAATATAATACTATATTCAGGGTATTCCATTCCACTATAAGTTGGAACATATGTAATAATACGATGAATAATTAATAGGCCAATAAACATTACGATAACTTGAATTAAAACTTCTGCTAAAATCTCCACGCTACCTTTCTTTTCATCTGCTTCAGGTATATATTTTTGCATACCTTTATTTAAAATAACCACTGGAATGATTGCTATTAAAGTATATTGAATTATATTTAATATGTCAGATTTAGAGTCATTATCAAAATTGAAAACATGCTTAAAAAATCCTTTTTTTGAATTATCTGAACTATCCATATGATTTATAAAAAGAAATTAAATAATTCAAAAACTAATTAAAGGTATAAATAAATGGTTTTCTAATGAGTGGAGACGAAGAATATCAATATTTAAATTTAATTAAAACTATTCTAGAAGACGGATTTTTAGAGGAAGGTAGAAATGGTAAAACAAAGAGTATTTTTGGAAATTCAATGCGTTTTTCTCTAAAAAATGGTAAAATTCCTATTTTAACAACTAAAAAGGTCGCATGGAAAACATGTTTAAAAGAATTATTGTGGTTTATTCGCGGTGAAACAGATAATAAAATATTACAAAGTCAAAATGTTCATATTTGGGATGGAAATTCTTCTAAAGATTTTACGGAAAGTGTTGGGCTGGGGCATTATCCTGAAGGTATACTGGGACCTATTTATGGGTATCAATGGAGACATTTTAATGCACCATATGACGTAGGATCCGGCAACGTTTTGGACGGAAAACAAAATGGAATAGATCAATTGCAATTTATTATTGATCAATTAAAAAATCCTGAAACAAGAAATAGTAGACGTCTTATCATGACTGCATGGAATCCATGTCAATTGAATGAAATGGTATTACCACCATGTCACGTAATTTGTCATTTTAATGTTCACGATGGAAATAAATTGAGTTGCGCTTTGTATCAACGTTCGGTGGATGTCCCGTTAGGTTCACCATTCAATATTGCATCATATAGTTTTTTGACGCACATTTTAGCCAAACATTGCGATTTGGAGCCATACGAGTTTGTTTATTTCACAGGTAATTGTCATATTTATGAAGAACATTTGGAATCTATAAAAGAACAACTAGAGAGAGAGCCTTTTGAATTTCCAACTTTAGAAATTATAAACAAGAGGGAAAATATTAATGATTATATTGTTGATGATTTTCAAATTATTGGTTATAAAAGTCATGAAGCAATTAAAATGAAAATGGTTGCTTAGATATTTATTTTTATTTTGATGCGTAAGTAATTTAGAAACAAATTGTTAAATAATTATATTAAATGAGCAGTAGTTCAAGATCAATTGCAGCAGCTAGACAGAAAAGAGCAGGTGAACAATCACAACCAATGAATAATAGTAGACCGGTAACATCTATTTCATCTCAAGGCGCTTTTGCACAACAACAATATCAACAGCAAATGATGTCTCAAAGTATACCTGTTGGTAGTAAAAATGTTAGGGTAGCACAAAATAAAGGTATGCCTATAAATCAAGGAGCTAAAAGTACCACAAATATACAGCAAGAACAATCAACCAAAATAAGCGTTTCTAACGCTATTGGTTTAATTACTTTAAGATTAGGTAAATTGGAAAATTATGTCAGTGAAGCAATTGAAGACGGTAAATTTAATGAAAATAGTGATGGCGTTATTCATAATTCTATACCTTCTAATATGAAATTAGTTTCGGATGAAGTTTTTGAAAATATTGTTAATAGATTAAATTTATTAGAAAGTAAAATGATTAATTATACTAACCAAACAGATAATTTTGCTAATGAAATGTCAGAAGTAAAAACTTCAATTAATAATTTAAATAATGCACTTACAATGTTTATTAATGAAACCACCAACAAATTTATTGATTACGAATATGCTTTAACAGAAATTGAAAATAATTTAGAGTTAGATACAAATGCAAAAGTAGATGAAGAAACCAGTGTTACTGTTGTAAACGATAATAACGATGAATCAAATAATGAAAATGTTGTAATTTCAGAACCTTTAGAAAATGACCAATATTCAAATATTCGCGAAAATAATGAATAAATAATTTGATAAAATAAATTTGATTCGCAATAATATTATAATTTATAAAATATAATGAATTATAATATTGTTAGTAATTTGACAAATCAAAATACAAATAGTAACAACATAAATTTGAGATTAAATGAAGAAAAAATCCGCGAGATTTTGAATAATTTTTGTCACATTAAAACAAAAAATGAAATCGCAATAAATTATAAACATTTTAAATCAATAAATATCTTCATTGATAAAAACGATATTTTGAATTATTTAATTCTTAACATAGAAAACGTTTTGAACAAATATGAAACATTTGTTATTCATGTTAACATTGAAAAATTGTCACTGTTAGAAATTGAAAAAAATAAAGATTTTATTCAAAATATCTCCACAGTATTGAGAGAAAAGTTTCCTGATAAATTAGACTTTTGTATTATTTATGAAGGGTCATTTATTTTTAAACAAATTTATAATTTATTGGCTATTTTTATTGACAAGAAAACTTTGAAGAAGATACGATTTCATGAATAGTTTACGCAGACAAAATTATAATAATGTAATAATCAGAATTAAAGACAAATTATTATTTATTTTATATATAAAATGCCGAATTGGTGTTATAATTTCGCAACAATAACTTGTCCATCAAAAGAAATATATGATAAATTGTTCAATGCAATAGTGCAAAATGTATGGTTTGAAACATTTGCTCCACTTGGACTAGATAATGAAGTTTATGAAAATGGATGGGATTATAATAAGGCCATTGAAATTTGGAAAACAAAATGGAGTGCAAGAGACGTAGAAATATTGAATCAATATGATGATGAACTTCAGTTAGAATTATCTTTTGAAACAGCGTGGAGCCCTCCTACAGGGGTGTATAGTATTATGAATAAAAAATATAATATTGAGGTTACAGCATTTTATGACGAGGAAGGTTGTGATTTTTTTGGAAGATGCATTTATTCAAAAGAACAAGAATTTGATGAAAGTTACGAATTTCCTACTAATAAAGAAGATCTTGAAGAATTAAGAAAAGTTATAGGAAGTGAATTGGATGATTATATGTATTCAACGTGGGAAAGACTAGAAGAAGAATGGGCTGAAGAAGTTTGTGACGATGATAATAGTCTACCTGAATTAATAGAAATTGTTAGCGATGAAGATGAAGATAGCCTACCTGAATTAGTAGAAATTGTTAACGATGCCGAGGATATACAGGATGTAGAGGACGTAGAGGAATTTGGTAACCCTGAAATAAATGAAATAAAATCCTGGTAGTGGTAAAAATGAATAGAATAAATTGTTTCTTCGTTTTATAATCTAAAAATTATTTTCATTGTATGTATATTAATGAAAATAATTATAAGTTTTTTTATATTTTGTTTAGTGCTTTTCGTTTATTTACATATTCAATTTCATTTAAAAACTAGTAATGATCTAGAGATTTATGAAATTGACGATGTTTCAAAAGACAAATTAGAAGAAATTTGTGATTTAAGGCAACCAGTATTATTTGATTATAACAATGAAAAAATAATAGAAACCACAAATTCAAGATTCATTTTAGAAAATTATCCTGCATTTGAAATGAAAATTAGAAATATTAAAGAAAATGATGTAAACAGTGAATTATACGTAAATCTTCCTTTGCATGCATCTATAAAATTGTTTCAAGAAGATAAAGACTCTGCCTATTTTTCAGAAAATAACACTGATTTTTTAAATGAAACTGGTGTTATCAAAAATTTCAAATATAATGATGAATATTTACGTCCGTACATGGTTTCAAATTTAAACTACGATATAATATTAGGAAGTAATGGAACTCACACTCCTTTTAGATATGAAATAAATTATAGAAATTATTTTTTATGCACAGAAGGTTCGCTACAAATTAAAATGGCGCCTCCTCAAAGCATAAAATATTTATATCCCGAATATGATTACGAGAATTTTGAATTTAGGTCTCCTATAAATCCATGGAAAGTACAAACAAAATATGCAGCGGATTTTGAAAAAATGAAATGCTTAGAAGTTACATTAACAAAGGGCAAAATGATTTATATTCCGGCTTATTGGTGGTACAGTATAAAATTTAACAATAACAACACTAGTATTTCTTGTTTTAGATATAGAACATATGTTAATAATTTAGCAATATCGCATTATATTTCTATGCATATGCTTCAATTACAAAACATTAAGAGAGATGTTACTAAAAAACTATCAGTTGAGAAATTAAAAACCAAACAAACTATCGTTGAAGTTACAAATGAACAAAATAATAATAACATTTTGGAAAACCAAACAACAAGGATAAATGATTTAACCGAATTACCGAAAGACGTCTCTGAAGAGAGAAAAACTGAAATTATTGAAGAACCTAAACCAATAATGGAATATGAAAATTTTGGTGCGGAAATAAAATAAAATATTTATTAAATATATAATGGCAAAATCCATGAAATCAATGCTGTCTTTTTTGAACGTTTTTGGTAAAACAAAGAGAAGAACAGGGCGTAAGAGTAGGACTTCTCGTAAAACACGTAAACACAACAAAACTAGAAAGGGTAGAAAAAATATGAGAGGAGGCTGAGGTGGAGCGCCAACTCCACCGCCACCACCTGTAAAAATATAAAAATAAATTAACTTTTTATGATTAGTTATGTTATTAGGATGATAATTTTATTTTTACGTAATAAAAATTGAGATGATAACACGTAATAAATTTACACTAAATTAGTAGTATCACTGTGGTTATTGTTGTGGCTAGATAATTTGTTATAAGATTCCTCATTATAACAAATTATATTTTTAATTTCATACCTACAATATGGACAGCTGGTATGTTTTTTAATTACAAGTTGTTTTGTACAATCAATACAATATTCGTGTTTACATTCAAATGATGCACAATTTATTTTTTTAACAGTATTATAACATATTGAGCATTCAAAATCTGTATTGTTATTGTGGCTCTCATTGTCACAGTGTTTTTCATATTCAATGGTTTCTAATTTTATTTCATACTTTGTAAAAATAGCATTACTGTCAAAATTGTTAGCTGAGTTGTTTCCATCATTTTGATTTATTTGAATTTCATTTGCCATATAATTTATAAGAATTCCACTTAGTATATAACTTATTCTTGTTGGTGTATGTTGATTAAAAGGAACATAATTGTGTTCATGAAACGTTATCCAATTAATGTCAATTTCAAATAAATCCAAAATTATTTTGTTTATTGTTACTATTAACAAAGAACGTAATCTAGTATTATAAAAACGACATGCGATTGCTTTAATTAATTTTGCATTATTATATCTTTGACTACAATAATTGTATAAATAGTTTTCAAAATCACGGATAGCAAGTATTCTATTGTTGTTATGTTGCATTGTAAAATGATTTTTTAAGTATATTAAATAATTATTCGCTGCTACTATTATGTTATTATTGCATGTTGTAATATTATGTCCTTGACAACTGCAAAAAGAACATTTGCGGGTATACGTAAATCTAGTTGGATTTAAATTGTCCGTGTTCATAGTTGTTTAAGTTGATTCTATAATTTATAGTTTATATTTTTATAACTTAAAGAAGTCAATTTTATTTATTATAACGCATCTAAAGATATAACAATAATAATATAAAGTTATAATAATAATTTATTTGTATCAAGTAATATAAATGGTTACTTATAAAATTGTTTTAGAAAATCGTAATTATAACAGTTGGAATATTTACGATTCAAATAATTTTGAAAAAAAAGATTTACAAATCAATCCGTTTGAAAGTAAATTATTTTCAAATGACGTGTTTATAATTGAAAAAAATAAAGTAAATATCATACACTCTTCAATACGTACCGGTCCAGCTATTGCAGGAGTTTTGATAATATCAGGTAATAAAACGTATGGACGGAAAAATGGTAAATTGCTTTATAAATGCATGCCAGATGATGTAAGAATACCTGCTTTCTTGATTCCATATGAAATAAAAAACATTGGGTTTTCAAAGATATTTACTAATTTGTATGTTACATTTTCTTTTAATGAATGGGAAGATAAACATCCCTATGGTAAACTAAACAATGTAATTGGTCAAGTAGATTTATTGGATAATTTTTATGAGTATCAACTTTACTGTAAAAGTCTCAACGTTTCATTACAAAAATTTCAAAAAGATACTTCTAAAAGTATTCAAAATAGGGCCCAACAAGTATTTATTGAAAACATCAAAGAAAAATACAAAAACATTGAAGATCGGACAGATCAAAAAACGTGGCACGTATTTTCTATTGACCCTGAAAAATGTTTGGATTTTGACGACGCTTTTAGTGTGAGAAAAACAGCCGAAAATGCGTGCATAGTAAGTGTTTATATAGCAAATGTATCTATATGGATTGATGCATTGAACCTATGGGATTCTTTTTCAAAAAGGGTATCCACTATTTATTTACCCGATAAAAGGCGACCTATGATTCCTACAATTTTATCAGAAGGTTTATGTAGTTTGCAAGAAAATGTAACTAGAATAGCTTTGACAATGGATTTGTATATTGTTGATAACGAAATAGTGGATACTAAATATTGCAATAGTTTTATTAAAGTATGCAAAAATTATGTTTATGAAGAGGAAAAATTGTTACAAGATGAACATTACCATGAATTATTAGATATTGTACAAAATTTGTCTACTAAATTTAAATACATTTATAACATTAAAGATAGCCATGATATAGTCACTTATTTAATGATATTAATGAATTATCAATGTGCAATGGAGCTATTGAAATATAACACTGGAATATTTCGTTCTGCAATAGGTAAAACATCTAGTAAAAATAGTAGCACTACTACTACTAGCAGCGATACGACATTGCCGTCTCATTTACCGAATGATGTAATCAATTTTGTAAAGTTATGGAATAGTACTGCAGGCCAATATGTAGATGGTTCTGAAATATCCAATGGACAACAAACCCGACACGAAATACTTGATATGGAAGCTTATATTCATATTACAAGTCCTATAAGACGTCTAGTTGATTTATTAAATATGGTTCAATTCCAAAAAGTGTTGGGTTTGATGCCGCTAACGGAAAAAGTAAATGAATTTTATAATAAATGGTTGAATGATTTGGAATATATAAATACCACTATGAGGTCTATTAGAAAAATTCAAATAGATTGTTCACTGCTTGATTTATGTAATAATAAACCGGAATTATTAAATAAAGAATATGATGGTTATATTTTTGATAAAATTGTGAGACATGATGGGCTGTATCAATATATAGTGTTTTTACCTGAATTAAAAATGAACTCGCGGATAACAATTAGAGAAAATATGGAAAATTATGACATGAGAAAGTTTCAATTGTATTTGTTTAATAATGAAGAAAAATTCAAAAAGAAGATCAGATTGCAGCTGTTATAAAGATTTTATACAAAACCAAATGCCTTCGTCTTCTATAATATGTTGTAAAAATCTCTCTCGCTCATTTGGTGTAAATAACCCAAATAATATAGCAAATTTTTTATCGTTTGTATACGAATGAATATTCGTATTTTTTGTTTTCAATGTTTGTTTGAACATGAAACTTCTCTCTAGTATATTTTTGAGAATATTAGTATCACTATAAAAAACAGCTAATATTTCATGTTTTATTACACCGACCGGAAAGAAAAATGAGACAAAAATGTAATAAAAACATCTTACTTAATTTTATATAATGAGGATTAAATTAAGTGAAAAATACCAAAAAGAAAGAGAAGAAATATGTAATAAAATTATTTCCATATTAGATTTAAAAGAAGATAATACTATTTTACTTTGTCATTTAGATGAAGATGTAGAAAAACAAAATAAAATATTGGATTTAAAAGAGGAAATACAAAAATATTTTGCTTGTTCTACTATTTCTTCTTTCAAACCAAATTTTGAATGTAAGCGTCCTTATTTAAATATTATTAGAAGTATTCTACGACAACAAGATTATATATTTGATTGTGGAACAACTTTTACAAAAGTAGAAAATGGTATTTATAAAACTTCAACAAAATATAAAATATTTAGGAATAATTAAATAATTTAATTTATAAAGTAAATTATTTAAAAATAAAATCTTTGGTAAATATATAGAATGGTGAAAAAGAAAAAGAAAGAAACATTCAAAACTTTTAGAAATTTAGAGAAATCTAAATTCAAAACTATCAAAACAACACTCAAAACTGTTTTATTGAAACATAGTGAAGTTCAACCGCTTATTACTAATTTGGTTTTTGAAATCAACGATTTGGTTATTCATACTTATCAATTTATTAGATTATATATTTTGTATTGTTTTCATAACCATTTAGCATTTCCTGTTTTTGATGATAAATTTACATTTGTAAAATATTGTATCAAAACATTAGGAACGAAATCTAATAGTGGAAGAAAATCCAAAGATACACAACTTTTGCATACATTACAACAATTTTACATAAAAGAATACCAACCTTTACTTAATCACATCAAAATAAATTTAGTCAATAAATCTCATTTGATAAATATTATAGCAGAACAAATTCAAGTTTGTATTTCTACCAATATACAAGAACATTTTATTCAACATTTACTTCGTTTTATCAATAAAACTACAAATGATATTACAGAAGACAAAAAAGAATTGTTTGAATTTAAGCATAAATTGCTTATGTTAGAAGAAACAAATGAAAAATTTAATATATGGAAACTTACTCACTTACATAATATTTTACCAACGAATATCAACAAATCTATATATTATGATGTTAAAGTAAGACAATTTGAATATTTGAAAGGTTTATTGTATATGAATTCAGTATTAGAAAATCAAGAAAATAAGTTATTTCAACCTTTACCACTACGAAATAATATTATCCCAAAAAATATTAAATTTGATAGTTCCTGTATTGCTGAATTATTTTGCCCTGAAAGTGAAAAGAAAGGCGAAGTTTTGAAAAAAATTACTAATTATCAAAATGTATTATGGAGTAGTTTGTTGAATATGAAACATAGATTATTCAAAAATAAATATTATACTTTTCATAATGAAATAACCACAGATGGAATTAGTTGTTCTTTATTATTTATTCGTAAAGATTGTAAAGGAGAAGAAAATAAAAATAAACAAATCAATAGCGTAGATTATGATTATATTAGCATTGAGGAATTAGATAAGCAACAATTAGACAATTTGAAATCAAGAAATATAGTAGGTTTAGACCCTGGTAAGCGTTCTTTGGTATATATGATGGACGGACAAGGCAACAAATTACAATATACAGCATCGCAAAGAAAAAAGGAAAGTATGGCGAAACGAAACCAAATTATTCTACAACGAGAGAAGAAAAATAACAAGATAAATGAGTATGAAAATGTATTGTCTTTACAAAATAGCAAATCAGTCAATTACAATAATTTCAAATCTTATTTAGGTGAGAAAGATAAATTGAATAAACAAACAATAGAATTTTATAAAAAGGAAGTATGGAGAAAAATGAAATTTAGACAATACTCGTATGGTAATAAATCAATTGATACATTTTTGAATAACATAGAAAAGACATTTGGAGAAAACCTTTTAATTTGTTATGGAAATTGGAGTAGGTCTTCTCAAATGAAGCATTTTATGCCTACAATGAATAAAGGATTAAGAAAACTAATCCATAAAAGATATGATACAATTACAATAAACGAATGTAATACAAGTAAGAAATGTTGTGATTGTTTTCAAGATTTGAAACATTATAGAAACAAGGAAAACAAAGAGGAATTTCGTCTTTTAGTATGTTCTAACTGCGTGAGTTGCGAAAACAAAAAAATCGTATTTAGAACACGAGATGCTAATTCAGCAATAAACATAATGAATTTGGGAAAATGTTGGATATACAAACAACAAAGACCAAATGAATTCTGTATTTCGTCTTTCACCATTTCAAATAAAAAAGAAGAAATGGAAAAAGTAAGACCATCAGTTGATTTTACGGAAGGTAATGCTTCCAGCCACCGAATTTTAGAATGAGTTTGTCTCATTTTTCTTTCCGGTCGGTGTAACTTTGTGTTGTATTTACTATGTAATAATTCTTTTTTAATCAAGTCAAAATTTTTTATATCTTCTAATAAAGGTATTGGTTGTTTGAGATATGTATATGGAATAATATGATTGTAAATTATATCGTAAGGTAACCTATTCATGTATCTAATATAATTCATTATGTAATTTTATAAAAAATGTTTATATGTTTATTTTATGTATTTGATTTATCAATTATTACATTCTTTGCAATCTTCTTAATAATTTTAGTATCCTTTTCATACTCATTATCTCCTTTACCTCCCATTGCCTCGTACACTATTTTGTTGTATTGACTACTTTTCTTTGAGTCATATTCTTCACAATCTGGATATTTATCTCTAAAATCTTTAAGCATACAAATATTTTTATGAGCAATCATGCGGATAGCTTTTCGTAACTTCTTATTATTTTCATCCTCTTTTTCCCATGTATTTTCGTCTTTTACGTACATTACTTCTCTCTTTTGATCTGCGCAATGAACAGGTCGTTTATTAACATCTAACGCCTTTAGGTTTTTGATGATTATATTGGATATACCTTCAATATAACCAACCTTTCCAACATTTTCTAAATCTGAAACCTGTAATTTAACAGACTCTACAAAATCGCTAATATTCATAGCGTCCTTGCAGGTTTCATTCAAAAAGAATTGTAGATTAAAAGTTTTATTATTGCTGTGACTCATAATATTAGTGGAATTGTTATCACCTATTTTGTCTTTCATAAAGTCAAACATTTGCTTTTGCATATCCAAAAACATTTCCTTTTGGAACTCTTGATTTTTTTGAACTAAATCCAAAACTACATTAGTATCAAAATTAATATGTTGTGTGTTAACATTATCATTATTTTTTATAGTAACATTACTGTTACTATTATTGTTGAGAATATCACATTTTTTAATTATTTCACAATATTTTTTGTGCTTATATAAACTTTGACGATGTTTGTATATATTACCGCATTCGCAAACGTTGTTTTGAAGCGTCACCGAGCTGGGATTTTTGGGGATTTCTTGTAAGTCGTTTGTAAGTATTTGATGCTTTTGGGTTGAGATATGTTTATTATAGTCTTTTTTATTGCATGTAACATAGTCACAAATAGAACATTCAAATTTTAGGGGATTTTTGGGGACAAAAATGTAAGCCATTTGTAAGTATATTAGACTTACAAAAAAATCCCCTAAATGTATCGCAAAAATTTAACAAAAAAATTTATCGTAACAATATTAGAATTATTTTTTTGGCGTCCACATGCTAATTTTAATTTATGGTAACAAACATTTTTTTCTTCCAAGACTTTTGGGGATTTTCAAAAAATGGACAAAAAAAATGTCCAAAATTGAAAACCCAAAATACTTTTGGGAAAATTAAAATCGTTAAAATATAATAAATCTCTCAAACAACTTAAAGACCAAGTTAACATACATTATATAAACAACTTAAAAATATGACACTCTATTAGGTAATAAAGAGTATATAAATGGTAAAGATTTGTAGTTTAACAGCATACCCAAAAGAAAATCAGGAAAAATACCAATGTTATTTTGAAAAGTATGAATATCCTTTACATATTTTTCAAAAGTATTCCATAGAGGCTATTGTAGAAGGACATCATATTTTGGCTACAGCACCAACAGGTAGTGGAAAGACTCTTCCAGGTGAGTTTTCTATTGATTATTTTCATTCCAAAGGTAAAAAGGTTATTTATACGACGCCTATAAAAGCGTTGAGTAACCAAAAGTTTTATGACTTTACTAATAAGTACAAAGATATCAGTATCGGTCTTATAACAGGTGATATAAAAACAAATCCTGACGCAGATGTTCTTATTATGACTACTGAAATTTTACTGAATAAACTATTTCAAATAAAAAGTAATAATGCTGCAAAAATACCTGAATCAAGTATTTCTTTTGAGATGGATATTGAAACTGAATTAGGTTGTGTTGTTTTTGACGAAATACATATGATTAATGATCAATCTAGGGGTCATGTTTGGGAACAATGTATTATGTTATTACCAAAACATATTCAGATGATAGGATTATCTGCTACTTTGGATAACCCTGAACGATTCGCACTTTGGTTGGAAAATAAAGGAGTTTATACTGAAAATCCTGAGAAAATTGTTTACTTAGCGTCAAAGAAAGATCGCGCTGTTCCTTTGACACACTATGGATTTATTACTACAACAACTGCGATTTTTAAAGCAGTAAAAGATAAATCAGTTCAAGAAGAAATTAAAGCATTTATTAATAAACCTTTTGTTTTACAAAATTCAAAAGGTGAATTTGATGAATTACAGTATTCTAAAATGAACAAGATGATGAAATTATTTGAAAACAACAACGTTAGAATGAAACGACAACATGTTTTAAACCAAGTAACCAAACATTTAGTTGAAAATGAAATGTTGCCTGCGTTATGTTACGTATTTTCAAGAAAACAATTGGAAGTTTGTGCAAATGAAGTTACTACAAATTTGTTGGAATTTGATAATAAAACACCTTATATAATTGATAGAGAATGCGAGCATATTATTAGGAAATTACCCAATTATCAAGAATATTTGAATCTTCCTGAATATATCAATATGGTTACGTTACTTCGCAAGGGCATTGCAATCCATCATAGTGGTGTAACTCCAGTTTTAAGGGAAATGGTTGAGCTTTTATTCGCAAAAGGTTTTATTAAGCTTTTATTTTGCACAGAAACAATGAGTGTTGGTATCAATATGCCTGTTAAAACAACAATTTTTACAGATGTTTGTAAGTTTGATGGAGAAAACAACCGAATGTTATATTCACATGAATATACACAAGCAGCAGGCAGAGCAGGTAGATTGGGCTTGGATACAGTTGGACATGTTATTCATTTGAATAACCTTTTTAGAAATGTAGAGACAATGACAAGTTATAAAACTATGATGAGTGGTAAACCACCAACACTAAAATCCAAATTCAAGATTTCTTATAATCTTCTTTTGAATCTAATAGATATTGGCGATAATAACTTTATCAATTTTGCTAGAAAAAGCATGGTAAAAGATGATTTAGATAGTGAATTGAAAGAAATTTATTATGCTATTTCTAGAGAACAAATGAAATTAGATGCATTAGAAACAACAATGAAAACAACTAGAACTCCAGCGACAGTTATACATGAATATTTAAAATTAATAGAGTCTCAAAAAATAGCAGTTAATAAAAAACGAAAAGAAATAGAAAGACAAATAGAAACCATTAGAGACCAGTATGTCAACATAGAATTTGATAAAGTAAAAGTGGAGAATTACAATCAAAAATTAAAAACCATTGATGATTTGCAAGATCAATATAATTTTGTTGAAAAATTTATTGATAACAATGTTCAGACAATAGTTAATTTATTACAAGATGATGGATTTGTTCAATTAGAAAGTGAAGACAACCATTCAATTTCAGAAGCATCTTCTTCAAAACTATCATTAACAACGAGAGGTATGATTGCAACTCATTTAAAAGAATCGCATTGTTTGGTGTTTTCACGACTTTTTGAAGAAAATATTTTTGATACTTTAAATCCAATACAAATAGTGATGTTATTAAGTTGTCTCACCAATATTGTTGTAAAAGATGAACACAAAAATTATATTCCAAAGACTGATGATATTAGCGTTAAAGAAATTATTTTTAGAGTAAAGAATATGTATAACGATTATATCACAAAAGAAACAAATCTGAATATTAACTCGGGTATTGAATATACTTTTCATTACGATTTAATAAATTACGTAGACAAATGGTGTTTTTGTGCAAATGATCAAGACTGTAAAGCACTTTTACAAAAATTGGCGGACGAAAAGGAAATATTTTTGGGCGAATTTGTAAAAGCATTATTGAAAATTAATAACATAAGTGGTGAATTAGAAAAAATTGCAGAATTAATTGGTAACATTTCTTTGTTGAGTAAATTAAAAGAAATACCAATAATGACATTAAAATATGTTGTAACAAATCAATCGTTGTATGTGTAAACTAAATACTAGTTAAATACTAGTTAAATATAACTGCAATCATTATATTAATAAAAGTTATCAATATAATCAAGATATAATTTAATATGGATCGCGCAAAAATAATAGGAAACAAATACAAATTAATAAAACAAATTGGTAGTGGTTCGTTTGGTTCCATTTTTGAAGGTATTAATATTAGAACAAATGAAAAAGTAGCAATAAAAATGGAACTTATTTCGGATGAATTAAAATTATTAAAACATGAATCCAATATTTACAGATTACTTGCAAATGTTGACGGAGTGCCGAAAATTAAATGGTATGGTAAGGACGAATTGTATTATTACATGGTCATTGATTTATTTGGAAATTCTTTGCAAGAACTATTGGATAAATCAAAAAAATTAACATTTAAAGTTGTATTACAGATCGGAATCAATATTTTAAATATTTTAATGAAAATCCATGATAATGGGTTTATTCATAGAGATATTAAACCAGAAAATTTTTTACTAACTTTGAACAAACCAATCAAGGTTGTTTTAATAGATTTTGGGATAAGCAAACCATATTTAATTAATAATCAACACATTAATTTTAAATGCAAAGATAAATTTATAGGCACATTGAATTTTGCAAGTATTAATACACACAATTTTTATGAACAAAGCCGCAGGGATGATTTAGAATCGGTTGCATATATGCTTATTTATTTTTTTTTTGGTGAATTAGATTGGATAAATGTTAAAAATCAAAATGATGATAATATAAATTCTATTAATTTGAATGAATTTGGATCAGAAAATGAGTATGTTAGATCAAAAAAAGAATCAATTGTAAGCAACAGTGATATACCAAAAGTATTGTTAGAGTTTTATGAAAATGTTAGAATACTTGAATTTGAAGAGAGACCTACTTATGAAAAATATATTGATAGTTTTAGAAAGGAACTCAATATTTTATAATAAGTATAAATTTACATAAAAAAGTATTACTATTATAATATATTATATTACAATGGGATTTGAAAAGTCAATTGAATATATTGAAAGTATTTTTAATTTTATGGAAGTATTGTACAAAAAAGCAGTTAATCTTAACGATAAAAAATTAATACAAATATGCAAAATGATTTTTAATTATTTAATTGCTTGTTGCGATGAATGTAAAGTATTGATTAAACATTTAAATAAAAACGAGAATTTTGATATGAAACCAGTTTATGATTATATTGATGAAAATAAAATTCAAATATTGGATTTAAATAATATTTTACCAGAAGACATTGATATTAAAAATCCTCAAGATATTGAAAGGTTCGTTTTATCACACATTTATTATATTTATGCAAATAATTAGATTTGCAGTAAAATAGTATAAAGATAATGCATTATATTACATTATAAATATGTCATCTACTAGCGATGTTACAACTTCACCAGAAACAAACTCTGCTTCTCATCTAATCGGTCGTGTTAAGTGGTTTAACAATAAGGCCGGTTATGGTTTTGTTACAATAACCGACGGTGAAAAGTCGGGTACAGATATTTTTGTTCACCATAGTTCTATCAAAGTTTCAAATCAACAATATAAATATTTAGTTCAAGGTGAATACATTGAATTCAATTTAATTAATGTAGAAAATAGTACTCATGAATGCCAGGCTGCAGATGTTGGTGGAATTAGGGGAGGTAAATTAATGTGTGAAACAAGACACGAATTTAAGGTTTCTAGAAATAATTATAGAACAACAACTACTGGCTCTAATGATGAGAATGAATATTCTGAACCAGTAAAACTTCCTAGACAACAACGAGTGCGAAATGAAGTTGCTCCTTCAACTGAATCGCAACAATCACAAGATTTAGATGGAAAACAATGGTCAATGGTTTCAAAGAAGCCAATGAAACCATCAACTGAAAGACAACCAATGACAACAACTTCGGGTAGAGGAAGAGGTAGACCTCCACGTTCAAAGATCAACCCTTAATCAACCTTTAAGAAAGGTTGAGCCAAAATATTAGTGTTTTTGGTTTTACCTTTTTTCCAAAACTAGAAGTGAATTTAGAAAAAATTTATTATATATGCATTATATATAATAAATGAATAATTTAAAGATGCATAGTTATCAACCAGCACCAGTAGCAACAACTACTTCGTCACCTGGACAAAAAGGTGGACGCGGTTATCATCACAAAAGAGGATGCAAATGTCCGTTATGTAAGAGAAGAGGAGGGGGTAATGTGGATGATGATGATGACAATGAAAAATCAGATATAGAAATGGGTAAATCCACCACAGAAAGTCCTAATTTTGCAGATGACGCTGAATATAGTGATTTAGATGAAGCTGAAAAAGGAAATGCTGGTTCATCAATTAAAACAGGCGGTTCACGCAGACGCAAACACAGTAAAAAATCAAAGAAAGGTGGAAAAACTAGAAAAACCCGTCGCTCAAGTCGCAAAGGAAGAAAACATGGACGTAGAACACATAAACGTCGTTAACCGCCCATATTTAATAATTATAATTGTAATAATTATTAAATAATAATACTTTTATAGATTATAACTAATGAACGACCATAGATTAGAATATATAAAAGAATTTAATGACTCTATTTTTAGCAATGAAACAATAAAAAACAAAAATACGTTGATATTTATTTATACTCCTCCAAAAGTAGGGTCAACTACGTTAGTGACATCATTCCGCATATCCTGCGCAAGAAGAGTAAATGTATTACATATTCATGATGAAAATATGTTGAGTATTATTACAGGTATCAAAAATAATAATAATGTTACTGTTAACGAATTGATTTATTATAATGCATCAATTGGTAAAACTGTTTATGTTATTGACGTTTATAGAACCCCGATAGAGAGAAAGATTTCAGAATATTTTGAACTTATAACATCGTATCATTTCAATACAAGTGATAATAATATAGGAAATTATAAAATAGAACTCTTAATAAAAAGGTTCAATTCATTATTTCCTTTTGTAGGAAATGGTGACTATTTTTTTGATAAATATGATATTGATATTCCAGAGAATTTTGATTTTGAGAATAAGTATTTGTTGGTAGAAAAAAATAACGTAAAGTATATCAAACTGCGTTTGTGTGATTCCAATGAATGGAGTAAAATATTGACTAATATTTTGAATATGGATATTGTAATTGTTAAAGATTATCAAACAGAAAATAAAATTATTGGCGATGTTTATATGAAATTTAATGAACAATACCAAATACCTGAAAACTTATTTGAAACCATTATACAATGTAAGTATTTTAATTATTATACTAGTGAAATTGAAAAACAAAATTATTTAAATAAGTGGAATTCAAAAATAGGTATCTCGGTGTTTGAACCTTTTTCGTTGGAAAAATATGGTTTCTATAAAGAAATTAGTAATGAGAATCAAACATTTAATTTCATTCAAAGAGGTCATTATTTAGATCACGGCTGTATTTGTAACTCTTGTTGTAACAAACGAATGCAAATTTTTTTGAAAATTAAAAATGGAGAACAAGTAGATACTAAAATAATACATGAGGAGGCTGTACAAGAAAAAAAAATAAGAAAAGTGCAACGAATAGGAAATATTTGTAACAAATTACAAAACAAGTTAAATGAAATGTCAAAAAAAAAGAGACCGGGCAAAATACCGAACTTTGATATGAAAATAAAATAATGAAAATATACATTAGTTCCGATAGAAACAAAGGAGGGGTCATAGGGGAACCTTGGTTCCCATAAAAAAAAAATGTAAAATAAAAAGTATGTGTAGTAAAAAAAAAATTGATAAGAAAGTAATTAGTAAAATAAAAGTAAAAAAGTTTCTAAAAATGTCGTCATCAATGTCAATGTCAAAT